GGCTTTCTATGATGTAACCCAACCGGTAGGGCATGTGACTGAGAAGTTCTGTAAGAACCCTCAGAAGCCATGCTCGGCCTATTCGTTCGAGGTAAAGGATGCCACTGTTTCACTCGCTGCCCGCTCCTAGCATAACCTTCTCTCGTCGCGCAAGGAAGCGTGATGAGCGACTAATGAACCAAGTCGCTCAGCAACTTCTGTTTCCTGACGGGAACAACTATTGGGTCTCCATGGGGAATGACCCACTAGTCGAGAAAGGTGCTCAAGGCTACAACGTTAAATTGGAAGGTCGTTACGAAGAATCAGACCTGCGTGATGTATTCGCTGCATTGCATCAAGCGGGTTGGAAAGTGATTCGTCTGAAGTACAAGACGGTTAACGATAAGACTAGAACAACCATCGTACTCAGCGAATGGTTCAACACAGGAAAGAAAGATGTTGGTATTAGATCATTCGGTACTGAAACTGTTCGTAGCAGTGCCAAACCGCATCAAGAAGGATTCGGATCGGTTGAAGCTGGAAGCATTCATGAACTACATGAATGCGTTCCATCCTCAATGGAAGGAAGGCTTCGAGGTTCCTGATCCAGCGCTGGTGTCTGGCGACGCCGCGTGGTATTACATCCGCATCCAGATGTTCAAAGTGGGGATGAAGTTCCAGATCGAGAATTCGAAGTCGTACTGGTTCATCCATACTCAAGCAGCTGATCGTGGCGAGTACGGAAATCGTGAACTAACCGAGCTTTGCTATGTATCTCTGTTCGGCGATACATTCACCGGGCACGCAATGGAATACTTCGATCCTCGCCAGGTAGGAAAAGTCATGTTGGCTTTGGTTATTCGCACCGGGCTGGGCTGGACGACCAAAGCGTCCTGCCGCGACAATACTGTTGAAGCAGCAATCGCTGATCAACACGAATACAAGGAGTAAGTCATGCTTTCGGCCGTAGTAGGTTGGATGATCGTACTGTTGGTTGTATTGTGTATTGCCGGGGTGTTTGCCGTCTTCATGGACGAACGCAATCGCAATACTCGGATGTGGTGGATCATGGGCTTGATGGCGCCAGTTATCATGCTGTTGCTCATCGCACTCAACATCACAACTCGTTGCTGACGTAGGTATCATGGAAATCACACCAGCTTTGATTATTTCCGGGATCTCGCTAATCCTCTCGATGACCGCAGTTTACTTTGCGACACGAGTAAAGCGTAAGGTCCAGGTCGTCCCGCCACCGCATAGACATCAGTGGGAAACCATTAACGTTTGCGAAATCAGTAACCTTCGTCATCCGTTGGTGGGTCATCTCTATACCCTTCGGTGTAAAGAGTGTGGCGACATTAAAAGAAAACGCATTGGTCTAAACGGGGAAGACTGACGATGAACGATAAAGTATTGCGTCTGGCATTGGAACACATGTTCTTCCGTTGCTGGGAATTGCATGACGCCAAACAGGAATACACGGACGTTCTGCGGGCAACCATGGAAATGGCGGAGAACCTTCTGCCGTGCACCATGGACGCTGTCCGTAAAGGGCACTCGTGGGAGAACTGGCAGCGGAACTACAACGATCCGCAGGCTTGGTTCCCCCAACGTATCGCTGATGATTCGTTGCTGTCAGCATTCACCCATGAACTGCTCGACAACTTCAACTTCGGTAGCCATCTGGATTGGTACCTCGAAGTCGTGTGCGTCAGTCGTTCGGTAGAAAAGAAACTGGGTGTTATCCAGTTTAACTACGCTAACATGACCTGCGATGGTCATAAGCGTATCGGTCACTACACGGTGGTGTTCTTGTCTGATCTGGTAAAAGAGATCAAACGACACGTTGCATACCTCCGTTCAGGAAAGAACCCTTACGAGGTTCCCTGCGAGTGATCATAATTCAAGAGTTTCACGTGTGGGGACTATTGGGGTTGATGTTTGTCCTCATCACGTTTCTGGGTACTTACCATTTCAGTAAGCTCACGGATCGTCTTGAAGCACTTAATGTTCACACAGATGAACAAGTGAAATACTTCACATTCATAACAACACAATTCATAGGAGTGCTGCCACTTTTGTTGGCAGCTGCATGTGCAATTATGATGGTTTACACCGACAATCGTTTCAACGGGTAAAAGTACTGACTCTCCTAACCTAATGTGGAAGTCAGTGACTAAAAGCATAGGAAGGGGGCTTTTTGTTGTATAAGCCAGTATAGCAGTCTAACACTGCTATACAACCTTTGTTGTTGTGCTCTACCCGTACATTAACCGCAGATCCTTATCCTTAAGTTTATTCAGGAGCAAGACCATGGAAAATGTGCAACACTCTCCAGCTTTCAGTGGCCAGACCATGTTGGCAACCGATGCACGAGTACAGCATGATAACTTTGTTTATCTCACCATCTGTGACCAAGGGAACGTTCGCTACGTGACCGTTGATGGTCATTTGGATCCTCGTCTGAACCCAGATCGTCTGATGGTAATCCCAGTGGCTGATACGGCTACCTGGGGTGAAGCATTGCGTACGCTCGTGGCCAGTGTTCTGGCAATCGACGACGTGCGTAACATCTTCGATCCGGAGAGTCTTACCGTCAACGCTGTGCTGTATGGCAGCAATCGTATCGAGAAATCGATCTGGCTGAAGAAGGAGTTCCAACTGATGGCTGGTACAAATGGCAGCATCCACAAAGAAGACAATTCCCTCGCGGATATTCCTTCGATGGACTACTACCGTCGTGCAGCTGGTTTGGTGCGCGTTACCTACGAAGACGTCATGCATGGCGTGAAGGAACTGTTCAATGATCCGAAAGTACATGAGCGTCGTAAGTCCGACGAGTTCTCGTACTACTGGTCGCTGAACTTCGTGGGTGATCTGGACACTAATGTCCAAGAACGGGTTGTTAGTGACCTCCGTTCAAAAGGGTGGATCGTTACTTGGGGCAATGTTAGCCCTGAAGGCCACGATCTGGTAATCGGTATGCCAAAACAGGTTTAATTATGGAAGCTAAGATGTACATCAGGAAGTTTGCCGCACCACAACGAATTCTCGTAAAGGAGGACTCGAATGTGACTGAGTTCTCTTCAGCCGCAGATCTCGAAGCATCTTTGATTCGTCGTGCACGTTGTGTGATGGGGTTCCGTGGAATCCGTAGCTGGGAAACCGCACCCATCAATGGTAATGCACTGCAGCATGCCATGCGTATGATTCTGGGGGGACTGGATGTCCCCTTCGTTGTAGATGAACCAGTGGTGGCCGACTACGCTCGGCACATTGCTAACGAAACGGTGTATTGGCTTTAATCGAAAACTAAGGAGCTATCATGAGCGTGTATATTCCGATTGCGATGCACAAAGCACTGCTGGGGTTGCAAGACCCCACAGCGCCTGGTTATGCCGACAAAGTAACGGGCTTCATTACGTTCTTGTCGTATGCCGCTCGCGGTAACTTGAAGAAAGAAGCCGAAGAGGCTCTGCAAGACATCATGGTGTTCGTTCAAGAACGCGATCGTCTGCAGGGTTTGTTGATGTACATGTTCGAACAGTGCGTGTACATCCAGGCTCCTGATGCGATCGAAGGCCAAGTGCCCGGCTATCACCTCCGGGTTGGTGAGACTCTGCTCGATACGATGATCTGTGAGGTCTTCGAATTGGATGGAGTGGTAAGCGTTTTGCGGAGTAGTGGACCAAGCTGGCAACAGCAATGCGTCCTGGAATACTTCAATCGTTGCGACATCTGGGAGCTACTGCATGCAATCGAATGTCGGTTGACGATCCCAATGCGCATGTATACTGGCTTGGATACCCGAGGAAATAATGGTACTCACGACAAAGCTTAAGAAACTGTGGTTCCTTCTGTTCCACCCAAAACGATTGCTCGCAGCAAAGGCAATCGAAAAGATCCTGGCGAATGGTCACTACGCTGCTTCGGATAAAGTAAATACTTCTCCGGCAATGTGCATTGCTGCCAAGGAAGCTGCCCGCGCTGGAAAAATTAGTGAGAGGGAACGGGCCGCCGCACGTGATCTCATTCAAGAACATATTCGCCCACACATGTTCCTGAAAGATCATTTGTTCAAGCACGGCAAGAACGAGGAATTCCGTGAAGACCACATCTACAAAGCGTGGTACGTGGAATTCATCAAGTACCTGCGTGGGGAGCCTCACCGCCCGTTGAAATAATACGCTAGGGGATAGTCTATGTATCCCCCAGAGTAGAATTCAATGTACGGCAAAATAGAACTAGCCAAAGCGTTCAGTTGCGCTGCACACTCGGCTACAGGACAAAAAAAGAAAGTACGTGTTGACGGATTACCATGAGCATCCACTTAATGTGATGCTTATCGTAAAGCAAGCTGCTAACGTTGATGAGAATATGTTGATTGCTGCGTTGCTGCACGACGTAGTGGAAGACACTCAAATCACGTTGGACTGCATCGAGGATTGGTTTGGTCCTGATGTACGTGCTCTCGTAGAAATGTTGACTGATGTTTCGAAACCTGAAGATGGGAATCGGGATGTACGGAAAGCAATCGACCGAGAACACACAGCTAAAGCATCCCCACGTGCTAAGACCATCAAGCTCGCTGACCTGATTGATAACGCAGGTAGCATCCAAGAGCATGATGCCAAATTCGCAAAGATTTACATGCGTGAGAAACGGCTCCTTCTGGAAGTCTTGAAAGAAGGTGACCCGAAGCTCTATGCACATGCCTCCAAAATTGTAAACGATTACTACAAGGAACATCCGGAATGCACGGCTTGATTCAATCGGCTATCGTTAAACTGTTGCCGCATACCTACACCGCTCAGCGTATCCGCCGCAATCGCGCTGATCTGGAAGAAGCTCATAAGAAACTGATTACTGCCGACATGATCGAGAAGGCTATCGTTCGTGGGACCTACAACGATAACCTACTGTTGATGTGTATCGCAATCCGTAACCTGGATGAATCACTCGAACAGAAGCGGATCGCGCGTACCATGATCATGCGTGAGATCTCGCCACAAACTTTCTTGGTGGCTAAGCTGCATCACGAAGGTGAGTTCGATTACAATGAACCGTGTAAGTTCACTCAGCGTATCCAACTATCGAACTGGTACTGGAGCTACATCCGTGAGTTGCGTAAAGAAGCACAGGCAACCATCGAGATGATCGAGTATTACGGCGTTCGCTAATTTCCCCAAACCCTCCCTCCGGGGAGGGCTTTTTATTCGTTTAAGGATTTCCATGAAGAAGTTGTTTGCTGCACTGTTCCAATCTGAACAAGCTAAACGCCGCGCTCTGCTGGATGCAGAGATCGCTCGCGTCAAACGTATCGCAGAAATCCTGGAGATGATGATCGTTAGCGGTCGTTATCGTGGCGGGTTCATGTGTGTTGATCTTCGGCATGCCCAGCGGAATGACAACATCATCACTCAACATGAATACTTCATGGTGAAACACCACATTCTGTGCAGCCTGCATGATGAAAGCACGGCTGCCAACTTTGTGGCAATGTATCATGGATCCGATGATCCATATACCAAAGACGTATTCCATGATTTCTTTGGTGGTTGTGATTTCGAGAGGCGTATCTTACTCTCAAACTTTTATTGGGCTATGATCAACAAGCTTCGCCACCACGCGTGGGAGCTTTCTCTTTTCCGCTAATCCACAGGGGCTTCGGCCCCTGTTTTTATTTTGTCTTTTGCTGTATTTTATTTTAGATCTACATTACGTCTTTGCAGAATAAGGAGCAACAAAATGTCTGACTTGATCAAACGGGATACCATCGAAGGTGGCCCTATTGGGTTTACTGGAATGGCCAAGATCCTTTCCGAACCACGTGTAATGCGTCCTGACGTAGAACTCATGTCCACTATTACGGACAACATCTACGTTGCCCCTTGCCACACCCACGTAGTCGCAAAGGAATACGGTGTGTCTCCTGTAGGTAATCCATTCTTGGGTGCCTGGGTATTCCGTGAAATGCAGACAGGTAAGTACATTGATCATGACCATAACCGGAATGATCTGTTCGAACGTAACAACATCGATATCCTCGTCTTCTAAGGAAAAGCTATGTCTCGTAAATTGGGTAAGAAACACAAGAACTACAAAGACCGCAGCAAAGACCTGTATAAGAAAGGTCCTGATGGGGTCATGCACATGCGTCGTTCGTATAACGGTCGCCGTGTGGTTGAAAGCTACGGTTTCAATGCGCTGGTAGCATGGTCCTGGGATCGTGAGAAATACCAGGGTGGTGAACAGTTCTCGTTGAACCTGAAGATGACTGCGGCTAAGAAGGCGCGGTTGGATCGGACAGAAGAACTGCAAGATCGCGTTGGTCCTGGTCGTTTGACCGACAAGCAACAACACGAACACTTCCAGCGTAACCATGTCACTCGTTTGGGGAGACTCAAGTAATGTTCGACCTGCCTCTGAATTCCATCCCAGCCTTCTTGAAGTTGGCTGGTCGCGCTGACCTCGCCGATAGCCTGTTCATGTGGGGTATCTACATGGACTCGTTCGATACTCCGTGGTATGTGGAGAATCACGGTGAGCATCTCTACACGACTCAGGATGACATGCGTCGTGCGGGTCTCGATAAATACACCGACATCCTGGAAGCCCAGAAATGGCGGATGGCTGTGCTGGCTGAGATGTTCGACCGTGGGTTGTCCATTCGCTGCAACGTAGCTGACCGCTTCGTTGTTGAACGTGAAGGCGACTACTACAAAGTCCGTCTCGAGAGCGTCGGGCGTTACCGCACATGGTGCTGGATCGATCAGAGGTCAACTGAAACGTTCCCTGCTGATCGTCCTCATGAGGCTTTCTTGGATCTTGTCCGCCGTTACAACGACTTGTTGGAGAAGTAATGACTGTCTTTATTACTGCTGAAGAAGCACTGAACAAAGTAAACCCAGATCACTTGTTGGAAGTTAAGGAAGAATTCAACAAGTGCATGAACGATCTCAAATGGGTTGAAAACTGGCGTTGTGGTGGTGAAGACGAAAGCTATTGGCGCTTCTCTTTCGGCAATAACCATACTCCAGCCACCGAGGAAGAGATTCGTCTCCAACTCGATATGTCGGGTTGGGCAATCCGCAGTGTAACACGCGGTTACGACCGCCATCACTATACCTGCTACGAGATCAAGAAAGCATAATGGAAAAGTATGTCGAAGTAAAGCGTGTTCGTCATGGGATCTCCTACATCCCCAGGAGCTACGTAAAAGATCTAGCTGATGATGCGAATATCATCAGCATCGTATCGGATGGCGATAGACGTCCGAACTTCAAACCTGGACAACGAGTGCTCGAGCTCACAGATATGTTCATGGGTTTGAATGGCGAAGATCACCAAAAAGCTTTGGCGTTCCTGGATGGTTTGGAAGGAGCTAACTGTTTCGTTCATTGCGAGATGGGTCAGATCTGCTCGAAGAACATGGCACGTTGGTTGCAACATCATCGCCCACATTACCGCATCGCTTGTCACTCTACCGACTTCGTACTTGCATGGTACCGCGCTTAAGGAATCAACATGGCTTACGTTAAGAAGTATAAAGGTGAACGCGAAACCGGTAACATGGTTCCTTGTATCATTACCGGTGACGACGGTGTTGAACGAGATCTCGGTTCGTACCCGGAAACGGAAAAGGTGTACGAAACCGTCTGGGAACAAGATTGGCTACCGGAACACATGCCGGTCGGTTCTGTAGTCCGCTACTGCTTGGAGCATCGTAAAGACGGTGTAAAAGAAGCCGTTGTTACTGGCCACTACCAAAACGGTGTGAAGTCCTGGGTGGTTCAAACCGATGAACCATGTTCGATCTTTGGTGCACCAAAGAAAGAATCGTTCAATGCCAGCTACGTTACGGAAGTAGTTAGTCGTGGCACAGGTACAGTTCGATTCAGTAACCACACCGTGAACGTAGACCAGTACTGGATCAATGATTACCGTTACGAGCAAGGGCACCTGCCTCCATCGGTGAAGCGTCCGCATCTCTATGCGGCTAATACGATCAGCACAGTTGTTGGCTATGTGTTGCATACACATCCAGCATTCAAAGAGCTGCGTTACGATTGCCATATCCACATGCCGATCTACGAACTCGTTCAACAGCTGAGTAAATACTTCACTGTTACTCGGCTAGATAAGTGGGGTGGTTACTGCACCATCAAAAAGAAACGGCTCATCCGTGAGTTGCGTAACCTGATGGCGCATAACCGTAAATCGAAAGCGTCCCTGCTTAAGCAAGAGAAACAACAACAACATGAAGACTACGAGCGCGATATGCGTAGTTTCTTCAATGACACAATCTAAGGATTCACATGTCGTCGATTTATTCTGAACCACAAAACAATGCAATGGAGCTTTATCTTAACCTCTACGGTAGCACGTGGTCGTTCGGTGAACTTTCACAACGCATTACTGCACACTTCGGTGAAGATGCAAAGCTCGATGAATTCGTCATCAGCGTAGAGCGTCACCAAGTCCGCGGCTGTTCTTGCTGCTACGATAGCAGTGACTACGAACAATACCTGGTAATCACCAAGCGTAGTTATCCACAAGAAGACACACTGCACGTCACTGTGTCTACCCTGGCCAAAGATTAAGGAGATCCCCATGAAAGACGTACTGACCGCAGCACAGAACCTGGCTAACCAACTGACCGATGCCAACGGCATGGTTCCCGTGCATCACCTGTCCGGTCTTCCGTCCCATTGGGATACGGTTCATGACGAGCGTGGCACCAAGCACGTTCCGAACTACACCAACCCAATCCATGATCTGCTGATTCCGAAGAAGTTCGTATTCCCACGGACAGACGGGGCGAGTGGTCGCGAGCATCTGGTGTACAATCCACACTACGCCAGAGCAGATCGTCCAGACCTGCATGCCAATTCTTCCATGTACAATGTCATCCGCGTGGATGGTGGCGTAATCGAAGTGGCACTCGAGATCCCGAAGGCTATCGATTTTTCGATCGAGTTCACCCTGAACAATAGTCAGCTGATCATCCTGCGCGCAGGCGAAACACGCGTTGTGGCTAACGTACTGGATGCTGCAAAGTTCATCCATGACCCAGCCCAACCGATCGCCATTCGTTCGACGAATGCTACCGGCATCTACGACATGGGCCTGGTTACCATGTCGAAAGAAGTGAAGGATATCGGTCGCCTGGCTACCGGCCACAAGGATTGTTATAACTGGATCAAATAATCCCTACCCTTAGGAGATAGACATGAACGCACAACACCATGAAGTCAGCATCAAGGTAGTTAATAGCTACCAATCGATCGACGTCATCAATGCGTTCTACGCGTTGTTTGATTGTCGTCCTCGTGAGATCCGTATCGTACACCGGTTCTATCCCGATACGTGCCGTCGTGACGTTCAGGTCTTCGCCGAGGGGCGGCTGGTAAAAACACACACGTTCACCATGATGGGTAACGAACAAGTCCGTGAACTGATCAATCACCAGATTCGGTCAGAGAACGAATACATGTTCAGCCTCGTGCTGCGTGACGTCTACAACTTCTTGCAGGCCAATGCGATCGAGCATTATCAGAAAGTACTGGAATTCGTCCGTGGCGACTACCGGGAAATCGAGAAAGATAATCTCACCATGGTCCACAACATTTCTTAATCAAGGAACGAAAATGGAAATTCCAGAAGTAGCCAAAATGGCGGATCTGCTTAAAACGCTGATCGCTGCCCAAGACGACATGGCAGAGTTGGTGAAAACCATCCTCAATCATCCAGATCGTCGTACCGTGCGTGAGCAGTTCCAAGCCACTGCAGAGTTGTCGTTGTCGACCGCTCTGCTGCGCCTGGCTGAAGCGCAGAACCAATCCATCGCTACCGCCAAGCAGTTCGCTGCGATCCTCTACTACCTCGACGTAGAGGCTACCAAAGCGGATCAAGGCGAGTGGCGTAAAATCGCTAAAGCCCAAGCGCACTATCGCATCAGCATCGATGCGGTACGTAGCCTGCGCCAATACTCCGGGCTCAGCCTGGAAGACGCACGGCTGGTAGTCGAGGGTTACCAAGCGGGAATGTTCCGGTGAGTGAACCCTTGCTAGATAACATCAACCAGCTCGCGAAAAAGCTGCGTGATTACCATGCCCCTCAGTTGTGTGCGTGGGGCGATTGGTACGTAGCTATCCATCATGATGTTTGCCGGATCTATGATCGTGAAGGTAAGTTGATTGCGTGGGTATGCGAAAGCGAAGGAGTCATCTGCGAAGCATGTGATCCAATCCATGTGGATGACATGTTCCGAGATGTTCTAGCTAGGCTCGAGCAATAACGGCATAATGGCTACCCTTCGGGGTAGCCTTATGTTGTATTTTTTTTTTAGTTTCGTTCGAGGTAAGCTAGGTAACGTTCACAAACAGTCTTGTCGTAGATGATGTGATCCCAGCTACCACAACAGAACTGTAGATGGTTACCCACAGTCTCAGGCCATTCTTTAACCTTTATCTCCAACAGTATCCGTTTACTGTAGAAGATGTCTTTCAACAAATGGGCCGTACGAAGCTCTATCTCTGCTTCTGATAGGTCTTTGTTCTCCCAACCTGTCCCACGCAAGATAGCATGGACAATCTCGCCTACGGCTTTATTAATAGCCTTCTCATTTTGAGATGCTACCAATACCTGTAAACGAACACCCACACCAACCGTGGCGTGGTATTCAACTTTGTTCTTGACCGCCTCGATCAAGTATTCTAAATCTGTCATTCCGTACTCCGGGAATTAGATAGCGGAATAAATTCTCCCCGAAGGGAGAACCATTCCTGCAACCACCACCAAGGTTCTTTAAATAGACCAAGCCTCGTCACCAGCTTCACCAGACATGCCTGGCAGTTGGCGTAGACTGAAGTCCACTTCTTTATCGATGTCCCATGGAATTGTACCCACAGGTGCAAATGGAAGTACACAGTATTGGTCAGCTTCAGCAGTAACTGTGTTACGGTGTTTACCACGTTGAATAGTGAAGTAAGATTTGCCAGCAATCTTCACGATGTGGAAGATCAGTTCTAAGTCAGGCTCTTGACCCAGTCGACGGCAACCATCGTAGTAACCACGGTTAGCTACAATCTTCACGAAGTCTTCAGTGTTCTCACGCATGAGCTGCAGTGCATCAGAAGAAAGCTGATGTGGACTGAAGAACGTAATACCGCGTGGAGTAGTGTAGTTACGCATCCGACGGAACAGAAGTCGAATATCGTCACCAGCTACTTTTGCATCCAAGCCAGTCTTCGGCAGCATGTTGAGATAGTCAACACACAGATACTGAATTTCATAACCCTGAGCTTGCAGCCCATCCAACCAGTTAGTGAAACCACTAATGGTAAATTCAGTTGGGTCAAAACGAGTAATCAGAACTTTGAAACCAGATTCCTGCAGACGTGCAGAAATGTATTGCGTAGCCATAACTGGATCGATCAGTGTTTCATCTACCGCTTCACCAGTCTCGTTTTCCCACAGGTACTTATAAAGGATCAACAAGTTGTCAGACAGTTCGTTCTCAAGCGTTACAAACAAGCACAGAGGCTTCTTGTTCTTATCACGCATGAATGGCTTGTTGAACAAACAGATGTGAGCAAAGATCGTTAGAGCAAAACCAGTTTTGAAGTTGTGCTGAAGACCACCACCGAGAATGAACTCACCTCGACGTAGTGCACCCAGTTTACCCAGCATCCGGTTGAGACCTTTCCAACCAGTTTTGAATGCACCTTCAACAGACATAGTTTCTTTTACAGCTTCGAAGTACTTGGCTACGACCTCAGGATCGTCAAAGTCCACAGTACCAATCTCAGCTGGGTGTCGTGCTTCTGCTCGAGCCTGAACATAAGGATCGAGTTTAGCTTGCATTTCACGAATCAAGCTGATGCTATTAGTAGAACCAACTGGATTGAACAAAAGCTTGTGAGAGTATTCTTTCATGATCTGAGAGATCTTGGTATCGTTCAAATGCTCACGCAGAACGTTACGCTTCTCATTGATCCGTTGCATAATGGACAAGCCATTAGGGAATACTTCGTTTACCGCAGTAGCTACTGCTTCAAATAGATACGACTCTTCTCTAGCTGCAACCTGCACGTTTTGCAGAACTTGCATAATGCTAGGAAACTCCGTCGGAGTCTTGCAGTTAAGATCAACTACTAGACGACGGAGTTCTAAGAAGGTTTGACGTCCATGGTCGCTATCGATCGAAGTCTCTTTAACTTGGATCGTGTCGATTACGTCAGAAATCAGCTCGGTCGATGCCGATGCAGGGGAGTCTTCGCGATGCTCTAGGCAGAGCAAAGTGATGCAACTAACCAACAGTTGTTTATGCGATGACATTTTAGCGGTATTCCTGAGAGTGAATGTTTTTAATAATGAGCCATGTAGTATTAACTTCACAGGTAGTTTATTACATATCCCTATGTATAAGGCTATGAAACGTCAACATTCAACGGGGTGCCCTCCAAATGGTCAAACTGTTAGTACTACCTGCCGACATGCTGGAACATTTCCGTAATGACGGCGTACAGCTTACCAAATTGCTTGACATCAACTATATGGCAAGCGTTGCGTCTGTTAGCGATCTCGCTGCAATCAATGACGCTCTAAACAAATTCCCATTCAAATTTTGTTCTGCTACAAAAGTTGAATTAGCAGACAGTCCGGTTACCGGGCTCATGCAACTAGCGAGTGCAGAAGGTGTTACGAACCTTAAGATGCAAGATCTACACAATCGTGTAGAAGGACGTATTACCAACAATGCACTAACTAAAGCGCTGCATCCTAGCCTCGAATGCTATGAATACAGCCTTTATCCTGTAGATGAGAATCTTTGGGTTGCTGTGCAAAAGAGTTTGCACACGGGTAATGGCGATCCTGCTCGACTCTCCATCAAGGCCAATCGTACATTATTTGATAGTATGATCGGCGAACTGATGCGAACTCGCACTTTCGAGAGTGTCGCTTCGACAAATCTGTTCACTTATTATTTAGAGGCATTGCAGGCTAAGTAACTGCATCCCTAGATTTTTGTAACACCACCAAAAACTCATCCCTTCGAAGGAATAGATCATGAATCTCGATTCACTGTTTAAACATAATGCCCAGAAGCAATACACTCGCTTCTCGATGGAAGACTTCCTTGGCCACCTGGAAGCAGAACAGAACTACGGCGACAGCGTTCTGGCCAAAGGTAAATCCCTGGTAGAGTTCATCAGCCAAGAAAACTTCGGTGACATCACTGAATCCGGTCGTAGCACTGCTGGTCAAATGTATTCGACCCTCGGCGAAGCCATGAAGAAGTACGGTTTCGAACACTTCACTCAGAAGTCGGGCAAAGCCTACATCACCGAAAACCAACAGCGCGCTGCTACCGTTGCTGCTATCGCCTGTGCCGACCCAGAAGCTTACAAGAAAGCTCTGCGTGCCGTTGCTAAAGAAGTAGTCTCGAACGAAGAGCATGTCCACAACGTCCGTCACGAATTCGCTGGTCCTGCTGGTTCCCTGCAAGTCTTCCAAGACCACCTGGGTCTGGAAAACTACAACGAAAAATCTCAGCGTGACTTCCGCGTTGTTACCGTTGGTTACAACCTCGAAGCTTCCCGTCAGGATGAGTTCGCTGAACGCCTGTACCCAACTACCGTTATTAACCCGGTAGAAGGTGGTGTTGTTCAGGTCCTGCCTTACATCGCTGTAATGAAAGACGTGTACCACGCTGTTAGCGGCCAGAAGCTGGCTAACGAAGAAGTGAACATGGTAGAAGCCTACCGTGACCCGTCGATCCTGGATGACAACTGCACCGACCTGATCCCTGCTGTTGATCCAGATGGTACCAACCTGAAGTTCTTCACCGATCCGGCTGTAGTTCCTCATCACACTGTTACCAACGAACAGAACATGACCATCACTACTGGCCCACTGAAGCCAAACGTGAAGATCGACCTGATGGGTAACTCGAACGCCAACCTGCTGATCAACAAAGGCATGCTGGACATTTCCGACACCATCGACCCAAGCGGCCGCCTGAAAGCGCTGTACGTTAAGTTCGACGGTAAGATCGTTCGCTTCGTAGTTGACCGTCTGCCTACCGCTGTATTCCAGCCTGGTCTGATCGGTGACACCCGTCTGGCTAAACTGGACTTCATCTCTGAAGATCTGGTTGTTGGCGAAGACACCAAAGCAATCGACGGTTCGGTTTCCGCTCAAATGCAGGAACTGGCTAACCGTAAGTGGACTGCCCGTATCAGCGTAAGCTTCAACGGTTCGGTATCCACTTCTCGTGGTGACGCTCGTTACGGCGCTACCGGTATCGAAATCGACCGTATCGTCGACGAAGACCGTAAGCTGATCTCGATCGAATCCGGCGATGGTAAAGCTATCGTTGACGCTGTTGGCGCTCTGGAAGTTGTTGGTTACGACCTCGACCTGAAGTTCACCAACACTAACCGTCGTCAGCGTGGTCACCTGCTGCAAACTCGTGCGATCCAGTTCCGTCACCCGATCCCGATGCACGCCCCAGTTACCCTGCCAATGTCCACCATGGATGAGCAAGGTCCAGGCGACGTTGTTAAGGCGCTGACTGTCAACACCAACATCCGTAACAGCAACAACGCTGTTAAACGTCTGCTGAACTACCTGGCTCAGCTGAAAGAAGTTGTTGGTAACGGCTACGACCGTCCGAAGTTCGGTGCTGTTGAAGGTGCTCTGAGCATCATGATGCGTCCGACCTACCGTGAAGGTTCGCTGCACCTGCCAGATCACATCGACACTCTGAAGTCGCAAGATCGCTGGCAAGACGTCTGCTCGACCATCCTGAACTTCGCTAAAGGTATTCTGTTCCCGGCCTACCGTGAATCGAACATCGAAGCTGCGTTCCGTGTGATCTCGGGCAACCAAGACGAGAAGCCAATGTTCATCTTCGCTACCGACAAAGAAATCGGTAACTACCTGATGACTCAAGGCGACGACCGTACCCTGGGTGCAATCCTCGAGTACGACCTGGTAACTACCAACAACGAACTGTTCGATGGTAAGCTGGTGATCGTTCCTACTCGTAAGAACCCAACCGAAAACGACATCCTGTCCTTCGGTCAGTTCTTCTACGTATCGACTGTCATCGCTGACCTGCCGATCACTCGTGGTGGCCAGCAAGTGACTCGTGAGATCGCAGCTGTTCCATTCAACCTGCACGTTAACAACATCCCGTTCGCTATCAACCTGACCATCACTGGTCTGGAAGAAGTAATGGGCAAATCGCAGTGGAACAAACCACTGATCGATGCTGTTAAGCAGCCTTGAAGGGATCCGGGAATAGTCCGTCGATACGAAGACGGTACAATCCGGTACTTTGAAGACGGTACTACCCAACGGTACCTAGAAGCTTAAACATACTGCCCAGCTTAGGCTGGGCTTTATGCCGTCTAACGTGACTACAAAAAATCTCAGATCTATATTACGTTATTGCAGTAACCCACAAGACCTGTCTGAGGATTTAGCCATGGACTTTTTTGATCGGTTTGATAACGTACTCAAAAACAACTTCCATGGTGATTTCTCAGCCATGGTTAATGCTCCATATCCGTTCGACTATTATAGCGGGGTAGACGCACCTGTCCGCATCCGTGAGATAGACAAACGTAAGACAAAGGAGAATGGTTATATAACGACCCCTGATGTCCAACTGTCGGATGAACCCGTAGTTGAACCAGTAGTCGAGGCTACAGCTACGCCGGAGCAATCCGAGATCGACTTCAAGGTTATCGACCTTGATGAGGAAATGGATAAAAGGAGAAAAAATACTGAAGCGAATAATCCTGTACAACCTGAACCACAAAATGCTGTAGCTGACACTATACCCAAACCGGCGACCAAGAAGTCGTCAAGGAGGGGGGCTAGTCCAGCGAAAGCGGGTAAAGCTACCAAAGGTAGTGAAGCCGCCACCGTCGGTGGAAACAGACAACAAAGAAGAGCCGCCGCAGCCGGAAGTAAAAACCCAAAAGCGGGAAACAAGAGTCCTCGGAAAAACGGTAACCGAGACAGTGGTAGTACACAAGAAGCCCAGACACCGGAAAACGTAAACCTGAGTGATCTGGACTTCGGGTTCAGGTTGGAATAGCTTTTATGACGTCAAGCATCATCGATCCATTCTCTCGTATTACCGGGTTTAATAAAACCCCAACCACCAAGCCCAATACAAAGACAGATACTTTCCCGGTATCTAATCCCAAGTATGCAACTCTAGTCAAATCCGTGAACATCGAGAACCGTACACGGATGGAGATTGTTACTTGGGATAATCTTTGTATTCCGCATCATCTCGATCCGCGCTCTCCGTCTAATCCCGAAGTAGTGCGGGTTGAGGTGTCGTTGAAACCTTGTGGTGGTGCTAGACCTGATTACTTGGGTATGCACGAACTCATGCAACATGTTCCTGCAGAGATGGTTGATTATATCGACAAGGCTCTGAAAGGACAAGATCTCGAACATGCTCAAGCTGCTACAACTGGTACGCTATACTTCTATTGGGATATCCCTCTAGAAATGCTCCAGCGGTCTCCAGGCGGTGTTCACATCGAAGCCCTAGGCATCGTAGTGCGCCTGGCGAAATATCACAAAGATGCACCGATCTATCCAGCGGACTATCGCCCACCAGCAATCGAATATACTGGTGAAGGTATTACTGCTTCCTTTAACAAGATTGATTATTGCATCGAGGGGATTTGGCTTAATCTAAAAGGCACGACTACAAGGTTCTTGTGTAAGAACCAGAATGACCCCAACCAGCCCGAAGGACTTATTATCCATTCGAATGGTACTGAACGAACTTATCGTATTGACGAATTGTCAGCGAATGGTTTTTACATGACTGAGCAAGATGCGGCAGCAGCACGGGGTGAGACCGCAGCAGAAATTGCTCAAGCACAGAAAGCTTATCAACAGCAGGTAGACAGAGAATTCGAACGGCGGCAAAAAGAAGAACAGACGGCTTATGACCGTCGACAGAATGAAGAAAAGCTACAGCGCGAAGCAGAGAACAGAGAGTACGAACGGCGGATTAAAGAAGCCGAGCGTGAATCTCGAGAACTCCGCGAGGCGTTGCAGCTGAGCAGAGAAGAACGCGCGTACCATGATCAACGAACTGATAAGAAAGAAGCCAGCACGAACGTTAAACGTGCAGCAGTCCTATCGCTCGTTCAGGGTGCGGTGGGTCTGTTGATTACCGGTCCGAAAGGCATCGAGGCAATCATCAAGATCTTTGACAGCCTCAAAGGAGAGAAGTAGTTTGGACCCGAAACTAATTGCTGGTATCGTAGCAAGAATGCCACGGATGAATCCTATCCTGGCCAATGGCATCGCCGTGGAACAGATGATGTCAATCGATGAAGATACGGGGATGAACATGACCCGTAAAGAAATCGATAAGATCATGGCAATTAACGCTTCTAGTTGGCCTGATGATTTCAAGTATGTCGGGAACACGTTGGTAACAGCGTGGAAGCATTTCGATGAGATTACTCGTGAGTATGGTTCCAAGCGGATTGCAAACATCGCTAAGACCAACACTTACATGGTGAACTTGAACTTCACCTACAAAAACGAACCGCTGTTCCCTCGTCCGTTGTTGTTGCCATATGTTGGTGATGGTGGCATTGTCACACTGAACGGCGCAAACTACACTGTATCGCCAGTGTCTAAAGACGTGGGCTTCTCGGTACTGAACGGTAGCATCTTCATTCCGTTCCGTCGTACCAAACTGACATTCAAGCAGAAGTCGCATCACTACTTCTGTAATGGCCAGCGCAAGATCATGTACGTTATCTGGTCTCAGATTCACAACGAGATGGGTAAACGTACAAAGAAAGACTACGACAAGCGTGAACGTATTGAGTCTTCACTCGCTCAGTATTTCTTCGCACAGTTCGGTGTCACGCAAACGTTCAAGCAATGGGCGGGTGCGGATGTACAGGTTGGTTATCTGAAAGATTTCCCACCAGAGAAATACCCACGTGACCAATGGAACGTGTATCAGTCTGCCCACTTGACGAACAACCACCCAACCGGTGATCATGTTCTCGTGGTTCCAGCACATCAGGAAACTGATCTGGTTAAGCGATTGGTAGCGGGTTTCTGGTATGTGGTTGATACATTCCCTAACCGGTTTGTAGAACCCCATTACGCAGACAGCATTGATCTGTGGCGAATCATCTTGGGCCACATGGTCTTCGGTGACTTCGAGCACCAGGGTAAAGTTGCAGAGAACATCAAGTCCCACATGTATTCCTTGGAAACAACTCTCGACGAGATGACCATGGAAGAACTCCATTCTGTTGGGGTGAAAGCCAGTAGCATTTGGGAACTGTTTCATTCGATCATGACAGACATGGCTCACCACTTGTATGCATCCGACATTGATGAAACGTCGATGTATAACAAGCGACTGACTGTACTGCCGTATGTGATGGAAGACTTCAACTACGCGGTATCCATGTTCTCGTATATGTTCCAAGGCCGTCGGGATAAAACCGAGTGGTCTATCCAGGAACTCAACGATGGCTTGAAACGTTCGTTCAAACTGAACACAGCCATTCGTAAGTTGACCTCTGAGCACGGCGAGCTTGATACGTTGTCTATGCCAGGGTCTAACAAAGTAATTCGTTGTACGTCGATTCTGGTACCTCAGGATCGAGCTAAGTCAGCATTGGCTCACAACAAGTCCCTGCTGGCGGATAACACTCGATTGCTGAACGCATCTATTGCAGAAGTGTGTCAGTATCGAAACCAGCCGAAGAATAACCCCGATGGTCGTGGCCGTCTTAACCTGTTCGCCAAATTCCGTCATGACGGTTTGATCGAACGACGTGACGAAGTCCGAGAACGAATCGACGCAGCACAAGCACGCTTCAGTCGATAATATCTCAGATCTATATCACAGGGGTAAGATCCACACAGAAGGGGTAGCCCCTATGCAATTCTCCAAACAGGAAAAAGCATGTACCAGCAGCAAATGATGCAACAGCCTCAGCAACCACAAGTGCAGTATCTCGCAAACATTGCACTGAACCAGATCGATCAAAGCACATTCAACCCGAACCTGCCTCACAGCAACGATATTCAGATCCAGATTCCGCAGACTCAGCTCTTCCAGAATCCCCAGGCTCAGCAATATCTGATGCAAGCTGTAGCTACGTTCCGGCTTCGTCTGCAAGAACGTTCCCAACGTAGCTGTCTGCACAGCTGGGCATATAACCAGATCTCCCAGAACCGTTTCCAGAACCAAGTCTGGATGCAGTGGGTAGATCACCTCGCGGGGTTCTTCGAATTCCTCGTGGTCGTACAAGGGCAAAACAACCCACCACCAACCGCAGTAGCTAAAGCTGCAGATACCATGTTCAAATGTTATCTGTCGACTTGTGTCGCTGCACAACCGCAACTGATGCAATTCGTTGGCAACGATCAAGCTGCCGTGAATGACATCCAGAAGTACTCCCAGGTTTATGGAGCTATCCTGCAAGACATCCAAGCTTATCGCTCGGGTCGCATGATGGCACCACAACAACAGCAAATGTATCAGCAAGGTCAGATGGTTTCCATGCAGCAACCAGGCATGGGTCAACTGCCTCCAGTGGGTGCTTCGATGCAATATGGTCAGCAACAAATGGTTCAACGTGCACCGATGCAACTGGCCAGCATGGCAGTCGGTCATCAGTCCCTGAGTGTACAACCAGCAATGGCTGTGCAATCTCTGTCGGGTACTGGTAACACCGGTATGGATTATGGTATCCCATCTGCAGAACCTACCCCACAACCGATGGCTGTACAACCTGCTGCTACACCGGGCGCACTGAACCCAGTGGAAAGCTATGGCGTGTCTGTAGCTGAAGTCGCACCGCCGATTAACCCACAGCCAATCGTACCTGTAGAAGAACTGGATCGTCCGATTCCGACTTCTGCTCGTGATGTGATTCTCGATCCTGACTATTACGTCCCACAAGGCGTAAACATCGATCGTGAACGTCCTTACGATTACATCTATTCCCCAGGTGGTGTTGTAACTCGTCCGGCCTACCAGACTGACTGGACCGTGACTCGTAATGATACCTTCGTTTATACCCAGATGGTGAACCCTGAGAAGTTTATCCGCTTCTATACGAAGTGGCCAGACGGCATGGTTCAAGAGAGCATTGTTGAAATGAATGAAACCATGGATTACATGCGTCACGAGATCGATGCTGATCTGCGTGGTGCTGCATACAAACCAGATGGTGAGGTACGTCTGACAGCGTTGAAGATCCACACCCAGATCAACGACATGCTTCCGCTGCCTGAAGTAAAAGAACTCCAACTGGCTGACGAAACTCAACCAGTTAAAATGGCTATCGATTTCCAGGGTACTACCGACATGGAAAACGAAGTCGAATCGCGTAAGGTTCTGCGTGCTGAACTGGGTCTTCCGAAAGAAGCCAAGCTGCCGTCGCACGAATACGGTTCTACCCGTACTCACCTGATCGACATCGACCAGGATTGCTTCGACACCCTGATGACTTCGTTGGATACCAACGATCTGCAACAGATCGCAAAAGACTTCGCCCTGGCTAACCGTCAGGGTCTGTTGTCCGACCGCGTGTTCAACTTCATCAACGATCGTTTGACCGCTGAAGTCAACAGCTATCTGAAAGACGCAATGTCTCTCGATATCGATATCGATGACTTCGTTGATGATATCACCCCACTGTTCGACGAGCTGAATACCAACTACGATCCTAAGTTCATCAAGTTGCTGAAAGAAGCGGCTTCGCTGATCCTGGCACGTGCGGTACAGCTGCATCGCATCGAAGCAGAAGAAGGCGACATCGTGTTCTCGATCAACGATTCGTTCATCAACCTGCAAACTGGTTGGGTGCTGGCGGATCTGACTGACGCCAAGCTGAACACCGAAGCGCAACTCGTTTCGAGCTATACCCACCAGGCGCTGATCGATGCCATCAAAGGCATGTACAAGCGTGCGACTGAAGCACAGCGTATCCTGTGCCGCTTCCGTGTTATCACCCTCGACGGTGCTTACCTGGAGTTCTTCAAGGGCGTGCTGGTACAGTCGGCATTCATGTTCAAGCGCGTAGCGTAAGACGTCAAAAAGCCCTCCCTTCGGGGAGGGTTCTATTTCGGTTTGGAGTTAGTAATGGTTAGCAATTGCACCCGTATATTCAGTCGTGATCTGGTTCTGGTTAAAGCAGACTGGCAGAAGTTCTTCGAAGCTAACCCAACTCCATGGGTTTACCTGAACTACATCGATGTAGATCCGACCAAGCCACACACCGCTCGTGAGGCTAAAGCTTACATCACTAACGTGGTGTTCACGGATGATGGTTTCGATTTCGATCTGAACTACCTGGATGGTTTCACCGAAGACGATCATTACCGCCATCACATCAGTCCTGTGTTTGTTTCTCTGTATCGCGATAACAAACCAGTCAACGCAGCAATTCAATACCTCGAATTCGTACCACTTCCATAAGCTCAACAAACTAATTTAAGGACAATACGATGAACGCTACTGTTAACCTGTGTGACACTGCTCTGGCTCAAGTTATGGATATGGAAGCAAACCATCCAGATTGGCAACAGATGGCTGATGCAAACTGCCGTCACCACAATGAGTTCTACATGAAGGAAATCGTAGAACCACTTTTCCCAGAGGCAGTAGCGTCTCGTAAGCATCCCGAGCTGATAGATGGTTGTTACCACTACGCCTCGATGGACGATCTGCCTGAACCAGGTCGTACTGATGCTCCTTACAAAATCACATCCACTGGCGATCTCTTCATGTACAACGACGGACAATACGTGGCATTTAATCCGTACGCTGAAGAATCCGAACAACTAGCTCAACCGCGCATTGAGATTGTTGATGACACAGCTAACTTGCCAACTGGTGGGAAAGGCCCACTCGCTGTGGTGTATAACGTACACGCGCTTCGCTATGACCTGTATTTGAAAGGCGTGCGTGATTGGTCTTACGCTGACATGATGCCAAGCAATGAACGTTGGAGAATCCAACCTCATACCTCGCTGGCTGAGCAACGGGCTCTGTACTTCCGTTTCTCGCATCGTGCTCTTGCAGACCAACTGCGCTATGAAGTACGCAAAGGCGGAAAGTTCCAAAAGGACTTCGTCGAAGCACTCGAAAGAATTGGGGTAGAACTGTTCCATGCTGACCGTGGCATGATCGGGTTCAAAGATAACGAATTCGTAGTGGTGTTTGAATGACCGGTAAGATAAGACTACGTAAAGTATCTGCCTCAGCAGAGGGGTACATGGTGGGCAATCGGAAGTATCGTATTGCCAAGAAGATGGCTGACAGGAGAAACCGTCTTCGCTCCATTCTACAACTCATGTTGAGAGCAGTGTACACGCCGCTATTGTCTGAGCAGAGCGTGCGTGTAGTCAAAGCCTGGGCTCGGACAGCCAGGTTGCCGTTGAAGCAACGTCGCACGTTGTATGATGCACTGTTGAAGCACAAGCGTGCAGGTTTTCAAGGCGTGTGTGTTCGTACGCTGAAGAGAACCGACGTTGATAGTGTTGTTTGGCAAACGTGTATCGTCAACCTAAACAAGCTCGACGAATTCATCCGCACGAACCCAGTCGTCTCCTATAACAAAGGACAAGGCGATGTGTGGCTTGAACAAGTCGACCCCAACAAAGTTGTACAGTTAGTAAACTAACGACATAACGGCCACCCTTCGGGGTGGCTGCTATGCCTTATTTTTTTTTTATTCGAAACGAAGGGTTACACCAGAAGGCGGTAACCAAGCCAGTGCATCGATCTTCGGGGTTAGTACTACCGTCGTTGCAGACGGACTGATCGCGTTGTTGTTGAAGTCTTCAACGTATGCAGGGAGTTGATATACGTCATGCAGATATGCCACGACATCATGAATAGTGGCAAAGTTACTACGTGGGCCACCCAGTACCACATTGGGAATTGTTTGATCCAATCGATAACGGTTATACAGAAGATCAATTGAGCCACCGTAATCGTTAGATGTGGTTTTAGCTTGCATTGTTACTCTAGCATTGCATTGGTTTTGTAACCATACCCCAGCATTAACAAAACTAACATCGGCCAACTTAACATTCAAACCCGTAGCTTCGTTAAATCGATTCAGCAAAGCAGTTTTAACATCGTAGTTAATCATGGTCACCTCAATTGTAATGCATTCGTAGGTAACCACTAACACCCGTACAGAACGCAGTGTTTAGTTCAATTACGATTACTCGGTTAAAGTCCTTCCGCGACGTCCACAAGCCGATAGGTGCGCCGTTGTAAAGAATCTTACAGTGTGGCTCACCATTGACTAAAGTATGCACCAGCGAGCGCGTAGACGGCGTAGCGGTTACTGAATAGAGTTGTCCTGTACGCTGACTGATCGCTCGTGCTATTTTCCCAGGATCATGATACAACCCAGTCTTCAAATGACGCAACAGTTCACGTTGTTCGGTAAAGTCAAACCGGTTGAGTTCTACGTTACCATTGATATACGTGATGTCATGTTTCTGTGCAACATCAGGGAATTCAAATGAACGCGGGGCTAACGTAGAAAGGTTGAACTTCAACGTGTTTACCAAGCGAACTTTCAAATGTCCCACGAACCGTAACGAACGAGCATCAGCTTGGATAACAAAGTCGCCCTCTGTAATCCCGTTGTAATGATCGAATGTTTGGTGAATGAAGTCATCGACCTCAAACACGATATCGTTCTTCTCTCCGATATAGTTCAGGATGTCGAACGTAGTTACCGGCAGCTTTAACCCACTGATATTGACAGCGACTGTATTACGGAAGAACTCCGTACAGTTTAGTCGATCGTAAGTGAAAACGGTTTGTGTGATCTCAGGCATCAAGTTAATCGGATTAGTAGACCGATTAGGAATGATTTCAATCTGGGTCCTTTTGGGACCCAAGACCTTCATTTCTTTTAGCTTCACAATACCGGGCTGGAGTTGGAAGTTATACTTGTCATTGATCATGTCAATGATAGCTTGCCACGATCCTACCTTCAGGTAGTCTTGTGTGATATACATCTCATCACCTTACATGTCTGGGTAATTGGGATCGTTGGAGTTCTGGTAATGATCGAGGTAATTGGTATCGGGTTCAGGAGTATCCACCGAGAAAGTAACCTTCATCAAACCAATGTGTGGTACACGCGTCTTGACCTTAGATACAGCAAGCGACAAGTCTTCCATGTAAACGGTAGGGTCGATCTTACGATAGATATTCCCATCAGCCGATTCACGGATCGTAGGCATCACGATCTTGTCAGTAATCTTGATCGTACGTTCAGCACTGGACTTGTAAGCATGGACACTTACCTCATCAACCGTAGCTCGGAAATATGCGCTCATTTCAGCACGGTAATCACCTAACCTAATGGATGGCATTCCGATGACGTGGAAGTTCGTGTATGCGACGTTACGGAGGTACTGGAGGGGGTATGACGACAACCGTTTCATTAACCGCAACAGTTCCCGTTGAATCTCGCCCAGAGTGATAACTTTGTACAGGTTTGCACCCGTAGCAATGTTAATACAGTCCGTTACCAGCTGTTCGTATTCCGATTGACGGAACCCACGAATGTCGATACCTTGCGGCAAGAAGTAATCATCAAACGAGATCGGTTCCTTAACCAACCGGCACGTACGGTTCATGTAGTTAGCTTTAACAGCGTTCTCACACATGGCCCGACCATCGCGATGTTCCTGGAAGGAATACAGTTCCCACAGACGCAGGTAAGACTTATGGCAACGAGTAGCGTCTAGATAGAACTGCTCAGTCGAGATATAAGAACCCATCGGGTAAACACGGTCCTGGATAGCTGTCAGGATATTGTCTCCTACGACCCGTGGCGATACGAACTTCCGAAGCTCCATCAAGTTTGGTAGTTTATCACGCATGACTTCATAAGCGATAACCGATGGAATCATTGGCATGTCCCATTCCCACACTTGTGAGTAAGCGTACAGCATCATGATGAAAGCATCTTTCACCGAGATGGTCATGAGCTCACCCGTACGTGGGTTAGGGATCTGCACATAAGCACGGTACTTACCACGAGCAGATAGATCCAACCAATGGTTCAACAACACGTTCATGTGAGAACGTACCGAAGACGTAGAGCGGTCAATTACTTCGGAGTCTAAGACTTTAGTTGGAAGCGTAGAGAACTGATCCGATTCAATCTTCTCAGTGATCTCTTTCTCAGCATCGAAACGAACCAAGGCGTTATCACGAGCCAGTGAATCTTCTCGCTCCAGCAATAGCTCCACAGTTGTTTTGTCTTGCCCTTCGTGAACAATAGGGAAGTTAACGTCAAGCTTGACTAGTTCAGCAGTAGGCTTTAGTGCACCTGGCATAGCTGACGCATTCTGCTTGATGTTATACCAGATCAGTGGAATGCCGCGTGGAGTAAGAATGTTATCCACCAAACGTTGCCACGTCGATTCTTTACCAACGTTCCGTTCGTACCAGTTAATGTCACGGTACAGATGAAGCTGTTGTCCTTTATCTAGGTAAGGCATGAACTCATCTAGTCGGGAATTAGAACCCAGCCATTCACGAATGAAGAAGCTGTTAGCTCGACGAGTCTTAGCGTTCCGTAGACGGATCAACATAATTGCTAGCGGTAGCTGAGTGTACAGTGACCCCAGGAAACCAGCGAAGTAGAGATCATCAGAAATGTTGAACTGTTCGTTGTACCAACGGTTATAAAAACACGTTACCCAATCTTGAAGTTCATAAGCGAAGTTGTCCTCGTTCTCCTCGACATACTGAGGATCGTAGTACAAAATCTCTCCATCCTTTGAATCAATAGCTTTGTCGATATCAATCGGGTAGATAATCCCGTTGATCAAACCAACCTGGTCTGGGAACAGACGCACTAGGTTATTGTAGTAAATGCTGCCTGGGATATATTCGCGGGCAGTTGCACGGTGAATTGCTAGATTATCCTTTGTGAAGTCTATCATTTCCAACGTGTCCATGGACCGTACCCGCATCATGCTGTCAGTAGAGTGATACTCTCCAGCCATGTTCATGTAGTACTTCCAAGATTTTGGATTAAGCTCGTCCGAGACGATACCTTCTTCCGCAAGCCGTTCGTTCAGAATGGTGGCTGCAGCATCAAACTTAATCACCACTGTACGAGCTAACCGCATTGTATCGTTTCGGTAAACTTCGAAATAAACGTTGCTCATGCTTTTTACTCACTTGAATAATGGGAGCTTCTCATGGCTCGAAAGACTACGGGTAATACTAAAACGTACCCGATGTTCGAACAAACACAAGAAGGCATCAATCCATTAACGCCGCTTGGCGGGGTTATTAATTTACTGCGTAAGTCAGTAAACGAAAAGGGACAAAGTGTCAACCAACCACGAGTTGGTATTAACAAACAATCAATGGATCGCGTGTCACGTCAGACGTCTCAAGACATTACTGACAACGATGCGATCATGCAGCTTAACTCAGACTTAGAACTCGTTGAGACCGTAATGGTCGGCAACATTCTTTCGCCAAAAGACCTGGGTGAAACAGAACTGGCGTGGTCCGTAGACCCCGTTCTGTTTGACAGCGAAATTGCCCGTCTATTGATGGAGCCCGTGGAAGAGCACTTTAAAAGAGACTATAAGATTAACGACCGTCTCGACCTGGTGCTTCGAGAAATCATGTTCCGTAAAGGGGCATCGATTCACATCGTCTTACCAGAAAACGTATTGGACCATCTCGTCAACGGCACACGTAAAGTTTCCATGGAAGCTTACTCTGGTTTCCGTAAACGAATGTCTCAAGGCGAACCACTCGGTTTCTTAGGTCATCCTACTAATTCTAACATCTCCTTAGAGAACTGGAACGTAGGCAATGATAACTCGAACCGTATCGGTGGGGATAAGAACCTGCTGGTAACTGACAACTTCAACATCCTCAAGTCTCCTGTGATGGGACGTCGTGTTCGTGAGATGCGTATTGCTGATCGCCTGAACCGACATCGTGTATCGCTTGAAGCTGAGATGGAGAAAGAAACACAGAACTACAACTTCACTAACGCTGACATCGAGAAGCTTTACCAACGTAACCGTAACGGTGTGACTGAACACGCACAAGTTGTAACGTCGCCACAGTTTATGGATCGTAAGTCTGTAGGTCACCCACTGGCATTGCTCCCACCAATGGAAGCAGTTATCCCAGTATTCATGCAGGGTCGTCCTAACGAACACGTTGGCTATTTCCTGTTGGTTGACCAGAATGGTTATCCAGTATCGAAAGACTCGACTCGTGACTTCTACGGCGAACTGCAGTCGTCTTGGAAATCGGGCAGTACCAACGATGGTAACTCCGAGATCCTACGGTTGACTCGTGAAGCTATGGGTGCTAACGCTTCGAAGCAAGACTACGAAGTTGATGAGATCCAGAAGACTTACAACTCGATTATCGTAAACGATCTGCACAACCGTCTCCGTAACGGTGAGTACGATCAAGAACTCGATATCGGTTTGTCCGAAGAGATCCAACGCATCATGCTGTTCCGTAGCTGGGAACAGAAGTGTACACAGCTTGTGTTTATCCCTGCTGAACTCTGCACGTACATGGCGTTCAACTTCAACTCTAACGGTGTGGGTGAATCCCTGCTGGCTCGTTCGAAGATGATCGCTACCATGCGTTCGACTCTGCTGATGGCTGACACCGTTGGCGGCATGCGTAACGCCGTAGGCCGTAAGAAAGTTAACATCACGCTTGACCCTGATGATCCAGATGCTGAACAAACCATCTCGAACATTCAGTCCAGCATTATGGAACAAGCGCACCGTTCGTTCCCATTGGCTGCACCCGATCCAACTCAAGCAATGGATCACCTGATCCGTTCAGGTTTCGACTTCGCGATTAACGTGAACGGTGCGGACTATGCTGAGACCAAAGTAGAGTACGACGACTATAACACTAACCAACAAGCAGGTAACCCTGAGCTTCAGGACCGTCTGCGTCGTATGCACATCTCGGGTATGGGTGTCCACCCTGAGAAAGTTGACCCGATGTCTTCTCCAGACTTCGCTACAACTGCAACGCAAAACGACTTGGTGTTCTCTCGCCGTGTTCGTGCTTATCAGAAAGCATTCACTGAGTTCCTACAGAAGTTCATCCGTACTTACACGCACCACTCTTCGGTACTGCGTCAGAAGATGGCTAAGGCTATCATCAAGAACCGTAAGATGTTGTCGCCTGAACAAGTAGAACAACCGATCGATGACATCATTGATGATTTCATTGGCGCATTGGAAGTAGCCCTACCGGCTCCTGACAACACCCAACATGAACGTCAATCTGAATCGTATCGTGCGTACTCGGATCTGTTGGATACCGCACTGGAAGCTTACATTACACCTGACCTGTTCCCTGATGAAGTACTGGGTATGTCTGGTGTTGCTGATAAGATCTTGAACCATGTTAAGGCATACTTCAAACGTCAGTGGTTGTCAAACAACAACGTCATGCCTGAACTCGGGGTGCTGTTGGAAATGGATGGCGACAAACCAGCGTTCTCGTTGCTGGACTACATGGCTACTGCTCAATCCACAATGGGTCGTGCATTCATGGAGTTCATTGAACACGAAACCAAAACCAAATCTGAGTTCGCTCGTGAGTTCCGTAAACTCATCGAAGAATCTGGTGGCGGTGGAGGTGGTGACTTTGGAGGCGGGGGTGAATTCGGTTCTGATGACGGCGGTGGAGACGACGGCATGGGTGGTGATAGCTTCGGAGATGATGGTGGTATGGGTGGAGATGAATTCGGCGGAGACATGGGTGGTGACACCGGTGGCGATGGCATGGATCTCGACGCACCTACTGATGAACCAGCATTGGATGAAGACTCGGCAGCTGATACAACTGGATTGGATGACCCAACCGGTGCAGCGGCAGCTGATGAAGAAACCGACGAAGACGAAGAACAGCTCTAACGACATATTAGCCTTCCCGTTGGGGAAGGCTTTATGCCATCAATTGGTACCAAGGATACGGAAGAATGCTTCATCGTGTTTGAATGGATGTGCTGGGTAACGACCACCATCTACGATAGCTTTAGCTGTCCAGTTCTTTCGATGTACTGCATCGTAGTCGTAACGTTTGTTCTCTGTACCTGCGTAGACATACGTATCAACTTCATGGATCGTGTGATAGTCTAACATTCGACCATACGCACCAACGATCGGTAAGTGATCGCCACTAGGATCAATGAACCGACCTGGTAGACGCAACCACTCGATTGGTTCATAGTCCTGGAAGAACGAAGGAGTATTGACAATCACAAAGAACGATTGAGACATCGTAAGATATTTCATTACGGTCTCATCAGAACGCATCTGTGCTAATGACATCAACGTAGGATTCTTAGGATCAACCGTAAGACCCAGTGCATCCATATCGAGTTCTTTAACCGATTGAATATACCGATCCAAGAACATCGAAGCTCCCACTTCAATACGCCATGTCCTATCACCTACAGGCTTATAGACTTTACCCATCACATGTAGATAACCGCCAATCACCAACAGTACAGTTTTGTTAGTAATGTTGATGTTGCTAGGCATGGTGATATATGCAGCATCATTCAATGGTGCCCCTGGGGACTGTGGTTTAACCATCGCTTCAGTAATCGGTACTTTCTGGATAGTACCAATCGTTTCGAATGAATAGACACCGATCTGATTGTTATTTGCTCGACGTACAGATTTGTTGCCATCCCAAATACGTACACCATTAGAAGTGTAGTCAGTGATGTGGAAATATCCATTCACTGTGGTTAGGCAATACTTATCGTAGTCAGCATACGAATGTGTAGGGTGTGTCATCAACAGGTCTTCTTTGGTGAACTTAGAAGCCGTTGAGTTTACACTGGAGTTGCGACCTTTTGGTTGGAGTACGTAACCAGCGTGCCATGCTTGTGCATAACGAACTAGTCTTTCTTTTTCATTGGGTAGTTTGGCTTCGAATGGCAATGTCCGATTACCGATTGAAGTTAACCATTGCTGAACAGTGAAAGTTGGATCAACGTTATTCATCCAAGTAGTCACATTGTCAAACTTGAGTGCTTTCGTTTGCGTAGCACCAGAACCACCGTATTGGATGTAAAGAATCACATCACCGAATGTGGTTGACAACGTAGTTACGATTTCATTGCTGAGGTCAGCTTCTTGCCATCGGCCACTACGTCTATCGGCTCGATAGCGAGAACGTACTAGAGTGTACATTATGGAAACCTCCGTGAGGATTGGATAATCCTATGTGAATTTAAAAACACTGGTGTGCTATACACATCATTAAGATAACAACCGCGCACCAGCGCTATCAGGAGGGCATAATGGCCACCCTTAGTACTACTGGTCTCTATCCTGAGGACTTAACGGGTGCGAACCCTGCAAACCTCATCCAAAATGAAATCCAGACGCTACAGGTTCCCGGCAAAGATGATTACTACTTTATCATCCCACAAGCCGCACCGTTCTTTGTAGATTCTCTGGAGGTACGCAACCATCAAACTGGCGCTCTCTATGTAGAAAACGAAGACTACCTCGTAGGTCACTGGTTCATTGAAGCCATGGACTCTATCGGTCGTCCTATCGCTGGTTCGATCCGTTTCATGAAGCGAACTATTACTGGTCAAGTACGTCTGAAGTATCGGACTATCGGCGGTAACTGGGGCTTCTCTGAAACTCAGATTCTGGCTGAACTTAACCGTAAGCTGTTGAACCCGCTGGTTCGTAGCTGGGGTATGATCGGTGAACTGCCGTATTCGTTCCCAGTAATGGAGCACGATCAGTCTATCGATTCGTTGGTAGGTTCTGAAGAAATCGTTGAAGCTCTGACTCGGTTGGCTGACGTAATTGAAGCAGGTTCTGAAGGAGCTAGCGATAGCCACTTGAAGGACTTCAACAACCCGCACAAAGTTACTGCTACTCAGGTTAACCTGGGTAACGTTCAGAACTATGGCATGGCTACCAACCCGGAAGCCATTGCAGGTTTGCTGTCGACTAAATACATCAGCCCTGCATCGATGCTGGCTGCAATCAATGCCGTAGCTATGGCTCCATTGAATGCACACATCAATGCGACGGGTAACGTTCACGGTCTGCGTGCATCTGACATTAACTTGGGTAACGTTCCTAACTACCCAGCCGCTACGCCAACTCAAGCAGTTGACATAACGAACAACAATACACTGACTACACCATACAGCGTTGCCCTGATGATTCAGAGCTTGGCTGGTACGGCACGTATCGACGCATTGGAACAGAAGATCAACCAGCACATTGCTGACCAAACTTCGAACCCACACAAAGTTACTGCTGCACAAGTAGGTACTTACACCAAGGCACAGATTGATGCATTGGTTGCTGGTTCTGGTGGTGGTAATGCCAATACCTTCGGTGGTAAGACACCGGAAGAATGGGCCAGTGAGTTTGTTTCGGTAGATGAGTTCAACACGTTCATCGGTACAACTCAATTCGGTGGTGCGGTTAAAGATGCATACGCTTCTGTAAGCAACCCAGCTATCATCGTCGAACCATCTACACCAGCGGAAGAAGAAGCTAAAGAACTGAAGTTGGTTGCTGGCGCTAAAGCGATGTTTGATGCTTACAGCGTTTGGAACAACAACTCCGATAGCCGTCTGGTAGCTGCTTCGTCAATCCCGATGTATCCATCTGCCGGTGCTGTTGCTTTCCCTGAGTTCCTGACCAACGGTGTTGACCGCTGGGCTTCCCAAGAGAACGCTCGTTACTACATCACTCCACGTGGTGGTATCGTAAGTTCGGGTTCTGCTGCAATCAGTGCTCCAGTGGGTTGGAAAGATGATGCTGCCTTCGTAGCTGCTAACGCTGTAGCGGGTCTGTGGGCAACCAAGACTGAACTCTACGCGATGTCTGCTAATGGTGGGGCTATCCGTCGATTCAAAGCTGACAACACCAACGTTGTAGTTGTAGCCAGTTCGGCAACACGCGAACCAGTATCGCTGAGTGCTTCTCCACAACGAGTGAATACTCAGATCGTGGCAGTTGCTGAAGTTGAAGTAACGACCGGTTCTGTAGTGACTAGCGATTGGGTACCACTGGGCGATGCTACGTTTGTAAGCTCGATGAACTCGTTGCTGACTACAGTCAAGGCTACTGATACGATCGCTGACGTAATTGTTGGTGAAACACAGATCTTGATCCTGACTGAAACCAAAGGTGCATTCCTGGCTAACATCAACCGGACTACGCCAACTGCTATTACCGTAGCATTGGTTGCTTCTCCTACGGCTGTTAGTGGTGATGGTGTATCGGCGGGTCTGCGTTCAGCTGGGCTGATCAACAACACAGACGCTGGTGAAGGTATTGCACAGATCGCAGGTGGTTACGATCACTTCGCTATGCTGACCAACAAAGGTAAAGCATGGTTCATCGGTGACAATTCTCAAGGGCAATGTGACGTACGTTCGAACCAAGTTCCGCTGGTATCTATTGCTGCCGGGTATAAGTTCACCGTAACCGTCAATAGTCTGAATCAAACTCAATTCTTCGGTGACTCTCCAGATAACGCTTTGCTGTACGCGCATCGGGGAACGTCTATTGATCCTGAAGACACTGACTCAGCGTGGTATAAGTAATGATTAACCAAATCACACTGCAGCAATTAATGAGCGACATGCGTGGTCTGGGTAGTCGCACCGCCGCTGTTGTATTGGCGTTATGTACCCGGATCAATAACCACATCAATCAGAAAGGGAACGTGCATGATCTCGTTCCTGCTGACATTGGGTTAGAGCGTGTTCCCAACTACGCCCCGTCTACCAAGACGGAGGCGGCTAGTGCAGTAAACAACACATCGTTGATGACGCCTAAGCGAACCAACGATTGGGCTGAAGAGAACGTCTACGGACCTATCGGTGAAGCCTTCCGTGACGCTGCTGCTCGCTTACCATAACCTCAGATTGAGACACGGGCAAACCGTGTCTCTTTCTTCTGCTTAAAACTGGAGTAAACATGGCGAATTCAATCGTCCAATTGCCTTTGGATTTGTCGGGCACTAATCCCAATAATCACATCGGCTCTGAAGAACACCTGTTGGTATCTATTTCTGGTTTCCCTTATCGGATAATCGTAATGGAACACGGTGGGTTCTACAGCAAAAGCCTGCGTGTTTTCGATAAGAACTTCAATCAACTAAAAGCAGGTACGGATTATATCTGGACGTACAAATACCAGCAGGTCTCTGATCGTACAGGTCGAGATGTGTCAGGTGCAATTGTCTTCCTTAATAACACGCTAACAGGTAAGGTCTATCTACAGGCTCAAATGGTCGGTGGGGATCTGGCGTACAGCTTCACGGTGATTACTGATTACGTTGCGTTCTATAAGAGCAACCCTAAGGTGCCTTCTATTAACGACTACATTGGTAGCGAACCTGTTTGGGGTCCTGGTGAACTAGCGCAAGAACGTTGGGGACTGGATAAGTTCCAACCATTCAACAATGAAATTGAACGGTTAGCACGAGCTGTTACGATTGGTGCACAAACTGCTGAAGCGGATTATCGGACACAGGTAAAGGATCGCTATGATCAATTCATGGCGCGATTCAATACCCGTTTAGCTAACCACATTGCTGACAAGAATGACCCGCACCAAATTCGTCCTGATCAAGTAGATCTCGGTACCGTACAGAACTACGGTTTAGCTACACAGTCCACAGCAGCACAGGGACAGGCGAATGATCAGTATTTGACACCATCACTGGCTCATTACACGATCGGTCAAGCACCAACGACATCGTTGAACGCACACATCAACTTGAACCCTGCTGATCCACACGTGACTACTCCTGCACAACTGGCAGCTGATCCTAAAGCATCACAGACAGCTAAGTTGAATGCCCTCCATAACAAGACCGATACTGTAGTGAATACCTTAGCGGTGCTATGGCAGAGTGCGAATGCTTCAAGCATTACATTCATGAATGATGTTCGTTCAAACCTGCAGACGTCTACGTTCTCTCAAGGCATGTTGGTTCCAAACCAATTGACTTATGGTACAGCCGACGGCACACGTATCCTTCGTGGTAACGGTACGTGGGTTGACATTTCCCAGTTGCAACCAGAATACGGTACAGCTGAGAACTACAAACTCATTCAGTTGTCTGCCCAGCCTTCTGTAGCCACTGCGTTGAACGTGTTGAACACGGCATACTCCAACTTAACCACCGCACCAATTGGTACAGTGGCATTGTTTACGGTGAACGTAACACAGGCTCAGGGTTATGGTAACGGTGCATCCACTAACACGCACAAATTCCAATTTGCCGCGGCACGAACTGCCAGTGGTTGGGTACAGGTCTAAATATGAATCCAATTCTTCATGCGCTACCCCTCGACTGGAGCGGTAGTTCTTTGGATAACCGGACTAAAGGCGAACAGTACGACTTGGCAGATCAAAACGGTTTGCCTTTTCGTGTTGTCGTTCTAAGGAATGGTTATTTCTTTACTGAAACGATGTACATCATCGATGGCGTCGGTTACGAACTGAAAGAAGGGCGTGACTATCAATGCATTGGTTTCTTGTCCGATGCTGTTGATAAGACAGCTAAGACGGTCTGTTCCGTTATCGCTATCATCAACCCGAAAGTAAACAACATTGTAGAAGTAGATGCCCAGATGTTGGGTGGTCCTTATTGCAGTGTTGCACAGTCGATCGTTGAAGCAGCAAAAGGGTTGCAGAACACCACACGTAAGATCCATTGGAACAACATCACAGGTAAGCCTGATGACTTCCGTCCTAATGGACACTTGCATGCACTGTGGGAACTGTTCGGGTTTACTCCTCAAGTACTGCAACTGAAGCGAATGACTTCAGGCATCGAAAGAAAAGTCCAGAAGGACTACGATGCATTGATGTTACAGTTCAACTTGGATATGTCCGAAGTAGAGAAGCAACTTACTGCTGTTGATGCGGTCTTGACTGCACACATTGCTGACGTTACTTCTAACCCTCACCGTGAAACCAAACAGAAGCTTGGCTTGGGCAACGTGCCGAACCAACCTGTCGCTACTGTGCAAGAAGCACAGGCACCAGATTCAACAGTGATGAACAAATACGCTACGCCGTATTCGATGGCTGTTTCGATCAAAGTAAACTTCGGTGATAAACTGGCAGAGCACGTAGCGAACAGAAATAACCCTCACCGGGTTACTGCTGCTCAGTTAAGTGTCTACACGGTAGCACAGTGGAACACAATCTCCGCTGAATACGTTCCAGTGGGTTCGACTGTTCGGCAATCCACGAATATCTTTGGTATGACACCAACGACTTTCTATAACTCTGCTCGCGTCAACAACAACGTTGCTAACATTAACGTCAACAGTGGTCGTATTCACCCAGCTCGATTCTCTACCTCTGGAGATTGGCCAGGTCGTGACTATTACTTAGCTCCGTCATTAAACTGGTTGCCGATTGCACCTAAGTTTAAACAGTTCGAAGTAATCCCGACTAAGGTTATCACCATGTTGGGTTCTGTAACTGGTAGCGATGCTGAGATTTTGGCATTGGCTAACGCAGCGTTGTCTGACCCAGTAGCCTTCCCAGGTGGTACGATCATGCTGGTACGTATGGATTACACGATCAACATCGGTACATCCAACGGTTCCCAAAGAACTGTATCGAACAACATTGGTATGGCTGTGCGATTGTTTAACGGTAGTAGCGCTGGTGCATGGGTAAGATCACAAGGTCCTAACTGATGACAACATTGACATTTATCCCGACGGACTTCACGGGAACTGCACTCGGTAATCGCCGAAGCAATGAAGTCCATCACTTGATCACTGTTGCAGGTAAGACCAACCGGGCATTCGTTTGCAAGCATGGGGCATTCTATTCGAAGTCCATGATTGCTCGGGACAATACTGGGCGACTGTTGATCCAAGGTACTGACTACAAAACTGTTTACCATTACGAAGACATGTCGACACTAACCGGCAAAGAAGTAATGGGTTTCGTAGTTGTCACTAATGCTGCGGTGGTTTCACCCGTTACTATCCAGTACCAAGCGCTCGGTGGTCCGTTCTCTGTCTCGGCAGATGAATTGCAAGAACTGTTAGAGGCTGTCGATGATTCGAACTTCCCATTCGTTTGGGGCGACATCATTGGTAAACCAACAGTGTACAAGCCATCACCACACGCACACAAATACTGGCAGCTCTACGGACTGGAAACAACCGTCAAAGAGATCGATCGGTTAGCAGCAGCTTGGGCTAAAGGGAACTCGGCAGTAATGTCGGATAACGAACGTTACGCTGATGACTACGTAGCTAGTGCTCGTGCAGAGATTGCTAATTATCAAGCAGCAGTGAATGCGCACATCTCGAACTTCAATAACCCACACTCTTTGACTCCAGCTCAAGTACAACGTGAGAAGCTGTTCAACTGGCCGTTCTCTGGTGTGTTCCACATTGAAGATCCAGCTAACGCTAATACGTACTTGCCGATTGGTGGTGTTTACCAAATCCTGGCAGGTAGTTTGATTCCTCGCTTGAACGCACACCAAGTTAACTACGCTAACCCTCACGGTGTTACAGCTGACATGGCCGGTGTTTATACGACGACTTACGTTAATGGTCAGCTTGCCTCGAAACTGAAGTGGACCGATTACGCAGCTAACGCCACGTTGTTCAACGGTATAGACTACACCAGCTTCTACAACCAGTCTCGCGTAAATATCCCAGCTGCTAACATTGTAGGTGGTCGGTTCCCTTATACTCAGCTTGGTAGCGGGTACGATGGTTCTGATGTATCTAACTGGGCATTGGCTGGTGACCAGACTTGGAAGAACTGGGCAACGTTGCTGAAACCGATTAACGACTCGCGTGGTAAGGTTGCATACATCGGTTACATCACTGGTGCTAAAGGTGCAGAATCTACAACAGGTGCTAACGCAGGCTTGAACATTCTGAATACCAGTTTCGCTAGCCTTGCTAACTGGCCTGTCGGTTCTATGGCTCTGGGTCAATACGGGGCGAACTACTTCGAGTTGGCTATCCGAACGGTACTACTCTTTACCCGTACAGCTTCTGGCTGGGTATACCTCGCTTAAGAAAAGGAAATAACAATGGCAACAACAGCAGATATCTACACTGCAATCGGCAATAGTGCACCTGGTCCAAACAGTGTACTGGCATTCAACAAAGTAAGTGGCGAATTCATTTTCGCCCTTAGCAACGTCGAGATCTCTGATCTTAGCGGTGCAGATCTGATGAACTACGTAGAAGCCGAGTTCGATAGCAACACGCAGACTATCGTTGGTAAGTATCCAGACTACGAGATCGTAAACAACGCTGATCTCCCAGAAGTCGTCTACGAATTCCAGCTCGATAAAGCAATGGCAACTAAGATCACTAAAGTGTATCCGATTGCCGAACAGGTTAACGTGTTAAGTCGGGCTATCAAGATCCTGGCTAAAGAACACGGTATTGAACTAGACGAACTCGAAGAGATGCTCGACTACATCAATACTGCACGTGACGCTAACCGTGAACACAAAGAGGCATACGCGAATGACCCTAACTACCGATACGTCACCAATGATGAAATTGCAGCAGGTGACGAAGAACGTTTCGCCGGTGGTCTACACGAGGAACTCGGTCCGAGATCGCTCGATGGTGGTCGCGTTTTCCACTGACGTCGCTAAAGCTATCAGGGAGGCTCTAGAAGCCCTCCCAGATGACTACTGGTACCATCGCTTAAAGATCAACAGTATCCCCACCAAAGGCGATCCTAAGGCCGACTACTGGTTCCTAGGAGACAAGCAGATGCCAAAAGAACTCAGAGAGATCTTGTGGGGCTTAGCTCCCAAGATTGAAGGGTGTCCACTGGCTGAAGTTTGTGCAAATCGGTATGAACCAGGTAACGGCATGCCCGAGCATGTTGACCGTGCATACTACCGCCACAACATGGTTATTGCTTTGAACAATGACGGTGATGGAATTGAGATCTCTGGTGTATTCCATCCAGATCAACCCGGTAAAGGTGTTGTGTTCCCCATGCGGTCTGAACCACACGCTGTACCACCAGTTGCTACTCGACGTTACGTCCTCATTTTCCTCTACGATTAGGTACACGCATGTATACACTACTCCCAGCTTTGGACGACGGTAAGGTAGAAGCTCTCGCCGAGCTGCGCCAAGAACTCACGTTGTCTGAATCAACTGGTACGCGGTTGCGTATCGGTAAGAATATCCGTGACAAAGAAAGTCGCTACAAATACAGCCGTTGGTTTAGCTGGAACCGCCATCAACGCGCTAAGTACAAAGAACTAATCCCAGAGCCTATCGTTAAACGTGCTCTGCAATGTTGGTTCTTGGAATTCGAACCTCATGTTGGGTTCCTGGATACTATGACCTACTGGGTTGGTCAAGAGTCGTGCGGTACCGTAATTGCTTACGCGTTGCAAGACGGAATGTACATCAACCTAGCAGGTAACAACATCCCAGTCCAGAAAGGTGAAGGTATTGCTTTCCATCTTTCCACTATCCATCAAGTCAATCCATCACAACTCGGCGGCTTGTGGGCTTGTGTTATGACTCGTACTTGCCATACAACTTGCAAAACATGAATTCCAATAAGGGTTTGATATGTCCATTCTCGATCAACAAGTAGTTAACGTAACACGTACCGCTGTCGGTGCTCTGTTACAAACCGTCAAATACCTGGGTCTACCACAGAAGGTAGCCCTGCTGCGAAATACCACGCTTAACCAAAAGTTCAACGTACAAAACGGTGTACTCCCAGCTGACGCACAATCGCTGAACTTCCGTTACCTCGTAATTGGTAACAAAGGTCACTACACTGTGGTAGCTGACGATGGTTCGGATGAAACTGATGTTCGTCCACACCGTACTAACCACAACGGTCTGTACAACCACATTCCATTCGTATTGCGTGAAGTCACTGATGACCTGACTGCATTGGAACGTGAGAAGTATTGCCTGCGCGTGCAAGAAACACACAAGTCGAAACCTTACTTCGCTTACTACGGTCGTCGTATCAACATTTCTGCTGTTGTTCCACAGCTGCTGGAAATCGAGATTATCAATGGTGTTGAAGTAACCAAGCCGTACGTCCCGACTCTGGATGACTTGAACCCTACCGCTCCTGTTATTCCAAACACGGGTGTTGTTGTAGGTTCTCCGAAATACATTTCGGCTTCTGCTATCGTAGAAGTTAAGTTCACCAAAGAAGACATCGCAGAGATCGTTAACGCTCACCGTGTTCGTACGGGTTCGACTCGTTCTCCAGTTATCTCTGAAATCGGTCTGGTTACTGGTGTAGACAAACTCGTATCGGGTGCAGCTGGTGGCGGTGGTAGCTTCGACTACAACGAAGTCATCGGTGCTCAGATCTCGGTACACGTTGCCACTAACCACCCAATTGCCTATAACTCGAATGGTCTGACCATGGTTTACGACATCGGTGCTTCGGAACCAATGCTGGGCGATCAAGCCCTGAACGTTGCAGAATTCGCTAAGGTTTAACCATGCTTAAGATGCCAGCGAATTCAGAGCCCTTTAAGATTCTGTCTCTCGACCCTGGCTCTTCGCATTTGGGTGTAGCGATTCTACTAGACGAATTGAACGGCTCTGATGTAACTGTTGATGAATCCTTCACCGTACATCTGAAGGATACCCATCCGCACTATGCGGAACTGGGAGACCTCCATGGTAACCGTGTACTACGCTTGATGCAACTCGGAGATGCTGTCTTAGACCTCCTGAGGACCCACAGGCCGCACGCTGTTATCGTGGAGGCTAACTACCTAGGACGTTTCGCTACTGCCTTCGCAGCGCTCGTAGAGTGCGTTGCGATGGTGCGTAGTGCTGTGTATATGTACGACCCTTTTATGCCTTTGTTCCAAGTTGATCCGTCTACTGCGAAGATCAATGCGGGTATGGAACGCATTAAAGGAACAGATAAGGAAGATGTACGTCGTGCGATGCGTAAACGCAAAGGCATTAAGTGGAATGTAGATCTTGAGGATCTAGATGAACACAGTGTCGATGCTTGTGCGATCGGGCTTTATTGTGCCGAACACATTACACCTAGGGTAATGCCCGCTGAGCCTGTCAAGAAAGTCAAGGTCAAGAAGGAACGCAAAAAGCGGAGACGAGGTAAGAGACGATGATGTTTTTCAAAAGTCTGCATTGGTATGAATGGCTCCTGGTTGGTGTTGTTGTAGCTATGTTGGGAGTTGGTTATTTGGTGTGGGACAAATACGATAAGCGAACTGAGCAAGTCGGTGGATTAAAGACCGAGAACTCAGTGCTTACGGAAACGGTGAAGTATCAAGATCAATCCGCCACCATCTCGGATCAGGTCGTTGCTGAATTTGTCCAACAAAAAGAAGATGCGAAGGAAGAGCTACAGCAGTCACGTGAAGGAGTGATTGATGACTACATTGACATGGCAACCGCCCCGGCACCAGTCCCCACCCCGATTGTGGACAAGCCTAAGGCAACGGTTGCAACGAGGCCAAAAGCAACTCAAGATCGGCCCGCCCCCAAAGAGTCTTATGATTCTAGTGCTGATTCTCGCATTGAGTTGTTGGCTAACCGGATGCACGAGCACTACTGTCGCGCCGCCCCAGAACGTGGTGTCGGCTGCACTACCAGCGGCACTAACCGCTGAGTGCTATGTATCCCCACCCCCATCTGCTGATGACATTCGTAATGCTGCGCAGCGTTATCGTGTGGTCGGTAAGATGACGGATTGGGAAGCGCGGTACCTGTTGATGTCTGATCACTGGCTCCTACAAACAGATGCACTCGGGTTATGTAACCAACAAGTGCGCAAATCACGTGAGTGGGTAAACAAACATCGTGGTTTGGAGAAGCCAAATGAAAATCTCGGAAATCCTAAATGAGATTGACCGGAGTCCGATTTCAACACACCCTACAGCAGCAATGCTGATTGGATACCTGAACAATGAGCTGTTGCTATCCGGCGAGACCGCACTGACGACGTCTTCGACCGGCACTGAAGCCATTTCAGCTATCTATAAAACGGATCGTGAGAAACAGGATGCTATCTTCCAAAAGGAGTTCACACCCCTGAGGAAGAAAGACAGTTATAAGTTCTTGGTTTTGTCTATGGCCATACTGGCTGTAATGGCAGGACTGGGTTTTGCTGGAAGCGTAGCCAAATTGGAAGGCGAAGCAGCTGCTGGTGTGAGTGACGTATTTAAAGTACTGATCACGGGGCTGTTTGAAATTGCAAAACTGCTTATCTCAGGTTGAAAAATAATACTGTCCGCCCCATTATGGGGCGGACTTTATTATGCTATGTGGGTTAATCAACTTTGTAACCACAGGACTGAGGTTAAAACATGATCACAACAGATCGTTTCCCGTTTGATACGCCTTCCCGCGAAGCACTCGTGGAGCAGGTGAACCATGACTTGAAAAGGAGTTACAAGCCTGATCAAGTCAGCTTTGAGGACATGTTCTTTGCCCCTCTGCCTGCCATCCCTGGCCGTACCTTTATTGAGATGACCAACCGCCTTACTGGGCTTAAAGAATTCTTCGTATATCGTCGTCTAGATTTGGCACATCCAAAGGTACTGGGCACGAGCACAAGAATCAAAATTGTGGGGCGTCCAACCCCTGCTAGCATCGCACTTGAAATTAACCGTAGTCGAAAGATGACTTTCGGCGCCGATGACGTTTCATTCTCCACTGTTGTTATTGATAACAGTGAAGCTTCTTTTGTCTACACGCTTAAAGCCATGACAGGCAGCTATGCTTATTACGGCCAAACTGACATCATCGTTGATGTAGTTGAAGCATCTCCGTACGCCCGTTACCTGGAAGATGGTGATCCGCGCTTATTGGAATCTGGAGACATTCGAGAACTCGAACACAAATGAGGTAGATAACATGGCTGCATTAAAACAAGGTGACACTAGCGACTCCGTTCGCGCGCTGCAGGATGCATTGGTACGTAAGGGCTATAAACTTGTTGCTGATGGCCAGTTTGGGTCGAAAACGTATGACGCCGTAGTTGCTTTTCAGAAAGCCACTAACCTAGTAGCCGACGGTATTGCTGGTAACGCAACGTTGACCGCATTGGGGTTGGTGCAAAGTTCTGTCCTAGATCCCATTCCAATGCCTAAGGCTAATCGGTCACGCTCTGCAGCTATGCCGACCTTAGAAGCAATTGGTAAGATTACAGGTGTAAGCCCAATCACATTGGCGACCTTCGCATCGATCGAATCTAACTTCGATTACACGGTCAAAGCATCGACATCGAGTGCTACGGGATGGTTCCAGTTCTTAGATAAGTCTTGGGATGATATCCTTGAATTGACATTCGGTAAGTATGGCTTGAAAGATAATGCCAAGCGTAGTCTTCGGACAGACCCACGAGCCAATGGCTTGATGGGGGCCGAGTCTTTGAAAGATAATGCTCGTATTCTGAAACCGGCCTTGGGTCACGAACCCACAGATACTGAGTTATACGCTGCGCACTTCTTTGGTGCTGGTACGGCTAAGAAATTCTTGCTGGCTAATCCATCAGCACTTGGTGCAGAGTTGTTCCCACGCCAAGCAGCAGCTAACGTTGGTATTTTCTACGCCCGTGATAAGAAGACTCCGTTGACGGTTGGTGCAATTCTGAAATTGTTCGAATCCAAAGTTGCAGCCCATCGAGGCTGACAATTCTATGTAAGAAAGGATCTAGCCATGGCGGATACTAACGCAGCAAACAAAAGTATGATTTCTGGATTTGAATCCCTGCTATCTTTGTCGGGAGATGAATTCGTAGAAGTTGTTCGTCTGATGCCGGACGGTTCGTATAAGAACTATCGGACATTTGCATCTAAGCTTCGGGTGGGTAAAACTGCATACGACTTAGCCGTTGATAATGGCTTTGTTGGAACAGAAGCTGAGTGGCTAAAAACATTGGTCGGTGAATCGGCCTATCAAACTGCTGTACGTATTGGAGAATTTACTGGCACTGAATCCGAATGGGTTCAATCAGTCAAAGCTCTGTATGAACATGATCCTACTAAGGCTGGGCAAGTACTGACAGCTAATGAGGATGGTGTGGGTGAGTTCCGTGAACTTACCGCTGCAGATGTCGGTCTGGATAAGATCGATAATACCTTGGACAAGGATAAGCCTGTGTCTGAACCACAGAAGACTGAGTTCGCTCGGTATCTCCTGCGGTCTCGGACGACTACCGAAGTAATGAAAGTGCTTCTGGCACTTCCGGGTATTCGGTATACTAGCGATATGAAGGACATCGTCTTTGACGAAGGTCGCGTAACGCCGTAACAAATCTCCATAGAAGGAACTGATAATGGTTATTCAATTCAAACGTGGTACCACTGCACAAGCAGCTGCTTGGGTAGGCGCTGAAGGCTCGCTCTTCGTTGACCTAGACTTGAAGCTGGTTTACGTGCATGACGGTGTCACTGCTGGTGGTACTGTTCTGGCTGGTCTCAACGAGGCCGCTGTTAACCAACTTATCGATGATAAGCTGGACGCTCAGACATTAGCAATTGCCGACATTACTGGTCTTCAGGATGCGCTCGATGGTACTGTGAAATCTTCGGATATCGGTACTACTGTTGCAGGCCTGACTGCTGGTAAAGTCCCAGTTGCTCAACTGCCGGATATTGCCGTATCTAAGGTCACTGACCTGCAGGATGCATTGGATGGAAAGGTTGACGACACTGAAGTCGGTGTAAGTATTGCCACCCTTGTGGCTGGTAAAGTACCTGCCGCTCAGCTACCTGATCCAGTTGTTGTACCGGTTAAAGCAACTGGTGCAGAACTGATTGAAGGTACTGACGATGCTAAGTTTGCAACCTCGGCTTCCCTGTTGGCTCTGCTGACAGACATCGGCTTTACCAAAGATGGTAATGGCGATTGGAAACTGGATGCTGGTGTCGTACAACCGTAACAAGCATATCGGAAACCTTCGGGTTTCCTTTATGCCGTCCTAGTATTTTTTTACCTACTGTATGAGTCTTATTCTAGTTTTAGTAAGACGACCGGTTGATTTTACTAAGGCTCTCTTTTAAAGGAACATCGCGATGGCAGAGTCAAATAAGAAGGGTATGATCTCCGGAATGGATTCGCTACTGAGTATCGGTGGCGACGAATTTCTGGAAGTTATCCGCATGGAAGCGGATGGTACGTATAAGAACTACCGTCTATTAGTTTCCAAGATCCGCAATAACGCAGGTCTGTCCGCTTACGAGATTGCTGTCCAGAACGGCTACGTAGGCACTGTTGAACAATGGCTTGCCTCTCTTGAAGGTAAGACCGCATACCAAATCGCTGTTGAACTTGGTTTCGTTGGTGATGAAGCTGCATTCATCGCATCGCTGAAAGGCGATCAAGGTGAAGTTGGTGAGTCGATCTACGAGGTCGCACTGCGCAATGGCTTCATCGGTACTGAAGCAGACTTCCTGAAAACCTTGGTTGGTAAATCGGCTTATCAGACAGCCGTAGATCAAGGCTTCGTTGGTACGGAAGCCCAATGGCTGCTGTCCATCAAAGGGGCTAAAGGCGACAAGGGTGAACAAGGCGAAGTCGGTGATTCCGCTTTCGAAGTCTGGCAAGCCCAACCAGGTAATGCTGGTAAGCCAATCGCTGACTACCTGGCCAACATCAAAGGTGAAGTTGGTGAAACTGGTAAGTCGGCATATGAAGCTGCAGTAGATGCAGGCTTCGTGGGTACTGAGGCTGAATACCTCAAATCGCTGGAAGGTAAATCTGCCTTTGATATTGCTAAAGAAGCTGACCCGTCTCTGGTAGACGAAGCTGACTTCTTGGAATCGCTGGTGGGTGAGACTGGTAAATCCGCTTATCAATCCGCCGTTGCTGGTGGGTTTGTGGGCACCGAGGCTCAATGGCTGGCGTCGTTGAAAGGTAAGTCCTCGTATCAACTGGCTGTGGATAACGGCTTTGTTGGTTCGGAAGCACAGTACCTGGAATCTCTCGAAGGTTCTGATGGTACCAACGGTACTAATGGTGAAGACGGTGCGGATGGTAAAACTGCATACGAACTCGCTCTCGCAGCTGATCCAGATGTCGGTACTGAAGCCGAGTGGCTCGCTTCGCTGAAAGGTGAAACTGGTCAAGCCGCTTACGATCTGTGGCTGGAACAACCTGGTAACGCAGGTAAGACTGAAGCCGAATTCCTGGCCTCCCTGAAGGGCGCTAAGGGTGATAACGGCACCGACGGTACTAATGGTACCAATGGTAAGTCTGCTTACCAAGTAGCTGTCGATGGTGGTTTCATCGGTACTGAAGCCCAGTGGCTGGAAAGCCTGGTGGGTGAACAAGGTGAGATCGGTAAAGGTCTGAACGTTATCGACACTATCTCGGAAGAACAATTCCAAGAAGTAGTTGATCTGGGTGAATCCGAAGTAGGCGATGCCTACATCGTTGATACTTTCCTGCACGTTTGGAACGGCACTGCATGGGTTAAGTCTAACTCGATGCAAGGTCCAGAAGGTCGTGGTCTAAACTACCTCGGCGAATGGCCTACCGGTGCTTCGCTGCCACTCGACGTGAACTACAAAGCTGGTGACACGTACGTATGGCGTAACTCGCTGTGGACTCTGGTTGAAACTCCAACTCGTCGTTGGGTTGACATCGGTGTACCTGGTCCTGTCGGTAAGTCTGCTTATCAGAGCTGGCTGGATATCGGTAACTCGGGTACTGAGTCTGACTTCATCGCTTCGCTGAAAGGTGCTAAGGGTGATCGTGGTACTGATGGTACCAACGGCACTAATGGTACTGACGGCGAGAAAGGTGATGATGGCGATTCCGCTTACCAAGTAGCGGTTAGCAATGGCTTCGTAGGTACTGAGGTTCAGTGGCTCGCTTCGCTGAAAGGCGATGAGGGTGAGAAAGGTGATCCTGCACTGGCATTCGAAATCAAAGGTCGTCTGACTAATGAATCGGAACTGCCTCGTCCAGGTAATCCAACTGAAGCTTACTACGTTGGTAGCGAACTCTACATCTGGGTTGTTGATGAAACTACTCCAGCGAATTCCGATTACGTGAACTTCGGTTCTCTGAACGGTAAGTCGGCGTACGAGATTGCTCGAGACGAAGGTTTCGTAGGTACTGAAGATGAGTGGCTTGCCTCTCTGCACGGTACTAACGGCGTTGACGGTACCGATGGTACTGACGGTCGTAACCTGCAAGTCAAAGGTACTCAGGCTAACCTGGCTGCTATCCAAGCATTGCCATCCCCAGTGGATCAGGATGCATGGGTTGCACTCGATACCGGTCACCTGCATATTCGTGTAGGCGCAGCTTGGATCGATGCTGGTCCTTTCCGTGGTGAAGATGGCCAAGATGGTGTTGACGGCAAGTCTGTCTACCAGATTTGGTTGGATGCTGGTAACTCCGGTACCGAAGCTGAATTCCTGGCTACCCTAAAAGGTGCCGATGGGGAAGACGGCGTCGATGGTACTAATGGCACGAACGGTACTAATGGCCGTAACGTAACCATCAAAGGTTCTGTAGCTAACCAAGCGGCTCTGCCTGCTGGCGCTGCTGAGCAAGATGCTTACACCACTCAAGACACTGGTACTCTGTACATGTGGATCTCGGGTGCTTGGGTTAACCTGGGTCAGTTCCGTGGTCCTAAAGGTGATACCGGTACGGCTGGTAATGACGGTCAAGACGGTGCTGATGGTGAGGTAGGTCCTGCGGGTCCTGGCCTGAACATCAAAGGCGAAGTTGAACTCATTGCCGATCTGCCTGATCCATCTACCCTGGAAGTAGGTGATGCTTACTACACCCAAGAAGATGGTCGTCTCTACCAAGTGAACGATGCTGGTGTTTATAACCCAGGTATCTATCTGCGTGGTGAGAAAGGTGATGATGGTTCTGCTGGTATTCAAGGTCCAGCTGGTACTTCGATCACCATCATGGGTTCGTACGCTACTGAGTCGGCTCTGATTGCCGCACACCCAACTGGTTCTGCCGGTGAAGGTTATCTGGTAGGTAGCGATCTGTACCTGTACGGCATCAACCCTGTTGGTGGCGCTACTGAGTGGTTCAACGCTGGTCCTGTTCGTGGCCCTCAGGGTGAACAAGGTATCCAGGGTAAAACTGGTCTGAAGGGTAACACCGGTAATACTGGTGAACGTGGTAGCCTGTGGCTGGTACTGCCTAACGGCGTATCGGAACCAACTCCTGACTACGGTCGGAATGGTGACTGGGCTGTTAACGCACAGTTCGATACCTTCTACAAAGACAACACTAACGGTTGGCTGCAGATGGGTCGTCTGGTTGCTGGTGACGTGAACTCGCCGCTACCTAACCTCGGTAAGGTTGTACGTCTGGGTAATGCCTGGGTGGCACTGCCGGTTGATGAAGTACCAAGCCTCGTAAGTGGTAAGGTTTACGGTCGTCAACTGAAAGCTGGTGAAACGACTATCGGTGAGTGGGTTGAAATCCAGTTCCCTGCATTCCCTGAACCAACTGCTGACAACATCCTTTACGGTCGTCGTCGTGCTACTGGTCAGAGCAACGGTGCATGGGTAGCTGTCCCAGCTGGTATCGCAGACCTGACGGTCAAAGACGGTAAGCAGATGGTTCGAGTGTTCGAAGCTGCTGGTTCGGCTCCGATCTGGAAAGAGCTAGTGATGCCTGCATCGGGTATCAGTGAAGCTCCGACCACCGCCGGTAAAACCTACCTGCGTTCTGGTCAGAATGCTAACTGGGTCGAATACACTGGTATCAGCGCTCCATCCGATACCAAGAAGTATCTGCGTACTTCTACCGACTGGGTTGCTTTCGATAGCTACGACACTGCATCTACTGCTGTCGCCGCTGCCACAGCAACCGCTACGTTCAACGCTGCTACCCAGCAGTTGATGGATATCACTAACACCTCGGGTGCAGTGGCTAAGACCATTAACTTCACGAACTTGCCTGCCGCAGGTCGTGCGACTACGCTGGTACTGTTGGTACGTGGTTCGACTGCAGCTATCAGCTTCCAAATCAACGGTGTTGCTGTAACGGCTTCCAACCTGATCTGGAACGGTGGTATTGCTCCGACCTATCAAGCTGGTATCAACGTCGTAACCTTCTTGGTTATCGGTGGTGGTTCGCCTGTGTTGATCGGTGCTGTTGGTGCTCAGACCGCCAGCTAATGACATGGGCTTCCCTTCGGGGAAGCCTTATGTTCATCCTATGAAACCTTTCCAATCAAGGAATACCCATGACTTTAGTTACTAAAAATACCCGACTGATCGAATCAGATACTGGCGATTATCCAGTATATCTGAGTGAACTGGCCAGTCGTGTCAAGACCACCATCTTCCCATCGACCATTGATTCCGACGAACTGATTGCTTACGGTTATGAAGTCGTCTACGATACAACTGTACCTACAGGTGACGTTGTAACTGAGGGTGCTCCAGAACTGCGTGACGGCGAATGGTATCGTACTTACACCGCTCGCGACTACACTTCAGAAGAAGTTGCTGTTTCCCTGGCTAGTGCAAAATCTACTCTGGAAACTGCAATTGAAGCTTTCCGTGTGGCTCAATTCGAACGTGGCTTCCCGTATCAGTTTGCCGAAGGTCTGTATCACGTACAGATCCGTACTACTGATCGACTGAACATCACGTCTATCCGTACTGTAGCTAAAGAAGCTATCGCTGCTGGGCAACCGCTACCAGTTTCCTTCCGTGTATACGAGAACGTCAACGTTAGCCTTACTGCAGAAGAATTCGTAGCTATGGCTGATGCTACATTCCAACGTGTGACTGAAGGTTACGCAGCTGGCTGGGCTCTGAAAGACCAAGTTAAAGCTGCTACCACTCTGGCTGAACTTCCAACCATCCCAGATGAGTTGTTTGCTGCCGTAGAAACGTTTGGTGCATAACGACATAAAGCCTCCCCTAAGGGGAGGCCTTTATGCCATTTCGAATGAGATCACGGAAGTCTTCATCGATCGCCCCTACAGGAGCGAACTCTTCAGGATCGGTGTCTGACATCGGTGGTGCCAAAGAATGCTTCACGTTTATCAGACTGAAGTACCGAGCATCAATCCAGTTGATATCCATGTTGTGCTGAGTAAATGAACGGAACTTAACGAACTCGTGTCGTTTCTCTTCGAGGGTTAGTTCAGATGGATCACGATCAAACAACTTCGGATGTACGATGTTGAAGTCTGGCATCAGTGTACCAACGATTGCTACGTGGTGTAACTTAAACCAATTAGCAAAGTCGTAGATAATCATCGCACCGAATTCATCAGCGAGTCTTTCTATGGTAAGCTCTTCGATGGTGTATTCCACCAGCTTAACATTCAGTTCACTACCGTATTTCAGCTGAATGATTTCTATTAGCGTAGCACGCTCACTAGGAGACATCGTGTAAGGCGCTGTGTTGACCGCTAAGCCGATTTCATCCGCTTGCCGTGTCATCCCATCCATCATGTTGATATCCGCTTCAGCGAGCATCTGGTAAAGGAATGGAGCTAGTCCTGTTTCGAAGCTAGCGTTAATCGTAGCTGCACTGTTCTCACCACCACGATTAGCCCATGCTTCATCAAATGCCGCTTTGGTAATCATGCCATCGGTGAGTTTTTCCCAGTCATCAAAGTCTCGTTCCCAGTACCCAGGATTGCTTACGAGTTTTGCTGCTGCTTCTTGGCTGATGTTAGCAATAACACCAAGCCGTGTGTCCAATAGTTCGTCAATACCTAACAGGATACGACGAATCATTTCTTAAGCCCGTGCTTAACCAGCATGGACACTGTATCGCGCTCATGCGTCGAAGCAACCAAAAGCATGAAGAGCCATGGGTTCTCGCTCAAGATCGCTTTTAGCGTGCCTGTAGGCGCTCTACGTGACAGCGTGGTGTGGTCAATGATACCAGACTTGTCAGTATAGAGTTCTATCCGGTTACAGAAGTAATCGATAGCTGCAGCGGGTTGTTCTAGTTGCAGCATAAAAGCAGAAACTGCAGACATGAACAGGATATAGAAATCTGGGATGTTGCGGATATCATCATACACCCGACGAATAAACGATTCGTTCTTACCTTCGCGTAACAGGTGATGTACACGAATGTTGGAGATTGCAGATACCAGGTTAGGGAGCATCGACTTATCATTAACAGGATTCAAAGCCAGAAACTCTTCTAACCCTTCCATCCACGCTTGGCGGATGGAATCGATTAGAGATGGATTCATGTAAGGTTATTCCTCAGCATCATTGCCGACAGATATACCGACAACGTTTTGTTTGATTTGACAATGCTTGGCGACTCAGCCATGATAGAACTAAGTGAAGCTTCACCAGTCTCCATGATCTGGCGATTCATTTGGTTGTAAGCTTCTGCGTCGCCACCACGGAACTTAACGAGTTCCAATACAGAAGTCTTCAAACCTTTCGAAACGTTTACTTGGATCTCTGGTCCGGATAGACGAGAACCTTTAGAATCACCAGAAGCCTGACCCGAGCGTTCATCCACTACGTGGCTTGAACCTGGGATAGATCGCTTCTTAGCCAGCATCTGTACTTGTCGACGGAGTGGCAACATGCCGATCAAGTGTTTGTTTGGTGTTAGATAAACTTGACCCGTGGATTGGTCAGTCAGACGTAATTGCTGGAAGAGTTCAAAACCTAAAGCCTCAGCGACTTTATAGTTCCGTTCAATGCTCAGTGTTACGTCGGCTAGGTTAGGAGCATACAGCGTTACGTACTCTGCACCGCTCTCTAGGTTGTTAATCCATTGTTCAAATTCTGCATCGGACATTCGCTTGAACATCTCTGCCATGAGCTCTTTATTTTTGCTCCCTGGCAGAAACATGTCAATGAAATGCAATGCATCCTTTTCTGCTGCTTTGCGTGACATCGTATTTCTCCATTAATGAATACTATACGATTAGACCGGATAGATAGGTCTCGCATCTGCACCTACGGGCGGCAATCGATGCATACGGAAGAATGGCAGTACACATTGACGGTAGTAGTTACACCACTGTTCGATGGTGTACGGTTGGTTCGTAGTGAACCAGAACTTCGCCCAGTCTTGTGGGTATTGATTTAAAATGTCATTCATGAAGTTTGACATTTCAATAGTAGTGGTCAGCTGTACCGTCATGCGACGATTTAGATCTTCAGCTAGTTCAGGATCGACGGCACGCGTCATTTCGAAAATGAATTGATTATAAGACATGTTGTGTTCCTGTTAACTAAAGCTCGCCGCAATAATTAACATCTGTTATTTGGGAAAGAAACTTGGTGATAAGATGCCGGTGACAGAACTTGCCAGCACGACAGTAACAACCGAATGCGATTTGTTCATGGCTTATCAACCATTCGAAAAATTCTGGGTAGGTGAAGTAACGCCATTCCAACATCGCCATGTATTGGCACTCGTATTCTTCTGGAGTAATGGCATTAGACTTAACTCCCATTACAATGTCCCATGTGGGAGCCAGTTGCCACATACCTGATTTAACGGTAGTGTCGTAATACGGGATCGTGTTGAACACTAGGTTCTCTAAACGACCAAGCTGGAATGTGTATACGTTCATCGTTATTTGTATCTGTAAGGTGGTGGAGGACCTTTTGGTGGCCGGGAGGGTAGTGGGTTACGACGAACCCACCTTTCGTTCGATTGTCCCCATCCAGGGACACCCTCTTTACCCTCAGCACAATATTCGTGTAAGCAGCAGCCTTCAGCATCCAATTTACAACGGTGCCTGAAGAACCACTCTAACGGTGTGGTAATTGGCCAGAACAGCCAACGCATGAAGGTGTCGTAGTGAGACATTAGCTGGCGGTAGCCTCTAGTGGTTTGATCTTGGCTTTGTCTTCTTTAGACATCCAGTATGGAACGTATTCGAAGCGCAGCATGCGAACCAGGTCTTTGGTCGACAGGAACTTCTTCTCGCATAGGTGTTCTTCTTCTTTCACCATCCAATAACCACGGGTTTCACCCAGCAGTACATTCCAGTCGTAACCCATCTTGATCAGACCTTCGTAAAGATCTTTCGGAGTAGGGGTATCGAACTCACGTTTGAAGTGAATGAACTGCAGCAGTTCCGATTGGATTTCAACAGCACGACGCAGCAGTGGGTCAGCGTTGAGTTTCTGACGAACCTTGGTACGGCTCAGCGATACATCTGGACGCAGTTCTACGAAGTAGTTCTGTACGTTACCACCAATGCCCCAAGCGTTCTCTTTGCAGTAGTGGAACTCAGTCAGTGCTACCAGAACACCTTCAGACTGTGCAACGATGATCGGTACAGCCAGGTCAGCGATACCACCTTTTGGACGGAGGTTCTTAACTTCCAGAATACGGAGGTCAGAGTCGCCTTGCATCGACGTAGAGTTATCCAGTGGGTACACTGGCATCTTATCGTTGTTCAGCAGAGGCTTGTTCGATACGACGTCCCAGACGTTGTTAGGCAGAGAGTAGAAGCCACCCGATACACCTTTCAACACGGTATCTTTCTTCATACCGGTCAGGTTACGCTTATCGGTTGGATACATCTCCATCTGAATGATGTCACCAACGTGAGCAGTCAGAATGAAGTGAGAACCGGTTTGTGCTGCGACTTGTGGAAGCTGGTTGAACAACTGGTTCTTAGCTTTACCGTTAGTCATGGCGTCGGTGTTGTTCTTACCGTCACCGATTTTGTTCTTGGCATACATCTCATCTACAGCAGATACAATGAACTTCGAGAACGAGTCAATGAACGCAGTAGTTGGGTGAAGACACTTCTTCAGCTGGCCATCGACATCTTTGAATGGCGATGTACGCATGTGCGTCTTAGGATCTTTTGCTTTGGCATCCAGAGCTTTACGCAGCGTGAAGAAGAACTCGTCACCGGTGTACTGAGACAAGTCAGTGAACATGAACTGTGGATCGTTGTTGAAATCGATAGCTGCGATTTCAGGGCAGTGCTTAGCTACAGATGCAAAACGTGCAACTGGATTGAGTGTACCTTCAGTGTCGTACACCATCGAGTGGGAACCCGGCATAGCACGACGCACCATGGACAGCATGTAAACACCGAGGGCTGTCTTAAAGTTGTTCGGACGAGATACAATCCCGTTCAAAGCACCTAGACCACCGTTGAGGATCATCTCCCCGTGTTCACCTTCTTCGTAATGACCTGTTGACACATCCATCAAACAACCTACGTTTACAGCAGGTCTGAATGAAGGTTTCTTAAATTCGCCAAACATTGAATTTCCTCGTTGATGTTATAGAGCAATCAATTAATTGAGTTCAAGCGTAATTTTATGTCTAGACTCCCGAATTCATTAAAACAAGGTAGCTACCATGTCTCTCTTTACTCGCTATGGTACGAACGAAGTCGTATCTAACGAATCGGCTGACAATGTTCAAGTCGATCCTATCCGTCAGTTCTACATCGCATGTGAAAGTATTTCCATGGAAGCTGCCGAGATGGGTATGATCTCTGGTTGGTTTGCTCGTATGGGCGCAAACATTTCCATGTCGATCAAACGTGGCTTTGAGCTGATGACCACTTTCAATTGGGCACCACTCACCACGCTGTATCCTGCTAACATGCAGACTGTAATGCGTTCTCTGGATTACATGGTCATCCAAGAGAAGATCGTTTCTCAGCCTCGTGGCTTCAGTGGTAACTTGCATGACTACGTAATGGGCTTACAGCCACGTATTCAACTGGCTGCTACTATCAAGACCGCTGTGCTAGATCCAGCTATCCAACGTCTGGGTTACTACGTTACCAACCCTGCTGAACGTGGGGATCGTCGTGACTTCCCAGGTGGTTCGATGGATGCTGGTCAGATCGCTAAGTTGTACGCTGAAGAAGCCAAGTACTTCAAAGGTGGTAACGACGCTACCAATACCTTCGGTGCTCTGTTCTCTAACAACAATGAGTTTGTTAAAGCTGAGTTCCAGATGGTGAGTTATGGTAAGCTGCTGGATCAATGTTCTCCAACCGTTGTCCGTGCTTCGGTAGAACAACTGACAGCTGTTGCATCGGGTCTGTTTAAGTCACTGTCTTCGGAACGTGATCCAGCCTCTAAGCAACTGATCCAAACAATCGGCAACGAACTGGCTAACGTAGCTAAGTGGGTTGAGTGGTACGCCATTCAGATCACCAAGCTTACAGAAGTTAACCAAGTGTTCGCTACGCTTGAGAAAGAGCTCCGCTGATGGCATAAAGGCTTCCCCTAGGGGAAGCCAATATGTCGTTATGCGATAACCACAGGTGCAGCGCAAATAGCGAAGACCCGTTGAATGTCGTTACGGAACGTTGCTTCATCGGAATAACGTAACCAGCAAGGGATTGCCCTGCGAATACGATTCCATCCACAGTCCGGGGAGCTTTTGGCTTCATTGAGACTTGGGATACCCTTAAGGCAATGATCCGCAATGCAAGTAGGGAACTTTAATGCATTGGCGTCACGTACCAAACACATTTGATCGTTCAGTGACATGGCTTTAGCATATCGTTCCCTGACAACATCACCGCCGACCCACTTAGAGTGGATAATGGCTAACACACACATCCGTTTAAAATCATTGTCAAGCTTTGCGCACCAGCGCAGCCCGATTCGTGTAAAGAACCGGGCAATGACTTCCTGGAGTTTGGTTAGTAGTTTCATGGAATACCCGCTATTTAGGTAGAATGAACTGCGTATACGGACTCTGGTAAATTGCAGAACCTTCATCCGTTTGGAACACAGTCGCGTATGTGTAGGCACGAGGCCCAACAGCAATGACCAACACTTCTACCTTCGTATACCCAGCACCGATTCGGTTAAGTTGGTTACGAGTTGGAATATCCAAACCGAGACACAACTTGAGTTCCACGTCTTGCCCACGGAACTTAATCTTCGGATTAACCGATTCAGTATTCTGAGTGATCGTTTTCAGAAGCTGTCGGATCTCTTTCTTTCCAGACGAGACCTGCTCGAAAAATGCGGACGTTATATCAAAAGCTTCAACCCCGTTACCCAGCTTTCCTGTTAGGTAATCGTCTAGCTGTCGCTGGAGCTGCTGGAAGGTCGCTACGGCATCATTTGCACGTCGCGGTGGGTTGAGGGTACGGCTGACTAGTTTATAGTCGGCAGTCGACAATACCAAGATGTCTGTGTGCTTCGACAACAGATCCGAGTTTGCAGTTTCAATGCGGTTACGGATTTGAGCGTTGAACACGTTAGCCAAGTTGAGAATACCCAATTCAGGATTATCACTTGGGAAACACGCAGCGTGCATCGCAATGACGGATTCCAGATATGCATCTGGTTCGTACGCTTTGTAAACACCAAAGGTTGCTTCAGAAATCGGTCGACCAATCAACAGATCAGCTTTCGCTAATTTATCTTTCGGTGTGTCCTGCGGTTTGAAACCGTAGTTATGCATGCGACCGAGGTTATACATGTAATAGTATCCATCCGGATCTTCACCTGTATTAAACCCAAACAACAGACGTGATTCCATCACTAACGGATTCACTGGTTGTTTCTTAAGCTTGTTGACCTTCTCGCCTTCTTGTTTGATTTCAACCGGTGCGGCTTTTACTTCATGTCCCGCACCTAACAAAGCATTCGCGTCTGCTTTGTCATTACCCATGTCGTTGGAATGCCCCTTGATCCACAAGAGTTCAAGTTTACGTTTAGGCTCTTCCCACGATGCCTTTAACTCAGACAACCTTTTCCAGTAATCAACGTTAGCTACTGGCATGCCATCTGATTTGATCCAATTATTTTTCGCCCACTTTGGAACGTACTGCGTTAGACCCTTACGAACATACTCGCTATCCATCAGCATAGTCATTTGTTTCGCAGGAGATTTCAATGCATATTCAAATGCACCAATCGCAGCACCGAGTTCCGCTGTGTTATTGGTTGGGTTCTTTTCGATCGCACCATACGCATCGATATACTCGATTACCGTTACAGTTTCCGAAGCAGGTACATCTTTGTACCCTTTAGCTGTCGGTTGCTGTTTGGTCGCCGCTTTGGAAGACATAGCGACGTTACTGTAGGTGTAACCGTGAATTCCCCAACCTGCTTTATTCTGACGGAATGAACCATCAGTATAAAGAACAATACCATCCATTATGTCATCCTCACGAAGAAATAAACCACACTAGATTATTAATCCAGCCAGTCTTTTTACTTGCAGGACGACTGCCACTCGCGATAGGCTTTCTCTATTTTAGACCTTTCGTTATTCACATACTTCTTCATTTCCTTGATATGATTCGTAAGGATAACATCGTCATCCCCAGGTTTCACCAATGGAGGAAGGTTAGCGAATACAGGAGTAGCGGGTGGAATTCCAGCTGACGGCAGAATAAATGGCGGACATGTTGTACTTGTTGCTTGTTCCGCACGTTCTATTACTACGGTCTTTTGTGGAGGTGCAGGTGTCTCTTTTGTTGTATGAGTTGACGTACTAGAGACGCTGGAGACATTGCTGGTATGAACCTCTGTGTAATACACGAAGTTATTTGGTTGGTTTAAGACACAACCGCTGCTCAAGAAGAACAGTAAAAATAGAGCATAACGCATGGTTACTCCCATTGGTAGTTTACTTGAGAAGGTCGTCCAATCGGCGACGACGAGCGTCGAAATCAGGTTTCTCATAGGTAGCCTTGAGGTCCTTGAGTTCCTGAACGATTACACGGTTCTCAGCTTTAACAGCATCCAACTCAGTACCCACCCAGAAGATCGTAGCAAGCATAAGCATGATACAGAACAACATGAAGGTGATGTACCGGTTTTCCAGCAGAACCTCTTTAATTGCGCGTTCACCAAAGATCGCGCGCTTGAGGAACGGCCACAAGGAGAGCAAGGCTTGTGTAGTTACGATGACCATGATTACCTCTAGTCAGAGTTCTCAACTACGCCTACCCGTTAACGCACTCCGGCGTTTTCTATCGCAAGACAGCTTTCAAAACGGTAGACAACATTCCCATGGGGAACTCCCCACTCTACCATGGCGTTTATCGTTAACACAAGCGGGACTATCAATTTTATAGATGGATTACCATCGCCCGCTCATGAGGACCGTTAAATGTATAACTTGAAAGGTTTCATTGGATACCCTTCCATGGTCAGTAACGTACCTGACCAAGTTGCGAAATTCGGTGAGATTTCTAAAAACAGTCTCACCTATGCAAAAGACGTAACGACCCACACCAGCACGCCAGTACCGAATACAGTGTTTTTTTCCTTTCATAGCGTAAGGGATGAAACCAAGGTAGATGTTGATGCAGCAACCAAGGACCTGGTCCTCAAGCTGTCTAAATATCTACTGGACCGTGCTATCGCTGGTTCGATCACTTCTGATCCACAAGTCGTTCGTCAACTCGTTCTGGCCGAATTCGGTCCATTACTTAAATCTTTCTCGACTGGTAAGATGCTTACCAACAACACGATCTGGTTGCCAGAGTATGTTGTCTTCGAGATGTCTGCTCCAGCCGAAACTAACCGCGTCCAACTCTGGTACGCAGATGAATCGTTTGCTGGTCAGTATGATGAATACTTCATCGACATCGTTCACCCGTTGATTCCGTACGATGACTTCTTCAAAGATCCGCTGGTTGTTATCGAAGCGTTGAAAGCCTACGACCTCGATGAGAAACTCGCTGAGGTTCAAGCTAAGCGTGCAGAGTATCCGTATACTCAACTGAAGTCGTTAACCTACGACTACGTTAACTCACGTGACACTACACAGCGTTACCCAGCTCGCTGGATGGCATTGCTGTACGGTGTAGCTGCTGACAACCAAGACTTCATCAATGACAAGATCATTGCTGATATCATGGCTAATACCACACATACTCGTGAAGAGTGGGAAGCGATTCTACCGGACCTTTTTAAGAAGACCGAGTTCATTATCACTCCGTTCTGGCATAAGTACTCGGTAGAAGCAGGTATCTTAGGTGCAGGTTTCTATAGCCCGATTGTAGACCCACGTACTGAAGTTGTATTGCTACGTCGTACTGCTCGTGGTCCAGCTTACACCACAGCTTGGGTTAACGCTCAATACGAACTGGCATCGCATACTTACAAGTCTGTGGCTTTCGGTGTTGTTGGTAACCCGCAGAACCGCGGTGGCATTGTACGGTTCTCGAAGCAGTTCCCAGACTACATGTTGGTAACGAACAACACAGCTGACTTTGATCGACTGGATCCAGAAACTACAGGTGAATGGTTGCTGGTGTTTGCTAACCTGTTGAAGGTTGCAGAAACCATGGACCGTTACACTTCAGTACCACTGGGTGTATCGCGTATGATTCGTGATGGTGTAGTTTATGCATCGGCAGTGTTCCAACGCGTGAATTATCTGGTCGTTACTAAGTCGTCCGTAGAAGAGTTTACATAACAGGGGCCTTCGGGCTCCTTTATGCCCAATCTGATGATTAATCAATCCACATGGGCGCTGTCATGGCTAACGTAATCCCGCAAATTGGAATCAAAGGACGCTGGGAGGTCAAGAACCCTTTCGTGACGAAACCAGGTCTCCTTTATACACTCGGTGCAATCCGTTCGTTCATCGACCTTGAGAACAAAGGCGAGAACGTATTCGAAACATATTACGGTCCGATGGCTATTGCCAATTCAGTATACACTGAAGACCGTCGTAATGGTGTAATGATCCTGACACTGTTGTCAGATACCGATGCACCTATCTACATCCCTTCTTCTTTTGTAACAGCTTATCCTTCATTGGATTCGAAAGCTTATCACCACGTTGTGTTGTCTGCATCGTGCGGTGCTTTACCTGTTACGGTATCTTTAGATTTCTTGACGACTCAAGTAGCGAAAGTTATCTCGGATACAATCGGTGTTGAACCTACGATCAACATTGGTGTAGTTCCTCTGTTGAGTGTGGTTACTCCAGAGCAACACGAAACCAACGAAGCTAAACGTGAAGCTGCGATTTCCAATCGTACGACTGATTACGCTCGGCTTGCTGAAGAGCAACAAAAGAATCTAGCTCTCACTCAACGCTTGGCAGTTGCTGAGCAAATCATCAAGAAACTGAAAGATCAAGGCTTGATCCCTTAACGGAGTTCGTATGACTTATTTCAAAACCCATAAGCTTTCGTCTATGCTCGCTAGCCTAGAAGACAGCGATGGCGTAGCACGCCAAGTAGATGTAACCAATGCTTCGGCATCTGCCACCAAAGATCATCCAGAAGCACCTACCGCTGAAGCTGATTCGAAAGGCGAAGCTGCCACTGCTGCTGATACCGTTAAAGCCGGTGATAGTGATGGTGTTACTCCCGCTATCCAAGACGCTATCAATGAAGGCGTCCAAGTCGGTGAAGACATCACCAAGATGGAAGCTTGTAAAGCTGCCCTGGAACACCACATCGGTCACGTAGAAGCCTACATCAACCGTAACGAATCGGTTCCTAGTTCTCTGGCCAAAGCTATCCAAGTAAGCCTGCGTCGTCATGATGCTAACTTCTTTGCTCGGACAGTACCTTCCCTGGAATCGTTCGATGCTCCAGTCGGTCGTATGACTGTGTCTCTGGAACTGTTGGACAAACTGAAGGAAGGCGCTAAATCGGTAGGTAAAGGCATTGTTGCCGCGATCAAGAAACTGATCGAAAATATCATGAATGCCTGGAACTTCATGTCAACCAACCGGGAAGAATTGCTGAAGCGTTTGCAAGCTGCTGAGAAGATCATCAAAGCGGGTGGTTTGAAAGAAGGCGCAACCATCAACTACGGTGGTCTGAAGTCCCTGACCATGAACGGTGCGATTGCTGGTTCCGATGGGACAACAGTAACGACTCTGCTTTCCGCTTCAGAAGGTCTGATGATTACTTGGCCAAGCCGTATCCTTCAGATCGTTGAAGGGGCTAAGAAGAAAGCTACAGGTATGGACACAAACGACGAAGAACAAATGCGCGCTATGGTTCAAACCCTGTTCAGTACTTTGGGTGCAAGTTTCAAAGACTGCTTCAATGGTCTCGATATTGCGGTTCAACGCGATCCAAGCGGCCAGTCGATTGTTAAGACTCCTCCACTGCCTGGTAACCGTGAAGTTTCTTTGACTTACCACAATGACAAATTGTCAGATGGTAATCTGGTAGCTTCCAACCTGGCAAGTGCACTGGTAGTTAAACTGTCCCAAGTCGAAGGTGCTGATGCTCCATCGGCTGACGTCGCCGTCCCAAGTGCACAAGAACTGGCAGCTGGTATTGATCGCACTAAGAAGCTGTTGGACATCGGTAATCGTCGTGCAGAAGTAGCCGATAAGCTGCGTGAGTTCATTTACGACATTACTCAAGAAGGCACCCCATTCGGTCAGTTCATGATGTCCTACGTACTTGCCGCCCTTGGTTTCTCCGTCAGTTACCTGGGTTATCTCAACACCACATCTAAAGCACTCGTAGGCTACTACGAGAACGTCGCCGCTACCGCTGGCAAAGCCGAATAAGGAACCATCATGGCTAAGAAAGTAAAACTCACCAAACTGTTGGCGAGCATCGAATCGGAGGACGGCGTAGCCCGTCCAGTCGATGTAAAAGAAACCAGTTCTGAACTGGGTCCAAAAGAAGTGCAAGATGTAGCCGATGATGGTTCTGGCAAAGGTGATGTTGCTGAAGCTGCTTTTGAAGTAGAAGTAGACGGTAAAGACTTTACTGCTATCGACGAAGCATCCAAGCGTCAAGGTGAAGCGATCCATAAGAAACTGGAGCGCTTGGAAGAAGCATGTGCTTCTACTGAAGCATACATCGGGATCTTGCGTGGCTCTACCCGTTTCGGTCTGGAGTCCGCTACCGCTTCGGTAATCGCTCACGATCTGAAAGGCATGTATCCGAAGTTCTTCTCTAAGTTGACCACTTCGTTGGAAGCTATTGATGACGATGCTGGGCAACTGCGTATCGGTCACACCAAAGAAGCTGAGAAAGAAGCTACTGGTCGTTTGGCTAAACTGAAAGAAACCGCTAAGGGTGTCATTGAGAAATTCTTGACAATCATGCGTGAATTCTTCGCTAAGATCAAGCAAGCCTATACCAAGGTCAAAGAGGCGATCAAAGGGGATAAGGCTAAGTCTGATGAACTGAAACAAGTTATCAAAGCACTGCCTGCTCCTGGCCAACCAGTAAAAGCTACTCTGTCACTGACAGCTGGCACTAAAGCTGGCGAAGCTTTGAAGAAAGCTGCTGCTTCGAAAGAACCAGTTGCTAAGCCACCTGCCGAAGTTACCCTAGACCCAACTAACCTGTTGACTATCGATGGTGAAGTTGTTCTTGATGACTCGACTAAACCAGTCGAAGCTCTTGACTTCTTCATTGCCTACTGTGCACAAGTCAAACCTGCTGTTGATAAATCGATGGCTGCATTGAAGCAGTTGATGGATAATCCACGGGAAGGCACGTTCGATAACGCAGGTGACAAAGCTGCAATTGATGAGATTATCAGTAGCACTGTAGGTAAGGTTGCACTGCCGACGTTTGAATACGGTGGTAGCAAATTTGTTGAAGGTGAACGTGGCGCTGGTTTCTGGTCGTTCAAGGCCGAAGGCGAATCGGGTGAATCTACCAAGACCATCCCACTGCCATCGAAACAAGAACTCGAAAAGTGGAACGACGCCGCTGCCGACATCATGGACAAAGCTGACGATGTTAGTGAAGCTTCCAAGAAAGCTACTGAAGCACTGGAAGAGTTCACTAAATGGCTGGAGACCAACAAGTCTAAGTTCACTAACAGTGTAAGTAATTGGATTCTGTTCCCAACTTACATTCGTACAAACCTTTGGACTCTGACCAACCATACTCAACGTGTGATCCAACAGCGTCTGTGGGCTATCGATTCGTGTACTCGTGCACACATCGCTGGTAACTCGTTGAAAGGCGAAAAGTAATCCCATCTAACGAAGCTTACAGTGAGGGACCCGAAAGCACATTTACGCATATGGGTAATACCTACAGTGTGGATGCCTTACTGGACCTGACAAGGAGCACTCCCGTAGTTGATTTCGATCTCCGTCAGGTTACGTGGATGATCGATGACGACTACGATGTCAAACGCATGCGTGCTGCTGACACGAGTATTCCGATTATTGTCACACAGCTTCCTACAGGTGAATGGGTTACGTTGGATGGTTACCACCGAGTCATTAAAGCGGCTTGGCAGGAAAAGCGTAAAACCATTCCAGCAAAGATCGTCACGCCTCAAATGCTGAAACAGCTCAAAACCCTTTAACGTTTGGTTGGTGCCTCTGGTACCAACCTTATGTAACTTTAATCCGCGGAGTAACACCACATGGCTAAGCCAGTAACTAAAAAACCAGCAGCTAAGAAGCCTGCTGTCAAAAAACGTTTTCAAGATGCAATGGGTCTTCTGGCCTCGATGGAATCTGTAGCCATCGCCGAAGACAAGAAAGTTTCCGTTGACGCTCCTGTGCAGAAGGACGTCAAGATCGAAATTACCGAGTCGGTCAAACCGAATGAAGAAGTAGATGCTTCTGTTTCGAATACCCCGACTAAAGAACTGAAAGACACCACCCAAGACGGTACCGCACAGACCCAAGACGTTGGTAAAGTGTCCGTTAAGGAAACCACCGACGCTGGTAACGCAGGTGAAGAAGATGCTGTTACTAACAAGACTCCTGACGCTGTATCGGCTGGCGAAAAAGATCTTACCACTGGTGTTGTTTCTCAAGAAGACGCTATCGAAGCGAATGAAGCAGAACACATCGAGCCAAAAGAAGCTGACGATTCGGTAATGAACGTTGAGCAAGCTGTAGAAGATCTTGAGAACCAAGGTATTACCGTTGGTTCCGATTCTGCCCTGCAAAAGGCTGAAGCTGTTGGTAACGACCTGGAGAACATCAACAAGGTCGAAGCTGCTCTGGAACAATACCAGACCATGCTTGTTGGTATGCGCAAGGCTGGTAAGAAGCCTACTCGTGAGTTCGCTCAAGCTGTCCGTATCGCCTTGGAATCTCATGACCGTTCATTCTTCCGTCCTGTTGTTGCCTCACTGGAAGACATCGGTCGTGTTGACACCCAACTGGTTGCGGCTAAAGGTCTGGAATCGGCCATCGGTGGTAAGCTGAAAGAACTGGGTGCTGCTGCAGGTAACGCCATCGCTCGTCTGATCGAAATGATCATGGACGCATGGAACCATTTCCGTCGTGATACCCCGAAACTGATCGAAGAACTGGACAAGACCATCAAGTCTATCCAGGCCAAAGACCTCGACGCTGGTAAAGAAGTACAGTCGAAAGGTAGTGGTCGTCTGATGATCAATGGTAACTTTGTGGGTGACTCCGTTGAAGTTGTTCGCAACGTTGAGAAGACTGCACAAGAACTGTTGGTTGAATGGCCACAAGCTCTGATCAAACTGGTTGGTACTACCCAGAATGCTGGTAAGACTCAAGTAGTCGCTACCGAAGACTCCAGTGTTGAGAACCGTATCGAAGATGCTGCTCAAGCTGCACTGGAAGCTACCTTCGCTCAGTTCAAACAAGTCGATTCGGGTGAAGCTCCATCTAGCCTGAGCTCTTACTCGATCATCACTCGTTCGCCAATCATGCCTGGTAACAAGGCAATGTTCATTGGTATCAATGATGGCACCAACGCTTCTGAGAACGTAGCCAGCGGTAAGGCATTCATGAAGTTTGATTTCGCTTCTGTGGGTGATGCTGAAGGTGGTGTTGAAGCCGTTAAGATCCCATCCAAAGAACGCGCTATCGCTTCTCTGAATGCCGTCAAAGGTATCGTTGCTAACCTGATTGGTAAAGACACTTCGATGGCTGCTCTGAAGCAACTGCGTAAGTCGGTTGGTTCAGATAACAAGGTTGGTCAAGGTGCGGTATCTGCTGCTCTGATGCAACACCGTGCATTCATGGGTTATCTGACCTCGTTGGTTAAAGCCTACATCGGTTTCTACAACGAAGTATCCAACAAAGGTGGTTCGTCTACTGAAGTTGCTATCCGTGAAAACAACGCTGCAGCTAAGACTGACGGCAAAACCAAAGACCACGAAGATGATTCTGTAGTCTCCACTCAGTAAGGTACAATCATGACCGATATCACTTTAGCACAGGTTGGCGCTGACCTGGCACGACTGCACCAGTATAATCTGGCGCTGGAAGGCTTTCAGCGAGTGATGCAAGGTCGTGAAGTAGTTACTGGTCCAACGGCGATGGCAATGCGCATCGCCTTGGAGGACGCTGAAGTTGACCAATCGGAAAACAAAGGCGTAACTGGTAAAGACCTCGTGACCGGCATCAAGAAAGTCGGCATCACTCTCAGAAACATCATCCAGTGGTTACTACGTACCATCGGTAAGTTGATTGAGAAGATTGGTCAGGGCATGCAGCGTCTTGGTGAAGCTGGACGTAAGAACGATAAACGCATCAAAGCAATGTCGTCAGACCAAGTAGCTCTGTTGAAAGGCGAAGCTGAAGCAGGTACCTTCAAGTTCAATATAAACCAGCTGTGTATTGCAGGTGAGTTTGTTGGCCATGAAATGGAACATGCTCACATCGCATCGAAGTTTGTACGTTGGTTGATCACTGATTACATCAATGGTTTTATTCGTGTGTTGGAAGGTACAGAGAAGCTGGTTACACAGCACATGACTGATGAATCGCCAGAAGCATTCCTGAAGGCACTGGGTTCCTTGATTGGTAGTTCCATTCATTTCCCAGGCGTTAAAGGAGCTACCGAAGATTACGCACCAGAGTTCGATACTGACAAAGAACATACCTTGCGTACTGTTCCAATGCTCGGTGACTTTGGTTTGGTGATGTTTGATCCTGCGGCAGCAGCTACCGTATTCCCTCAGGGTGTGGAGAAGATCCAACAGTATCTCAAGATTGATGTTGTCGAATACAACACCAAGAAAGAATTTGTTGGTGACAAGCTACCTTATCCTGGTGCTGACCATTTGAAACAAATCAACTCGTTGATCACTGAAACAGCCGAGTACTGGAATAGCAATGACGCATCCCAGTCACGGAAGTTGGAGAAGGCCGTAAAGAACATTGAATCGATTGCAGGTAAGCTGTCTCAATCTGAGAGCACTGCTACCAACACCATCGGTAACGTTGTCGGTATGGTTATCCAACGTCTCAGTACGGTTCTGACTAGCGGTAACAAATGGGTCTCTCGTGCACTCTCCACAGAGTTGCATTACCTGACAGAAACAATTGACTCTGTCACAGGTCGCAAGAAAGACGAAGAGTAACGACATATTAGCCTTCCCCTCCGGGAAGGCTTTATGCCGGTTCATCTGGAACACGTGTGCTTAGCGTCTCCAGAAGCCTCGTGACCGCACGAAGCACGATGTCCTGCCAGACATACCGGTATGCCGTTAATCGTGAACAGAGAGCTTCCTTGGGCCATCTTAGGGCCTGCGTGAGACCCTGTGCCGTGACCTGCGACATCGTCGCCTACTACAGACACTGGAGCCCCGTTAATTGTTACTAATCCTTGCATCCCACCGGTGATTACACCACCAGCACTATCAATACCTACTCTTGCAATACCAGGCATACGTTACCCCACAATAGCAAATCCACCAGGTGCATTCATAACAACCCTACCACCACCGATAATGACGTCAGGAGCGCTTATCCGAACGGTTTCCGACGTACTGATCACATTGGTAGTCTTAGTGTCAACCGTGTCAGGAGTGAGCTTATAGCGCGTTCCACCCACGATCAGTTCAATGGACTCATTAGCTGACATCTCGATGATCTGTTTCTCTAGCTTGAGATATGTACCGTCGGGGTTTTTGAGTTGGAGACGATTGTCACGAGATACGATTTCGAATTCGTTACCAATGTCATCAGTTAATGTGAACTCTCCCGTACCTGTGTTGAATTGCATGGTCCAAGCATAGGGTTCACCATTCGCTTTAGACGTACCGATAGTGAACAACTTGTCATGAGCCGAGATAGCCATGTAGTAACACGTATTGAAGTCAATACCAGCACCACCAGGATTAGGTGAAGCGTTCCAGGTATAAACAACAGATTCCAAAGCACGTAAGCCGTTCTTCATAGCGAGTGAACGCCAGAAGTATTTATCCGAGTCACCTAACCGCCATACTTCAACGATCTCGTTCCGCATGATGTCAGGTGGAGTAGCTCGGTTATCCTCCGAGGGAAGCCATTCACAAGGCACAGACCGTTCAGCTGTGGTCTTTACCTGATGGGTAGCTCCCGATGAGTCTTGGAACTCACGGATGCTTTCCTGAGGGTTAAACTTAATCTCCCCGTCAGTAGCCATTGCCTTCTCGTTCATGAGAACGTTCAGCGTTGTTGAATTACGTGGTTTGTTTTCTTTTGACGTACCGATCGAAACTAATCGGAACATGGATACGGCTTGGCCGCTTATTGGTTTTGGTGGAGCTTGTTCCATTTGGTATTCCTTGAAAAATATACTCTAGTGCTAGATCTAATGTAGACAACAGCGCTAAGAATAAGGAAGGGGGCTTTTTACTGTGTATTTAAGACTAGTACAACTCAAACGTTACAAGCGTTTGATGTTGTCCAATATCCAATCTCTCGAATGGACTCCGACCAAGAACCTCATGGTCATCATCGGTTCGAACGGATCGGGTAAGTCCTCACTTCTCGACGAGCTGAGTCCATTGCCATCTCACCATTCTCAATTCGATAAGAATGGTTCGAAGACAGTACACTGTTCCCATAAGGGTGCAGAATACGTTCTGACTTCAGTATACGATAAAGGCACCGGTCACCACTCGTTCATCCGTAATGGACAAGAACTCAACGAAGGTGGTACCTATCAGATCCAACTCGATCTGTGCAAACAAGAATTCGGATTGCAGCAGGACATTCAAGACCTTATTACAGGTCGTACTAAGTTCTCGCAATTGGCAGTAAACAAACGGCGTGATTGGTTGACTCGTGCATCGCCAGTAGATCTCGGGTATGCTATCAATCTGTTAGCTCGTGTTAATGATGCAGCACGTGCTCAGAAGAACGTTATCGATCACATGACGAAACGTCTAGCGAACGAGAACATTGATATGCTGGATGACTCTGAGATTTCTCGGATGCGTCAAGAACGTCAACGTTTGACCGATCGTGTTAACACATTGTTCTTGCATCGCAATCCCACTATCAAACGTGGCTTTGCTCATAACGGTGCAGCTAAAGAAGAACTGGATGCAATCATTCATGATGCGAAGTGGTTGTTGCGTCAATACCCACGACTGAATGACAACGTTCGTGTTGCAGATAAAGGCGAATACAACCAGATCGTTAACCAACGGTTGGCTAGTATTCAAGCATCACAAGCCGTAATTGATCGACTGCTGGAAGAACTGGAAACCATCCGCGCAACTACACCATCACAGATCGAGAAGGTTTCTCCTGAAGAAATCCAAGAACTGAAAGATCGGTTAGCACATCACCTGGATATCATCGAATCACGTACAGCTATCGTTAAAGCGTATCAAGGGGAAATCCCGCTGTGTCGTACGGGGTTGTTTGGTGATCAACTCGCTCGACTGGAAGATGCATTTGATCGAGCTTACACAATCGTAGTAACAATCCCTAACAACGAAGATGGGGATCTGTCTATGGTTAATGCACAAGCTCGTAAAGTGCAGCTGGCTGAATCTAAGCAGAAGCTTCGTTCGGTAGAAGAGTTCATCTCAGAAACCATGCGACGGATTGCTACGTTGAAAGGTTGTGATCACGTACAGTGTCCTAACTGCCAACACACGTTTATCCCAGGTGTAGATCCTACTGACATTCCTCGACTGGAAGAGAAACTGCGTAAAGCTTCAGAAGCTGAGAAGCATTTCCAGAATGAAATCAAATCGATCGAAGAATGGTTAGAGCGGTTTACTGAATACGCTGGTTACGTACAGCAGTTCCAACAGATCACTCGTGACCACCGAGACTTCCAACAAGTGTGGGAATGGATGACTGCCGACAATCGACTATTCCGTTCACCTAAGCTGATTGCTACGGATGTAGTACGTTGGCATGATGCACAGCAGATGATGATTGAAGCTGAGATCCAACTGGAACACAGCAAACAAATCGAAGCACGTTTGAAAGCAATCGAAGCAATTGACTTCGATGCTGCTGGTTACATGCTGCAACGTGCAACTGAACTGGAAACAGAAGTCAACAACAAACTGCTGACGCAACAATCGACTCGTGATGCAATCGAAGCTTACATTCACTCGGGTAACGAAGTAGATAAGTTCATTGGTCAGGTAGAAGGCTGCTTAACTAAGTTCGAACAATGGCGTACACGTGCATTGCAACATGCTGAATGGTTGCTGGATCAAGCATTCGAATCTGAGATCGATGCTACTCACCAACAACTGGCACACGTCGGTAATCGACTGCGTGAAGCTGAACGTCGTGATACTGAGATCAAACTGTTGGAAGAAACAGTAGCTGATGCTGCTGATGCTCACACCGATTTCCAACTGTTGGCCAAAGCTCTGTCGCCGAAAGGTGGATTGATTGGTCAGTACATGTTGGGCTTCTTGCAAGGTGTAACGAAACTCGTTAACACGGTGATCGATGATGTATGGACTTACCCAATGGAAGTCTTGCCGTCTAAGATCGATCGTGATGACCTGGATTACAAGTTCCCTCTCAACGTAGGTAATGGTGCGGTTGAACCTACTGACATTGATATGGGTTCTGACTCGCAGAAAGAGATTGTAAACTTTGCATTCCGTGTAGCACTGTTGAAGTTCATGGGCTTCGATGACTACCCATTGATGCTGGATGAATTCGGTCGTACGTTCGATGAACAACACCGAGTTAACCTCGTGCCGTTTATTGGTCGTCTGATTGAACTGGGTCAATACCAACAGATCTTCTACATCTCTCACTACGTATCTACACATGGTGCTTTCAACCAAGCTGAGTTCGTAGTACTCGATCCAACCAACGTAACTGTTCCTGAAGCTTATAACAAAAACATGCGTATTGAATAACCTTTGACATCTACATTACTAGGGTGTCAAATACCCTAGTAATTGGAGTCACTGTGAATTGTGTATACACTGTGATCCACACTAAAACAAAAAAGTTTTATTTTGGATCTACCACTGATTTTAAACGTCGCAAAAGACAACATCTTGCACAGCTTCGTAAAGGCGTGCACGACAACAGCAATCTTCAAGATCTGTATAACGATGACCCTAATCTCGAATGGGAAACTATGTTCGTCGAACATATACAGAATGCACGTTATTTAGAGAACACCTTTATTCAAGCCCACTCTGGTAATCCATATCTCATCAATCAGTTGGGTAATGGTTGCCAGATTACTGACGATGGTTTAGCGAGGATTAGTAAAGCAAATACAGGTAGGGTTAAATCACTAGAAACTAGAGCGCAGATGTCTGCCTCACACATGGGTCTTGGACACACCGAAGAAACACGTGCAAAGATGTCAGCTACCCGTAAAGGTCGGAAGTTCTCACCTGAACATAAAGCGAAGTTGGGTAAGCACAATTGTCGGCGAATGTCCATCGATGGTGTAGAATATAGAAGCGGGTCAGATGCAGCTAAAGCTGTCGGATTATCCGTACAGTCTACCCTAGATAGATGTCGTTCCGATAAGTGGCCTAATTGGTTCATCCTTTAAGGATGGCCTTTTTGTCAACTCCATTAAATCTCAGATCTATATTACTATTTTGGTATATAGACGAACAAAGAGGAAACGTAGGTAATAATGGAACGCAACTATTTCAAAGAGAAACTCCCTGAGTTCCGTACGCCTGTTGCTTTGGCTGGAATCTGTCGCGAACCAGAAACTGATCGACATGTAACCATGTGGGTTTGTTCTTTCGATGACTCGATGGATCGATCCAAGTGGTTCTTCGCTGTTAAGGTTGAGCACTGCGATAAACAAGACCTAACCAACGTGTTCCAAGAAGAGGTGCATTTCTTCACGGATCAACGAGATGCATGGATCTATCGTGCGCACGCACTGGGTAGTGATCGTGTACACTTTACCGATTACCAACGAACTCTGGATAGCGACAATCGGATTCGTGAGATTGGCATTATCACCGAACCAGACTTCCGTGAGCGTTCCCTGTGGGACGGTTACATCTACGAAGAAATCCGTAACTTGAAAGGCTGAATCATGTCGCAACTTGCAAGCCAGCTGTACAACCTGACTCGCCCAACTCACAGTAAGGCGACCGACAAACTGAATGCATTGTTGGCGAGTGCAGATGCTTTGGTTGAACGTAATCCAACATTGTTGTCCCGTGTAACCAGTCTGTCCATTGAATGGTCGAACATGAATGGTGAAACTGTTCCAAATGTAAAGATCGAATTGAAAGATCCTGTGCCAGACATCCCCCGTGGTGGCAGCGTAGGTTGATTTAAAACTTTTAAACAGCTATATTACAACCGTGAATATAGTGAAAGAATTCGGACTTCTACTCTTCTGAGGAAATGATCATGGCTACGATTAAAATTGGCAAAGTCTCGTTTAATACCAAAACTGGCAAGGTCAATGTTGATCGTCGCACGATCAAGAAGTCTGACCCAAGCTGGCACCATGCTGCATACATTGCGATCGGGGTTGTTGCTACTGCGATCGCTGTTGACTATCTGCGTAACAAATAAACCACTAGGAGTTGTAGATGAAGCTTTCCACCATTGCTGGCGTTACTGGTCTGGTTGCAATCGGTTACCTGGCGTATCGCTACATCAATGGCAATACCACTGTTGTTGATGCAGAATTCGAAGAAGTGAAAGAACCTCAGTTGCTGCCAGCCCCGGAAGCAGAAAAAGCCGCAGAATGACATACTGCCCCTCTCCCTAAAAAGGAGAGGGGCTAGTATCAATTTTCTTTTTATTCCGCATTATCCTGAGCTTCCCGTAGAGCTTTCATACGCTCTTGGAATTGATCAGAAGTTTCATTCACCAAACCAATGTGATCTTCACCGGTAGCGTGAGTGTAATCACCCAGGTCCTCAAGCTTAACGTCAGGGACTTGGCCTTCCGAGACAGTGCTGGCTTCTTCCGGTGCACGTTCGAATGGGTTACGGTTCTTCTGTAGTCGGATCATCTCAGCCATGGCACCCAACAGATCGCTGTTAGATTTGTTGCCTTGCTCTTCGATCTGGTTACGACGGTTCTGAATGGCGGCTTGCGTGTGATCTTTAGTCGCCTTCAAGATGATGTCAATATCGTCTTTGTCACAATTGGCGATACCTTGAGACATCTTCTCGATTACGATGGTCTCACGGATTTCCTGGCCCCATGCAATTTGTTCATCGATAGTCATTGCGGTAGCAGCATGAGTCATGGCAGTGTTCCTTATTCTTTGCGAGTAAATGAATACTCAACTGATTAACAATATACCGTAATCGGCATTCTGGAGTTCATAAGATGTTCTCGAAGATCATCAACTATTACAGGCGTTGGCGCCGTAATAACCTGCTTGAAAGTTATGCGGATATCCTCGACAGCATCGACGGGGCAAACTGCAAACCTGAAGACTACCCCGTCAAACTCAAAGAATTCTGGCGGTTGTTTGATATGTCATTACTGGATGGCTTAGCTATTCGTGATGTGATGGGTCATGTCGGACAACTGCGGCATCGGAATTTTGCTCAGCTGCATCAAGTACTATTGGATGCAAATGACGCAATCGCTAATGAGCAAGACTCTCGGATTGAATACGTTACGCGCACGGGTGTTATGCACCAAGCCGACGTTGATCTGGATAATTACTTCTACGATCCAATCCATGGACACTTGAACATCAAAGAGTGTCTGGAACAACTGCGTCAACTGCTACAAGCGCACTGTGGTATCCTGGAGAACATCGAGGGTACTTATGGTCAACGCAAGATGCTGCATGTGTACTTCGACATCTATACGTTGTCGGACCTGATCATTGAAATCCTTCACGACCAAGGAGAAGCCCAATCCAGTTAAAATGGTTTTAGCAATATCAAACCCTTTTCAATGTACACCGTAGGTGCGAAGCAACATGGAATCCGTAAAAGATCTACTGACCGATCCACTCAAAGGTAAAAACCGTGCACAAGGCGTATTGTGCTTCCTGTTCCGGGAAGTACTGTTGTGGCGTCGTGTGAATCAGATCGTTTGGAACAAGCGACTGACCGCGTATTTCGAGAAACCCCATAACCAAGAGAAACCCGATAAGGGGAATCTCAACAAGGCATTGTTGAACGACGATCTGCCTTGGGCTGGGTTCAAGAAAGCGATGGACTTCCTGTCACCAATGGAAGCAAAGCTGGTGATGGAATATACCTGGCGTGACGGCAGTAGCACTACGTACGAGATCTTGATCGATCCCGCTGCTGATGAATCTAAGCAGTATAAGGACGTCTTCACGTACGCAGATTGTAGCGTATTCAGTAAAGCCAAGAAACCGGTATCGACTCTGGCATATTTGTTCCGACACATCGTAGCTCGTGAGGGTGTCGATGAAGCCAAGTGGGAGCAACTGTTCCAGGACTATTCCGATAATCCAGTAAACAATGTCGGCGTTAAGAAGTCGGAACTTAACTCGACCATCAGCATGATGAAACGAGCGCTTTTGGATGGAAAGCTTTCGTGGAACGTATTCCGACGTGGCATCCTGTTGTTGAAACCACAAAAAGAAGTGTACACCCTGAAGTTGAAGTGGACAGATGATCCGCACTTGATCCTCAGTATGCCTGATGCTGAGTATTCTGCTACTATCGAAAATCCGTACAGCGAGATCGCGTAATGCAAAAAGTTCTGGACCTGAGCAAGATCACTCGAGATAACCCTTTCTCGATTGACAACCAAACCCCCAAACAAACAGCCACAGGTTTGAACTTCCGTACTTATCGCGGTTTGCGTATGTACTTGATCACTGGGTCTTCGGACCCAGCTTGGTTGCGAGCGGTATACCCGCACGATTTCGAAACATTGCAGCAGAAGCAAGCGCCTTATGTGTTCGTCCGTGATTTGAAGGATATCTTGAAAGGTGCACTCGTTCGAGATGTTGCAAATCGTCCAATGATCAAACTGGTCGCTAACCGAAAGACTTCGGTCGTCATCGGGGATAAAGCGAATTCGGCTGATCTGGAATGGCTGAGCATTGTCCGTGAAGTTGTAGAATCGTTGTAAAACAGTGGCCTCCCTTCGGGGAGGCTGCTATGCCTGATCTTATGAACCTCTTATTTTTTTTTTTTTCAAGGAACGTAAACATGGCAGCATTAGCTTTACCTTCATTCTTGGGTTCTCCTGAGGACCTAACCAAAGTAGTAGATGCTTATGGAGAAACTTCATCGGAACTCCGTACGGCATTGTCATCTAAGATCGATTCGTTTACATCAGGTCTAGGTGACGCGTTTGATAAAGCTGTAAGTATCACAAAAGGCATTGGTGAGAAGCTCCGTACCGACACAATCGATCTACCATCGGCGTTAAGGCGTGTACAAGGCGTTCTGAAGGGTTCTCGTGCTGACATTGTGAAACTGGCCACGTCTACTGAAAAGATGATCATGGGCGAGCTGACTGGCACTGACAAGAGTACCAACTACGTCAAGACTGCTACCGATATGGCACGCACGATTGAACTGATGACCTCCGAAGGACGAGTAGTAATCGACTCGTTTAAGAATGGTGGTTATAACCAAGTCAGTGCAATGGTTGGTTTCATCTCTGACCTAACTAATACCCCAATGCTCAAGATGTTTGACTTGGGTGCAGAAGCAGCTGTACTGCGTGGTGTAGTAGAAGAAGTATCTGCATGGGGTGTACCGTCCCTCATCGATACCGTACTTAAGGATCAACCCGATCGTACTAAGTACACGGTAATCAAACGTTCAGCCGAGCGAATCTCTGCATCTAGTTCTTTGGATGTGCTGTTGGCTTACGCTAATGTGAACTCTAGTTCGTATACGTGCAAAGCTGGGACTGGTGAGGGTACTGGCATAGAATGCGAGAAGATCTACCAGAACATCGGTGCTAATGCTCTCAATGCAAACACACCAGACTTCGCTACCAAGGTACTATCGAACTTCGCGTTCGTAGAAGGAATCACAGTAGCTGATTACCCGTCACAACTGACTAAGCTTGTTCAACTAATGGACATGTTAAAACCAGATTGGTTCTGGACTAGCCGTAACAATGACCGTGTATGGAACCTAGGCACACTGTGCACTGCTTCTGAAGACGCTGTGACGTTGTTCTTGTCGAGCGATGTTTACAGAGACGCTATCCTCACTGCCCCTTTCTACGTTCCAATGCGAGTCGAAGAACTGGTTAACACAATGTACCCTCTGACAACAACAGCATAGTCTCCTTCGGGAGGCTTTATGCTGCATTAGACTTTCCTACAAGCCTATATTACTCTTGTGATAAAACAACCATCATGGAGTTTGAAATGGGTAACTTTGCACGTGTAGCAGATATGATCCATGCATTGATCGCAAAACCAGAAGCAGCTAACGGTTTCGAGATTGAGCGTGGACTGAACAAGGTCACGTATGATCCTGCTACCGGTATGTTTATAGTAGTTGCAAAAGGGCGTAAGGTTATTAGCTACGATGTCCGTAGCCGTAAGGGTTCCACTACCCTGAATAACTACGGTTGTGATATCGTACACGATGTCATAGAGGATGCCTCTCACGACATCCTTAAAGCTGCATGACGACATAATGGCTACCCTTCGGGGTAGCCCTATGCTGTATTTTTTTTTATCGCATGTAACCCGGACGACGGGTAGCAGGACGACGTTCCCAACCTAGGTTACGGATCAGATCCGAAACATCTAGTTGCTCAGCAGATTCCAAGCCCAGTCGCTTACGCTTCTCAGCTTCATCTTGCATTGCCCACAGAGTAGTTGGGTTGATGGTCATCTCGGTTTCAGCTTCTTTAAAGCCTTCCAGTGCTGGAGAGTTGTGCTTACCAGCAACGTAGATACCACCTTCACCTACGAAGTCCCAAGTAGAGATCTCACGGGTGTACTTAATGCCACGCATTACGTCGTCTTGTGTGATCGAACGTACGGAGCAATAAGTGTTGATGTGTGGGTTAGTAACAGAGTCTAAGAAGACTTTAGCAAAAGGACCATGTGGTCGAACTTCAGCGATTACCAACTTACAAGGACGACCTTGTTCGTCTTTACCATCAACGATAGTCAGAGCACGGATGTGAGCACATACACGATCATCGTCGATCTTACGAATACGGTTTAGGTATTCACGATCGTCCATGTAGCGTTTGCATTTCTCACCATCTTTCAGAACCCATTCCCATGGCTCTGGGTGTTTGAATTCCATGTACAGCACTTGCTTCAGCAAACGTCGCATCAATGGAGAACCGGGTTCGAACATCGATACACCGGAAGCGGCATCATAAAACATACCGGCGGAGTTGTGGGTGCCATAAGCACCGACGCACAGAGTAAAGTAACCATCTGCATCGGGGGTCAGGATACCTTTCTTACCACCGGCAGTCAGGAGACTGCCACTGATACGTACTTGGTTACCGGCTTGCTTTTGGACACCGAATAAATCTTGAGCTGCGCCCATAGTGGTGTTCCTTATGTACGGAGGATTTCTTCAATCAGTTCTACGGACTCACTAGGGTTCACTACCGCTGTGTTAATAGCGTCAGAGAAGTAAGCACCGTTCAACCGGCTAGTAGTGTCAGAGGTGTTCCAAACTACCGAGCGGAAGGGAATAACTTTTGGTGGGTTCTCAACAACATCTTCATGTCGATTGAGAATATGACGATACAGTCGCGTTAAGTCATCTTTGTCACGAGCAGTCGTTGAGATAATCAGTTCCAGAATAGCTCGAGAACCCAAGTTAACACCAGCGTGATAAGACGCAGTGTCAAACATCTTCGACATGTCGTAGTAGTTCATATACCAAGGAATGTTCCCTTTAGCAACGAGTTCGTCGTAAAGGTAATAAGTCAAGGTATCGTTCACTACAAGGTGGTTATTCACAAACACTACATCACCTGGTTCGAAAGAGAACTCGAAATAATCGGTTCCTCGAACGGTAACTTTGTTTGTAGAACTAGGACGGATCTGCATCATTGCAATCGTGTTGTCGACACCGTAGTATTCGTCGTTTATGATGATCGCATAGAAACCGACGATAAAGACTTCAGAACCTAGGATCGCTAGGTCCTTATTCTGAAATCGTACGGGGACATGAATCTTGCAGGGAGCATCTGTAATAGTGCTCCCATTATCTTGACGATGCAAGTGTTCGAATACACGAGCTGCGTTACGCTTCAGCTCCATGTATCACCTCTTAGACTTGTTGTTCGTGTTCTGGATCTTCAGTCGATTCACCTTCAGCGTCAGCTGCATCGGCAGCTTCCATCTCAGGATCAGTTTCCTCAACCAATGGACCTTCACCAGTCGAAGCATCAGCAATAGCCGATTCAGCTTCACCACCAGTAGGTTCTTCCAGTGGTTGTGCTGGTAGTTCAGCAGCATCTGGTTTGAAGCGATCTACTTGGATCTGCGATGCAGCCCATGCAGCGTACAGCGACAGCAGAGCTTGAGTCGACATCTCACGTGAAGACATGGTCGAATCTTGCTGACTGAACTGATCCATCAGGCACATGTATTCCCAGTAGATAGACTCAGGGAAGTACAGTTGGCAAATCAGATTACCAAAGGCCAGGAATTCGTTATCCAGTTGCTCAGGACGAACCTTACGGATAGCATCAACGATCTTCTCACGCAGACCATCTACCTGCATCTCAGCCATAGTGCCTTGTTGGGCTTGTTCGAAGAAGGCTTCGACCATGTCCTTACGACGGCTACGTTCAGCGTTGTCAGCAGCAGCTTGCTGGATCAGTGGATACACAGCTTGGAACTTCTGAATGAAGTAAGCTTTGCGTTCTTCCAGGCGAGCGATGGTTTGAGAACCTTCAGCTTCCAGAGCAGAACCCAGGACAGCAGACAGATCACCATTAGCAGCTTTCCATTGTGCTTCGCAGTCACCGTTCAGCCATACGACCAGACGACGATTCTCAACCGCATTAGCGGCTTCCGAACGCAGGATGAATACACCGTTGCGTTGATCTTCAGCACGACGCTGATAAGCACGCAGCAGGTAAGCACCAAGCATCTCGTGGAGCATGCGCATGACGTGTACCCACTCTTCGTAGGATACCGATTCACCGACTGGTTCACATGGGTTCTCACCCAGATGACCACACAGGAAATATGCCAGCAGCAGAGCATCAACGTTGAACGGTGCATTAGTGCCAACAACAAACGACAGCTCACCAACAGTCAGTGCTTTGTGACGGTTGAACAGATCTGCATAAGTACGGCTAATGGTTTCTGGATCTACTTTCAGCAACCACTCGGTAACTTGCTCACGATCAGCATGTGGGTTATTGATCGAGACCATTTCGATGATCTGTTCAACACCTTTAGCTTCCAGGATGAAAGTCCGGTAGTTAGGCTGTGGGTTGACGTTAGCGTAATTTTGCAGATGCGAAGTCAGACGTGGTTCCGAGTGAACAGCATCGTAACGGAAGTAATCAGCACGTACGTCAGCAGCAGTAGATACTTTCTGACGCTCGTTGAAATCACGAACCATCGAATCCACACCTGGGATAACGACGTTAGCTACGTTGTACTGAATCTTGCCCAGAGCAGCAGCTACCAACCCGATCAGGTCAGCTTGGTCTTCTTCTACATGGATCGGTTGTTCTTCGTTCATCTCTTCGAAGTGTTCTTCGACAGAGGCGGTAAGTTCTTCAGAGACTGGGGCAGCACTTGGGGCTTGGTCTACAGCGTAACCGCTGGCGAACTGAGCAATAGGAAACTCAGGATTCGGAACGACCAGAACTTGACTGGCTTCAGTCAGTTGCTGTGCAATCAGCTTAACAGACTGCACGGTAGTGGCGATATCAGACATGATGTTTCCTTTAGATTGCGAGTTGTTTTGCGATACGGGCAGCCAGGGCTTCCTGGATGTCTTGCTTGGTTAGGAATACCCCGTTCAGTGTGGAAGAGGTATGTTCCGTGCCGAGGATGCGCTGAATTGCTTCAGCGCCCAGTTCGACAGCGGCAGACAGAATGGAGACATTCTGCCCGTGTGCGACGTTGTTACTTAGATTTTGCATTTGCGGTTCCTCTGTAGACACCTACCAGGTGCTTGGACAATTCAGCAAGAAGAATAGTTGTGGTTCCGATCAGTTTAGGACTCAGTACCATCCGCTCTTCTACGGATGTGTTACCGAAGATCAAGTCGATATCCAAACCAGATTTAGTTTGGTTAGTACCGCGCATGACTCGGGAGAATACAGTCTTCATCTGGTTAGCAACTACACCTTTGTCACCAACACCACAAGGGATATCGTGATCGATGTAAACGTTGATAATCAGAGACTGTGGTTCAAGACCATTACCGCGTACACGGTATTCATGATCGACTTCACCACTGAAGAACTGTTGTCCACGAGACTTAGCTTCAGCCTCACGAACCTTATCCGATTCATAAGCGATCTTACGTAGCGAATCCGACATCTCATCACGATCACCGTGATAGAAGACTTCGATCTTAGACACTACGCCAACGACCTTCGCACGAGGGGAATAGTTAGACAGCTTCGCGAGAGTTTCACGCGATACTTCGTCAAACACTGAGCCACCACCCGAGTCGGGGTCTTTAATCGTACATAGAATTGAATCCAAGTCCACGTGATCGCCGACTTTAACCATGTTTTCGATGGCTTGCTCGAACTTAACCCCGATCGATTTGATCTTGGTAGTCTGAGTGTTCATTTTAATAGCACAGCGTTCGGAAATAACTGATCCGTCTTCTAGGGTATCCAAGTTGTCACTGAAAGCAACAACAGTATTGATGCCAGCTTTCCAAATTACCTGACCAGGAGTCATGCGATCTGGTGTGAAGTACTTCTCGTTGTACGCCAGGGTTTGCCCACGTTTGAAAGTCTCACCAACCTTCAGGTCGGAGATGATGGAGTGTGGGTAGTGGGTACCTGCAGCTGATCCGTGGATCTTGCCCATTTGGTACGACGTAGTTTCACCATTAGCGTACTCGACAGTAATCCCATACTCATCAACGGCAATGACCTTACCGTCGTCTTCCGCCGCAGAAGCAAAGATTGAGCTAGTCCGCTGAGCAACAATTTGCTCGTAGCCTGTACGTAGTGGAGTGGGTTCATATCCATCAGCATAAATCCCTTGTTGTTGCTGAATCGAGATAAAGTTAATACGCTTGGTGTCGTCGTTAGTCGTAGCCACACCCAACAGTGCACATGTCGACAGTTGTCGAGCAGGACCATCTTTGGTAGGATCGAATGGACGAGTAGTGCCACGCATCGAATCGAAGTTAGCATCTGGAGTCAAGTAAGCAATTACACCTACGTCACCGGAGTCAACGGTAGATTCCGATACCACACCAACGTCAGCCTGACCATACACCCGCGTACGTGCAACCATCGAGGTAGTAGAACGACCACCATCACCACGATAAGTCATGGACTCTTGTTCACGGATGTTAGCCAGTGGGTTAGAGTCTTCCACAACCATCACGGTAGGATCTTGAGCGATCTTCTTCCATACAACCGATGGGTCCATCTGTACTTGAACAGCAGCAGAACCAGTAGCATTGTTGAAACGCTTAACGGCTTTGTTCAGTTCGTTGTATACAGCCCCTGCCATACGCTCATAGCCACGATAGCGCATGAAAGCACCATCTACCTCGGAAGGCGACCAATCGATCAGCAGCATGTCTACAGCTCGATACAGCAAGCCATCAAACGTAGTAGGTTCACCCATCTGTTTCAGGAGACCTTCAGTAATCGGGTCAACCCATGCAGAGAACAATGCATCGATCTCTTTGGTGAAGCGAGCAGTCATACCCGTTTCCAGCAACAGACGTTGATACACGTCAGGCTTGTCAAAGTCATAGATCGAGAAGTTAGGCATCAGCTTAGCATACTTACGCATGCCCCCGAGTACGAGCTGTGTGCGATAGTCACTACGATCGAATACCAACACTTCGTCTTGGAAAGCCAATACGTAGTTGTCAGCAGTCAACGGGATACGCTCACCACGATGGTGTCGTGTGAACTTAGCGTTCAGTCGTTTCAGTGTTGCAGTCAGACCGTACTTGTAACCCAACACAAATGCCAACGGCAGTTCTTTCGAACCAACGTTCATGAAGGCAGCTTCGAGTGGAGCCTTAGACTGATCCAAGCCGAGCAGTTCTACAATCGAACCGAGTGGCTCAAGATTGTCATTGTCCTTAACATAGAACTGACCAACCTTGTCTACCAATACCGGCAGCTTGTCATTGTGAACACCTACAAGCGTAAGCTTATTGGTTTCGTGTTTAGTTGCATCGATCTTGTACTTGGTTTGGAAGTATTCAACATGATCGTCGAACTTGAAGTATAGGAACAATGGACCCGAAGTGAAACCACGGAATGCAGAACCGAGCTGAGTATAAACTCGTGGCAGTGCATAAGCCGATTGGTCAAGCTCTGCGTAGAGTACACCAGTAACCCGATCGTCTTCTGGATCCAGAGCACGTTCACGGATTTGACGAGTGATCCAAGCATCGTAGTTGTGTGCAGCCAAATGTGAACGCGTTACAAACGTTTTGTTGTAATACGACGTCATTGCTACGGCATCAGGCTTCACCTTACGGATAGGCAAGTCAGCACGTTGCATACGCATCCGGTAAGTAACACCGTTCGACATATACCGACCATCACGATCGACAACTGGGATACGGAAGTACACAGTACCAGGTTTACCACGAATAGGCTTCAGGGTAACTTTGTGGATCTCGTAGTGGTTCATTGCGTTACGCACTTCTTCCACTTCGTAGTTCGTTACCGCTGTACCTTGCTTCTGTACCGACAACACCGCTTGCATCAAGTCTTTGTTCCGCAGTGTAGACTGATACTTGCGTTGCATTGCTTTCAGCTTAGAACCCAACATCGACTTATCGAGAATGGTATCCGAGTCAGCCAGTTGAGTATCGGCAGGCAACACGTAGTCTTCTTGCTTATACTCCATGGCTTCTTCCATAGACAACCCAGTACCGAATGGATCTTTGATTGTCTTGAACGACTGCGCATCTTGTACAGCTTGTTCGAACGTACGTGGAGCAATGATACCGAGCTTGTACAAATCGTAAGCAGGTTGAGCAACCCCAGCAACTAGCGGGACTGCTTCAGCCACTTCTGGAGGGATGGCATCCACGCGTTGAGTTTCGACCTTAAGCTCCCGTGGCCGATTAACCAGTTCAGGATCACTTTCAATCTGGAGCTTCGTTGTGAAGAGCTCTGCATCCGGCGGGTTATAAGTTGCTCCATCTTCGGAGAAATCGAGACTAGGGATACTAAAGGCTGGGAGGTCGAGCGAGTCTTCGGATTGTGCACTGTCGACCGAACCATTCTCGGTCTCATCACCACTGTCGTTGTACTCGGCTTCGTCTTCTTCCTCGACATCTTTCTTTTCCTCTTTATCCTCGTCTACAACGTCAACCAGATTCGAGTGATCGATAACGTTAGACAGAGCTTCAGCCTGATGACTGTACTCAGTCAATGCAGTCAACAGAGACAACACACGGCGTTGCATTACTGCTGGAGGGAAGAATGCTTCCATACCCAGCGTATTAATGAACGACTCCAAAGCCACTTGGTTATGCAGACCGTAATCTTGCATGACTTGTTGGATGTGGTTAAAGGCGAACTCTTCACCAGCACAAACACTTTCCTGACTTACATTGAATGCATCACGACCGAAGTCTTGCAGGAATTGTTCTACCGAGATAGCTGCGTCTTTGGAACCGTCACGCCATTCGTCCAGAGCACCCATGTTCAGTACAACGAACCGGTCACGAGCACGGATCAAGAACCATACTTTCGAATACATCTCTGGTTGCACAACCGACATCATCGATTGTTCACGCATTGGACCCAACCAACGATACAGGTCCCAGATAGAGAACTGTTGTGGTGTGGTAAAGATGTCCAGCATGGTTTGGTTCTGGTTATCCGCCATGCGTTTGAACGAAGCCAGATCTGGCATGTTCTCAGGCAGGTGGATTTCTACGAACTGTTCCCAACCAAAGCGACGATGCGAAGCCGCTACGTTTTGCCAGAACGTACGCTGGTTGTTACACCAACGCATGTACTGTGCTTTGAAGTTAGGCTGGTAGATCCACTGTGGGTCCAACAGGTTATAGTTGAACACCATGATGTTGAGAGGGTTGATAGCCAACGCCTCATCTTTAGTCAGTGGTTTGAAGAATGCATGATGCTGACGGAACTCAGCTTGTAGCTTGTTACCAGTCAGCGCAGACTTACGTGGGTTGCCCTCCAAGGACACGAGGTTGAGTACATGTTCGATGTACACTTTACCTGTGGCCTTGTTGAACATCGGATCGGACTGCGACGGTCCGCGGACCGCCGAGTTAGGATCAGAGAAGTGAACGATCGATCTCTGTGGGAGATGGAACTTGTTCAGCAGATGCAGCTTGGGTTGTTGAAGTTTACCTTGTTCGAAAACAGTATACTGCTTCCGAAATTGTTCGATCTGTAAGCGCATTGATTAAGTCCTTGGTTTTGGATCGCCAGTCATATACCGGAGTACGAGGTTCACAGTGTGGATAGTAGAACTGAATGCCAGTCCGCCAGTAGCATCGATATATGCAATACGGGAGCGGAAGAACTTATCCATTTCCTCAAGCGATTCTTTCGAGTAAACGATGTTAACCGATACGGTGTCACCGTCGAAGTCAGCGCCGAGTGGCGAAAGGATAGTTGGCGATACCGAAGTAGAGTCGTGCCATTGGGCTGTCTTACCTACTTCCAGCATTGGGTATTCCAACGCTACAGGTCCATGTGGATCTCGTTTGAAATCTGGACCGAGTGGGTAACGCAGTTCACCAGTAACTGTGGTCTTGACGTAGATAGAGACTGGAATAGAACTGTTGTAGTTCTCTACGGGGTAACGAGTTACGAATCCACGCAGTTTATACCACATATCTAAACCGCTGAGGTATACGAGTTCTGAGTACGTGATTGGTCGAGCCCACTTCTGGTCAAAGCCTGGTGGGATCTCATTGATGTCACGGATGATCCGATAGTTCTTTTTGTCATCGAGATAGACGAGTGCCAGATAATGTCCAGCGATCTCTACGGCGCGTGAACGCTTGTCGATAACCTCGAGTTCGTTCATTACACGTTCCAAGCCTTGTGGCGTAGACCATGTGTCCATATCGTCAACCGACACGTCTACCCATTCTTTAACCAACGTCTTCTTGTTAACCAGTTCAACCCGGTTAGACATGGTTTCAAAGATCTCGCCCACGACAGAGTTCCGTAGACCGTAGATAGTCTTAGGAGCTGCACCACGGCTAGCTTGGTGAATACCAATCACACAGTCTTTAAACTTAGGACGGTTAGGTTCACCCAAGTCAGCTGCGTTAGTATCCATCGAAGAAATAACGTTACGTGTGCCGTTGAATACTCGACGGGATGCCCACTTCGATTGTACGTAACCAGACTTACCCGAGATTAGTTTCTCGTAGTGGTCGTAGATTTCCTGTACACGAAGTTGCATAGCGACGCGACGCTTGTCATACATCGAAAGGTCGGCATTAGGACCAAAATGTTCGGGGATACCTGTAGACTGCTGGAGCAAGACGCGGTATACATCGTTGATTTCGTCATATTCAATTCGACCATCAGGGTTAGGTTCTGCTTCACGATAAGCGGCTGGGATTACCAGCATTGCACTTAGTTCAGAGCGATCACGGTTTTCATTTACAAGCTTCAGTCGAACACGACGAATGTCCGAATCAGTTTCTTTGAACTCAACGCGCTTCCAATTGTCAAAGAAAAAGGTATAGCCTGTTTGGCCATCGAGTTCTGACGCTTTAACGAAGTCTTTTGTTTCTTCGTCATACACGGCATATTGACGACCGAGGATGATGTCCTCATAGAAGCCTTTCAACTTCAGGATGTTACGGTAAACCAAGGGATGGATTACAGGAAGACCCAACTTGATGTAACCGAAGTTACTTTCACGTTCTTGGCTACCCACCCGTCCAAAAATAGAAACGGAGAACAAACCTTCTTCATGGAAGTTGCCACCATTGCCTACGAAGATTTCATGAGACTTAACGCGACCGATACGACCGAGTAAATCTCTGTCGGGTACGAGTAGTGAGATATTGAAAGGTAATAGGGCCTTTTTCATCTTTGGGGTCCTTTTGGGGTTAACGATATGAAGTTCATGTCTGGAGTACAACCATGGCAAGCAATAAAACAAAATTGGCGGATGCCGGTAATAAGTCAGCATTTGATTTTGATGATGACTTTGATAGCTTCTTTGATGATGACATTGGCGGGAAAAAGAAATCTCCTGTCCAAGAGTTCATGGCTGGATTCAAAGACGGCATCCTGGATAAAGGCAAAAATAAAAGTCTTCTGAAGTCGTTTCTAACTAACGGCGTCCCTAAGGGTTATGACCGCTTGTTCGGCGCTTATGACCAAATGAAGGATTCGGTAGTATCCGTAAAGGATCACCTGGAGAAAACAAACCCTGGTGATCTGCAATATCTTTTCAAACGTGCTGAGTCATTCCTGCCTTCCTTAAAAGGAAAGATGTCGGATAGTACGTATGATCGGATCAACACGGCTCTATCCAATAAGGCTGACCAGTACAAATACCAAATCGAAGCAAACCAAGATCAGGCTAAATTAGCCATTCGTCGTCAGCGTGCCCAAGACGAAGAAACGATCAAACAAGGTTTGGGTGATGATCTCCGTAGTGCTGTTGACCAAGGTACAGTTGTTCAACGTAGTTTGTTCAACATGGGTCAGGAAGCCGATCAGAAGCGATGGGACCTTGATCGTATCGAACGTGGCCTAAGAGACCAGGTCGATAACAAACACCATCAGACCGTAGCACGTGGGCTTGCACAGGCAGTCGATTCATTGACTCGCATGGCTAGTTACGCTGAACAGGTCGATTACGATTTCAAACGCAAAGGCTTAGAACTGCAGTTCCGTTCTTATCAAGCATTGCGTGACATGTCCAAGCTGGCAGAAGCACAGCTGGAGATGCAGAACAAAGCTTTCCAAGCATTGGTCCGTAACACTGGATTACCCGATCACCTCAAGTCTTCAATGAAAGACCTGATGTCGATGAACATGCGGCAAGGCATTGCCACCGCTGGTACTTCGATGGCTGGTCGAACGTTGTCTGGGTTCTTGGGTAACTACGGGGCTACAGCACAGGGCCGTGTGAACAGTCGTGCTTCAAGTGCACTGAGTGGTATCGTACAAGGTCTACAAACCGGTGAGTCGATGTCTGACTTCTGGGACCAACGATACATGCTGGCTGGTAACTTAGCAGCAGATGGCGTTCATGGTCTAGCACGCAATACAGTTGCTCCGATTCTAGGTCGTATGGCTCGCCCTGCCCTTACTCGGATGTCTAACAAACATGGTCGTGGTAAACACAACCAAGTCGGTTATGCACTGGATAACGTTCCTGCCTTTATGCAGGAATACGTGAACAACTACCAGAACTCTTATGGTGCCAAGGGCGTGTTGCAAGACATGCTCCGTCCGTTTGTTCCGCAGTTTGGTTTGGATACCGCAACTAAGGCGAGTAACTATCAAACAATTGGCCAGCATCAAGTCTTCAACCAACTTACCCAGCGTTCGTTGACTGAGATCCTCCCAGGATTCCAAGCTCGTATCTTACGTGAACTGCGCATGTTGCGTACAGGTAATGAAAACGTAGCAATGGAAGTGTTCGATATCACCAAAGGTGTGTTCACTACTTCTAAGGAATCGTTGGCTAACCAGAAAGACCGAATCGTATCGAAAGGTACCACTCGGATGGTATCGGGTCAGATCTCTGAAACCCTCGATACTATCGATGCGGATAACAAGCTGTCGACTGGTGCACGTCGGGCATTGTCTGAACGACTGTTGCGTGATGCGTCTACCAACAAACGCTTTGATCCAATGCGGTACGGCTCGAAGTACGGGTATAAAGACGGGACCTCTAAGGAAACCCTGCAAGAACTTGAAGACTTCTTCAAAGGGCAATTCGAACGCGATGAGAAAGGTAAGTTTGCAGATACTGCAGCTAACCATGAAAAGCGTAAACGAATGTCCGATTCGTTCTTGAACATCCGTAACGTATCACGTGACCCAGCACAGGAAATCCATCGACTGATCGAAGCAGGTAAAACTGACGAACTTCGTGAACTCGGTATTGTCCAAACCATCGAAGGCCAAGACCGGATTAACTACCCGATGCTTTGGCAGATGATGTCGTCTGACGTAAACATGCGTCATGCGGGGGCAGGTGCTAGTTATCATGATGCTTCGGGTGATACCACTTCGGCTCATTTCGTTGGTCCACAATATCCAGGTCAGTTCTCTGCTCGTGCCCAATCGGTAGCTGCTAGATTCTTAGATGGCCCTCAAGCTCAACGGGCTAAGGATGCAGCTAAGCGTGGTTTCGGTAATGCTCGTGACTTGATGGATCAGTTTAAGTCTGACCCAATGCAGTTCATGCGGGATCAGTACGATGCTGGTTCTACTGCTGCTAAAGGACGTGTACAGAACCTCAAGGATTCTGCTACCGCTGCAGTTGATGCAGCTAAAGGTGGTGGTCTTCCAGCGGTGATGGAGCACTTCTCTGCTCAAGAGAAACTGGACTTCGCTAAAGCTCTGCTGAACAACGTCATTGACAAAGAACCTCCTGCTATGCGGGAAGCTCGTTTGCAATTAGCACAGACGATCATCAACTCGATCGAAACGGGTAAAGAGAAAGGGCAGGCTCTGCTTGCTACAGAACAAGGACAAAAGGCAGTTGCTGCTGGTAACCAAGTTCTGGCTCTGGGCCATGACAAAATCGACCAGATCAAGAAGTCTGAAGCAATGGGTGTGTTGGATCTGAAGCTGGAAGCAGCTAATGATGCAGTCATCAAAGCACAAGACATTGTTCAGGGTAAGTTGGTTGACGTCAACACTGGTAAGGTAATCCAAAAGGTTACTGACATTACTGGTGAAGTTCGTAACGAGATGAACCAAGTTGTAGTCTCGGCTGGTGAAGTTGCTCGCGGGTTGTATAATGACCGTGGTGAACTGGTCCATAAAGCCAAAGGCCATATGGATCGAGTACAAGCTATTATCTCCCAGCATGCTACGAAAGCTGCTGCTGTTGCTAAAGAGAAAGCTGACGATCTGAAAGACTGGTGCTTAGAAGGTACTGACCAAGTTATCATCAAAGCCAAGGACCTGTTAGAAGGTAACTTGATTGATGAAGAATCTGGTGAACCGATCTACTCGCTCGACGACATCAAAGGTAACATTTCTGACCGGTATGGTAACCTGGTGGCTACTGCTCAAGAACTGGGTCGTGGTCTGCGTTCGGTTGACGGTAAGAAATACGACATGCAGGACGTCAAGGCTCGCGCATCTAAACTGGCACAACAACTGTGGCGTGGTAACTCTACACAGAACGTGTTTGCTGGTATGAAGATGGCAGGTAAGTTTGCTTGGACTCTGGCACGTAACACCTTTGCTCGAATGACGGGTGAACGTGATGCTTATCTTCCAGGTGAAGTCAAACCAGTCCTTACAGTTGAGAAACTGAAAGAAGGGTTGTACCAAGATGTTGATGGCAAAGTCATTAAGTCCTTTGGTGATATCAATGGTCCAGTGTTCGATGTAACTACTGGTGAACCATTGTTGGATAAGAAGGAACTCAAAGACCTCGTAGATACCAACGGTAAGAAGCATTCGATTGCTAAGAACCAAGGTCTGATCCGTCGTGTGGTTCGTGGCGCTGTTAAAGGCTATTGGAACATGACCAAAGCTTATTACCGTCAGCTCGGTAAAGAGTTCGGTAATGATGCCATCGCTGGCGCTAAGACTATCCTGGCTCCAATGGGTAGTTTCTCTAAACGCCAACTTGCTAACCTGTCTACTACTGATCAAGTACTCGTACAGATCCGTGATGCCATTCGTGAAACCGTACCGAAGAAAAATCGGAAGGGTAGCTGGATGGAGAAAGCGGAGAAGGACCAGGAAGAGAAGAAGTCCACAGCAGGGAAGAACGATGAGTCTAAAGAATCCAAAGGGATGTTCGGTCGTATGACTGCAGCACTCGGTGGACTCTGGGATAAGATGCGTGGCAAGAAGAAAGGTGAACAGGAGGAGGACGAAGAAGGCGGTGGGTTGTTAGACACAGCTCAAGACGCACTGGGTACTGCAGCAGATGCTAAAGATCTGTTGGGTGGCGGCGGTGAAGGTCGTCGTGGTAGAGGTCGACTGGGTCGCATTGGTCGTAAGATTGCTGGTTCTCGAGTAGGTAAATTTGCTGCTGCACAAGGTGGTCGTTTCATGGCGACAGCTGGTGGCCAGATGGCTGCTCGTGGGGCAATGATGGTTGGTTCTTCGTTGGCTGCTCTCGTGTCAGCTCCTGTGTTGATTGGTGCAGCTGTAGTGGGTGGTGTCGGTGTAGCTAGTTACTTTACTTACAAGTACTTCGCTGGTGTTAAAGGCGAGTTCATGTCGGTTCGTATGCTACAGTACGGTATCACGTCTACACGTCAACGTCACAAGATCCTAGCCCTGGAACAACTGTTGGAGAAAACCGCTCTACGTGGCCAATCCCCACAGATGAACATTGGTGCTGCGGGTGGTAAAGCCATCCTGGATATCATGGGCTTTGATAAGAATGACGAAGCTGCTATTCATCGCTTTGCTCGTTGGATGGACTTGCGTTTCAAACCAGTGTTCTGTCAGTGGCTGAAAGGTATTGACACTATCGGCAAGACTCAGTTGTCGTTAACCGATATCGAAGAGAAAGTCGATGATGCACTGAAAGGTACGTTGGTCAAAGAGATCACCATGGAATACGGTGATGGTGGTCCGTTCGCTTGCCGGGATAACCCATTCGGTGATGACGAACCGCTAGACGACACTATCGAGGAAACTAAGGAACGCATTAAGGAGTTGTCTGAGAAGTACAAGATCGATCCTGAAAAGGAGAAGGCTGCACTTCCGGGTAATAAACCTAAAGCTACCGAACCTTCCGAAGAAGCCAAGGAGAACAAAGAGAAAGGCGCTGCTGTTGTAGCTGCTACAGCTTCGGCTGTTGCTACTAAGGCTGCTCAAGAGGCTAAGGCTATTGGTAAGAAGAACCAAGAGTCTCAAGACCAGGCAGCTAAAACCGTACAGCAGAAAGTTCAGAACATGGCTAAGGTTGCTGGTGTTGCAGTAAGTGCTTCGGCAGTTGCTAACGGTATCATGCCTAAACCAATTGCTGCTCAAGAACTGGCTGCTCTCGATGCTATCCGTGCTCGTGCCTACGGTATGGAAGTACTGAACAAGAACCAAATGGAATCGTTGATCGCGATGGAAACTCGTCTGGACCTTCAGTCTAAGACAGACCAATCCGGCATCGTGAAGTTTAATGGCGACATGGAGAAATTCATTGTTGCTGCTGGTCCACTGTTTGGTATGAACACAGCCGACCATGGTACTGACCGTGTTAAGTTTGTGAACTGGTTGACAGATCGTTTCATTCCTGTTGCTGAAATGTTCCTGACAATGGCTCGTTCTACGTATCGTGGTAAACCGGAGATGGCTTCTACTCAGATGAAACTGGGTGACCAAGTCCGTGTTGCTAAAGGCGTCATGGGTTCTACCAATACCAATGGACAATCTGTTTGGTCTACTCCTTCAATCTTCCCTATCAAGGGTGATCTGAAAGGCTTGAAGCAGATGGCTGATTGGGACGTGATGTATCTCGAGAAACAAGCTGCTGCTGTGTTGTCCTCACCGACTCTGTCGGCAGGTGCACAAGCTGCTGGTGCTACCAATGCTGAATCCGGTAAGTCGTTCTTTGATGGCGTAGTGGATAAAGTGTCGGGTGCATTCAACGCGGTTACTAATGCCGTTAGTGGTGCAGCTGACCGTGTGGGTAGTGCTCTGAGTAGCGCTGCATCGACTGTAGGTGGCGCAGTTCAATCGGCAGGTAGTGCGGTTGCTGCTGGCGCTGTATCGGCCTATGGGGCTGCATACGAGGCTGTAACCGGCAAGTCCTATGGTTACGTGTCTGAAGGTAATGGCGGTTCATGGGAACAAGTTCCGATGCCTACATCGAAAGATGCTAAAGGTTCTCGGAAGACCATGGAAGTTGTTTCCCAGATGGTCGGTGTACCTGTTGAATACCTGATGATCTTCTGTGCAATGGAATCTGGTTTCGACTGGACCATTAAAGCAGGTGCAGGTGGTTCAGCTACAGGTTGGTTCCAGTTCATCAACTCGACGTGGGATTGGATGCTGCAACAGCATTCCAAGAAGTACGGCTTGCCAGCTGACGTTGGTCGTCGTCTACGCTTGGATCCACGGATCAACGCACTGATGGGTGCGGAGTACATGAAGTACTCGATGAACGTTATCAAGAAGGCAACCGGTAAGGACCCGACTGATATCGACCTTTACCTGGCTCACTTCCTCGGTCCTGGTACTGCAGTTAAGTGGCTCAAGTTGCCTAAGAACACCATCGGTTCATACGCGTTCCCGAAAGAAGCTGCAGCCAACCCGTCTATCTTTAAAGACAAGGCGTCTGGTCAACAGCGGACTCTGGCACAGATCGAAGCATCGTTCGATAAGCGTATGGAAAAGTTCCGTGCAATGGCATCGGCTGGTACTGCCAATGGTGCAGCAGTTCCGTTGAAAGTGGAGGATGTTGAGAAAGCGGAAGCCGCTGCTAAAGCGAAAGCAGCAGAGGGCGAAGCCAAGAAGGATGACAAGTTCATTCCTGGTGTATCGGCAATGCCTGGTGGTCCTTCCGCTACAGGTTCTACTCCAACCAACACTGGTTCTGGTGGTCCTTCATTGTCCACTGCTCTGAGTGCTGCGACTCAAGCCCCAGCAGGCGCATCTACTGCTCCTGTGGGTGTGATGGCTCCTAGCGCTAATGCTCCAGCTGAAGCCGCACCTTCGAGTGGTCAGGCTAACGCGAGTAATAACCCAGTGGCGGATGCCGCGGCAGCAGCTTCAGCTGCACGCGATCAGCAACGGGCACAGCAAGTACAACAGTCCACTAAACAGGACGCTGCTATCATGTCTGTACAACAAGAACAACTTGAAGTACAGAAGCAAATGTTGGCGGCACTGCATACACTGGTGGGTAAGGGCACTCCGAGCCAGGGCAATAGTATGCCCCAGCAACAGAGTCGTCAGGCCAACAAGTCTGCTTACCCTGTTCCAGTCTAAATCTAGGGCCTACCTTCGGGTAGGCTTTATTTTGTCTAAAGGTTCCAATATGGCAACTCCAACAGTTGATACACCAATTTGGCTACGACAAGCATTCCTGTTACCAACGTCTACTAACCAAGTATCGTTCGGTTCTGAAACCCGTCGTCGCTTTGCAAACTCTGCAGCTTTCAAATTTACAAACACTACACCCGGTGGTAACTTTACCATTAACAACTTACCTCAGTATACCCGTCATGCTGATATTCGTCAGCCTGGTCGTGGTCGTACTGCGGAAAACAAACGTCTCGGTATGGGACGATACTATTCGGAAGCACATGACGACTTAGCACAAAAGCTACACATGTCGTTTGGTGTTCCCCGATTCTCTAGCTGGGCATCTTTCTTCACTAACTTCTACGACCGTTCTGCAGCTACCTTTGCTAACTCAGGTAAGACTACTGACCTGTGGTACAACCTGGGTAACACATTGTCGTTCGTAGTGTCCTTACCAGTACAGCCATTCATTATTGGTATCACTGCAGTATCTCGTGTACTGTCGTTCCTATCGAAATCATCTCCATCGAAGTGGTTCTATTTCAAACCAACGATGCATGCGTATTGGTCTGCTGTTAATACACTCGCTAACGAGTTCGCTATTAACATGGGTCTACAACCTCGGCTATATACTGATCCAGATTCCCAATCCCAGATGGCAGATCCTGGTCAGACCGTAACAGTAGAAGACATGAAGCGTTGGCACACATTGATGCCAGGTTTGTTTACTCCGAATGGGGGTGTTGACGTAATGGCTCTAGCGGGTCGTGCTCAACGTAAAGCTGACGAAGCTCGTAAGGCTTGGGAAGCTATGGCTGAGAAAGCACGGAACATTCAAGAACTCCGTGCAGGTATGAACACGGAGCTATCGAAGTATTACAAAGACCCGACACCAAACATGTCGACTCGTGAATACTTCCTTAAATACCTGGAAGCTGACCCAGTAGGGGAATCAGCAGTCATCGACTCTGAGAAGTTTAGTGAATGGGGTGATCTGTCGAAGGTCTACAACTTCATTACGGGTGCACAACGAGATGGCATGCAGTTCGTCACATTGCGTGCAGACTTTAACGGAGAACAATCGGAATCCTTTACATCGTCCACTACGTCGGTAGGTGTTGCTCAAACACTGAACACGAAAGTAACGGAAGGTCGTGCAGCTCAGTTCAACTTCATGCAAGGTAACGTCACAGATCTTATCGGTGGTGCATTCCAAGCGGTATCGAGTTTTGTAGGTGGTGCACTCGACATGGTGAACATGTCAGGTCTTGCAACACTGGCAGGCTCTGCATTCGTTGACGTACCGGAATACTGGGAATCCTCAATGGCTTCTCTGCCAACGGCATCTTACACGATTCCTCTCGTGTGTGCTCATGGTAACAAGATGTCGAGGTTCTTGAACATCTATCTACCGCTGGCTATGATCCTGCCAATGGCGCTACCGCGTTCAGCTGGTCGCTCTGCATACACTGCTCCATTTATCTGTCAGTTGTTCCACCAAGGTCGTAACCAAAAGCAACTCGCGATTATCGATTCGTTGACAATCCGTCGAGGTACTGGTCACGTAGGTTGGAACGCAGATAACGAAATGTTAAACTGTGAAGTTCAGATCTCCGTGAAAGACTTGTCGAAGATCATGCACATTCCATTGAAAGCTGGCTTTGCTTCGGCATCGTGGTTGGGTACAGCTGTTCGTGGTGCAGCTGCTACGGCTGCTGAGATGGTTGGTGAATCTACACTGAATACGGTTACTGCTTTAACCAACGGTGCAGTGTGGGATGAACAATCGTTGTTCAACGATTACACCGCTACGTTGACTTCTCAATCCTGGGCAGATTTCTATTACGCTGGCAAACGACTGAACCTGAACATTGCTAAACAAGTTCAAGCATTCCAATCCTGGCGTAGTCCGTCTAACTTCATGTCATGGGTATTGGATGGTGATGTTGCTCGAACTATCGCTGCATTCGCGGCTTCTACTGATCGGTTCTAATGGAAAAGAATACTCGCGGTAGTGATCTAATGTAGACACTATCGTGTCCTTCCCAAAAACCTCAAGTGGAATTCTGCAATGTCTAAACTGTCCTTCCTGCAAAACCTCGGTCTGAAACTGCTGGGCACCGATGCTCTGGCTGCTATCAAAGGTGAAGTCGTTGACCTGACCCGTAAAACCGTTGAAGATGAACACGCCACCGCACTACGTGAACAACCACTGAGTCTTATGGTTGGCGCTAGCCGCCTGGAAACTTTCTTCCATGACACCCTGCGCGCCCGTGCCCGTGCTGGCTCTAACCAAGTAACGTCTGCCCTGCTCCTCAGCCTGGTCGGTGATAACTACCAGGTTGCCTACTCCATCACAGAAGCTGCCCGTGTAGCTGAAGAATCCGGTGAAGGCTTCATGAAGAAGAAGGCTGCAGTTCTGCGCGCTATCCGCGAGAAAGAACTGGGCTTGAGCAAGTCCCAAGAACAACTGGTTATCGAACTGGCAGTTCAACTGATCCGCGATTAATCTTATCGGCTATCCTTCGGGATAGCCTTTATGATGTGTTAAGGAGATCACCACATGAACCGATCATTATCTAGATGGCTAGCATCAAACGAACAAGTACATTACACCGAAGAAGAGAAAGATCAACTCGTAAACAAACCGTTAGATCCACAGGGGGCTACGATTTGGGAAGACAACGAACCAGTCGCTAAAGGCGGTATGCGTACTTTGATTTCTACTGCGGATCTACCAAAGGATCCAAAGGAAGGAGAAGGTTACCAAGTACGGGATGTTTACTGGGTTTGGACTAACGGACGTTGGATGTCACTGCAAGGACTTTACGGACATACGTGAGTTCCCTTCGGGGAACTCTTATGATGTTTTAATAAAATCTCAGATCTATATTACTACATTGATATTAACTAGCATGGTCAGATACAGATGCAATCTAATTTTAATGTAATGAACGTTATCGAAGCCTTCCAACTTTTGCGTGCTAAACGTGCCGTGAACTATGAAGGTTATAACTTCAAATACGATACGTATTTCGATGGTCATGCCACGTTGCACCACATGGTCTGTATGGACGTGGAAACCAACAAAGGCATCTGGCACATCTGGGGTATGGAAGGTCGTAACTGGACTCCAGATGATCTCCGTCGTTCCAATATGAATCGCATGTTCTCGATTACCGAGATGTGCAGCTATGGTGACTTCGTGTTCTATGACCCGATGGGTCTAATTCATTTCCCAGGTGGTGCGCAGCCCGCAGGCGCTGTATTGAACAGCTATAACCAGGGTCGTGGACTGGTTCGTCAACATGTATGTGGTACACCAATTAACGTCCATCCCGGTTGGATGAGGCCTGGGGATTCGCCATTCCATCCTGGCCCTGGTATGCCTGGGTTGTTCCAGTGGCATGATCCACAAATGATTCGTCCTGGTTTTGGTCAGCAAACCCAATACTCTTCCGGCACTGGCCAGCGTAGTTCTAACTTCGGTACAGCCGAAGGTTTGTTGCATACGCTCTTAGGTGTACAAGGTGTGGCAGACTACAACCAAGTTCGCCGGGATCTTTTCGCCAAACTCGTTGATGCCAATAGCTGGACTTTCGATATCGATGACAATAAAGATCCAGTAATGACGTTCAGTTATTCTGACAGCCACCTGGCTAAAGGTGTACAACAAGTAATTCGCAAGTTGTTGAAGAATTCGTTAGTGGATAAAGGGTATACTGTTACCCCCACAGCAACAGCCAGCGACACTGTCCTCGAAATCTCCGTTAACCTCCGCACTATCTAAGGAATCAAAATGCAACAGTCTATTCCTGATCTGCGTATCAATCCATCCCATAAGGAATACGACCTGGAAATCCAGGCAATTACTGATGAAAAGATCGGTAATCCACGCGATCGTATCGATCGTGCCTCGTGGTTGATTCACGTGCTGAACAACATGAACCTAACCGGTCCATTCGCAGCACGCCGTAACTACTTCAAGCAAGTCGTCAAAGAAGTCTTCGGTTGCGATTGTAAGATCCAAACTCATGGGCTTTCACACGAACGCCGCATGTGGGTTTCTGTCGAGCTCGACGAACTGGTAATCGGTATTAACCGAGGCTATCGCGTTGGCTATGATGAACTCACCGATAAATACGCTGCACACAGTAGCCGTATCGGTATCGAACTCATCAAGCTGGAAAATGGCATCGTGTACCAAAACTCCAATCAGCTCACCGATCCAGAGTGGTTGGAAAAGATCGATAAGGTAGCTGATATTGTCGGCTATCCGTACATCGGCAAGTAGAAACAAACTCAGATCTATATAACTGTACTGCAATCCACAAAAGGGAAATACCTGTAATGTCCGATGTATCCAAGATTCAAGCTGTATCTTACGCCGAGAAGAACGACCTGCGCGCCAAGATTTCGATCAACGACGCTGGCCTGTACACGATCCCAGCTGACATTCGTCAAGTGCTGGTCCTCGATCCGCTGGGTGTTTCGGCTGAAACCTACGGTAAGATCGAGAAAGAAGACGCCAAGCTGCTGGGTGGTATGATTTATGTTGGTGGCGAACTGGCAGTCGATCACTTCAAGGCCAATCCAGATGCAGTGGAAGTTGGCTTCAACTATCAGCAAGGCAATTCCACCAGCGTCAGCGTGCTGTTCAACCGTGATGCAAAAGACCACACCGTAGTGGCAGTTGAAACCAAACACAAGACCGCAGACGTGAAGCGTGTGCTGTCGTACCTGGGTGACCAGTTCGCAAACATCAACTCGTAAGGATTCGTAATGAAGTTGCCAGATATCAGTGGGATGGATCGTCAACGCGCATCTTTCCATATTCAACATGTCCTCAAGCAAGAACAGAATATGCTTCCCGAAGGCCACGGTATCTGGTACAACCTCTACCGTTATCCTGATCTGAAGATGTCATACTCATCCATGCCTGTGCGTTACAAGGTGGATCGACTTATACCAGTATTTGCACCTCTACCGGAAGGTCATCGTAAACCACAGCTGGATCTTGTATCGCGTTTGGTAAAGACCTGTATTGTAGCTGTACGTGTTACTGGTCCGATTGTTAACAGCTTTGTCTACCGGAACGCGCTGGCTTACAAACAGGCTAAGGATAAAGAATACCACGACAAACTTGAGCGTGAACACCGCGCATGGCAAGCACGCGGCGGTTGGCGTCAAGAGCATCCAGAATTCAATAAACTCGATTTCTAAGGAACTTCCCATGTTTCAAGAAGCACGTCCATTTAAGCTGTTCGTAGACAAACACGGTGCAATCATCATGAACTGTGACAACCACAGCATCGATGCAGCCGAGCGTGTAGCTAAACGCATCAGCCATGGCAACCTCGTGCAGGTTGTTGTTACCAAGCGTACAAAAGCAAGTGAGTAACGGTTTTCGCGAGAAGCTGTTGCTCCAACGTGATGCTATTGAATGTTTGGCACTGGTGACTGAGGCACAGTTAAAGCGCAAACAGGCTATACTTGCTCGACGTTCTCATGGCATCACCAAGGTTCATGTAGCGCATAAAGAACAACCGTTGTATGTGTGGGATGTTTACATCTATTCGCGTAAAGACGGGTACGAACCATTTAAGCTGCCTGGTCAGTTCCCGCTTAAACGAATCTATGGTAACGTTTACCATGCACACTTCCATGTGCCGATTGGCGCACCTCTTGAAGTAATCGTACATTGGAATGGTGGACATGTGATGATCTCTGCACCGGGTCGTCCATGGAACATCGCTTGTCAAGTAGGAAGATGTAAAGATGGCGAAGAAAACATCACCACAGGCTTTAACGTTGACGGAAAAGGCACTCATAAAGAACCTTACACTCTTGCGCAATTACCTGCGACATGAGAGCTCCCGCACCGATGGGCGAGTGACACGCCACTTAGAAAGACATACCCATACACTGCATGTTGAAGTGTCCAAGCGTGGTTGGGTACGGGTATGCGTAGCTGGGCGTGGGTTCTACGAAACCGATCCTTATCTCCTGGATGTTCGCATCAATGGCGATAAGGTTATGATGGAAGGTACGCGTCGAGAGACCTTTTTGGGAATTACCCGTTCCCTAAAGCTGTCTCAACCTGCGGTATTGAAGTACCTGCGTAAAGCCCTCAAACACAATTTTCCTGGTTATACCGAACCTCGAGCCGAATGGGTACCACCCGTTCGGATTAGTTAAGTAAGGAAACACAATGAGTTCTTGCAAAAACCTGTCTGTTGAAAAGCTGCTGCTGAAACTGCGTCAACACCTGTGGCGTGTTACCACTGGTAGTTCTGGTAACGTCGTACGTAACGTCGCAGTACACGGTCGTGAGATTCGTGCACAAGTTCGTAAGAGCGGTGCTATCGAACTCGAAATCAAACTGGGCTCTACTTCCCTGTACGCTTACTACAACGGACGTGATAAACTCGTCTACAACGGTACCGATCGTTTTGGTTCGATGCTGAGTAAGTCCCGTAGCATCGAAGATGCACAAGTTCTTTACCTCCTGCGTGACAACGTCAAGCGTGCCTTCCCTGACTACAACAAGTCGGCGCTGAGCTACAAGAAGCCTGAAACCAAGAATGGTCGTCACCGCATGGTCGGTGGCGCTATGGAAAAATACTGATTCCTATAATGGAATAGGAACACCGCTGCAAAGCTTGGGTCCTTCGGGACCCAATGCTCAATTCTTTTTTATTCAAGAGGCTGTAAATAGATGACTCAAGATGTTCAATTCGTCGCTCCTTTCTTTGTCCTGGAAGGTGATGAAGGTACTGGCAAAGGCACCGTAGCAAAAAAGGTAGTTCAAAAGCTGACTGCCAAAGGTATTGAATTCGTCCATACCCGTGAACCAGGTGGTACCGAACTCGGCGAAGTTCTGCGTCAACAACTGCTGCTGAAACGCGAGCAACCACTGGAGCACGTTACACACATCCTGCTGCACCAAGCTTACCGCAAAGAACACATCGAGAAAGTTATTCTCCCAGCACTGTACGCTGGTAAAGTTGTTCTGTGCGAGCGCTTCTTCATGTCGACTCTGGCACTGAACGTGATGCCGTACATGGAAACCAATCCTGAACTCTATCAACTGTTCATGGATACCATGCCGTACATCGGTAGCACCGTCATCGAACCAGTCAGCGTAATCCTGGATATCGAAGACGAAGCTGTTCGTAAAGCTCGTCTGACTGACCGTGAACTGGACTTCTACGAGTCCCGTACTCCAGAAGAACTGCAAGCAACTTCGAATGCTTACAAGATGTTCCAGAAACATCCTGCCAGCATTACCCTCGACGCTACCAAGTCTCCAGATGAACTGGCCGATCACATCGTCGAGCGTATCGAAGCTCAACTGAAACAAGCAAAAGAACAAGCCCGTGAATTCGCTGAGCAAGAAGCAAAACGTGAAGAAGCTACTGCGGCTGCTGAACAAGGGATCGAGATCCCAGAAGAGCTCCGCGAACTGGATGGTGGTGTTGCCGCTGAGCCAGTGAAAGAAGAAGCACCTTTCAACCTGGAAGAAGCTGTTGAAGGTTTCCTGGCTGAGAACCTAGTACCTGCTCTGTTCAACCATGACTCAGAACAAGTTGAACGTTACCTGCCAGTCGCACGATCCTATGTACTGTCGATCTTCAACCAGATCCAAGATCCTGGTCTGTTCCTCGGTCAGAACCGTGCACAACTGCGTACCAACATGCACAGCATCTTCCACTACGGTCACCAGATGGATCTCATCCGTGAACGTCAAAACACCCCAGCCGAAACTGCTGAAGCTGTAGCCGAATAACAAGGATAACCAATGCAAGTCAGTAAGAAAACCATTCACGTACCTGCCACTGAACTAGGAGACCTTAACGAATTCCTCAACCGTACCTTCAGTACCAAGAAGAACAATCGTGAAACTCTAGTTACGCTGGAGAAGGTCACTAACCGGGATGTACAACTCGCCTTCGCTAAAGAAGAACGAGCTGATCGGTTTACTATTTCACAGGCTAAGTTCCGTAAGTATTACTGCTTGCTGCGCACAGTCAAAGTTGAAACAGAATAATGGCAGCCCTTCGGGGCTGCTTTATTTCGTGAGGTTGTGATGTCGAAACATTTGATTCTGAAACGCGATACCCATGTCGGTGGTGGCTTAACTGGCGCTGGTTATGTAATGAACCTAAGAGGACGATACGCGTCATTGTCGATGTCTTATCCACCATTGGCATCGTTCTACGATTACATGGAAGGCATTGGGTGGAAATTGTTCACTCCACCTCTCAAGACAATGAACTCACATGCTAAGGAAGTCTACTTGATGACCTTCCGGCATAAAAAGAAATCTATTGGTGTAGCTAACCCTGGGGAACTGGCATTATGATCGTATTCAAATGTGAACGGTTGAAGACACTGGAAGAAGTTATCCTTCGTGTTAATGCAATGGGGATGGGTGCTGGTAACTTCGGTAACGGTTCTGTCGTTGACCTGACGATCGGTGATCACGGATTCGTATTCAAAGATCGGAAGAAACGTCGCATTGCCCGGTTGGCTAACGGCATGCAAACAAATACCATCGTAGTGGAACTGCAATCACTCGATGAAGACATCCCAGGTATCATCAAGATCAATGATGCTGAAGAATATTTGGAAGTAGCCAGTGCTATTACCAATTGGTTCTGTGTGGAAGACGGTAACGTTTGTGGTTGCCGTAAGAATGGTCGGATCGAGGCATTCCAAGTGATCCGTGTTGAAGGTAACACTAAACTGGTTAAGGCTGAATGATGCGCGTACTCGCTCTGATTGCAATGCTGTTCATCTGCGCAGTGTCGTATGCTGCTGAACCTCTGCGTTATGTTGGGGTTCCTGTGTTCTATTCGAAGTTCGTGCCGAAGCTTGCACATTGCACGTACAACGAAAAGGTACAATATGGTTTCTGTGGCTGGGCTAATTATCCTGAGGAAGGAGAAGTTGGTGTAACCACTACATCAGGTGATGTAACCGAGGCATTTAACGTTCGCCTCTACGATGAAGTAGTTTGTATAGGTACAATCTGCCAAACGAACTATGGGGAATCTCGAGGGTACACCGAATCCAACGAAGTCTCGTACTGGTATATCCCAAAAGGATTTTACTTGGCTACGTTATCCGGTGAGACTACCGCGGTTAAGTACGGCAATGGCCCTAGAGCGAGTTCTTACCCCATTCGTGGCGTTAAGATCTTGCCAGAGTACAATGACGTACCTGATGGCGAATACATCCCTGAAGAGCAAGCTGAGGGCGTTTACTACGTGCATTGCAATCCAGCTTTGGACTGCGAATACATGGGACGTGTGATGCCCTTTACTGAACTCAAGCGTTACATTTCTACAGTCATGACTGTGAATTGCGATAAGTTTTTCTGCTATAACCCTGAACAACAAATCGTCGGCATTAATCCAAAGACCCCTCTCTGAGTACCACAATGGAAACCTTCCTCTCGCTAGTCCCTTACTTCGAACTCTTCTTCTTGTTGTGCATCGGTCACGCTGTTGCGGATTATGCGATGCAAAACGATTTCATTGCAACTGCTAAAAACCACACAACTGATTTGGGTCGAGTGTTCTGGAAGTGGGTACTACCATCACACGGCTTGATGCATGCTCTGCCCGTGTACGTAGTAACAGGTTCCTTTGTGTTGGCCGTGGCTGAGTTCGTGTGTCACTCAGTAATCGATTACCTCAAGTGCGATGGAAAGATTGGCTTTAACACTGATCAATTGCTGCACATTGGTTGTAAAGTCCTGTGGGTAGTTCTGTTGGCAATGGAACTACCTTTGTTGGCTGAATAAGGAGTAAGCATGAAGTTGTCTGAAGTACCGTTCCCGTTGTTGTCGACCGAAGAAAATTGGGTGACTAGATTGCACGGTAAGAAAGGAACAATCGAAAAGATTTCCGTACGTGCATATGGTCGCCAATTCGAAATGTCTTTGCACATTGTCTGGGAAGACGGCAGTACATCGAATCCGGTATTCCCTGATGAGTGCGTACACGTGACAGCGAAGGACCCTAATCCGATTTCACTGGATCCATGGGTTAATCACCAAATAAAGTTGCTCGATAAACATCGAGATAACTTCGAATCTCATCGCAGAGCGTTGTAACGATATAATGGCTCTCCTTCGGGAGAGCCTTATGCCGTATTTTCTTTTATTTAAAACTATCAAAGCCCTATATAACAATCGTGAATACATCCCCCTGAATTTAAGGAGCTGCACATGTCGTTCATCAAAACCGGTTTCACCCTGGCTGTTGGCGTTGTGGTTGGCATCGCTATCAAAAGCATCAAGGATATGGAAAAAGATGTGGTGATGCTCAATAATGCTAAGCGGCAAGAAAAAGATATCATCGCCCTTCTGGATGGTCGCTACTATCAGAAGGTCGAGTACGCCATTGTGACCCTCACAATGGATGTACTGCATGAAAAAGAAAACAAGCAGCAACTGTGGGAAGAAGGCATCTCGGCTGTGGTTTACGGCCAGTGCCTGGTGGAACTTAATGCATCGCATTACTCGGATCACATCAAAGCCGAGGTAGCAAAAGAACTCGACGTGTTGTTCGAGCGGTTCAAAGAATGCCGACTGTAACAACATAAAGCCAGCCCTTCGGGGCTGGCATTCACCTTATTTTTTTTTTCATTGATTGTCTAGTTCATCACGAATATCTTTAACTTCGTCTCCGACAGCAATGACTTCATCTAACAACCACTCAGTAGAATTGTTTAGTCGTTCTTCCAGATCAGCTATTTGATCTGAGAGATTCTTTACTACGAAAGCTCCACCTATTAATGCGACAGTAGCTGCTACCATAGGTAGATTTCTTTTAAACCATGACTCGGGTTTTGGTATCATACAGGACTCCTTCTATTTACATGATTGGTTAATCCTGTTCAATCTCATGTAGCATAGTAGTATCCCCAATAAGGAGGGGGTTATGGTAATCTCATATAACACGGTTCAGGAAATTGATGCGCAGGTCAAAACGGGCTGCGGGATCGGTTATTATGGTCGGCAAGACGATATGTCGGTTATGCCGAGGATGTTGGGCGATTGGAACCTTCGCGCCATCGGTGACTCACGCCACCCAGGTTGTGGTTTGATCGTTGCCGTACCATCAAATGCTAGGACTCGCATTATCTACATGGAAGGACGAATGACTTGGCTGAAAGCTCTTGGTTTCGATCACGATCTAGCAGTTCGATACATTCGTGCAAGTACGGTGGTGAGTCGTAAGTGGGACCACGAGGTAGCGTTGTTTGTATTGAACAACCTCAAAATGGACGAGTACGTTTTAGATAAAATGCTAGCCAGCAACAACCCTAAGAAAGTTGGCGAGAAGTACAATATCTATACACGTAGCACTCGAGGCAAGGTGTTAGCGGGATGTCAGATCCTTAAAAATTTGTTAGCACAATGAAATAGCCCTCCCTTCGGGGAGGGTTTATTTTGCCCAATAGGTATGTATTCAATCAAGAGAAAACAATCATGAACTTTTTCCTCGATTGCGAGTTTGAAGATGCAACTCGCACTCTCATTTCTGTTGGGCTGGTAAGTGAAGATGGACAACGTGAGTTCTACGAAGTCTTACCGCACTCTCTAGTTACAGACGAGTGGGTAAAGGCGAACGTTATTCCAATCCTTCAGAAAGCACCAATCACAACCGAGCAATTCAATGCCAAGCTGAAAACTTTTGTTGATCAGTTCCCAGGCATGACGATCTATTCGGACCACATTAATGACACAGCATACTTCAGCCGCGCTCTAGACTTGGGCGAGGGTGATTGGATTAAGATCCAACCATTGACATTTATTGTCGACCGAGATCTATCCGCTAAGAAGTCAAAGATTTTACACAACGCCCTTTTTGATGCGCGTGCTATTCGTGACTCATTCCTGAAAAAGGAAGGGTTGGACTAACCACTATGGAACCTTACCATGTCTAACAACTACAACCGCATGACCTCTCGACCTAACCGAAAGAATCGTCCTGAGACTTTGCTACGGTTACTGATGTCTACCTCGTACCCACATTCCACCTTAGCTGATTTGATGTTCGCTTTCTCTCGACATTCGGGACCAGCAGATCAAGAAGAACTCGACACTATTGCTGATGAGATGACAGCAGTAGAACGTCAGTTTGGTATGACTGACTTTATCCGTACCGTTGAGATTCTCCGTAACAAAGATCAAGTTACAATCGTACTGCGTGCATTAGACTTCGATCCATCTGTGCGTGAAGTCATCGACAATAACTCTACCCATGTAGAATTAGCTCGTGTTGCTTTCCACCTGACCTCTGCTGACGCTATGCTGGAGAACATTGATTCACTAGCTGAAGAATTAGTATTGATGTTCCGTAAGGCACAGCAAGACAACATTCGTACGGATCGTAAGTGGCGACTGCGGCAACGACCTACTTCGAAAGGTAATGCTAAGCTCGGTAATACGGAAGTACCTGCTACGGAAGAGATTATCGATCATCGTACTGCTGTAGCCATGCTAACGGCATCGCTAGCTAAGACTCGGTTCCATGTTGTGCTTACCCACAATACGATTCTGTTGTTCGATCAACAGCGCAGTTTGAAATGACATAAATACCTCTCCCTAGGGAGAGGCAATATGCCGTTATACCTTGGTAGTGTTTGTAGCGTTAACTACCCACTTAGTGCCATCAAGTGTGTTATTCACTTTACGACCTAGGGTAAGGATAACATCTGCCTTAGCCGTGTGTTGTCGCCACACCATGGGAATGTCATCCCAATAATGAACGATGTTGGTATCAGCAATAACTACTGCATCACCGATGTTGCCGAATGTAGGCTTACCCGCAACCCAAGCAGCGTTGTTGGTGTATACACGTAGGTTAGCCGGATTCAATTCAGCAGTCGTAAATGGAATCCGTGCTTTACCCATCGTTCGCCACCAATGCGATTGTGCAGCCAGACCTAAGTCTTTAGCTTTGGCGTAGTACTTGCTAACAAAGTTCAGAATATCAGCAATAGCAACAGTAGCTGTTTTACCTGAGAAGTACGGATGAGTAATGAGTTTCTTAGCAAACATCGGAATACTACCCGACTCAGCCAAGTATGGTGCAGGATCAGGAATCGTTACCACTCGACTGATCGTGTATTCAAACGGATCAGTAATGGTGAATTTCATGGTCTGCCCCGATTTGATAGGAACAGCTGAACCTACACCACCGAATGGATAGTACACGGTTGACCAACCACCTGAGCCATTTGGAGTAGCTCGGAAGAAAGCAGCCAATACACCATTTACTTCGATCTTACCTAACAACGTTTGGGTTGACGACGTCCCATCCACATTGTATTCAACGCTACCCATGTACGTGCTATACGAATTACCTACGATGTTATTGAAACTGTCCCGTAGGTTTACGTCACTAGGGTTAATGATGATGTACTTCAATGGACGGGTAATGATTGTACCGTCATCCAACTGAATCAAAACGTTAACTCGGTAAGTGCCAGCAGTAGACATGTTGAGCGTGTAGGGTTGATCTGGATTGACTTGGTCAGCTGGGTAAAGTTCTGGTACGATCAAAGATTCCGACCCACCAGCAAAGATGTAATCCGAATCAGCCATGCCAGCCAATAGTGGGTGGTCTGCAGGTGGACCTGGCAAACCGATCTGTCTACGGATCTCACTAACCAACACAGAACTTCGTCCAACGTCACCAGAAAAGTAAGCACCGAAATGCTGGGCTACTTGAGTTGCATCACCACCGAAAATAGCACCGCGATCAATAGCATCTTGTAGGTTATTGTAGTTATCGCTACAGTGGTCAGTAATGATGGCTACACCGCTACCGGCTGCACGGAACTGAGCAATGTTAGAAGTACAGTTAGCGGTGATCCAATGCTGACCTGCCTGGTTCTCGCCACGGCTAGCTAGGAAAACAATAGCACTGTATTGTTCCATGGTCGCCAGGGAAACATCAATAGGTGCATTCCCTTGGTGAGTAGCATCGAAGTATGTTGGAATCCAACCACCGATATTACATACCGCATCAAACGTATCGCGGAATCCATCATCGCCAGCATTGTTCTGCTGTGGATCAGGATTGTAATGCGACTTTAAGATGTTGTATTGCCCTGTTCGTGTGGTGTTGTTCAGGAACAAGATCTTACGGTTACCTTGAGCAACTTTCCGTGGGTTAGCGATAAATGACAGTGCGTTTAACAGATACCGACAAGCCGGAGCCAAACCTGCTAAAGTAGTTGGCAATGTAGCTGGGTATGTGCCACCATTCGCTACGCGGATGTGTGAGTTATAGAACTTAGGGAAACCACCATCGTAGATAACGTTGCCACGACCGTCTTGCGTTACTGCTAGGAATGGACGATCTACAATCGGTCCTTCACCAATAGCTGGATCAGGGTTAGACGGAATGGGTTGGATATAACCTCGGTCGTATGCCAAGATCTCAGTCAACACAGGAGAACGATCATCACGAGTAATGATCGCCTTCCGGGTATTGGCTGGGAATGTAACGGTTAGAGTCTGTGCACCAGTGTATTGCCCTGGATCTAGACTTGTAATAATCTCAGCCATTGTTCACTCACTTCTTAACAGGTTCTGTAATACGTGCGTGGTACGTTACAGCAGCCGTGTGGTTATTACGGATAGTGATCTTACCATCCGCAGCAATAGCAAAGTCCAATACCGCAGTTGCAAGAATCACAGGTGGGTTAGGGGTAACAAATGGATCAACCATTCGTAGTTCAACCCCTACGGAATAGATGTTGTGAGTAGTTGACGTGTATCCAATAATACCAGGGGCATCATAAACCACGCTACCGTTAGCAGGCACGCTGCCAGTAATGTAACGGAATCGTCCACCAGCACCGACACCTCCCTCTTCAATTTTATCGAACCATGCCTGGATGTAACCAAGCATTTGTTCTTTTGTCATAGCAGCCATTTTATCACCTTAGCCAATTTGCGTGAGTCCTGTGGTCATGAATCTTTTCAGATCCCCATAACCGTCAGCTACATGAACCCGTCCGCTCCACGAACTGAAGTAGACTCGACGTTGACGGATTTTATCAAAGTATCCAGTAGATGTAGCTGTCCATGTCCCTGCATCTGGATCATACGTTTCGATTTGGCGAGTGAAAGCATTAATCAGTTCATTACCACCGTTAGGGTAGTTGTTGATTAATGATTGTTTCGCTATTGCCACTTCGTTTGCAGTTGTTGCAATTTGGAGAATACTAACAGCAGACTCCGGTTTGAATGAAAACACGCCTTCATTGTTATCAATGAACAATACTTGATCTCGATACGCCTTCGATCTAGCGAAAGCGTTAATCGTCCGAGTAATGAAAGCGTTGATGTATGAAAGCATTGAAGCCTTAGTAGCCATAAATCACCTATGGAGTTGGAATAGTGGTATCCACTGCATGTAATGCTCCAGGTTCCCCATGCAGAAAGACTTTACCGTTGTTGCGTCCAAGTACCAATGTGTATTTACGCAGGAAGGCCCTTCCGCCCACGTATGGGGTCGATACCCACGAACCACTAGCTTTGGTCCAATACGTAGACGTACGCGTATCTAGGTAGTCCACAGTGCCTGCCTGAAGCGTTGTAGCTTCAGCGGCAGTAGTAGCGAGGTTGAAGATACTCATTGGCATCCCAGCATAGAACTGCATGCCTTTTGGATTCGTATCCGTGGAGAACACAGCAGTCCTTTTAGGAACAGCTAAGATCAAATCGGTAACGCGTTTTAACCACGCTACCGAGTAATCGATCATCTCTTGTTTAGTCATGCTCACAGTCGATATACCCGCGATTCAGAATCGACATAGTAGAACTTACCGGTTGTCATGTTGTGGTGTGTCCACTCCAATGCCAGTAGTCCTTCAGCGATTAGGTTAGCTTTAGTACTTGCGACTTTCGTCCAAGCGTTATTAGCGAATACCCATTTAGACCAATCACGAACATCAATGATTGGTAAACGAGATTCTGGTCGTTGGAATACTTTCCATGTAGCATTCGGCTGAGAGGTAGCTGTGTAACCAAACGACTGTGGTCCAAGGAACACCGCCAGTTGTGGATCAGCTGCCAAGTCAATGACACGCTTAGCTGGTTCGAAGTAAACATCGCTACCGAATTGAGAAGTCTCTACGGTGAGGATGTTCTTCTGACGTGTTACTTTAATCCGTGCACCCAGTGGGTTAGCAGCAGGCCACAAACCGTTCGCACCGTTAACGCCAGGACCAGTAGCAACTGTACCGTTCGTCCACGTCAATCCATCAAGAACAGCATCGATTGGATAACGAGCAATGTTGTATCCATTGAAGTCTTTATCGATCACTAATGGAGCACGACCATTACCCGCACGTTGTACGGTGAGGATGTGTGTGGTGTTATCCGATTTGTCCAAGGCATAAGCTGCAATGACACCAGCAAAGTCATCGTCGTTACCCGTAGAAGACACCTGTACTTCAAACACGTAGTCTTCATATTTCTCAGGAGACACGAAACCTAATACCGATGCAGAGTTGATCGTGCTTCGAATGGAATCCGTATTAGCGTCGTATGCCCATGTATCCAACTCAGTTAGGTTGAATTCGTCAGTGTAAGTACTACCCCCACGACTGATTCGTTTCCACCATTTGAATACGGATTCAAACGTTTCACTTGCACCTTTCTGTGTTTCCAGATCGGTATCGTTTTCTACGATCGAGCAAGGCATGAAGATATGACGACCATCGAACTTACCGTCAGCATCAGTTACCAACACCGTGTTCATTTTGTTGACCGGCACAGTAATGCTCTTACTCACAGTCTCAGCAAATGTGTTTAGCCCAGAGGTCATCTGTGTCTTACGGTTCGGTACATACGCTGGCAGATCTTCATTCAGCTGATACATACGGAATCGACGGTTAGAAGGATCTCCTGATAGGATACCTACCAACAACTCCGGATGACCATCTTGACCGATAGCAATGGCTAAGCCTTCTGGTTCATACCGAACAGCAGTGGCTTCCATAGCAGCGGCAATACGACCAGCATTTAGGTTGTTGTCTTTATAGACAGGTTCGCCAGTGATCAGATCGTAGATATGGAATCGTTTGTTTACGTCTGGTGTGAAACCAGTACCACCAGCAACCATGTACACGTAACGACCATCGCTAGCCAGACCTTGTAATGGGTTAGATGGATCATAAAGATCATCGGTTTCCCATTCGTACAGATGACGTGTCGTGTAATTACCTGCACCACCTGCTACTAATGTAGCCAGATCGAATACCCGTACTACCGATCGAGTTGTACCAAAGCGCATGCCATGGGCAATCAGATACTTGCCATCCGAACTGACGGTTGGTGTACATGACGTGCTATTCGCAAACGTACCCGTAGGGAACAGTTCAAATACTTCTGCCGTATCAATCGCAACACCCGGAGTATAACTAAATCGAGCTGCTGATCGACCAACAACACTAGAAGTAGTCCAGAGCTTAATCGTTGACGCTAGGTATTCAGTACTTAGTCCTTGGTGGCCAATAGCTGCACCATTAATCAAAGTCTGATCGATTGGATTGACTTTGATACCACCATCCATCGGATAGCGGTTGATCGCCCCTGCTTCAGAAATGTAGAGGTGTCGTTGTCTTTCATCAAACGTGAATGCCTGAGCACCCCGAGTAATGGTAGAACCGTTAACAGCTTGTAAGTCGTAACGGAGTGTGGACTTAGATCCACCTAAATGTTTGTCGGGCATTGGAATACTCACTTTTGGTAAAGGGTATGGACGATGCGCGTTCAATCGATAGATGTCATACCGACGATCTGGGTAAGCATACATGATCCCTACGTAGAGATAATACTTACCGTCATCACCAATACGCATTGACATGCCTTCTGGTTCCCAGGCTCGGTAGTTAGGTACAGACATAGCTTTGTCTTTACCAATAAGCAAGTTGTTCTCTTGCTCCACCATCAAACCATCGATCGTGTAAACGTGTAGTCGTTTGTTTACCGTTGCATCAACGCCAGTACCACCAGCTACCAGATAAACATAACTACCACAACACGCCATACCCTGCATCGGATTGTTTTCATCCGTTAAGCCAGGTACTTCGAATTCATAGGTCCATGCGTTGGTATAGTTACCAGGTCCGCCTGCTACTAATGTAGCTAGGTTGAACACACGTACAAGTGTTGTAGTTGAATCTGCTTTCATGCCCTGAGCAACCAGCCATTTGTTATCAAGGCTAACTGTCGGGGTGGTTTGAATGGAGTTCTTGTGCGTGGTGTTAGGGAACAGTCGATACTCTTCCCCTGTGTTAATTGCCACACCTGCTTGGTATTCGATACGGGTAGCAGCACGCCGGTCTACGTTCGACGTAGTCCATAGACGGATACCTGTTGGTAGGTATTCGATCGCTAAGCCTTGGTGACCTACGGCTGTACCGTTGATCAATGATCGATCTAGGCTACGTAGACCAACACCACCTTTCAGTTCGTATCGGTTAATAGCCCCGTCTAGTGTGGCATAGCAGATCTTCGCCCGTTCATCGAAAGCAAAAGACTGCGCAGCACGCACAGTCTCTGAACCATTCATATCCAGGAGTTCGAAAGCAATCGAGTTTTCGGTATTGAAGTTAAGACTCATTTTATCTCATCCATCCAGGGACTCGGTTGGCTGTGTATTTAGGTACTTCGAATTCTTTTTGGTCTACGGTTAGATCGTAGGCTTCCATTGATTTCTGTAGTACCGCATAGAACATCTTGTTTTCATCAAACTCTTTTGGTTGGTTAGCCAGGTAGGATTCAAATGCTTCCTTCTGTTCGAATGGAGATTTGACGCCAGTGATCTCTTCAACCATTGCTTGAGACCAAGCCAAGATGTCAGCCGAACGGGTCGAGATGTTAGGTACGTCACCAGTATCCAACACAGCGGTGTAAACCACACACTGAGAATCCTGACCAATACGCCAGATACGGGCAATAGCCTGTTCTAGGATATAGCTACGGAATGGCGAGTTCAGAATCAACATGGTGTCAGCCATGGTTAGGCGCACAGCAGTTGCAAGGGACGCGTAAGTAGCGAGTAGCGGGTTCAGCTTAGGATCTTTATCGAAACGACCTACAATCGAAGACAGCTCGTTAGACGTTTTGCCGTAGACAGCAATTGGAGTCATACCGAGTTTACGGGTATGGGAATCCGAGGCTTCTAGTGCTTCCACGAACGAAGTAAACATGATCGTCTTCTTCTGAGTGGATTCCACGATACCAACCCAGTCAACATGTGGAACCATAGCTACGTGACATTCAATACGCTTACCACCCAGGATACGTCCGAGGGTTTCACCTTGGATCTTCAGCATCACGTATTTGATAGCCGACTTAACATCACGGAACTCATGAATCATCGACTGTGGTAACGATGGACCGAACACGAGCTTCTCGTATTTGTTAGTAGCCTTGATCTCTTCACCCGTGAATCGTGGATCTGGGTTAGCGATAACGATCTTCAGTACACGACGATATTCGTTATAAGCAGCAGTCTGTTCTTTTGTACGGAGGGTAGCTTCGTGTAACCGTAAGCATTCGGCCCAGTATTTCTCATCCTGTGGTTTCCGATCTTTGTAGTACTTGACACGCTCTTTAATGAACGCTTCCATCACTACCTTAATAGCCGGGAGTGTGAAGTCGTTACCATTCGGGATCTGGATCTTGTAGGGTTTGTTGATCGGTGGTTTGAGACCAGTGTCTTTCTCAGTCTTAGCGATGAAGAATGACATGAAGCCCATTCGATGTCGGATAATGTCCAGACCCTTACCACCTTCTTTCCCGTAGATCAACCGGAACCTAGCTTCCACTTCAGGAGTGAACAATGGATCGGATACAGTCATCAACGTGATCAATTCAGCACCCAGTGCTTTAACTGGAGTACCAGAAGCCAAGATGTTGTCTTGTGAGCCTAGGGCCTTAACGCACGCGATATAGAGCTGCGTTTGCATGGACTTAGGGTCGTTCATGTTGTGACATTCATCAAGCGCAGTGAAGATCTTCTGGCCTTTAAACACACCGGTCTGTACTAGGTCGAGGAAGTTCGATAGCCATTGATAGTGAACAATGATAATCCGCTCACCATTGTAAGGTCTGCCCATTGCTGAGGACCACACAGTTTGCTTCTGATGGTACATCTCATCCATCGAGGCTTCCCACACAACTTCAACTGCTCGTTTCTCACAGAAGAATACCATCTTGTCAGCACCGAGCATCTCACCGATAGCTGTACACATGTAGGTCTTGCCAGTACCAGGTTCCGCGTGTAGCAGATCGCCCACAAGGTTCCATTGATCCAGTCGAGTATTGTACGACTGGAAGTATTCCATCTGTGGTTGCTTAGCCGAGAACTTCAGGTTGTTTAGTTTGGAGAAGTCCAGGCGACCTACCGCGTTAGGCTCAGGTTTAGCAAACGCTTTACCAACCCATGTAGATGTCAGCATTGCTTCACGGATAGCAGCTGCCGTTCGTACCGAGATGAATCGGGAACGGTAGTTCATCACGCTGTTGAGGATGTACAAGAAGTCAGGAGCAAAGAACTTATAGAACCGAAGTTCTGTAGATGAAGCGTGGTTGAAGATGTTGGCCGCAATACGTGAAGTCTTCCAATACTTGGAAATGTCCCGAACGAGATGATTCCCGTTTACACCGGAGAGGATGATTTCGTTGCCTTGTTCTTTAGCAACTACGACGCCCATCAAACGTCGGAAATAGCTTTGCATGGTTGAGCCCTTGTTCTTTATTAGAAGTCATAAGATTAGCCCCGATCAGAAATAAAATACTTTATGCATGATAGTATAGACGAGGCCCGCGCTTAAGCGCAGTCCATGAGGAGGTGATCCAGCCTAGTTGCACCCATGAGCGTGACCATTATTGCTGAGAAGCAACGAATGCTCATACACGTACCTTGTCTATTAGAGCCTGACCTCTGGTGGTTACCTTCGGGTAACCATTATGTCGTTTCTAAGAAATCTCAAATCTATATTACGTTATTGCATTCCAACTGGAGTTTTTAAATGTCTCAAGAGTTACAGCCTATTCCACGCATGTCGCTGAAAACAGCTGACGGCAAAAACATTCCCGTCATGGCACAAGTTGGTTGCGGTACAGTTGAGTTCAGCGTCGATGTTGACAACGATGCGCAATACCCAGCATTCCCTCGCCAGTTCTTCTCGATCCAGTCGATCACCACGCTGACGTATCTGGACGTGCACAAAGCTTTCACTGATGAAGACACGTTCCATGCACTGCAAGCATGTGAAGCGATCTTCGGTTCTGGTCAACGTCGATACGGTAATGTGGATGATCCGAATCCAGAAAGCGACAAAGTCTTCAAAGGTATCTCGATCTCGTTGGCTGGTATGATTCCAGCTGACCAGATGATGGCATTGTATATTTTCGCTCAAGATGCAGGCCACATGATGCTACCGAAAATGCAAGTCAGTAGCGAAGGCAACACCTACACCATCTTCACGCTGATCCCTAACTACGAGGCACTGTGTGGAGCGTAACCCTACCCTCAAGAAGATCCCACTAGAAACCCGTGTTGATCTCATTCGTGAAGCTGCTGCTTATGCGAATAAAGAATACATGGATCGCTGCTGGATTGAGAAAGATGAGGATGGTTTCACGGGATGGCGTTGGGACAAGTATAAGTCCACCCGTGTGATCGTCTGTGCTGCTAATCGCTACGGCGATTTCATTGTCACCGGTAGTCGTCACTATTCTGTATCGATGACGATGACTATCAAACTCGTAGGCATGGACGCATTGCGTGCTTACGCTGGTAACGAATATGATCAAGGCTTCATCGATCAGTTCGGTACGTACTACACCCGTAAAGAAGCATGGGATCTGTGCGCTGCACAAGGGCGCAAACTATTACCTGATGGAGGTCCTGACGGAACTCTGTTCTCGGAGCATCTGTACTGATGGCAAAGAAGCAACCACCCGTTAAGCTAAAAGTGTTCTTCGTATTGGACACTGGCGAAACGATTCTGTGTGACAACGTGATCTACAAATCCATTCCTCTGCAACCAGGTAACAAGAAGTTTTGTCACCTAGAGCGCAAAGGCAACCAATGGATTCTGCTGCATACCGAAGGGACATTCTTCGATGGCGATATCCCGGATGAAACCGATATCCAGGTAATTCGCCATGAAGAAGGTAAGCGTTATTTCCCCCACTTTATCCTAGGTGATGGACGACCACTCATTGTAACGAGGTACACTGTACTGACGCCAATGAACATCGAGCCGTTTTATCACTTCGATGAACTACCGGACAATACGTTCCGGTTGACCCACAGTACTAACTTCTTCAATCCGGATGTTCAAAATCGGATAATGATAGTTAGCTCTGAGAAAGCCCCGCTGCATCAAGATCTGAACCGCATCTTTGTGGCTAAGATCAAAAACTAGAGGGTTGTAAGCCTGCGTGCAAGCAGGAGCTGTAATAAAAATAGCAATACAAGCACTGGAGCGCTGGTATGAAACCGGCATTTTATTTACTACGGGGATGTTATGATTTCCACAATGGATGGAATTGACCTTCAACTACACTCGGCAACTGTTATCTACGATCGGGAGAAACGTAGCTTTCAGATTGACCGGGCGACTACAGGGGAGGCGGCACAGATCGCCAAGTGGTTTAATGAAGGAGTTGTAAGTTTCAAGGAAGGAAAAGGGTTTCTGATAAACAGTACCTATTACGTGAAGGCAACAAAGCAAGGTCGGTTCTACGTCACACATTTGTCGTGGACCGAACGCTTTTTGGAATACCCTTGGTTTACATGCCGTGATTTCGGCGTGGAAGGCTTTGGGTGGAACATCGTGGATCATAACCAAGAACTGAAGGTATTCAATATGTGCATGTTGGAAAAGAGTGTTGACCTCATCGAAGTTGCATCCACCAGTGCGGATGTGCACATCGAAGACACTCTTGCAGGTATTGAATTCTTCGGAAGCAATCCAGATCTCGTCCAGTCGGTACCGGATGAGCTGGAAGTAGAAAAGGATGAACAACTGAAACACCTTGCTCGAGCGGGGTTGGATTGGTTGCCTACTCCTGAAGAAGTAGAAGCACAGCGTCCCGTTTGGTTGAATGCGGATGGTTCGTATAACGCAGAACTGCACAAAGCAGACTGCGATGAACTGGCCCGTATGTATCCAATCGTTGCAGTACCGCAGCAACTTAGCGAGGCTGCTCAAGCTAAATTGAGTGGCACCATCCGTGCTGTTGATAGCGCGTTGATGACCCGTTAAGTCCGAAGTAAATACTATCGGAACAATAGTTTGTGGGGTACATCGTGCCCCACGAGCTATTTAAAGGGAGCAACCATGTCAAGCATCATTCACTCGAATCGATACGAACGCCCAGGCAATTGCTTTGTTGGTCGTATCGGTCCAGGTATCATCCGATCTCCTGCTGAACGAGAAGCAGAAGAACAATTTATGAAAGCGATACGGGAATTACCTCTAATCGAAGATCCTGTATTGAAAGCACTGCGTGAGAAACGCGAGGAAAGAGCAATGAGTGGAACTGAAATCCCATGTGCGCACGAGCCACATGGCGTAGGTAATCATGACCTACCTGATGTTGTAACCCCCGAAGTATTTATGGACCGCTTTACTCATCAAGCTGCTTTTGATGCTGTAATGAAGTTCGAAGCTGAACTGATCAAAGCAAAACCTGTTGCTTCTGCACTGGGTAGTTTCTTGGAAGTAACCATCGCCGCGGTATTGAGTGGTCGTGTTACTGATATCGTCAAGCAGAAGTATCTGGACGCTGGTTGGAAAACCGTTACCTTTACTCAGGGTAGCCCTACCACTACTACGCTGAAGGTAATCTTCCCTTGATTTCTTCCCTACACGAAGAACAGAACGTTCGATTAGCACGCGCTCGTGAAGTCTACACCTGTGATGAAGACTTTTGTGAATACATCAAACTAGCCCAAGTGATGGTTCCACGTTATCTTGCAATGTTGCGTGTTGACCATGATCGTGATTGGAACGAAGATCGCTTCGGTCCAAAGACCTCTCTAGGACATCTGAAATGGATGCTTGAAGAAATCAAAACCAACTTCGAACAATCCATCACCAAGAAACATCGATGGATGGGTTTCATTCATGGGTTGCTCGTGGCCTATGGCTTCACTACCGTAGACCGTGAACGTGACATGACTCGAGGTATTCTCGATGGTTCCTGATTGGTTGAAGCGTTGGTGGAATCACAGTGAATATGGTACACCGGCTGCTGAAATTCTCGGTGAGCGCGTTACGCCAGTACTGAAATCAATTCCGGCACCGCACCAAGTTCGTCGAGCACTTGAGGCATATACAGACAACGTTGTCATCGTGCTTAACGTGATGACAGAGCTACTCAGTGAAGCTGAGCAAGTACGTGCATTCATGTTGAGCAGTGGTTGTATTCGTATACCCGCTTGCCGTTATCTGACTGACGAGGAAGTGGAACAAACCAAGAAAGCTTTGTCGAAAGTTGGTTGGATCGTCAAGGAAGTTGTGTTTGAACCCGTAAATCGTCGCCATCTTTATTACCTTGAATTCCCTCTGTCATCAGGTGGTTGTACTGATTAAAGGCTATATCGCGGGAGTCGGTTCACGTGAAGTTCCAGAGTGGGCATTAGAGCTCATGATCCGGTTGGGTCGAACCTATACGGATCTAGGGTATCAAATGTCATCAGGGGACGCATGGGATTCAGACCGTGCGTTCCTTTATGGCGCTGCACAGTCGAAACGATACCAAGAGATTGGCGCGAGAGTCTTTCTACATAAAGACGGAACCAACGGTAGATGGGTTAAAGATAATCCATTTTACTACGATGCTTCATTGTTTGATGCAAACACGCAAACTACCGCATTGAACCTGGCTACATTGGCTCGTGGTGGTTTATGGGGATTGAACCCTGGTGGTGTACAACTCCATACGCGGAACGTGTATCAAATCCATGGAGCTGATCTAGCTTCACTTGTATCGGCGATTTACTTTTATGCTGAACCTAATGGTAAATCGAAAGTACATGGTGGTACTAACACTGCCCTGCAATTAGCAAAGAAAGCAAACGTACCGATCATTAAGAATCTGTACGATGCCAAAGTCGTTGAGGAAGTCGAAGCATGGCTGGAGGAGCATGAACTCGATTACCCGTACATCGATATTGATTGGCACCAAATTCATAAACCGACTGATCCCCGTTTAAAGGAATTCGAATGACTCTGTGGCAACGCATCAAAAGCTGGTTCGGTTTCAAACCAAAACAAGTAACGCCTGCACGACCACCACGTACTGATATTGTTATCAGTCTGGGACGCTCTACTCCGGTTCGCTCTGCAGGGGAATCGGAAATCCGTGATCGCAATATTGCTGCATTCAGTACAGGTGTAGCCAGTGTCTCTCGGCAACCTGCTTACGTGGCACAGCAACAAGTACATCGTCCATCCCGTGCAGCTGTAAGTTCTCCAGTAGTTGATCGGAGCGATAGTCTACTGGATACGGTCACCACAGTACTGGCCGTCGATGCTGTCACCGACATCATTAGCGATCTGCTAAAGACTGATCCCCAACCAGAGCCTGCGCGTACGGTTGGTTGGGGCGATCATGAAGAACGCGTACGTTCTGAGAATGCTTACAACACTGCACGTGAACAAGCTTCTCAACCAGCTGAACCGGAGTCGTCTACTCGCTTCGACGATACTCGCTCCAGTTCGTTCGATGACTCCGGCTCTCGTTCGAGTTCCTGGGATGATTCTGGTAGCTCGAACTGGTCTGACTGAATAAAGACGGCTACCTTCGGGTAGCCATTTTGTCGTTAAGGATAGAAATGAAAACTGGTCAATCTAAGTTGTTCCGTAAGCTGGCACTGAACCGTCGTTCGAATCGGATCAACTCTGCGGTATACGGGGGTGTCAATAGCAATGACATTGCACCTGTTCCGAACTTCTGGAAAGCGCAAACCATCAGTGGTATACACAGCAAGATCGAAGAATGCGTGAAGATTGCAAATAGCACGGCTCAGACTGCAATCGGACCTATGTACGAAATCAGTCATCCAGACTTCGATAAAGAACTAGACAAAATTCTACGCCGGTAGTCAATGTAATGTCTACCCAGGAGTATTTCAATGTCTGTTCTTTCTGACAAATCAATTCGCAGCCTCTGTCAAGATGCTGAAGTTCCAATGATCTCGCCTTTCTACGGTCGTTCCGTAAAAGAAGTGCGGGGTGAAAAAGTTGCAAGCTATGGTCTGTCCACTGCCGGATACGATATCCGAGCAGCCCAAGAGTTCATGATCTTTAAACCGATCAAGTACTCGTTGTGGGAACGCCTCAAACATCTGTTCACTGGCAAGCCGAAACCGGTAAGTCCATTGAGCTATAAAGAAATCACCCCCGACATGTTTGACAAAGTCAACGGTCGTCAGGTTGTAGTACCACCGGGTGGTTTCTTGCTGGCACGTAGTATGGAGTACGTCAATATGCCTCGCGATGTTGTCGCGATTTGTATTGGTAAGTCTACCATTGCCCGTGCAGGTTGGAACTGTTTGTGTACCCCGATCGAACCAGGTTGGGATGGTTACATTACGTTGGAGTTCCAGAACACTACAGACCGACCGAATATCTTCTACGCTGAAGAAGGTTGTCTGCAGCTGGTATTCCACAAACTCGATCAAGACCCTGAGACGTCGTACTCTGACCGTAAAGGCAAGTACAACAACCAGGAAGCCAAGATCGTTCTGCCACGTGTATAATCAGTGAGCCTTCGGGCTCACTCTTTATTTTCTTTTTGGGAGTTTCTATGGCTGTTGTCATCCTAAGTACCACCGAGATCCATGAAGTTCAAGAAAAACATGACTCTGACTATCTGGTACTGAAGCTATTGGACAATGATGTCTACAAGGCAATGGTTATCAAATGCACTACTCGCGATGGCGCGTTCTATCGTGACATGATGCGGGAGCACACCGGTAGCGTTGGCCGTATGGCTCGATTCATTGATTACCTTACTCGTCGTGGCACCGAAGTAATCTACGTCGAAAAAGAAGAGAACGGTGATCGCCGAGTAGTGTATGCCACGCAACACGAACACCGTCGTGTTCCTAATGACGTAGCTATCATCCGTGTGGATGATTCTATTGATCCCGTGCTGATGCAGCGAGCTATGGACAAAGACAGGTGGGTTCGTGGACAAATCGGGCAACCCTACGAAATAGCTAGTTCGATTGACCATTTGATTTCGAATGGTTTGATCAACAACCAGCATCGCGTTACTATGATCCAAGGTGTCTAATGACCAGAGCAGAAGCTACTAGTTTGTACTTGAAACTCATCGAGTACATTCGTGACCTCGACTATCACTATCACGTACTCAGTGAACCTAAGGTAACTGACGACGTGTACAACGGGCTAAGGAAACAGCTCAATGAAATCGAAACCCTTCATCCCGACTTACCTCAGATCCTCAATGTCACATCCCCTAATGACTTGGTGGGTTATACACCTGTTGGTGGGCGCTTTGCAAAGCTCAAGCATGCGTTCCCAATGCTCTCCCTGGGAAATGCGTTCACGGTTCCAGACCTCCAAAAGTGGTTGGCTCAACTCCCACTCCCGTTACAGATTGTCGTCGAAACGAAGCTCGATGGGGTTAGCCTAAGCCTAACGTATATCGATGGTCGTCTGAACAAAGCTGTAACGCGCGGCGATGGTGAAACCGGTGAAGATGTCACAGCTCAAGTATGGGTTATTGCTGGCATCCCTATGGTGCTTAGTTACAGTAATACAGATGTTGTCTATCGGGGCGTTGTTACTATTCGTGGTGAAGTTGTAGTTCATCATGAAGACTTCTTGACATTCAACCGTAATGCTGAAGCGGGTAAACGTAAGCAGTTCAAGAATCCACGCAATATGGCTTCTGGTTCTCTGCGTGTACAGGATGCCCGAGAACTAGAACAACGTAAGCTTCGGTTCTATGCTTACAGCTCTGAATTCCATGGTGGAGAATCTACCAGTCATCTCGATGACATGGAACAACTGACACTGTATGGGTTTATCCCAGCTCCTTCAATGGAGATCAATAAGAGTGACGTGTTGGATGACGCTTATATCGAAGCTCTGTTCAAAGACTTCGGTGCTCAGCGCGGTACTTATCCTTACGACATCGATGGCATGGTCTTCAAGGTGAACTCGTATCAAGTACAACGTGAGCTGGGTGCACGTACTGCATCTCCACGTTGGGCTATTGCATACAAGTTCCCAGCTGAAGAAGTTGTCACTAAGATGCACGCGGTAGAATTCCAGATTGGCCGCACAGGTGTACTTACACCAGTCGCTCGACTAGAACCAATCAACGTGTGTGGTGTGACGGTATCGAACCTGACTCTCCATAACCTCGATGAACTTCGTCGTCTGGATCTGCGTAACAACGATTACATTACCCTGATTCGTTCGGGCGATGTGATTCCTAAGATCACAGGTGTCGTACAAACTCTGCGTGAACCAGGAGCTCGTTCGATCTATTGGCCAGCTGTATGTCCATGCTGCAATTTCCAAACGGAAGTTGTTACGTCGGAGAAAGATGGCTCGAAGCTGTATTGTTCGAATCCCGGTTGTATCGGTCGAGCACAGAAACTCATTGAGTATCAGGTCAGTCGTGATGTACTGAACCTCGAAGACTTCGGTGAAGCTGCCGCAGCCAACATCATGGCGATCGATTCGATGATGACGATCTGGGATGTTATGCAATGGGACGATCGACAACTGGCATGGATCGAATCGTCTGCAGTTATGCGACTGAAGATGAAGCGCGCTATTGATGCAGCCCGGACTCAACCGCTCCACCGGATCATTACAGCGTTTGGTATTGAACTGGTAGCCGAGTCTACCGCCGAGAAGATTGCGCGTGCTCTGGGTAGCTTGGAAGAGTTCTGGAACGCTGACAAAGAACAACTCATGCAGATCGCAGATGTCGGTGAGAAAACCGTAGCTTCTATCATGAAGTGGCGGTATGACAACCTCGGCATTCTGGCTCGTGTGTATGAAGCGGTCACCACAATAATCAACCCTGATCCGATTGTGGAATCCGAATTCACTAACAAGTCTGTGGTAGTGACGGGTTCTAACTTCGGTGCATTCAAACGTAAGACTGTTGAAGCCTGGTTGAAAGCACAGGGAGCTAAAGTTGCCAAAGATGTTTCGAAGAACACACATCTCGTAATGTGTGGCACTTCGTACACTGCTCGTAAACTAGAGGAAGCGAAAGCTTCTAACGTACCTTACATTGTCTACGACGGAAACGGACATGTTGAATCGACTTATTCGGCGATACCGGATATCCAAGCGGTATAAACAGTACCTGGCTGAAAAAGCTACAATCGCCGATGGTGATGATAGCTACGATTATAGAAAGTTAGCCTATGCTCGAATAGACCGTGAGTTCTTTGAGGACAAGAAAGAGATCATTAATAGATCTGCTTTCCCTGTCGGTCGATACTGGAATGCAATAAAATGCAATTGGATCGAACGTCGTTGGTTGCGTAAGGAACGTAAGCTTCAGGACTGGGTCAAATACAATACCAGTGCGATGTTGTACAGTCGGAATGTTGTTGGTAGTTTTGACCCCGATATCATGGTTGGTGACAACACTTTACAGAACCGCGTGAATGCGTTCTATGACAAATTTGACAAAGCACAAGAGTACGTAAAAAGAACCCGTATTCGTGCTGGCTTGAGGAAGCCGTAAACAAAATGGAAATACCCCTTTTATCTGGTATCTGGAAACGATATCTAGTCCGTAAGAAAATTCGTCAGCTCCGTAATGAGCGTCTGCGCTTGATTAATAGATCTTGTGCCGATGGTATAGCTTACGATACATCAACCTCTCGGTTCCTGTGTCCTTGCTGCCTACAGCGAATCTGTGGACGTAAACACAATCGCTCAAAGATCCCTGCCGTTATTCGTGCCCAGGAACAACTGGACGCTATCAACGACCAGATAATGCAATTGTCGTAACAGCATATAGCCTCCCTTCGGGGAGGCGTTATGTTTTTTTTTTCATCACAAAAAGTTTGAGATCTATATTACTACTTTGGCTTAATTCACCAAAAGGAAAAATAAAGATGGGTATCCGTAGACGCTTGCTAGAAAGCAAGGAGGCATGGCTTGCACGTGTAATGCACTTGCATGACGTGCACTTTGCAATTGCTACTGATGAGAATCAGAAGCGCTGGCTTGTCTTCGTCGAAGATGACTACGAAGGGAAAGTTGGGTTCCATCGTATCGGGGAAGGACCAGAACTTGGACGCATGCATCTGACCGGTAATGACGCCAGTCAGTATACGTTTGAGTTCTGTACGCGTAATGACTCCACCCATGTAAAGCATCTGTCGCATCGCCCTGATGCCGATAGCGTTGTGAACTTCATGAATGACCGCATTGCTATTGTGCGTCAACTCGCAGCTCATGAAGGAATACATGTCTACACCGATGCAAGAGGTATTAAGTGGTATGCAGCTTGTGATTCCAGCCGGGGTCCCAGGTTGAATCTGTATACCATGCCGGATGCATTGTCGGTTCGTCGAACTGGTTGGTTCATGTTTTTTCTATTGGACCAATATGGTGGAACGTGGCATCTCGATAACCTCTCGTATAAAAATCGAGTAGTCATCGACAACAGCATGGCAGTTACAGATGTATCTAATCTGCCTATCCGCAAGACACTGCGTGAGCGTTACACCTTAACCGAGATGGACAAGGATGATTCGGTCATTGCATTGAAGGGTGCAGGCGAAGGTTTGTCCGATAAGCACTCTTATCGACTGGCTATCGATCTGTCGGGTATGGCTGGAGACAATCAAGTCTTGAACGTCTACTACCTGATCAACCACATTGTGGCAGCTGAGTTCCATGGACGAGCTGTATTGATCGATCTGGATCGCATTGACTTTATCATTGACGGTGTACTCAGTCACGGTATGGTTATGCATTCGCTTTATGAAAACAAATACTTCTTCCATTTCCCTAATGGATCGAAGTCCGCTTCATTCCAAATCCGTAATGATGGATTGTTCCCTCGTACTTTCGCATAAGGAAATAAGATGTTCAGGTCGTATATCAACAAGAGTCGATTGGCCAGTCTGGTAGAAGACGAAAGCTTCAAAGATTATGTTCCATTCTTCAGACATCCAGAGTATCGCGACATGTACCTGGTAATGAAGAACGGAGAACTCGTCTTCTTCCATAAGAACTCGTTGTATCCAGTTCCTGCATGTACTTTGGATATTCCAAAGAAGGACAGGTTCAACTGGATTCTTCGAGATCAGCGTACCCACTCGAGTTGGCACAATCATGCTGTAGCTCTTGTTAGCCATATGGAAATGCGCAATGTAAGTGATCATTGCGGTATTCACTTTATTACTTGGCCAAAGAATGATGTCAAGTATTACCTGAAGCGTGATAGCATCAAAGGTGATTGGATCGTGTTGTATACCCGAGGGGGGCAGGCAGTTAGCATCCCCTCGGTTATGCTTCGTGAATTCCAATATGGCTGGTTCAATGATGTCCACCCATATACTGCCAAGATTGAAGATCTTTGCTGTGAAGGTGATTCCAGTTATCGTCCGATCATCGAGATCACCAATGAACGACTCGATCCGATTGGTGCATACACGCGTTTAGTAGAAGTCCCCAATTGCCCAGGTGTTTATGATTATCTGTCCTATGACGTAATCATCAATATCAATACGTTAGATAACTCTGGCATTCCAGTAGTTGATCTGGCTCCGTTCATGACTGCAATTCACAACAATTACGACCACGATTGTAAAGAATGGTCTTTGAATATTGATGAGATCAAATTGCGTGTGGGTATGATGCCGGAACCCATCGCAATCGGTAAACTAGACGTAGATCTTCCTGGTCATCGGTTCTTCTTGAAAGAATCGAATAGTCCCGGTTTCGGAACCGGTCTATACACCTATACTAACAAGCTGCCAACCAAATTCCCGTAAGGATTCATATGTCGATCTGTAGTTTCGTTTCTGAACTGTTCTGGGGCAAGAAAGAACCTGTAACTCCAGCTGCGCCTGCGAAGAAACCACCAGAAACTTTCTGCCGTACCAACCGCTACCAAGAGTGGTTGGATGCGATGTCGAAGGATATCAAGAATACAAAAGCTGATCTGGTTGAGATCCATTGCTTTGACGACCCGGCACGGTATCGTGGTTTGATCCAAGGGGAAAATAATCTCGAACACAATATGCACTTGTTCAACTGTGATACACTAGAACAAGTCACGCTGTCGGATATCTACGAGAAAGGTATCTCCAGCGGCGCGTATTACTCAACTAGTCTTATTGAGTGGGGTAGTAAATATAGCCACTTAGAACTGACTTCGTTAGAACGGAATTCGACGGAAGAGAAAGATCCGGCTACTTTCGAAGTAATCCCTCGATTCGAGAACAAATGTACTTATCGTAAACGCAGGGGGCGGCACGACTACTATCCTTACCGCGCCCTCCCTGACTCAAGCGATTCTTGGATGTATAAGGGGCTAAGAGATACCTACGCAAGATGGGAACTGGCTAACCGTTGGAATCTGGAAAAATACATCGTTATTGGTGAACTGTCCCCCACCCGGTTATTGCTGGTGTCATTCGAGGATCGGGGACAGATAAAAAATCGTACATTCAACATGAATGTACGGTACTATGTCTACGATACCGAAGAAAAGAAAATCATCGGTGAAGCTGGACAACACGTGTGGGTCATGTTGCCGTTAATTGACCGTTACAAGAAATTCCGTTTGTTCGATGTAGCACTCGGTGACTATGTTGAACTATTTGATCCTATCCGTGTGTCGAAGCTTGCAGCTGATGAAGACCAGGGCCAGGAAGCCTACGTAGCGCTGTTAGAAGGCAAGTTGGCAAATACCTTCACTCGTCAACGGTATCGCGTCGAAGTCGACTCAGAGATGCTCTATCGAGACGTCATCGTGGATCTGACCACGTTGTACGCGGCTGTTGCAGAACGGCTTAAGTTAGAAGGGTGTGAACTGGATGGGCGACTATTTGTGGACAACATTCGTTACAAGCGTTTGGATGGTTCGGAGCACTCACCTAACACAGCAGGCTTTGCTACGATTGGTGCTGAGCCATATCTTCCGAAATGGGAACGCACTACACGTGACCGTTGTCAGCATACGCATGTCTGGTACTACAGTGGTCCATACATCATCACAAACGAATTGTATCCGGTGGAACCTACTTACTAATGGCATGATTTAAACTAATTAAAAGGCTATATTACAATCGTGAATATAGCCCTTTTAATAGTAAGGATTACGCCATGGAATTCCCTGTTTCGCAGCACACTTCCCGTGAACGCATTGTTCAGAAAGTCTCTTACGGTGTGATGGACATCACAATCAACACTGGTCTGACTTTCCCAGCCAAGTTGGCTGAAATCCGTCGTCAAGTTCTTGACCGTCGGACTAAGCAAGGTGAACACCCAGAAATCCTGCAATGGATTCGGGATTCGAGCAACAAAGACTTCTACGTGTTCGTACAAGACTGCCTGAAGGATCAAAGCTCGGAAGGGCGTCCGATCCAGATGCCTCGTCTTGACGATTACGTAGTATGAAACCCATGGCTTAGGCTTACCCACAAGGTAAGCCTTTATGCCGCCAGAGATCGCTATAATGGATGTACTAGAGCTGTGGAAGCTCTGCGTGCTAGAGACTGCGCGTCTCTTCCTACAAGGAGCTGAAGAACAAGAACTACGAAAAGTTGTAAAACACCTGAACATCATACTCAACACTGAGTTGGTGTTTGATCCTGCTGTCAGTCGAGCTATGGCATTGCTGGAAGCCATAACGTTCCAGATACATGCCTCGTTTGACCATCACGGAGACAGAGACATCTTGCCCTCCGCACAACGCTTAAATCTCATCCAGCTACAACTCAAAACTATCCGACGACCGTAACAATACGGGAGCCGGAATAATAACTCATTCCAAGGAGGTTCCCATGTGCAAAGCACTTTATCTTAACCTGACCGATAGCACTGTTGTTTATGAAGACCTGATCCCAGTTGGACAAGATGCTGAGAAGCTCAAGTTCACCCTGGTTGATCGGTTCTCTCGTAAACCTATCGATCGCTCCATGACCATTACCGCTACTGACAAGCGCCATGAAGGCGTTGAAGTATCGTCGGTGGTAATGCATGGTGAAAATGATTCCACTCTGCAAGCTCTGTACGACTGGTGGCACAAGTGTGAGATCCATGAGATCGAACTCGAGTGGTATCACATCGACAGTGCTAAAGTGGATATCCGTGTAAAGGGTAACCCTAAGCACGTAGTGAACTATGCGTTGAAAGTTGAACCCGTATAGTTCTTCCTATTCAGGATGGACTCCTCTGGCCTTCGGGTTAGGGGAGTCCATCCACTACTCTTTTTATTTTTTATACTCAGCTCCCCCTTAGTATAGGTGAACGACTACACTAAGAGCAAAGGAGTGGGGCTTTTTATCGTAACATGGTTGCATAGCAACATCCTTATCCTTAAAACTAACAACAACCTGGAGTAACTAAGTTGAACCTAGTTGCACGTATTCCCGTATTGGACGCTGGCAAAGAGTCCAAACTCCTTTTCAAAGATGGCACTGAAATTGAAAAGGTTATCAGCTGCAAGCTATTGGATGCACATGGCGAAGAAGTCAAGGATTACCTCATCTGCAACGAGGCCATTATCCCTGGCGTGTACCAACGAACGATCTATCGTAAGGGTCGTGAAGAATCTGTAAAGCTGGGTAGCCTGATGCTAGACATCGGTACTGGGCATTATTTTCTGAAGCTCGAGAACCCAATGGATCGTCCTGCCGGTGTCGATCTTCATCTCATCATCCAACCGAAGGAAAGCAAATGTACGAAATGTCAATCCGCAGATTGCCAGTCGACGATAGCAGCGGCGTGAAGCAAGTTATCGTTCAAGTTCCAATCATGGGATCTGAATGCTATCAACTGCCGGAGATGCTTGGGGTTGATGCCAGTAAGATTCAGTGGATTACACCAGTCCAAGTGTCGGAGCAATACACAGGTATCCCAGCAAAAGGGTTTACTTTCTGCCTCCAACCAAATTGGACTGAGCGCGGTACAGCCCAGGTCGTTACTGTTGTCTACAACCTACAGAAAGTTTCGTCTGTAATGTTCGGTGGTCCACACAAACGGATCGTTACTGACAATGCTGCTCTCGATGCTATTATTCCAGTAGAACTGGGTGCGGCTATCGAACGTTGTACTATTGCTTTCCTCGTACAAATCGAGGATACCCATGAAGACGTCGATAACCCTGGATTACTCCAATCGGGGCGTTGTATCGGGACGGTCTAATTCCCTGGTACACATAGGTTCACCAGATCACACGTTCATTGATGCTAATGTACTGTCGATCACACAAGGGCCACAGAACTATGAATCTGAGCTGGGTGTTTATAAAGAACCCCAGCTTGAGTTCCCCAATCGGATTGTGTTTATTTTCTTTGATCGCATCCAAAACGAGATGATTGCTGAGCTGGAAGTTGAATTACAGCTCAAGCGAATGCGTTGGATTAAACCTGTTAGCATGCGTCGGTTAACGCCTTTCCAAACCGTGTTGGAACTATCGCAAGATCCAGCTATTCCATCGCATCTATGGAGTATAGCGGTATGATAGAACTAACCATTGGTTTGTACGACGACTGCATTGGTGATCTAGGGAGTTGTGTTCGAGGCACTGAAGACAAAACCTTAGGGAAACCTTTTTGGATTACACCGGGATTGACTTTCGAAACAGATGGTCAACCGGTACATGCATTTAAAACAGTACCCACGTTACACTCGTATGAAGGAATCAAACAATTCCAGATTTGGGATAAGCGGAGTCAGTCCAATAGGAAACTAGTGGCTACGATTACGGTAGATACAGCTAAGGACCAGTATCATGTTAAACTGGAACCTTATTACCAACGTCGTAGGTTGAACATGACTTTCCATGTACATGGCGAGTATAACCGACCTCCTGCTCCTGTGGCATTCCATAACAAAACCCATCACGGCGATTGGGTATTCGATAACACGATCTGATTATGCCTACTAAAACAGAGTTGATTGAAAAGCAACGTGAAGATATTGATTTGCTGATCCAAACTAACGAGGATCTGGTAAAGCAAATGTCAGCGTTGCTTAAACGTGAGACCGAGATGGAAAAGCGTTTAGATACGTTGGGTCGAAAGTACGAACGATTGCTGGAAAAAGTTAATGGGCACACACGTAAAGTGGGAGTCCCTCGGAGGTAAGATGTTGCATCCTGTAGTAGCACGAAAACATTTCGCAGATGTAGGAATCGATATCCGATCTAACACGTACATCCCAGAAGGTTCGGTTAACGCACATCTGGTGGAAAAGATCTTGATGCGTGAAGCCCGATGGCTATCACGTAACAAAGCTGGTGTACTGGTAGGCTTCGATCCTAAAGAAGACCTCCAGATCGGTTCCCGTTTGGTATTGAATCAAAACGGTACTGTCCAAGCCACCGATGTGTTCTGGTCTAACCTACATGGCGATGAATCAACCTCTCTCACAGAACTGGTAACCACGGGCCACGATACAACTGTCGCTAAAGCTCGCGAAACACACGGCTTCATCATGTTGGGTGAAGCCTTGCGTGGCTGGGGTATGGGTTCTTCACCTGAAGGTGATGTCATTGCCCTCTGCCGTAATCACGTAGCCAGTGTCACACACATCGAACGTAACCTTTAAGGAAACAAATGTCTACTATTCTTTACGTGTTGGATGAACAGCACTTTGATGCAATTGCTGCCCACTTACCGCTGGTCAGTACACCACCAGAGTCACCACGTTGGTGCACTGGCATTGGACCTGAATGTCCGCTTTACGATTTCCTGGATAAACACCTGGAACGCATTGAACACGATCAACCGATCGATTGTGAAAAGGTCATTGCCCCAGCTGGTAAGATGTTGATGGGTGTCACCTGCGCTTGGCGTGACGACGGTGAATTCAAAAGCATGGACTGTGATCTGTTCGCCCCACACAAGGAATACGAAACTCCATTGCGTTCGATTATCGGGCAAATGTACGGGCTGGCTAACTATCTGGTAGCCCCTGCACTGCGTCCCAAAAAGACCACTGCTTTGGGCTGGCAGCTCATGACAGAGGAAGAAGGATATCGTGTATTGCGCCTGCGAGGGCTGCACGAATAATGGCTTGAGTGCCATTATATTCTGATCCTTCAACATGAGGCAACGTGATGCAATGTTTAACACACGTACTGAGGTCGTTGGTTCTTGTAACCGCACTTGCGGTTTCAGGCAATGCGATGGCAACAGAGACGGTTGTCGCGGATAATAACTACTGTGATAGTTTGGCCTTGATGGCTAAAGCTGGAGCAGAAGCAAAATCGCGCGGGGAGTCCCAGCAACAATGGCGCTCTAACCTTCTCTCCCTAAAGGGATACGTTGTGAAGAATAAAGATAACGTTCTTTACAGCATTCTTCCTAAAGCGGTAACAGAAGTAGATCGTGTTTATCAGGAACGTAAAACTCCGATGGATACGTATCAAACTTCATACGTCAGCTGTATGGCGAATGACTACGGCAAAACAGTCGTACTCAACTATTGATGTTTGGCCTTCCTTCGGGAGGGCCTTATGTCCCATTGGAGCAAAAGAGATGTGGGCTGCTTATCTAGTTGCCTTTGTTATATTCGTATTTGGTGCGTTGATCTTCTTCGGTCCACGTGAAGAATACCTGGATGCTGATGACATCGGTCGTTCTCACAAAGACGAGAAGTTCCCTGGTTTGGTAATGATGCTGGTGGCTATTTTAATCTGCATCTGGGTGTGAAGTGCAAAAAGTTTGAAATCTATATCACTACTTTGAATTCTAACGCTAAAATTGGAGTAAGACAATGCTGCAAGCCGCACCTGAGCTGAACATGACCCGTGCCGTAATGAACACCATGATCCAGTGGTTCATCGACATGGATATGCCACGTCGTATCCTGTTGGTTGCTGATGCCCGCATGTTTGATGTCGGTATCATGGAACCTGAAGTAAACGGGCTGTATCAGATCAAACTGAACATCGCTGCAAACGCAACCAAGAATTTCAGCTACAATGAAGAAAACTTCAGCTTCAACTGTGGCTACAATCGTCAAGACGTTTTCGTAGAAGTTCCGTACGCTGCTGTACTGGGTTTCATCGTTCCGACTTCCGATTCGACTCAAAGCTTCCTGCCTATCCCGAATGTCGAGCGTGAACTGCTGGGTATTCAACTCCGTGAAGAACTGCAAGACCTTCTGGCCCAAAGTGGTATGCAAGGTCCGATGGGTGATATGGAAGGTGACACACTGCCCGATGGTGCTTACGCAGTGCATGGCGTAGAACCACTGACGCATGATGAAGACGGCAATCAACTGCCGACGCTTCAAGAGTTGATGAAACGCAAGCCTCTGGCACAACGTCCTGCTGCACCTGCACCAAAAGAACAACCCAAACCACTCCTCGACTTCGGCGACGTTGGTGGCTTCTCGCTGCCTACTCCACGTAAACGTCGTGTATGTCCGCCACACCTGCGTGTTATCCAAGGGGGTAAAGCGTGAACCTGGATCGTCTGGTTCCTGCTGTACGTAAGACAGCGGTATTCGATTTCATGGCAAAGACTCCACGGTTCACACCCGTGGATCTTTACGCCCTTAACGACATGTTCTATAAGGACTTGATCTGGTGCCCTGAGGAAACTCTGGTACACTCGGAAGAGCTCCATCGAATCGTCTTCAACTTCCTTCCGGTGCACCGCCAGAATAACGGACACCTATACCACATGGATGTTAGTACTCGTCAATATACACATGCTCCGAATATGGAGCAAGTTGGTAACGACATGGTACCGTTTGTGGACATGGTTGAACGTGGACTAATGGACCAAGTTATGGATTGGGGTCTCCGCCTTTCCAAACTCGCTGGTGCATACAGCTACGAGCAGCTCCAGCCATATGTCGATGCGACTGTCGTGGGTGTTAATACGAACAAGGTTGGCTTCACTAACCTGCTCGAAGTAACTGTTGTACTAAATGTTCGTTATGACGTTTTCGCCCTGATGTACGACAACGAAGAGTTCCACTGGACTCTTACAGACCAGAAGCTGGAACCAACCAAAGAAGGGGTGAACCACATATCTTCTCCCGAAGCAATTGATGCATTCTACGAATACGTACAAGCTGCCGGTGAAAACTGGGACAGTGTCGTTACAATCCAACCTGGGCTTAACTGATGATTGTTAATGAGGTTTTGTCGTTCTTCCATAATACCCTCGAATTGCTGAGTTCTGGCGATTCGACGGTTAAAGGTTTTATGACCTTGGGTCTGATGGGCGTATTAGGTTGGTTCGGTCGAACTATCCCGCAGACCATCTGGAACTTCATTCGTCGTAACACCGTGGCATCGATGACGTTTACCCGTGCTGGGTCGTACTCGATGGACCTGCATAACTACGCTGAGTTTATGAAGTGGTTTGCTCGCACCAAGTGGGCGAAGTACGATCGTAACCGGCGTGTAACGTTTGATCGTGACGATCCTGCATTCGGTCCGGGTATGGGATTCCACTGGTTCTTCTTTGAAGGGCGTTACTTCTGGTTCAATGTACAACGCCTGGCATCTTCAGGTACGGACATTGAAAAAGAAGAGTTCACTCTTTATACGTTCGGTCGTAGTACAGAACCATTCGAACGACTGGTAGAAGAGTTCCGCATCAAGAAAGATAAAAATGCTGTGCGGATCTATGCTCCAGAAGAAGGTCGTTGGTCTATCACGGGTAAGCTCAAGCTGAACCAAGGTGAGATTCTCGTAATCGATCCAACCGTTGAGGAAGAGTTCTTCGGTTCGATTCAGCGATTCATCGACAACGAACAGTGGTACCGTAAGCGTGGTCGTGCGTACAAACACACCGTGATTCTCGAAGGTCCACCTGGTACGGGTAAAACCTCGTTAATTAAAGCTGCGGCTCGTAGATTCAAACGAGACGTACACTTCATTAACTTGGCTACCGATGGTCGTGCATTGCAGAAACTGATCTCCCAGCTTTCGCCTGGGGACATGCTCTGCATTGAAGACTTCGATGACGTTAAGTCGCTGCACCGTCGTGTAGCAGCTGAACCGACTGAGAAGCGTCTCGAAATGGGTGATGATGGCATCGCTAAAGAACTGGCCTTCATGGACTGTGATATTCAGCTGTCCACGTTCCTCAACATCTTGCAGGGTGTAGTGGAACTCGAAGACCTGATCATCGTGATGACCACCAACCACATCGAGAAGATCGACCCAGCTGTATATCGTCCTTCTCGTGTGGATAAAAACATCCACGTACCATTCTTGAAAGACGCTGAAGTTAAGCGCTACATCGATGCGATGTATGATAATCCTACTTACGACCGTAATGTAATGTTCCCGGATACGGCGGCTGCAGTATTGTCCGGCCTGTTTACGGAACATCCACATGACGCCAGTGCGTTCATCGAACATCTCGGTACTCTCAGCGACAGCTATATCGCTGAGAACTACGCATTGAGACCAGAACCTGCCCCAGTAAAGAAAGCACCCGCTAAACGTGGTGCGGTACCAATTGAAGCTGTGGGCGAACCAGCTGTGTAAGAGGATATCATGGAACCAAAACTGCATCACTTTTTCCGCGTACTGCCTGATGAAATGACTTACCACAAAGATCGCTTCTTTGTTACTGAAGGAGCGAAAGTGGTTTCGGTTAAGTTCGTTGCTGCTTATCATGGCGAACATGTACTCACGAACGAAGTTGAAGTTATCGCTCGTGGTGTTGAACTTGGCAAGGTTGCACGTTTCCTGGTACGCTGTGGTGATCAGGAAACAGATCTGGTTATGGATCTGGAGACTTGCCGGTACGAAGCTGATAGCAACATCAAAACGAAGCTCGGTGATGTCGAGTTGCTTTTCGATGCCGACTTTGCAATGGAACAAAAGGAAGCTGCATGACACAGAATCTGAAGTTGATCGTTACTCAGGAGGGATTGGGTCACTCCCAGTCCTTCCCTACCGAAATCCGCGATGGGCGAATGTTCCCTGCGGGTGAAGTGAACGTATCTATCCCACGTGAGGATGTACATGGTCGCAAGGGTGTCTGGTATAAAGGCGAGACTTATCGCATTGTAGCTGCTCTACCTGACGCAGCTGCTGCTTGGTCTTTGATCATGGCTGTTAACGCTATCCGTGAAAACGCGACCGTAGCTAACCCACAGATTACTCTGGACATCGGCTACATGCCATACGCTCGTCAAGACCGTGTGTGCAATCCAGGTGAAGCGAATTCAGCTAAGGCGTTTGCCCACGTCATCAACAGTTTGAATGTTGAGCGTGTTGTTCTGACAGACCCTCACTCTGACGTGATTGGTTCGGTGCTGAACAATGCTCGTGTGTTCTCGCTGAATGATCTGTTCCGCAAGCACATGCTAGATATCGGCAGTGTCGATCGAATCAACCCAGCTAAGACCATCTTGGTTGCTCCAGATGCTGGTGCACGTAAGAAAGTCGAATCGCTGGCAAAGGAATTCGGCTTCAAAGGTGTTGTGTACGCTAACAAGGTACGTAACACTCGTGACGGCAAGATCCTGCGCACTACTGTAGACAGCTTTGTTTGCGGTGAAGAAGTTCTGGAACTCGATGAACTCCGCGGCGAAGAACTGTTGATCGTTGATGACATCTGTGATGGTGGCCGTACCTTCACTGAGCTCGCTAAGGTCCTGAAGCAATATGACCTGGGTTCGTTGTCGCTCTACGTCACTCACGGCATCTTCTCGGCTGGCATCAATGTGTTGACCGATGTCTTCGACAAAGTTTACACCATGAATACCTATCACGTGGATCTGCCTTCCCGTGAGAACAATCCTGAAAACCTGATCGCATTCAAGCACCTCTAAGGATTCAACATGTCTGCACTTTGGCTTCAAGCTGGTACCGGTACTGACTTCTACAAACCAGGCCACGGTCCTCTGTACCCGGAAGGCACCACCCGTAAGTATTCGAACTTCACCCCGCGTTCGGCCAAGAACTTCATGCGCTCGAAATCGGCTTCGTCGTACTACGACAACAAAGTCGTAAACTTCGGTATCTACGGTACCTGGCAAGAACTGGTTGAGCTGTGGGATCGTACCTTCTTCAAGGTCGAAAAAGAGAAGGCCATCAAGAAGATCAAGCGTCGCTTCGACAATGCTTGTGGTGTTGATGTCATCTCGGTCAAACAGATCGCTGCACTGCATGACGTAGGCTACCTGCCTGTAACCGTGCTGGCTCTGGAAGAAGGCAAACGCGTTAACATCGGTATTCCGCTGTGGGTACTGTACAACGAAGAAGAGCACAAAGAACACTACTGGTTGGTTAACTACCTGGAAACCATCCTGTCGTCGTACAACTGGCAGCAAATTACCAACGCCACTATCGCCTACGAATATCGTCGTGTGATGGAACGTTGGGCAGCCAAGACCTGTGATAACCGTGACCACATCCTGTTCCAAGGTCACGACTTCTCGTTCCGTGGTATGCCTGGTCCAGAAGCTGCTGGTCGTTCTAACGGTGGTCACCTGCTGGCATTCGCTGGTACCGATACCATCCCGTCGATCGACTACCTCGAAGCGCTGTACGGTGCTGATTCCGATAAGGAACTGGTAGGTGCTTCGGTTACTGCTACTGAGCACGCCGTAGCTACTGCGAATATCCTGTCGCGCCTGCAAGACATGTTGGAAGCTATTGATCCAGCTGAACTGGCAGCAATGCCACACGAGCAATACGTTGGTTTGATCGATCGTCTGAAACTACAGTGTGAACGTGAGTTCATCCTGGAGATCATCAGCAAGAAAGTCAACGAAGGTATCGTGTCGCTGGTATGTGACTCGTTCGACTTCTGGGGTGTGATTGCAAACGTACTGCCTTCTCTGCGGGTAGAGATTGAAGCACGTAAGAAGAACGCTCTGGGTCTGGCGAAAGTCGTAGTGCGTCCTGACTCGGGTGATCCTGTTAAAGTCATCACTGGCTTTACCTTGGTCGAATACGAGTCGATGTCAGCATTCCAACAGGCATTGTACAACATCGGTTGGTGTGCAGTCAATGGCGAAGCTATTCGCATCGGTGATCGCTATTTCGAGTTGGACAACCAAGACTATATTGGGAATGATCCTGATAGTTACATTGGTCGTGAGATGTCTCGTGCGGAAGCGATCGGTGCAATTGAATCGCTGTGGGAATCCTTCGGTGGTCACGTAAACGGAAAGGGCTACAAAGTCCTGAACGAATACATCGGCCTGATCTATGGTGACTCGATCACTGTAGAACGCACCGAACAGATCTTCCAGCGCCTGGCTAACAAAGGTTTCGCTTCGTCGAACGTCGTGTTGGGTATCGGTTCGTATACCTATCAGTATAACACTCGCGACACCTTCGGTATGGCTATGAAAGCTACCGCGTGTGAAGTGCGTGAACGTCTGGTGGAACTGTACAAAGATCCGAAGACTGCTGCATCGAAGAAATCGGCTCGTGGTTTCCTGCGGGTAGATGAAGATTGCTTCGACTTCAAGCTGGCACAAGGCGTCGACATGGATTGGCTGGATCTGGCTACCAAGTCTGGCGAACTGAAACCTCTGTGGATGGGTGGTCAATTCGTTCACACCACTACTCTGGCTAACATGCGCAACTACATCGAAGAATCCATCGCTGATGAGATGGAAGAATTCGATCTGGATGAACTGGTAGTCGAAGCCTAATTGGAAGGGGACCTTCGGGTCCCCAACCTCTATTTTTCTTTTATGTCGTTAGGAGCTGAAATGAGCTGCTGTGAAGATTGCAAGAAGGATGTAAGTAACCGGGTTGAATTCGACGTGGATGTTCACTTCGATATCTCTACTACTATTACTGAGCGGGATATCATTGGTGAAGACGTCGACTTCGTTAGCGGTATTTTGTTGACTGCTGATGGCGCTATGCCGAAAGGTGGGTTCCAGATTCAGTTCCACAGTTATGGTGATCGAAAGCACATCAACATCTACCGTAATCGGTTGCCTTTCGATGAACTCATGGCTACCATCCAGTTCAACTCCTCGACTGGTGGGTTGAAGGTTGAGAAATTTTCGCTGGTTGAATTCGCGAAAGTTCGTTTGACCTTTACGAAAAAGCACATTGAAAAGAAACCATACCTGGAACTAGGCGATGGTGTTTATCGCGTACCGGATTACCTCGCAGGTATCCATCTGAGCAATGACCTGGATATCTGGGACAGTACGTTGGTAGCTGTGCAACGGGGCTTTCGTGAGAACACGGAATGGCCAGTGTTGCTACTACACCATGATCAAGCCCTCTGTGTGTTGTTCAACCCAACCCACGATACCTGGAAAAATGACGCACTGTGGCAATAGTGTGTTATTAACAGGGGACTACAATGGAACAATATCATTCTTACCTTGAAGAAATCCTGCAAGACGGCGTTCCTAAAGGTGATCGTACAGGCACTGGCACTACATCTAAGTTTGGGGTAGTACGTCGTTACGATATCAGCAACAATCGCTTGGCTGCTGTGCAATCCAAAAAGCTGCACCTGAAGACTGGCTTCGTTGAAGAAGACTGGATGTTGTCTGGCGATACTAACGTTAAGTTCTTGAAAGAGAACAATGTTAGCATTTGGGACGAATGGGTTAAAGCTGGTACAGGTGTGTATCGTCCAGCTACTCAGAAGGAGATGGAACGCAATTACCGCCGTACACACTTCGGATGGAAAGATCCATACCACAGCGCCTATAACCCACAGGCCCAGCCAGAAGGTGAATTGGTAGGGGACAACGATCACTTCGTTGTTTATGTGTTCCCCGGTCAGGCGTACGCTATCTACCATAAGCATCCAGCAGAAACCGGTCGAATGGAATGTGACTATTCCCATAGTGCTTGGTCGATTTTCTATGAGATGGTTGGTGTCCCAACGCAGACCGTAGTGGAAGGCGAACTCGGTGCAGTATACGGACAGATGTTCCGTAGCATCGAAGACACTCGTCTGATTGCGGATACTGATGAACTACAACCGTATTTGGATCGCGGCTTTGTGATGGTTGGTGAAGTCACTGGTAAACCACTAGCGGTTATTACTCGTCGTATTGACCAATTCACTGATCTGATCGATGGGTTACGTGAGAATCCGGATTCTCGTCGTCACATTCTGTGTCCATGGAACCCAGCTTATCTCGATGAGCAAGCGTTACCACCATGCCATTCGTTCATCCAGTTCTGGACTCGTGAACTGAGTGTGAATGAGCGCTGGATGATCATGAAGGTACAGTATAACGAAGCTCTAAGTCAACACATCCAGATGTTGAAGCATGGTCCTGAGCAAAGTGAAACTCCAGACTACCCAATCACTGAACCCCTACCGCATGAAGCGTTTGTGAGAAAGCGTGACGAGTGTGTGCATTTGGATGAAGATAAAATGCACAGTTACATGGATAGTCGCCTGATCCCACGCCGTGCATTGAAGTGTCTGGTGTACATGCGTAGTAACGATGCATTCCTGGGTGCGCCGTATAATCTTACGTTCTATTCTTCGCTGACCCACAAGATCGCCCATGAACTGAACTACTGGGGTGAGGAACTGATTCACGTTGTAGGTGATGCACATATCTACAACAACCATCAAGCCCAAGTAACTACCCAGCTCTATCGTACACCTCGTGAGATGCCTCGACTGAAGATCAACCAACCTGTAGGTACATCGGTGCTGGATCTGACGTGGCGTGACCTGGAAGTAATCGGTTACGATCCTGATCCTGCTATCGAAGCCCCCGTAGCTGTTTAACGTCAAAAAGGCTCTCCTTCGGGAGAGCTTTATGTCTGGAGGTAACATGTCTGTACTAGCCGAAGCAGGAATCGCGTTAGCATCCATAGGTACACTGGGTATGATTGTAATCGTACTGGTGGCAATACTGCAATCCGACAAAAAGAAGTACAAAGAAATATTTAGCTGGTGGTATGTTCCCCCACTTGTCGCAATAAGCGCTTGGTGCACATTGTACCTGGTTAGCTTATTCAGCTCAACCCCTCTTAAATGGATCTGGCAATGACTCGCAAACTTTCGCTTGAAGAACGCATCACCCTTTTCAACCTGACCAAGCATCCTGTATTCTCAGGTTCTCGCGATACTCCAGTTATCCGTACGGTGGCGGACTATGACAGCATGCTGGTTGTCAGTTCGGATCGAACCATCGATGCTCTGATGAATAAGTTAGACCGTGAGGGTATCCCCGACACAACTAACTCCCCTTACTCATTGTATTTCATCGGTGAATGGGTAGCCACAGGTAAACCGCGTCTAGATCTGATGCGTCTTACCCATGATCGTAAGATGCGATTCACGTCTAACGAAATGCGGGAACGTGTTTTGAATATGGCGTTGGACGGCGCTTTGAAACGTGATCACATTGCTATGGTTTCTGATGGCAAGGAACTGATTCATACTTTCAGTGATGACAAGGTTGAGCGTGAATTGAAAGACGGTGATATGTTGTTTGTTCAATCCGACGTTTATAAGGTCTACGCCGCTTGGGTAAGTAATGATACCCGTTCTAAAATCTGCAAGGTGCTATAAGCATGGAATACTTCACTAAGACAACCATTGATTTCACGGATAAACCTGAAGGCTTCCGTCAAGCGCTGGAGAAGCTCCTGGAGAAACGCGGCGTACATGGGTTGATCTGTGAACTCGGTACTCCTAATCTGCGTATCTATACTGACCCTAAGCGGGTGTTGTGGCGGATGCGTCAAATCAATCCAGCGTTAGCGTGCGCTGACCTGCATAACCCGGTGTTTGAAGATAACACTGTAACATTCGATGTACGGGCTTATGGTCCTTGTCGTGATCGTTACGAGTTCGACACTAATCGTGGTGTCAAGTTCGTACTGGCTGCACGCTTGATGAAAGACACAAAAGGAAAGGTCATCGAGATCTGTAACTTCGACATGATCCCAGAACACCAGCACGTTGATTTTGAATTGGAGAAAGTGAAGTAATGGAAAAGCTGTTGATGTTTCTGTCTATGGTGGGCGGTGAAGCAAAACGCCGTAAGCCTAAAGACACCCCGTGGTTCTGGTTCCTGAGTAACGGATTCTCGAACTTTCTGATCGTATCCATCGTGTGGGTATGGTGGGTGTGTTCGTGGCCTTGGCGTGGTTGGTCGTGGGAACGCTCTACCGTGGGTAAACTTGAGATCGATAAGAAGGATCATCCTTACTCGGTTGACAAGATTATCAAGCACATCAAGGAATCTTATCCCGATGATACTGAACTAACCATTGCTCGTTACCCAAGTTTTAGTATCGGCCATGACGTGTGGAAGTTTAAAGTCTATGGTGGTGTTAGTAACGACAAAGCCCATACGTTCCGCGTGAGCTGCTAAAAAGTACTCGTGTTGATTATTGATTGCAGAGGAATCTGCTTTCAATATCTCACGAGGAAAATGCAATGACCGAAGTGGTTGTAGAAGAAAAGCCAATCCGTGAAGGTTTTGGTGTTGTAGAAAAAGATCGCAAGCTGGCCCGCATTGTTGAAATTGACGATGTGGTTCCGCACCCCAATGCCGATGCACTGGAGCTGGCTGTAATTGGTGGCTGGCAACTGTGTGTTAAGCTGGGCGAATACAAGAAAGGTGATCGCGCTATTTACTGCGAGATTGACTCTCTGCTCCCGCTGTCCAACGTAGAACTGTTTGGTTTCCTGGAAGCTCGTCGTTCCGATAACCGTCGGGTTAACGGTGAGAACTACCACCGTCTGAAAACCATCAAGCTGCGTAAGGAACTGTCGCAAGGTCTGCTGGTGCCAGTACCTGAGAAGTTCAAGGATACTCCGGTTGACACTAACGTGACCCTGGAACTCGGTATCCTGAAGTACGAACCTAAGCCTCAACGTGAGCGTGATGGTTCGGGTGGCGAAGTAGCCTCGGACTGGTATGGTAATCTCGTTCGCCGTATCCTGAAAGGTCTGGATGGTTCTCTGATGCCATGGCCTGCCCAACTGACCAAGTCGGATCAAGATCGTGTACAGAACAAGACTGTTGCTTTCGCTACTGCAAAAGCAGATCAGACCTCGTTTGAAGTAACCTACAAGCTGGATGGTTCTTCGATGACTGTGTTCTGCATCAACGACGATGGTGTACGTACTGGTGTCTGCTCGCGTAACTACGAGCTGTCGCTGGGTGACGATGCTCCTTGGTCGCTGTTTGATCAAGTCCGTTATTGGACTGGTTCGTTCCTGGCTCGTAACCGTAAGATGTTCAAAGTTAAACGCATACACTGGCCTGAATGGCGGAAGGCTGCACTGGTAACTGAGAACAACTTCACCCGTTACGTGAAAGAACACGAAGTCATCCAGAAGCTGAAAGCCTACCAAGCTCGTACTGGTGAGTTCATCACTCTCCAAGGTGAGCTGATCGGTCCTGACATCCAATCGAACTTCGAGGGTGTCGAGAAACACGAATACTACGTCTTCTCGGTATACCGCAATGGTAGCGAAGAAGTCCTGCCGGATGAAGCTCGTCGCATCGTAGCTGAAATCGGTCTGACCTACGTTCCGGTATTCGATGAGAACTTCGTCATCGGTGCTGAAACTACCGTCAAGGATATCCTGGAAATGGCTGAGGGCCAACGTGCCTTTAACCAGAAGAAAGGTACCTACCGTGAAGGTCTGGTATTCAAAGCACGTAACAAGATCATGTCGTGGAAGTCGATCTCGAACTCCTACCTGCTGAAGAAAGCTGACGAATAACATCGAGCCACCTTCGGGTGGCTTTATGCCAATAGAGGAAAATGAAGATGAGCTGTGATGGCCTGACTAATCGAGCGGTATACGAGTATCGCCAAGAACAAAAGAAGAACCGCAAGTATAGCCCATGGAAGTGGGTAACAGCAATTGTGATTGGTGCAATGCTGGCAGGGTGCACATACTTTGCGTTGAACTACACTGTGGTTGAACGATTCCAGCTGGAGCAACGTCGTTGAAATATCTTATCGCTTTAGCAGTACTGTTGTCAATAGCGGGTTGTGATGTACGCAAAGCAGAATTCGTTGTTAACGGTACGTTGACAGGATCTACCTGCAAGCATTACAAAGTTGTTCCACGTTACGGCGAACCTTACCCAGCCGTAATGGATTGCTTAGCTGTGGTTGAATCCGAGGAAGGTAAGACACAGGCTTTCCCTGTTGAAGCAGAGTACGATAAGTTGCTGGGTAAACCTGTAACTGTCGTTAACGTGAAGGAAGGTGAATTCCGAATCCTGGAGATTACCAAATGACTGAACAACCTAAAGTTATACGACGACTGAAGACCTTTGTAACCATTACCGATAAACACGGTATTGTCTATGACGGTCTGCAACTCGGCCTGGCTGAAAAGTGTGGCGGTAAACCTGGTTACGACGGTGAGATGATTTACGTCACCAAAGCGTACGAGGAATGGTCGCCTGAAAAGAAAGCCGCTCTTAGCAAACAAGTTTTCATCTCTCACCGTGCACCTGTCGATTACATTATCTGGGAAGTTACACATGGCGATAACGACCAATACGTCACCACTCTTTATCCGGGCGATCTCCTTCTGTTCATCGATGGCTCGTTTGTACCGTACATCGGCGAACAAGTTAAGCTTGGCTTTAATGTCACGAAAGAAACTCGAGAGCTTCCTCCAGAACCAAACACTTGAACACTCGGTTATTCGTGAACGCTGCAACAACAGCGGTCGACTAGCTTTCCGTTGGGATGGCTTCAGTCGCACTGCACTGGAAAGCTTCGTAGGTCCGTATGCACAGTACCGATTCCACCGTAATGGCGATGCTATCGTAACTGTCGGTTATGGTAGCCTGCATCTCAAACCCGGATACTACATCTGGGATGACAGTGATGGCTATGATAGTGGATCACCTGAGCAATTGCAAGAACAATTCGAGATTATCAAACATGGCGGGCCAGGAACACTACGTTGACATGCTAGCGACAATCCATGCGAATCCCCAAGTGGGATTACAAATGGATTCCATGTTGGGTATGTCCCCTAAATATCGTAAAAGGATGATGCGTGATGGGCGAAACACTGTTACCGACCCTGGAAGAACGGGCGATAGAAAACAAGAAGTGGATGACGGAGTGGCGGAAAGCCTTAACCGATCCTAAGAACAAAGCCACCATTGATAATGCAATGCATCAACATCCAATGGTGCGTTGGTTCCTAGGTGAAATAGATGGACCTATCCTGGAGCAGTACATTGCTCTGTTACGGGATTTCCATCGGGTATTCACCACGAATGGTAATGGGCCGCGTGTGGGAGCATCGATTCGGTTTGCTACCTATTACGATATTTGGCTATATCTGCCGGATGAAACCAAGCAGCGTTATCCAGATGTAATCGAGATCATGACCTATTGGGAAAATCATCCAGCCACGGCTTGCAATGCTGCAATGGTTGTTGCTAAAGAACATGGCCCAATCATGCTGCCGTATGAACTCGATCATGCGTGGCAGAAACAAGTCCCTCAGTGGTACGAAGGTATCTTTGGTAAGAAGGGTGAAGTAGATGGCTGATCCAAAAGCATTTCGTTATCGTGATGGTACACGTGTAGCTGCTAACACCACCGCTGCACAACTGAAAGCAGATGGTAAAACTAAAGAACTCGACAAGCACATGAAACAGCTTGACACCGATTGGCGTGATGCAGAGGGCCGCAAACCCGCTGATGAACTCACCGAACGTGAGCAGATGCTTGAAGGAAGAATCCCATGGAATCAAGCCCTCCTGAAATCGTAAGGCCTGAGATCCTAGAGATCGTTCGATTACAGGACCAAGTAGGATCTACTCAAATACCGAATGGTATGACTAGAGCCGAACGTAAGGAATTCATTCGTGATCTCCTTATGAAACAGCTTGAACAATCACGTCGACTAAACAAAGGGGAATAAGTATGGTTAATTTAATCACACGATAGCCCGTCTCATCTCCGAGGCGGGCGTCGCAGTGAGAGAATTCGCTATGTCCGCAGATAAGCAAACCCGTGCCCTTAATCGTTACCATGACTTCCGTGTAACCCGTAATCAGACCGCTATCTATTTGTTGTATAACGGTACGGAATGGTTGGCTGCTAATAAGCAACCAGGGTTCCGTAAGCGTAAGGCTATGAACTGCAGCTGCCGTACTTGCCGTGGTTGGGATCGGGTTGCAAAGCAATTCCGCTTTAACCTGCAGTTGGAGAAACAAGGTATGTGCGAGAAACATCAACTCCGCCGTCGTTTGGCTGGCGGGCGTTTGACCAAAGAATGGTCAGAAGAATACGAGGGCCTGTAACATGCGTGAAATCGATTGGGATCTGTTCGACGAACACGATGATCTGGTTACTCAGGAAGAGGAATGGGTATGAAACAAGACGAACGTCCTGATATCTAAGGAACCATAATGCCAACTTATAACCAACTCCGTCCGGGTCTTATTACCGTAACCCGTTCGGAGGGAAGACCATGGCAAAATCGTACAGCAGGCGTAGCAAAAGTGGTTGGAAAGATCTGTGGTCGCCAAGACCAATGCGTTTCCAACCATCCACCAAGATGAACAAAGTTCTGTGCCACCGTATCGAGCGTGCACAGGAACTCCAAATGTTGCGCCATGAAGTATCGGCGTTCTACGCCATCGAATGACATAACGGCTACCCTTCGGGGTAGCCTTATGCCAATTTTTATTTAAACGTTTTACAAGCCTATATTACTACGGTGTATTCACACATCAAAAGGATTTAAAAGATGGCATCGTCAATCGCTGTAGTTTTCATGACTGTGATGGTAGGTATCGGCAACTCAAGCTCTCGACCACCTGTCGTTGAAAAAGAAACTGTTGTGTTGCAAGGCAGCAATGCAATGGCGGTATGTCGTCGGCTGGAAAGTAATTTCCACATGGGTGTACCAACGGCCTCAGGGGAAGTAAAGATTTCGGTTGACAAGTATGGCAACGATATGGTCCGCCGTGAATCCAGCTGTGCCCAGATTACGCTGTAAAAAGATTTTTGTAGAAATAGCTTGACGCCTGCATCGGGTTTAGCTATTATACAAACACCTGGTAGCGATACTAGGTAGCTGCAAAGAAGCAAACTAAAAACACACATTAAGGAAGCAACAAATGCGTTATGAAGACCTGCTGCACATTTCCACCCAGCTGCGCTGTGGTTACCTTCACGATGTTCTGCGAGCTGCTGTCGCAGAAGGCCGTGAAACCCATAAACCGGTGGGGATTGCTGTAGCAGAAACGCTGGCGGTGTTCAGCCTCTCGGACAAAGAGCGTGCTGCTCTTCAACGCGAAGCAATTGAACGCCTCCGCACTGTAGCGTAACAAGTTGGGCCTCTTCGGAGGCCCTTCTCTTTTGGGGAAAGAAAATGTTGTCAGGTATCTCGGTTTGGATGTACTGGTCAGTAGGCTTCATGTTGTGGGCAGCAATCGGGCTCGCTATGCTGCAGCCAAAGGAAGTGCTGACTAAAGTTGATCTCTTTAACGGCACTGTGCATCTCTTGTGCTTCTGCTTGCAATTGTGGTTCTTTACGAGTGGTATGGTTCACAGCGCTGAAGTGAAGTACGAAAAGCAGCAGTACATGGAAGCCTTGGAAATGGAACAGCAGGAGTGGAATGATGACCCACAAAATCCTAAGGATTGAAGACACCGATGGCGAAGGCTTGTATCGGGTTGGTGAGTTCCAGTGGTCTCTAGCCAAGCGGTTGGGGATGACGCAAGATAACTGTCCTGTTCGTCCAGCCCCATCGGCAGACGGTTTGTGTGATGGCATGCTTGCCCCTACCGAGCAATACGGTTTCGCTAATCCAGATCAATTGATCCGCTGGATGGATGATATCAACCCAGAAGACATCTACGAAAAACAAGGACACATCGTGGAAGTTGAAGTGTCTGAATTGACGAAGGGTCGTAATCAAATTCGATTTCGTCCTGAAGATGTCATCAGCCGGAAAGTGTTGACCGTGGATCAGTTCTACGATACACTGTATTCAAACACAGCAAATCAACTTGAAAACATTGCTGCAACATTAAGGAACTAATATGGGTATGTATACTGGTGTTCAGATTGATCTTCGGTTGAAGAAAAGTCTGCCCCCACAAATCGTTGTATGGTTGGCCAAGCACACTCAAGGCGAAGGCGACCTGAAAGACATGAACTCGATGTTCACTGCTGGTCCTGAGTACTTCAAAAACTGGAAAGGTGGTGGTCTCCGTTATGTCGAAGGCGACCAACAGTTTGGTGATTACTGGCGCCTTAAAGTAAATGGTTGCTGGAAACATGATAATAACAAACTTGCATTCTTCCTGCATGAGATCTATCCATGGATTGACATGCGTGAAGGTGAAATTCTGGCACGTACCTGTTACGAAGAATTCGACGCCTGTGACTATATCTACTGGGTTGATCCTAGCGATACACTGGTTCATTCTCGTCAAGGTGTAAGCTATTGTTGGGAACGCGCTATGTCCCTTGACATTGACGACCCAGCAATTTCTTCCGAGCACCCGAAAGACTGGGATGCCGATTATCTGGCTGAATCACTAGGACTAGAAAAAGATTACCCAAAAAAGAAAGGGTTCTGTGATAACCGGGTATTCAACTTCAAAGTCAATGAAGTGGTAAGCCCGAACCAAGAAGAGAAACGGATTCTCGCTAAGCAGCACAACGATAACTACGAAAAAGAACAGCTGGATGACATTCAGCGTCAACTGCAAGAAATGGAAGGCAAGTAATGAACATCAAGTCTTGGCGTGAAGCCCGTTTCATTCTGGTTAAAGATCAGCTGATCGCATTGGCCGCTCGTCTGGGTTTCATGAACGCAGAACAGATCAATGAAGTTCCAGTTGCCGTAGTAAACGATGGCTGGAACGTGCGTGTTAGTGCTACTAAAGGCATCGGCCTACAGATCCGTCATTCGCTGGAAGTTGAGATTTGGCACAGTGAACCTGGGGAAGAACATTATCGGTTCTCTATCGATGTGTTGGGTTCCAACCAATGCAAGAACTGTTACTTCCCAGCTATCTATCTGGAAGCTGAAGGGGTTAACAGTTTGAGTGGTCCACAGTTCAGTGACCTGTGCATCCTGCCTGAAATCTTCGGTGACTTCGTAGCTGCGGAAATGCTGACCCATTACAAAAAGGATTAACATGAGCTTTATTGAACCCAACGAACCGAACACTTCGAAAGACTTCGCTGTGCACATGATTCGTGGTTTGTTGGACCATGTGCTAGAACTCGGTTACTTCACGGCATTCCATGTGTTTGCTAAAGAAGGACGCCCGATCTATCGCCGGTGTCATCAGGCAGGTGAAGATCATGTAACGATTGAATTCGATGAGTTCAATCCAGAGGTTGATGGTTACGTCTTCCGTATTATTCGTCGTGATCACGATGCAAATTCGTGGTACAAGGTACACGTTCGTCTAGACTTCCATTTCCAAGTGAAGGGACTGGAAGTTGAATCGCCTAGCCATACGGCTTTGGAGATCGCTACTAACCTGCATCGTGTATTCACCAGCGCACGTTGTGGCTATCACTGGAATGGTGAACGCCGTTCGATGCAAGAAATCTCTGATATGCGTGTCTGCAACAACCTCTAAGGACTCCGTATGAACCCTGCTGCTGTCGCACCTGTTGTAGAAGAACCAGAAGAACTCGCTGTATATAAATGTCAGGCTGATAGCAAATCGCCTTACGTTTATTCGCTTCGCAAGAAATGCCGTTACTGCACTCGTGTTACGGGGAAAGAACGCGAAACCGCTTTGGCTAAAATGCGTCTGCCAGCTGCACAATAACTAGACTTAGGAAATAGTAAGAAATGATGACCAACACTTTCGAAAAACGTATCGGTATGCAAATGCTGGAAGTTCCAATCGTGAACTTCGTCATGGCTGGGTTCATGGATATGTTCGACAAAGATCCGTCTGCCCGTGTCGTGAACGTGACGGTTGATACCGATGTGATCTTCGAAAAGATTCCACGTGAAGGCAAGCGTTATGAACTGCACGTTACTGTGCGGAACAAACGTAGCGGCACCAGTGAGAAAGTCATGTACACCCAAGCAGCAATGGGTGTAAGTGAAATCATGGTTGAAGAGAACATCTCCAACCAACAACGCATCGACTACCTTAAGCTGGCGGTGTATATTGCTAAGGCGGTAGGTGGTGTACTGGGACGCTTGACCGTTGATGGTGAAGTCGTACCAGATCAACCAGCTGGCAAAGGTTACTCCCGTCTGGAAGGCGACGTAGCTGCAAACTCTTTCCAGAACTTCCGTAATAATGCACCACTGGCGACGGCTAACTAATGCTTCGGTATAGCACTTCTGAAATGATGGTGCTACTGATTCCGCTGGCGATCCTAGCTGCATGGACGCTGGCGCGAACAGTTCGGCTCTATCGTGAACACGCGCGGTTCTCTCTGAACTACAAGCCTAGTTATCACGGTGAGGATTACCGGGAACGTTGGCGGCGTAAGTTCGACCAATATTACTTTGCCTGTGGATACACCTGTTTCACGTGGTGTGCATTCACAGCAGTTTCGATTATTACTTATTTCGGGGCAGTACATGGATCACCTTGATACACAGTGTATGAAAATGCTCACCGGTATTCTGACGGGTGGGCAACTCAAACGTTACAAAATGACTACGGCTGTATTGGAAGCATGGCAGAAGTCTATGGCGTATCGTCTAGACTTTGCTCAGTCTACTGACAACACGTCGGTAGATGGTTTCGTATGGAAACGCCATAGCGATTTCAACGATAAGCGCCCGATCAATGATCGTGTGCGCCGTGGTTATTCGATCCACTCAGTTGCCGATGGGTGGACATGGATCGCAGATTCTCTACCTGATAAAAAGATCCCTCTGAAGCGCCACATGGAACTTCTGAAGATCGGTCCGGTTAATGAAGTGGACATGGTGAAGCTTACCATTGAAACTCCAGCCTTCACAACTCCTGAAGGTAAAGATCTACACGCCGAAAGTTTCACAGGTTGGCTGTTCGATCCGAAGAATCATTTCTGGAGAGACTGATGCGATTTCTCAAGTTGCTGTTGGGTACTGTCGCTATGTTGGGGATGACTACGTGTCATCCCGTCATGGCTATGCAGGATAATAAGGTAGCACTTACGGCAACCAGTTGTCAAGTCGCTGATCAATACGCACGTGATACCATCCATCTGATTCAGGATGGTAAATCGAACATCGAAATCATGTCGTGGTTGGATTCTGTTACACCGGATGTAAATGTAGAACCACAAGGATACCTCGGGGTTTTGTGGACAAAGCTGAATGTTTCAAATCTACGTGTTGCCTTGAGCAAAGCGTATAAAGAAGGTGTCATCCGCCAGAAGTCCATGAACAATTGTCTGGACTCTGTAAACCAAGAATTTATGGTAGTAAGGAAATAAGCTATGGAACTCTCCCTGATTCGTGCACTGCGTGATAACTTCGGCGATCGCTATGTATCCGCTGAAGATCTTTTCCGCAAGTCACTGAACACCGTTGCAACTCCAGCCATGGGCCATGACCACGCGGTGTTGTGGATCATTGTTGACAACGCTCGTGGCGAGGACATTGTACGTCGCCACTACGAATCGATGCTCCGCTATGATGCTGAGATCGATGGCATCGAAAAGCCAATCGATCCGTACAACGGTCCTCGTGAACTGGCTACCCGTTTGATCCAGCAAGGCTACAAGCTGGAACTGACCGTATTGCCGCCAGACTTCGATAAGAAGGAACAGTACGTAATGCTCAAGCATCGTGAGATGCAAGCCAAACATTACGACGTCCAAGCTGTGTGCTATAACCTGGACAATCGAGTTATGCCAGATGAAACCATGGATCCACTGAAGATCGATGGTATCAGCGAATGACCGCTGGTGCTTTCCGTGTGATGCTGATATACATGTCACTGGTGTTTGCCGGTATTGCATGTTGGCCTGCACACGCAGAAGAAACCGAGTTCCTACGTATCACTCCTAAGGCTTGTAACTACGTGGAAACGTTGTCACAGTCTGCAGTGGTCTTACAAAAGGCTCTCGGGGACAATCAAGCTACAGCATGGTTTGACGGCGAACTCGAACGTAGTACGGATGAACCAGATCTGTATTTGGCTACGTACATGGTTCGGTCAGCTATCCCCACCACGTTGGCTAAATATGATTCCAAAGAAGTAAAGGACCTGAAGAAGATCCTTCCACGCTATAACCAGATGCAATTGTTTGGCGTGCGAATGAAACAACTGTGCGCTACATCGGAGAACTCGTTATACGAAGTTCCTAAGCGCTAAATAGAATGCCTCCCTTCGGGGAGGCTTCTATGCTATTTTTTTTTTGACTCCAAAAAATCTCAAATCTATATTACTCTCGTGATGCATCTGTTATAGGAGCAAGGCAAAAGCTTGTAGTAAACTACTTGCGTGTATTTGATATAGGAGCAGCAATGGCTTATGCACGGTTGGCTATTGTTCGTGGAGAATGGCAACTTGATCCTGATGGGGTCATCCGTCTCTATGTTCGCCCTACTCTTGAACTAATAGACCGCAACGGGGACACGCAACATGTATCAGCATTCGCAGCAACTGGCAGACGATCAAACTCAACATGCAGCAAACCGTCGAGTACTTTCGTTTGCACCTCCACCCAAGCCTGTGACGCGGTTGGGCGAGGCTATGGGCAAGCCGCAATACCAGCGTACCGACAGTGGTTGGAACCGCTAACACCGGATCAGAATTTTCACGTACTTGGAGAATTGTGTAACAACAGTTCTCCGATTATGGCGTTAATCGTTTTAAATGCAGCAATCAAGTGGCATGTGCAACAAATGGAACCAGGTCTGGTATGTATTACAGACGCAATTGAAACTAATCAATTCGATGGGCAGATCATCGAGATATTGAGGCGAATGAAAGTTGGCAAATGTCATTGAACAGTTGTTGAGTAACATTCCTAATCGGAATGAACTCATCGAACGTGGTACCGCTCATGAAGTGAAACAAATCCTGGAACTCGTCGTTGCTGTATTCTGCGGCGATCAGGGTTACGACCCTTTCCTGAACGTTCAAGATAACCAGAACGCATGGAAGTGGTATATTGAATTGCCATTCCATGTTTCTGAATACGTGCAGCATGCTGTGCGTGACAAGCTTGCAGATAAAGAATTCAGCATTGTGCATTTCAATGACTACAATGCTTTCGAAGACGGGTTCACCCGTATGTCCCTTACTGTCCTGAAGAGCGATCCAAAGTAATGTGCCATATGTACCAAGATGCTGACAAGCATGTCGTAGAAATCCAGGAAAGCATCGCTAAAGCTGTTATCGATGCCGTGATGGAAAAGCACTACGAGAAACCAATCCCAGGTCCCGCTCGTGTTACCCACAACGGTCTGGTATTCATTATTCACCACCCAGTAGACATCCGCAGTGAATCGCTGGCTGGTAAGAAGATCATCCAAGAACTCCGTTCTCTTGGCTTCATCGCTATCGAATTCTACGATGCCCCTAGTCGTGATCTGGGTACAGCTATTGAATACGCCCTTCCGACCGTAGAACGCTACGAGGAATACTGGGCTCAAATTGACGAATATAACCAAGAGGATGGATGCCGTGTTTGATCTCGCCGCTGTGGATATCTTCCGTCCGGGTGATGTGGTATGTTCGTTCCGTAAGGATGACAATGAAACCGTGAAGAAATTTGCGGAAGTCATGCAACAACAGGGTATGGAAATCTGGGCGTATTCGGATCGTGGCGAATACTACCAGTATCTGTTCGTACCAGATGCTGAAGCGCGTCGTGCAGTAGCCTTGGCTTCTGATCAGAACTCGCTGGCGGGTATCATCCCTCCACCGGCTCAAATCGGTGATGCGATCATCGAGCATACCGCCTACAATCTCGAAGGTTGGCCTAGTGATAAAGGCATAGCCCACCTGGCTTCGTAAGAAACTTTTTACGCAGGTTATCTAATTCCATGGAGGACTAAGAAATGGCAAAAGAACCTTTCCCAGAAAACCTGTCGTTTGAAGAAGTTTTGGCTTCTGTGGCTGGTGGCGCATTGTTGATTCGACATAAACGCGAAGAGGCAAAAACCACTAGTCCAGAGCCCCAAGAAGGAGCTGACAAACTGGTATTGAAACCTAACCCAGAATACCTCGTGGATGTACACGTATGAGCAAACCCTTCAACAGCATGACTGCGGCACGAGATCACATTCTCACTGGTCTGTTGGAAATGAACAAAACTGTTCAGGATGAACTCGATAGCCAAGACCTCGGTTTTACTATTGATCAATCCGTAGCAGTGCAGCAAGCGATTCAAAACACAACTATCGGTACGTTGCGTGTCATCGATAGTGCAGCACAAATTTGCCCAGCTGGTTACAACCTGGGTAGCACCCCATTCTTCGATGAAGATGAACTAGTCGAAGCGTACATCGAAACCATTAACTCGTAGAGAACTGAGATGGCCCTCACACAAGAAAACATTGACGCGGTAGCTGCTTCGGTTGCAGATGCTAACGATGCAAAGCAAAAAGAAATCCTGGATTCGTTGGTAGGTATTCGTATCGAAGCCAGCGCATTGCCGCAAGAACAAGGCATTGTCCACGCCATTGCTGAAACGGCGCGTGTGTATGAAAATGCTTTCTGCCTGGAAGTATCGGCTGAAGGTTGCGCTACTGAGTTCATGGGGGCAGCCGATCGTTTCATCGAAGAAGTCAACTCATGAGCCAGATCACTGATGAAGCTGTAGATATCGCTGCACAGCAGTTCATCAACTGGGCCCGTGACCAACATGGCGAAGACTTCGAACGCCACGCTCCGGGGCTTGAGGGAGCTCTGAACGCCCTTACTGCTGCTGGTATCCTCGAACCTGATTTCCAATCGCGCGTATTGGAATCGATGAAAGCGATTTCCACGGCAGAAGAAGAACAGGCACTGGAGGATTTCTTTGGTTCTTGATCCCCTACCTACACAAGACGAGTGGGAGGATAAGTACGATCAGAGTAGTCTCACATACGAGACAGCTTCAGAACTACATGCCCTAGGTATCCCTCACCCGTCTACAGATGACGACATGTCATGGACAGCGTATGAAACTCCGTCATTTGCACTGGAGTATCTACGCCCACAACTTCGTGATGTTCGTGACGATGTATTGGCTCGTGCAAAAAATCACTTGCCAATGCAATACCATGCAGTGATCAGTGCCGCGTTACAAGATGCGATCACAGACACAGCGTGCACCATCAACAATCAAGTCAGAATGGTCGACTGTGGCCATACCGAACTCTGGGGTTTACATCTAAACCTCTGGAACACTCAAACAAGGAACTCTGTAATGTCCGATACTCAAGCTGGCAACACCACCACCGAAAACAACGCTGCTGTAGTTGCCGCAATCAACGTCATGCGCACCGAAGCACTGGCTGTTGAAGACAAGACCCTGGCTGTCAACACCGCCATCACCGGCACCGTTGTCGTTCTGGAAGAAGCCTTTGCATCGGGTGGCATCTCCACTGTTCAAGGTCTGAGCGAATCGCTGAATGCTTCCTGGGCTGAGACCGTTAACTCGTAAGGAACAATGATGGACTTCCCTGTTTACTGGCAAGGTAGTGTTATCGGTGCGGTCATGGGCATTGCCTTGATCGTCACCCTGGGTATCTGGCTGATCCGTTCGAAAGCCGAACTGGTCGCTGGTATTACCGCCAAATGGCGTTGGCTGCTGAGCATCGCAGTCCTCGTGCTTTGGACTGGTAGCTTCATCAACGTCGGCGTCCATCAAGTCCAAGGCGATCGTGCTCGCTTCGATCAGGTTGGTACACTGACCGAAAAGCGTGAAGTGGTTCGTCCTGAATCCGCTTCTCCTGAGTCGACAAAGAAAGCTGCTGCTGAACTGCGTAAAGAAATTGACGCTGGCAATCTCGACAAATAATTCGATAGCCCGATAAGTCGGGCTGTCTGCTGCACCTCTCAAATTCAAAAGGAATAGCTGCATGAAACTGCTGTCTGTTATCAAATCTGCTGCACTCGCCATGGTTGCTGTCGTTGCACTGCAAGGCTGCTCGTTCGAAGTCATCCCACCTGCTTACAAAGGTAAGGTCCTGACCACCTCAGGCTACAACCCAGAGATCCTGGAACCAGGTAAAGAAACTCTGTGGGGCCGTGATGAACTGGTCTTGCTGGAAACCGGTACTCGCACCGTTGCCGAAACCATCACCGTGAAGATGGAAGACAAACTGGACCTGACTTTCGACGTCAAGTTCCGTACTCGTATCGGTGGTAACGAGAAAATTCTTAACCAGATGTTCAACGACATCCAGGTCAAAGACAAACGCGTTACTCTGCAGCAAGTCTACGGTGTCTACGGTCTGGACGTAGTGCAGTCGGTTTCCCGTTCGGTTGTAGGCAAGTACAAAACCGAAGACGTAGCTGCCAACTTCGACAACATCACCAAAGACCTCGGCGATCGTCTGGTTAAAGCAATGGCCTCTTCTCCTCTGGAAGTTTCCAACGTAACTCTGGGTAACCTGCAATACCCTAAAGTTATTACCGATGCCATCGAGAAACAATCCGAGCGTAAGCTGGCTATCGAAACCGAAACCAACCAGCAAGCCATCGAAACTGCCAAGCGTACCAACGCTCTGGCGCTGGCCCAACTGGATCGCGATATCGAGCTAACTAAAGCCAAGACCCTGCGTGACTCCAACGCCATCACTGCTGATGGCCTGAGTGATCGCCTGCTGCAATACAAAGCCCTGGAAGTTCAAGGCGAAATGGCTAAGAACAACGCTGCTATCTTCGTGCCATACGAAGCTATCGGTACCTCGGGCATGTCTAACCGCATGTTCGGCAAGTAATACAGATGCCTCCCTTCGGGGAGGCTTTCTGCCGTTTCTTTTTTCGAGGTTTCTTATGTTTGGTAATAATGATAAATTCTTTTCTGGTTTGGTGGCATACATTCATGATGCACTCCCCCATGTGGATGAATCTGAGCTTAGGTCTGTTCACCTAGGGACTAAGCTTGCTCTGGATTACTTTGAGCTCACCATCTCGTCTGGTGAATCTAACACAAGTATGATCTCAGAAGAGTTCCAAAAGCACGTTGATATATTCTACGCTAACCCTGAGGAAACCGCAGTGTGACAGATTACAGAGAACTATTCCATGACATGATCGTAGAGTCTCAGGGTAAGTCGTACGCAGAGAACCATCAAGATCCATGTCCTATCATGCTTGGCTATTACAATGGTCAACGACATGGGATACTCCACGGTATTACCCTAGGTTTCCGTACGATGGCTGAAGCTGGCCATCTACCGCAAGCTATTTATGAAGGGTGGCACGAATTCGTGTATTCTAAAGCAATGGAAGACCCACGGGTGTATCGGGATACCGTTATTAAAGAACGTTCGGAGCGAGAGTAACATGAGCACTGTCAAACAACCCATGATTGTCATCAACGATCAGGAAGCTTTCTTAGAAGGCTTAGCCAAACACATGTCTGCCCAGTCCGATGGTGAAGCTGGTGCAGATCGCCTAAGGGTTGAAGGGGCTGCACAAGTGATGGATTACATCGACATTGTGCGTGTGCCTAAAGAGCATGAGAACTTTGCACCAATGACCAGCAAGTTTTACGAATACGTTGGGTTGTTTTTCGATTAATAAATACGCACTGCTTTCTGGTATGTACCACAACCAGGAACTTTGCAATGAAACAAAAACTGCTCTCGTTTGTCTATGCTTATCGTGCACCTATCGGGCTCGCAGCGGTAGGCTTGCTTTACATCTCTTTTGTCCTCTACACCAAAATGACCTAACAGGAATCCGAAATGTTTACGCTGCCTTCGCCTACCGTCACCGTTACTGCCGTATGTATCGTCATTGTTGCACTTGTGGCATACTACACCTGGGTGTATCTCATCAACATCCAAGGTGGCGGATTGAAAGAATGGGTTGATAACGATTTCCCTGAAGTCGTACACACGCCCAAAAGAACATGGTTCACCGGGTTCCGTTTCAAACGACATGGTGTTGATGCTATTGCCATGTTGGAACAACCGCTGTTCCTTGAGTATGACGAGTCTGGTCGTCTGGGTGCTTTCGGTGCAGCTGACCAGCACGCTTGGAATATCCGTGATAAAGAACAATGTGCTTATGACTTCGGTGTAGAAATCGAACAACTCGTTGGTGGTCAATTGGCTATTACCGAGAAGTTCAAGAAAATCTCTATCACCGAAATCGAACCAATCATCGAGGACTCCGCTTGTGAGCGACACGATTAATGCACCAGCCGTAACACGGCAAGAACTCGAACACGCGCATGCTGTTCTTAAAGACCTGGAACGGAAGATGGTTGAAAGCTCACGTGTTGCTCGTGTAGCTTTCTTCTCTGAAATCCAAACTCAAGTAAATGACCGTAACATTCCGGCGTTTGCTAAAGGGGCTACCATGTCCCAAGCTTACCGAATGGGTATGGACGCTGGCGTAGAAGCTACGTTGGTCAGTATCGATAACTGCTCGGTAGTAATGACCGATGGTCGTGAGCGCATGCTGAACGTTGATCTGTCTGGTGATGAACCAGACATCGTTCCTATTGCCGACATGTGGGCAAGTTACATTAATAGCTGAGGGTGTGTGATCTTATGTATCTACCTATGTAGATTCCTCTGAGATCACAAAGGAGCCCACTATGGCTATTCTAACTCAAGCTGCTGCTGTTGCACAACGTATCGAACTGGACAATGCTCCACTCGAAGAAGCGATCAATGCGCACCTGACTACCCAACGTGTTATCGATTACCTCGGCAACGATGAAATCGAAACTCACAACCTGAAAGTGATTGTCGATAAGACTGTTCTGACCGTTGCTGCTCAAGCCGCTTTGAAAGAAGCTGTTGAAGCTGCTGGCTGGGAACAAGTAGTTGTCACCCAAGAAGCTACTCGTGTAGTTGTTTCTTTCGCTGACAAAGCTGCTCCAGTCGTACCTGACGTCTACGTTGCTACTGTAACTCCAGCCTCGCCTAGCGCTGCTGTTGGCGCTACCGTACAACTGGTTGTAACCGTCACCAAGAACGGCCAGCCATACACCGCATCGCCGACCTTCACTTCTGGTAGCACCGCTAAGGCCACCGTTAATTCGACTGGTCTGGTTACTGGTGTTGAAGCCGGTACCTCGGTTATCACCATTGCTGAAGCTGGCAAGTACAGCGTCACCAAGACTGTTACCGTTACTGCTTAATCATACTGCTTCCCTTCGGGGAAGCTTTATGCCGTATTTTTTTTTTGAAGAAAAGACTTGATTTAAACATTTTAAAAGCCTATATTACTTTCGTGGATTAAGAAAACTATGGAGCAACACGATATGCCTACTAAAGAACAAATTGCTGCAGCTCTCCCGAAGCACGTTGCAAAACACAATGATGCACTGACTGAAACGCTGCGCCAGTACCATGAGCACCTTGGCCCCGAATCTCCACTTTTCGATCTGTTTGTTGTAAATCCAGATCGTAAGGTTACCAGCATCCGTATGGATGTTAAAGAAGATCACGTAAAGTTTCTGGTTGTTTGGGTAGGTGTTGGTTTCGAAAACCTCATCTACACCCCGGACACCGAGCTTAAGCAGTTTGCGCTGCAACGCTTCATCAAAATCATCTTTAAGGCCGATGCCGTTCATCACAAAGCCTCCGTTGGTTTCCGGAAGCTAGTGGTGGACGCCCAGCCTTAAAAGATGGGCCCTTCGGGGCCCATTTTCTTTTTGTGTGAAACTAAGGAAGTACGATGGAAATTGGTATCTATGGTTGGTTTGCTATCGGTGCACTGGGACTTTCTGCACTGTTGGGATCGATTGGTATTGTCGGTTACTGGCAAGACTGCCGATATAACAATTCGTCTACTCGTGGGCTGGGTGGCCGTTATGTTATTCGCTTTCGCTACAAGTACTTCAAAGGACTTGAAGTCCGGTGGAAACATGAGTATCAATGCTTTGCCGATGCCAATGGTAAGGTAGGTATACGTGAGCCCGGTAGTGTGTGGGGAATGAACGAATATCTACGCTTTGCGGCCAAGTATGATTCATATGCAGATGCGAAGGGGGTCTACAGTTTCTATGAAGATGGTTCCATCCTAAAGATGGAAACAGTCCATAACTGGAAGAAAGGACCCATCATAGTAGAACTTCTAGAAGAACGTACCTATTTCGGTTTCTTCAAGTCATGGTATACACTGCATTCCGTGGAGATGAAATGATGTCGAAGTATATTTTTGAAGTACGCAAAGGTGATTCCAAGCTTTTCATTACCGCTGAAAAGCAACCTGAGAGCACGCTGTTTAAACCCGTGGTGAAAGCAGGGCTGTGTTCCCAGGAACGTAATGCGTTGGTTATTGACACGTACAAGGAAGCCCGTGGTTTCCTGGCAAGCATGATGGAGCTATCGCCAGCTGCAATGCGAAAGCTACTCAAGGTAGACAAAGATTTCGATCAGCCTGTCCGAATATTCATCCGTCGACAGGATGACAACAACGGTTTGATTCAAACAGCAACTTCTCAACGCACCTACCTCTTTAAGGAAGCCGCATGATCTGGCAAGTTACTGCCTTCAATGGCACTCAGTGGACCGCTAAGAATTCGATGTCGCTGGAAGCAGCGCTCGACTCGTTCTACCGGGCTACTAATCTCCATGAGCAAGATGTAAAAGAAATCGCTCGTGTAGATCACAAACCTCGGGCTAACGAACCACACGTAAGGATTGCGTAATGATCAAGATTCCAGTAAAGCCACAACCCGGTAAAGGTCCAGGTATCAACATTTACGGTAAGCACGTTACCGAATCTGTGCACCAGATCTTTTCTCGCTTCATGCGTTCCCAGTACTACACCTGCGAATACTACAAGGCACGGCAGAAATGCAATGCCTTCTTCCAGGGTGGTTTCGATGCACCTGATGGTGAATGGGTGTTCATCGAGTTCTGGGGCTCTGATTGGACTGAGTTCCGTACCCTGTTGAAGCGTCGGCTTAACTTGTTGGATAACGACGGTAAGCCACTGGAGATCACAGTCAAGTTTGACCCATTGAGCACTAAGGCTGTGGAAGCTGCTGATGGTATCCACAACTTCATGGAAGGCTGGTACCAACCAGATCGTCGGGATGAAGGTCTCATGACCTATATTCCTAAAGATGGCGCTGATGCACTGTACGTGATCGAGATGATCGAACACCACAAAGATTTGTTGGTGTGGCGTCGTACCGACATCAAACTCGATCCTTATGAGTGGGCTGAGAAAGGTATCCTCGATCTGGTTGAAATGATCGAAGACGAAACACAGGTTCCTTACATCTGGTTACCGGGCGATGAGCTGCGTTTCATGCCGACCAATGACGAAGAGAAGTACAAAGTCATGGATCTGCTCCAGTTGTTCAAAGTTCCATTCGTAAATGAGAAGTTCGGGTACTAACATGTTCAAAGGCATGATGTGGGCACTTACTTTTCTCATGGGTGGTGTCTTGTGGGTATGGCTTTCCAGTTCCGTAGCTTTATTGGCAGGGAATGGAAAGATTGATCGTCAGCTCTACAAGTGGTTTACTTGTACGGTCGCCGTGTTGTTTCTGCTGTATCTGTCCACCCCTATCATTTACACAATAGCGGGGGTAGAATGACGTATGCCTATAACCGAATTACCCGATGGCGAGTATGATACGTGTCCTACTTATGGGCCACAAGTCTACATGCCTGACCGCCGCATCAAAGTTGTAAATAACTCTGTGCGTTTAATCCATGATGAAGCTAATCCACCAGACCCTAAACCGTTTGGTTGGCCTTATCGGTTTAACGTACAGTTCTTCTTCGCTGTTAACCGTCTCTTTGACAAAGAAAACAATAGGTCCATTTAAGATGACTAAATGTGTAGTTTACATTGAAACCCAAATTCGTGGTCAGCATTCACAGCGTACCTATCTGAACGAACATGGTTCGCTCGGCATGCATATGCCGTTCTGGGATGAATACGAACACTCCAAGCGTTTGTTCACGTTGGACTCTCGTTGCGCTATCTTCAAGAATCAAAAAGAAGCTGAAACGTTCGTGCAGAATTTTGTTCAACGTAATGCTGGTATCGCCTTGATTGCTGGTCGTGATGTTATAGGTTATCATGGTATCACCGAAGCTGGTAATCCATGTGCTCCATTCCGTAAGCTGGGTCCTAAACAACCCACTAAATCGGAACTGCATGCTGCACGTACCTTCTTGCAAACCTGGAGCGCCACCATGGCAGCTTATGACCAACTGGGGATGCCAATCTCTGCTGACGTGGGGCATGTGACCGTAGGACGTGATGGTGATTTCGACCGTGATGAAGTCCTTGGTGAGATCGACTATCTGTTGGCAAACATGGTTGATGAAGAACTGGAACGCGCACATCGCGTGCTGTTCTCTTTCCTTAACTTCGACTGGCGCTGTACAGCTATCGACAAATACGAAGGTAGCGCAATTGTTCACTTCACATTGATTGATGGGGATAAAACCTACCATCACTCTGTGCAGCTGGTGGCATTCAATCTCATCACTGCTGAAGACATCGCTGCAATGCGTGCCTCTATCAGTCAACAGTTCGAGTGTGAACATGCTTGAGTGTACTGATATTCGGCAATGTACTACAAACCAGTCCTACAAATTCTACGACATCTCCAAAGACACCACGATTGAGCAACTCATCCTTTCGGTTAAATACTGTCACAGTGATCTGTTGGTAGTCAAGCCTGAAGACCTGATCTGGCAGAATTGTCAGTATAATGGTTTTGCTGGGTTCGGTATCTTTGAAGTTCGGGTTTGCGTGCATGCTAGTCGTTGGCATGATGGGACTTTCAAATACGAGCCAGCCCATGTGTTGTTCTTGGGTGACTCGGTGCAAAAGATTCAAGAGCAAGCGATTGAATGGTTTCGGATTAACCGTGATCTGCGTAACCAGCCATACGTGCATCATAATTCCAAGCGTAAAGTTACTCCGATGCTTTATGCCATGAAACACTACGAAGCATTTGTACCTAAGGAAGTATAATGGATCTCTCGAATTACGTTGCACCAGCAAAGACCGAAGTTCGGTCTCCGATTGCGTTGTTCCAATCCTTCGGGTTTCATGTACCGAAAGAAAAACAAATCGCTGTAAGTGAAGCTTTCGCAGGTATGGAAGTCGGGTTCATGCATATCCGCTTCCGTCCTTACGCTGGGTTCGATAGCAAACAACTGGCAGAACGTCGCGCCGAGTACATGCAAGCTCATGACATTCTGATCAAGGCCGAGGCTGGACAGTATGCACAGGCCCGAGTATTGAGCGCTGGTTTGCAGATCGATAAGATCATCGAAAACCTCGATATGATCGAACGATTAGCAAAAGAACACGGTTTCGGTGAACGCATCAAAAAGAAACCCACCTCGACCATGGGTGATCTTTTGCGGGAAGCCATGGCTAAACAAGGATAACTAAAATGGACGTCAAGCTGATCAAACAAGACAATGTGTGGGTTACTGAGTTTTTGGGTAAGTTGCGGCATTTCATTATTGAAACCGATTTGGTCTCTTGGCGTTCATTGGGTATTCATCCTTCCGGGGCCGTCGAGTTCAATGTTGATCCTGACGGTTCCCTTACCAGTGTGCGTTCTATTTATACGGGGGAAGAGATATCTGAACTAGATATCCCTAAGCGTCATTCCGTGGCTGGCATGATAAAAGCAACTAAGCCATTTGTGGGGGCAAGATGTTAGTAGATGTAAGTGCAGGAAATTTGGCCCTGATTTTTCTGGGCATGGTGGCTGGTGTTTGGTGGTTGCTCAGTTGGGCACGAAAGCCAGTAATGGAAATGAACTTTGACAGCGTAGACGTTACCACGATGTACGGTAACCAGCGCGTTGTAGAGCGTTCTAAGCTTGTTTCTCCTGATGGGAGTAAGAAGCTACACGCTGGGCTGAATGACTTCTATATCACGATCACAGGCACTGAGGTACGTTACCACAAGTCTGAGGAAGTGGCGAAGCTGAGCCCAATCCTACGAAACTCTGAAGACGTTTTGTTCTTCCGGGTACAGATCAAATTGGTAGGTGAACGGATCACTCGATTCGAACAAACCAATTTGTCCAAGCCTGTGGCTACGCTCCGTTGGAGCAAAGCTTAGTGAGGAAAGTTGGTGAACCGCCCATTAGCGAGATCACGTTCCTCCTAAGTGTTGTAATGACACTGGGTATCGTAGTGACGTCAACGTTCGTAAGGAATCTCGCATGTCTGAAAAATTGAATCCTGGGCAATTCCCAGTATTGCAACGTAATAACAACGCGCAGCTGTTTGTACAGCACGCGCAATCCATGCCACAGCGGGTAATCCTGCCGAGTGGTGAAGTTGTTGAAACCGGTTTTGTCAAGATCACGGATAAAGATCCGATTGATCTGTATGCACTGTGTCAGAACGACGGCAAGTCTGTAACGCTGGCGGTTAAGCAGATCGCGTATATCGATGCTGGGGATAACCTGTGTGTTCATGATATCTCCCGCATGAAGCCTACTGAGTTGGGTGATCCAGCTTATGTAAGTCGTGGTAAGGCTCGTATCGAAATCGGTCATGTAACCAAACTGTGCGGACTGCGTTGGGGCTTTATCCTTACGCTGGACCCAACAACTGGTTACTGCACCATTCATGTTGATCGGGAATCACCGATCGTTGGCTTGAAGCTGCAGTTCAACTAAACGGAGTCCCTTCGGGGACTCTTTTATGTTGTAAAAAATTACAGCTCTACATTACTCCTTAGTGACAGGAGAGCCAAAATAAATGAACCGTCCTTGTATTAATTCCATCCTCGACCAAACTTGGCGAGTGAAAGTTAAGGAGCCCACTCATGCTCGCACGTATCCTAACCATGGCAGTCCGCGGAATCGCAGCGTCGAAAGTCGAACCCGGAATGGTCTTGACCGCCGCGCGTGATATCTTCATTACGGTCCTGGATCGTAATGGCCAGCAACATGATATTCCTTATGCGAATGAGGGCGATCAACTCAAAGTCGAGCACGCGGATGATGTGCGCGATGGCGATCTGTTTGTGTGCACTAACGTCGATAACTACGGCGAAGTTGGTTCTGTAAATCCCCATGATCTCGAAGACGTACTGAAGGAATACACCTAATGCAGTTTGATAACATCCAGGAATACATCGACCAAGTCTACGGCGTTGAGCTGAGCACTTCGTTCCTCAACGACAACGTCCACTCGTTGATGTACCTGAAACTGGTACGCCTGCTTTCCAAACTGGGCATCGAAACCACCGGCATGACTGCTGAAGCGCTCTTTGCTGAGGCAGCTCGTGTCGAGCGTGGTGCGTATGATCACGAAGTCACGAAGCTGGCGCGGATTCAACTGATGTTCCAATTGGCTGATATCCATGCCGATATCGAAATGCTTATCCACAAAGCGGGTAAGGCACAAGCACCATCCAAAGGCTTTGACAACAAAGAGTGGGCGAATGACATTAACAGCTAAGGAAGACATCGTGCTCTCGGTAAATGAAACACCTATTACCGTGGCACACAAAGGTGATACCCTCGAACTGGTAATAGATGCTGGTGGGGATATCATCGAAGTAAAGAACTCCAAAGGCACCTATTTCTACACCAGCAAGGACAAAGTAAATGGCCTCTGAATTGAACGAACGTTTCCGTGAACTCTGCAAGCGTAATTTGGTCCCACACCACCTGATCATCACAAATGCTGATCAGAAGAGCTTGATCAAACTCGCAGCACTGGAAGCTCATCGCACCAGCAATATCCAATCGGGTACTACCTGGGATAACCTGGCTGCTTTGTATCTGTGGGCTCTGGAGAAACCAGATGCCAAGCGTTCGAAGTATCTGGAGTTGCGTTACGAGTTCTGTGAACAACTCAAGAACTCTCAACCGAAGCAACCAGAGCGTGCGCCAAACAACGACGTTCGTGCAACTGATGAAGATCGTATCCTCGACTATGTCCAGGTATACCCTCAGCAAAATCTGTGGACTCGTTTCCTGGAATGGTTTGGTAGCGGTGGTCGGATTCCTCTGTTTGGCAAATAGTACTTGTCTCCTAAATCTAATGTGAATTTAGGAGTGCGCGATGTACACCGTTGAAGAAAAAGCATATACCTGGTCATTGACATACCGTGAACTGAAGTCTGGTGCGATTGTGCCGAACAACGGAGCACGCAGTACGTTGGTGACCCAAGGCGTTTACATAATCGATCATGTGTCTAGTGGTTGGTTTATCATCGGACAATCTCGTACGGTGAGCGCTGAAGTAGATAAACAACTTGCCTTGTTGCAGGCTGGACGGCATCCTAATCGGAAACTGCAAGCACAGTATTCGAGCCCTAGCCATTTCTCCAACATGGATCTGAAGTTTATCGAAATACCGATTCATTCTGCAAAAGACTGCAAAAGGGTTGAAGCAACGATTAGAGCATCTAACACAACTGACTACTGTCTCTTGAATTGAGGAAATGAAATGCTGGCGTTTCCATCGCATCACACGAAAGAAGGCATTCAAGAAGCACGCCTGGCCACGGTAGAGATGATTCGTGAAGCTCTGGGTGACTCTGAATGGGAGTTCATCAGTTCGTCTCCTGATCCAGACGCACCACCTGTGCTTGCTACTATTGGCAACGCTCGTTATGGGCGTCCTGATCTGGTACTGGGTTTCAGTCTTACGGACATGGAACTCGGTGCAATGCGCAATCACATCGGTGACATGCTGGCGTATCTGGACTGGGCGAAAGAACCAATCGATGGGGATCTAGTTACTGAAGACTTCTTCGAGTTCCTCATGAGGCAACGGGGATACGAAGGGATCACGGCACTGCCGACAGATCGTCTTCACCTGCGTCGGATTGACGTTGATCGCTGGTTTGCAGGATACGGCTGGCAACACGCTGTGTTCTACAACGAAGACGAGCGCAAGAAAGCTATGGTGTATCAACTGGTAGTGTCGGATGCTGCTGGTCGACTACCATGGGAACAGGGTTACGATGAAGACTATCAATTGGTTCTGGATAAGGAACCGTTTGGTGCTCACATCGGGTTTGAACGCACACCGTTGCAAACTGCACGTGCTAAGTATTTGAACTGAGGTAACAATGTCGCAAAAGAACTTTGAGGTCCGTGAATTCGTCGTCTTGAAAGAAGACGTGTTCATTACCAAACCTGGTGTTGGTCAAGTGCTGTATGCTGGCAAGGGTACGATTGTTCAGATCATGTCTTACGATCCATCCAAGGCTCCTGAAGTCTGGGGTGTTCGTAAAAGCGATGAGCCTTATCGGAATGCTCCGGTAAAGGAAGAAGTTATCGCTAAGCTGTCAGAGGCTACCACCTATGCCCAGCCCGTGGGACTATAGAAACGACCAACGGCGCGGTGTTATTCCACCAAGGCGGTATTACATCGTCTTGGTGAATGACAAAATGGAAGTTCCCTACGAATACTCTCGTATGGTGGGAAAGTTCTATTCGCGTGTTAAGTCTACTCGCAAGGCTTTATTTATGCCTACGGAAGTAGAGCATGAACGAATCTATTTCGATCAGTATCAAGCTGCACGGTACGCTATGATCGAGATCGGTTCAACTGCTGTTAGTAATGTTCCTGTTGGACATTACAACATTCAAATTCGTGAAACCAATTCGGATGAACCTGTTGCTGTTCTTCCGCATTACGTTAAAAAGGAAATCAAGCATGACCCAAGCTGCTGAAGCAAAAACCCTGGACGTGAAACTGTTCAATGGTTCGACCCACCACTATCACCTGAAAGTGCAGGGTAATGACGTGACCATCACGTCGAACGAAGAGTCCCAGGACTTCAACGCTTACGTGCCTTTCCGTGCTGAAGAAGTACGTACCATGGAAGGTAACCCGATCACTGGTATCGCTTGCCTGGGTAACCAACACCCACAAGCTGTTGTGCGCGATATGATGCGCGTGGCCAAGTGGGATAAGCAAACCCTGAAAGAGTACTCGATGTTCACTATCGGGGATCTGTTGATTACCACCAGTGAAGGCATCTACTTCGCCGTCAACGGTGACCTGGTAGAGCGCAAACTGGAAGAAGGTCTGGGACAGCTGCGAGGCAAAGCCTAATGCACGTAATCCGTGTAGCTCGTGATCGGTTGGGTGCAGATCCAATCGGTCAAGTGTGTGAAGCGTCCCGTGTCAAGAAGTTGATCTGGTGCCCTAAGAACACCAGCAACACCATTGCTGATACAGCGGACTACCACGTAGGTATGATGATCGCTTCTGGGTTTGTGAATGAACCAGAAGCATTGTCGAAGTTCCTCGCCAAGCTGAAACAACCGGCAGGTGAATACTACGTGCTGCTGTGGAACGTACAACGCCGTAGCTCTGACGCTGTGTTTGAGTTTGACTTTAAAGGGTGAGCCTTCGGGCTCACTTTTATGCCGACATTAGGAATCAAAATGTACAAGTTTCTTAAGAAGTATGGTCAATGGATCGCTTACGCACTTTACTTCCCTGGTCTTTACTACATGGGTGACGTCGCTCGCTGGATCGTTCCTGACACCAGTAGTAATTGGCACACTGTTGTTTTGATTGGTTTAGCGCTGATGCTGCTGTGTGCGTGGGTTGCCGTAGCGCTATGGAGTTGGCGTGTAGTACCAAGCTGGCGGATGTTTAAACTCCGCTCAGTTCGTCTGACTCATCGCCAACACTTCCCAGTCGATAGTTATCGTGAAGACTTTATCTTCGATGACATTGAGTGGCGAGTACCTGCACGCAACACCACGTTCTGGATTGATCTGGAAGACACGGATCAGACTGAAAACGAGAAATACGGTTATTCTCAAGTGTGTCGCCCTGTGATGCATCGTTCGCTAGATAACCTGGAACAGTTCGATGAATCGGATATGGTCCGCGTACATATCGATGCTAACGGTGAAGCACATGTCCGTTACGTCGGTCCTTCCTATGTAATCCCTGACATCAGTTGGGAACTATCAAAGGTACTCGAAGATGGTAAATGAATCGTTCTACGTCATTGAAGTCGTTCGTAAGGCCGACGGTGTAGCTTTCATGCTGCAAGGGTTCTACTCGGAAGATCCTCAAGACTCCTGGTACTTCGATATTCGTGGTGCCGGTGGTTTGACCGAGTGGTCTCGTTTGCCTACCACAACTCAGATCGGTAGCCACATCGATCACAACAAGTGGATTGTGGATTTCGTTGTACCGCAACTCACTAAGCTGAATGAAGTATATCCTGTTGATGGCAACCATCGGAAACTTAAAGGTGAACCACACGTCATGACGATGTACAAAGTCGACATGCGTGCCAGTTTAAATTTACGTTTCAAACCAATGGTGTGTCAGACCTTCCATTTGGTGGGTGAACCATTTGTTGGTGCAATCAAACAAGGATATCACAGTGAGTAATCAAACAGTCCAATCCGTAGTAGTAGAAACCAAAGACGCAAAGCTGGCACGTCTGCGTCGTGAGTACATTCTGGAGCATTGGCCTAAGTTCCTGGATAAATTCCCTGGCATGGCTGGCTATGCTGGGGAAGGTCCATTCCAACAGAAAGCGTTGGAGATGCTGGAACTGGGTAAAGCCGCACAAGTATCGGTTACCGGAAGTCCATGGGATCCAAACGATCTCGAGTACCTGGAGCGTCGTCCAGCTAAGGACTTCCTGAACCACCTGAAGTCGAATTACAACCGAGTTAATCTTGCAGATCAATGGCGCACTGTTCGCGACCAATATCTGCTGGATACCCAAGCTGCATAAACGGCGAGCCTTCGGGCTCGCTTATGACGTTAGGAGTAGTAGCATGTTCATCACAGTAGTAAGTGCATTCTTTATTCTGGTGGGTGCGGGTTGGGTCATGTGGGGATGTGGATTCATCTCCGGTATAGATCCTACCAGCGATGCCATGACCTACTTAAAGAAAACTCTCGTGACGTGTAACTACATCGTCGTGGTGATCGTTCTTTTGATTGTTGCTTTTGATAATCTAGGGATCAAGTACTGATGCAAGGTAAAGTTTATATCCCGTGGTATAAAGCTGCGAATAACACGTTCGTGGCTGAAGAAGACATGTTTGATGAAGTAGACGGCTACTGCTTCGTTCTTACTGTCTACCGTTCTTTGAACAAGAAGGGTGAACTGGTAGAAGACATCATTCGTGTCAAGCACTTGGGTAAGGTAAATAAGGAACTGTTGATTGAGTACCTTAGTAACCAACAACTCCCGATCTATCATCGGGAACGCCCTGTTGTAAAGGAATCTGTTGTACGCATTATCGCCGGTCTCTCAGCATTTCAAAATAAGGCTTAACATGACACTCGTATCGTTCCTGACTGTTTCTCAACCAACTTTTCAATCGCACTTCCCAGGTGGTATTAACTACGACCTGACCAAGCCGATGGAATATCGGATCAAAATGGTTCACGCAGCTGCTTTCGCTCTGTTGTATGAAGCGAAGGAGCTAGATGTAAACCATGTTGGGTTGGCTGGTAAGAAGCATCGGCGTTATAGCGCGATCAGTTTGCTGCAACGTTATCTTGAACATGGTACCTTCCGCGAAGATCGTAAGTCGTGGAAGAACGTCTGCAAAATTCAAAAGGTCTGGTCTGCAGTTGAAGAGTGGGCTGTCCCTGAAACCAAAGAAGATATGCGCTTGTGGGAAGAATTCCGCGTAGCACTTAAAGCTTTCATCGTAGGTAATTCTATTCACAACAGAGCATCTAACAAGATGAAAACTCTGGCAGATGCACCAGAACCTGAACCAAAAGAAACTAGTGAATGCTTGATCCAACACCTGAATAAGCATAAAGACAATCCGGATTACATGCATTTTGTTAGCGTCCGTTTTCCAGATTGGATGTCAATGACTCCAGGTGGTCAGAACTATCGCATGGATGTACACATGACGATTGCTGAACGTGTCGTACGCTGGGAACGTGCAACTGCTGAGTTGGTAGCTGAAGCTATTCGCCTGGGTATCCGTATTGACGGTGGCCCTGGTATTACAAAAGAATCCGCCAGTAACAACCGTGCCGTACGTTACTCGGTAGCTACTCAGCTTCGTAAGATTCGCAATGGGTGGAAGAAAGTAATGCTGACACTCGACCTTAAGCATGACGATACCATGTGGCGTTTGCCAAATGCGCGTACCGGCGTGTGGAATGAAGAGTGGCGCGAGTTCCATGCCATTACGAAGAAAATGTTCTGGGACGAAAAATATACCTGGTAACATCATCTGATGTAAACAACATCAGGTATATTCAATGCTAGAAAAGAATCAAGTAGTCACTCTGCGTGAGCGGTTGGCAGTCAAAGCGCTTAAAGGGCGTTCGCACATCGTTCTCGGTGAAAAGGGTGATTCATTCCGTGTAATCAAACCACACGAAACTTTGGCTGGGTATTACTACATGCGTGGCAGCAATGACAATTGCCCACCAATGTCTGTGATTCACTTTACTGAAGTCGTGGCATAAATGCAGCCCTACGGGGCTGCTTTATTTCGTTTAGGGATTTAACATGCGTGGACATATTCGTTGGGCTGGCTTTGGCGCGTTGGTAATCATCTGCCTGCTGTGTGTAGCAAAGATCGTGACCAATCCAAAAGATCTCTTCCAAGCTTCTTCTAATACGGCTCTTGACCAAGACCTGGCCTTGTGGGTAAACTTCGAAGTAACCCCGAGACTCGCGGAGCGTCATGCGATGCTCAGTAACTGCATGGACAAATGGCTTTACGAACAAAACCGTACTGGTGAAGCTGTTGTTCCGTATGGCGTAATGGAACGTTGCCATCAAACCAGTGTGCAACAAGTAAAGTACATGCCGTTTGAAGAATGGCGTAAAGACTTGGCTAAGCGTGTAGAAGAAGCACGCAAAGAAGAATTGAAAAACAATTAACAGCTATATAACAGCTGTAGATACACCACATTAGGAGTAAATAAAAGTGGCAGAAGTTAAGACTAACCGTGAAATCAGCCGTGGTATCCTGCGTCGTTACATGGCGGATTACACCAAACAACGCACTGCACCGAAATCTGCAAAGGGTGGTTTCTTCGGTATCATCATTGGCGATACCGGTGAAGTGTGGCTGGGTGAGACCAGCAACTACGCGTCGATCATCAACAACTTCCACAGCAAGTCGGGGGCTGGTGCTGATTGCGTGAAGAAAGCTAAACAACGTGGTGCCGAACTGGAACTGTGGTTCCTGACCCAACCGCTGCGCTTCTCTGCACAAGAGCTGGAAAACGAACTGTACGAGGCGGAGCTGCTGGCTTCCCGTAAACAGATCGACAAGACTGGCGCTGGTTCGCTGTACGTGGTGCGTCACAATAGCACCCATGCCTATTTCGTGCTGACGAATCGTCAAGTAGGGATTGCTGAATCGACCCTGCTGAACAACTTCTACGTCCGGCTGGTAAACATGGCCGGTGGTAGCCGCAATGAAAAGCTGAACGACTTCGTTACGGATCAGGCTTCGGATATCCTGAACCAACGTGGTTTCGAGATCCACTTCATCTGCAACTTCACTGATCGTGAAGACGAGTGGAAGAAGCGGCAAGAATATATCGACAACTCCAAATACGGAGTTAACCTCAACTTCAAGGCAGTAGATTAATCTACTGCCGTTTATTATCTGGTGAGCAAAATGTTTGCTTTAAAGAATTCTCAAGTTTCCAAAAGGTTTTATTATCATGTCAGCACACATCGTGGAGGTCCCTGATACAATCAGGATACTCCTAAAACGGATTGAACAATATACCGTTAACAGGCAGTATGGTGAGGGGAACATTCCCCACCTTTGCATCAAAGTCAAACACAACAACGGCTTCGCTTGGTTTGGTGTCCACATCCTGGAGGCACCTGTTCAACATTGGTCTGTAGAGACCCGTGATGAAATCGAAGCCGAGATTCGCAATGGTCTAGATAAGATCTGCGATATCCAAGAACTGGTTACAGATATGCCACGTCTGATGGATTCCATTAGTGACGTGGTAAGTTCACGTAAACGTCCGACTATCTTCGGTGGCATGGGTAATGACCTGCTGCAATTACATACCGATGGTAATGTGCAACTGGACGTGTACCGTGAGCATCACAATGCTGATACGCTTTCTTACGGTGGTTTTGAGGGTGAAGTCCGAATGAACGGACGTTGGTATCACTTCTTCCTTTACCACCGTGGTGTGATCCTGTATAACTACATCGACGCTGAAGTTGCAAAGCGTATGATTACGCGAGCGTTGACCCGGCAGTTTCCTGAGATCTTTGATGAAGACGATGCTGACTTCGTCCAAGTAGATCGGACAGCTGATCGTACACGGAACAAACGCAAGGAGGCATAATGTCTCACTTGGTGTTGGTTGAAATTACACCTACGCCCAAACCTTTGACGTTCACTCAAGTGACGAATGAACCGTTAACGTGTTTGGAGTCCTACGCAGACAAGGTCACCGACCTATACACCATTCGTCAGTACGGTTATCATCCTGAGTATGGAGCTACAATCTTTGAGATCATCATTGATTGGGGACGAGCTGAGAATTTACCAGAGCGCAGAGAAGCAGCTTTAGGTGAGATCTTAGAACACACAGTACTCAGCGTTGAACTCTTGCGATTGCAAAGGCAATATGAGGTTGTCTTAGACGCGTCTTGTTCGTTGGTGCGCCACGAGGGACGGATCACCCGGTGTCAATTCAAACCGAAAGGTGAGCATCGGGAATCCCCAACAAATTTGGACTGGACACTCGAAGACCCTCCCAAGAGAGAACCCGTATAATGAGAATTGAGTACAACTATATATGTGGTGATACTGCATGTGTTGTTTCCTTTCTCTTGATGCTCTTTAACAATTTATTGCTGAACAACTAGTAAGGTTAGATTCCTTACACCCGCTGGTGTCTTTCATCGACTGATACCTGCGTTCTGGAATGCCAGACGCTATAGACAGCCTACCTTCGGGTAGGCTTTATGTTGTTAACTAGGCCAGAAGAGGATATTTATGAACTATACATTCAGTGAGCAAGAACTCCCGTTCCAATTCCAAACGTTCCTTCGCTTTGCTTGCAAAGCTACTGTGATCCGTCGCCAGTATGAAGAAGGCGAGCACGTTAACTTCGGTGACAACACCGTTGTACGTATGGTCGTACCAGAAAGCGGTGAGGTATCGCCGTTCCTGACGATCAGCTGCCCAGACTCCGGAAGCATCTTGCGCTTGAATGTGCAAGTAATGCAAGAACGAGCTCTGGAGAACCGTAACGACGCTATCGCTTATCTGCGTCGCACGCTGTGCAATGAAGCGATCACGGTAACGGAACGCGACATCAAGAACGTGGAACGCTATGGCTCTCGTAAGCACTACACCAAGGAATTCTTCTTGGAGCAGATCGAGAAGTTCCGCCATCGCATCCAGAACTTCCACACCTTCAACTTCTTCGGTACACCGGTGTATGATTGATTTACGGAAAAAGGTGTTACGGGAACTGAAAATGATCGCCATCACTTCGGTGGCGATTCTTTCTTCATGGGTAGCCGTATTTTGTTTCTTCTCATTGTTCGCTATCTTCGGGGCTAAAGCTTTGCCGTGGTGGACAGTGTTCATCAGTGTTCCTATTATGGTCATCACTGCCCGAGTAGCTTACATGGGTATGCGCTGGTCTGCCCATAACTGGAGAAAGTAAATGCAAATCGAAATCCCAACTAAACAAGAACGGATAGCTACCCGCTACAAAGACGAGATCACCGCTGTCACTGACAAGCTAAACAATGGTATTCTCTATAACACGTTGCAGGAAGACAATCGTAATCATTCCTATGTCCAGGTTGACTTCGATCCACCAGCACAGATCCATTCAGATGAACTGTGGTTCTGGCTCAAGGAAACCTACCTTAAAGGTGGCTGGTTCCTGGAACGTGTGTGGGGAGATGAAGGTTCCCGACTCGAAGGTTGCATTGTGGCGATTAAGTGCTTTGTTGCTAAAAGTACTTGATGCACCATTATATGTAAACGAATCGGGATTCCGTGGAACATCTCCCAGCGCTAAACAAGTACCCGTCCTTGTGTTGGTGCCACGACGCATCCCACCTATTTAAAGGCCCAGCTTAGGCTGGGCTTTATGCCGCCTTAAGGATTGTAAATGAGAGAGTTCCTGACGATTGCTGCCTTAGAGATTGCCAAGGTAGCACTATTCATTTTCTGTGTCTGGCTATTCACTCTAGGCATGGAATGGACGTACGGGTTAGAGATCCTACCCATAAATGGTGAAGATGGTTGGAAACCACTTATCGGTAAAGTTATTCTGGGTTTGTGTTTCCTAGGGTTCTATGAATATTGCAAGTGGACTGATCGCAAATGACATACATCGTAGCTGACCGCCATTTCATTATTGCTGACCGTTTGGTGCAAACCATCGAAGGCAATAACATCGTCGGACGACAGCAACCTAATGACGACGGCTCTATGGATTTCCATAAACGCCATCCGGGTAAGACTACGTGGCATAATGATTGCCTCAAGCTTTACACGCTGCCTAAGGGTAAGTACAATGGTGAGGCCATCAAGCTAATAGCCTTAGCTGGCGATGCACGTAATGAGCTCGACATGTTTGGTGCACTAACCCAGGGAGTTGATCTTTCGGATTACATGAAGGTTGAAGCTAATATCCAACCCAAGTCTGAACGGCGTATCTTCAGTGGGGCGACAACGGTGTTAGTTCATACTGAAGAGGGTACGCACCATATCCTCAGTGCCGATAACGGTGATCGCATTGAACATGCTCGTTTTAAGAACTTCGCCCACATGGGTTCAGGTGTTCACGCTGTAAATGGTATTCGCTTCAATATACCGAAGACCCAAGAGAAGGGGGCTACCAGACTGACGGCGTTGGAAGCATTCGTTATTGCTGCCGCAAAGACAGACACCGTATCGCGCAACTTTGACACTTACGAAATTGCCACAGGCAAACTGACGTATGATCGTCGGTTGTCTGAACGGCAGATGGAGTTCATCTTGAAGCGTGTGCAATCACGTATTGACCTTTCTGGGGTAGAGGCTGAATTGAAGTACCTCAACGAGGATTGATTTATGTTGAACCCATTACAAGACAGGATGAAGCGTCGTCAGAAAGATCGTCGGCTCGACACCGCGCAACGTTACGCAATGATAGCGTTCATAGCCTCTGTAATGGCTGTAGCGCTTTATGAATTGATTAAGGGACTCAGTGTATGTTGTTAGATAAAATCGTCTTTTACGGCTTCCTAGGAAGCGTAGTGGCGTTATGTGTTTGGTGGATGTTCATGTCTTTTTACATTGACTTCACTTTCCGCCCAAGCAAAGAAGTTATGCGCATGTGGAAAAAGGACAGGGACTGGTCGGCGGTTATCGCCTTGGGTCAAGATCCTAACAATCTTATCCGCAGTGCACTGTACACCAACCACAAGAATCGGTTGCTCTGGGATAACAAAATCAACGCTACCATTCTGGTCGGTGGTTCAGCCATTTTACTCGTCTTCTTCTTGGCTGCTACTGTAATGGTTGGGTTGGATATTACAGGGATACACAAAATCAACCTGGCATAACCCAAGCAATCTCAGATCTATATCACATTAGTGCAATACCCAAATAACGTAAAAAGGAAATGATCGTGGAACTGCAAAACACTTCGATGTATCAGCTCGAAATCAAAGACCTGAACGGCTCGGAAGTAACCACCGTTACCAAAACTGGTCTGGATCTCAAATGCGAGTATCCATTCCTGACCGTGGGTCAGCAAGTGCGCGACTGGCAAATGTTTGTGGTTACCCCATTCGGTGCTTAATATGTCTCAGCTTAAAGCTTTGGTTGCACAATACGCTGAAAAAGATCTGTCAGTACCAGTTGAGTTTTATGCAGCAACTGGTGCTCTGTTGCGCGGTGCTATCCAACGCCTTGATGACGATGTGGCTATCGTTGTCACGGGTACGATGGAACCGATGCGTGTAAAGATTAACGTGAAGGGTTTGGCTGGCGCAGCAAACCCACAAGAATGGTGCCTGAGTCGTCATGCACATGTTCATTACAATGAGCTCGTATCACAAGCTAACGTGGATCAAGAAGCATTGACCCGCGCGAAGCAGCGACAACAGCTCTATGCAGTTTTCGATAAGCTTCAGGAATCGGCTGATGACTGCACGTATCACGTCGTTGAACATTGGCCGAATTTGTTGCGTGAAGACATCATCGGTTTCGTGTCATTCAACATTCATGAAGTAGGTCACCCACTTGCAGGGTTCCTGTTCATGACGAATGGCAAATCCAGATTCGTCCGTGCTATCCCTCTGGGCGTAGAACTTTCCCCCATGTAACTTTGTTACGGCATAAAGGCTCTCCTTCGGGAGAGCCAATGTGCCTTATTTTTTTTTTATTTCCCGAAGGACTTAATCCAACGATCAATCAACGGGTTCTGAGTTGCCTTGAATTTCAGGAACGTCAGGAACAGTTCTTCCAACCGTGGATGTTCACGAACAACCATGCAACCACCACGAGTTACCTCGACGTATTCTTTAGCATCAATGACAATGGATGGATCACCCAATACCTCAGCGAGAGATGGCAGTCGACGGACATCTTGGAATGCAGTCCAGGCATCCTCTACGTGAGCGTAGATCTCTTTTGGAATACTGCCCTGGGCAATATGGAACAAGGTGAATGGACCTTCATGGTGACGGAGTTCAATCTTCTCACCATCACCAAACTTGTTCAGCCAACGTACGTTGTTGCAGTAGATCTCATCAGCGTATTCCAATGCCGACTCGATGCTACCGAGAACTTTACGGAAAGCTTCCAAACTACCAGCATGTACAATCAGCCAACCTTCACCCAAGACCTGTTCTACATCGAACTCAGGATCATCGATGTCAACGTGCATCAAGGCTACAGTTACACCTTCATCTACGTTACGTTTGAACAGGTAAGCATTGCGACGAGAACTCGGGTCACTCAGCAGGTGAACTGGTTTCTGCATTACCAGACCCGCCGGTTCATCAGAACCATCATCGGGTTGGTCAACCTGTGCACGAGCTTGTTTGTGGATGCAATCGGTCAGATACTGATCGACCTTGTATTCCACTTCGAGGTTAGCCTCTGGGTAATGACCACGGAAGTATTCGATGGTGGACACTGGATCCGGATCGTTGTCATCCAGCTTCAGACGCATGGTCATCCGTGGACGTTCTTGGACAGCGCAACCGAACGGTTCACGTGGAGAGTCATCGATACCATCGCAGTCTTCACCAAGATCCGGTTGATCAAAGCCGTAATCAGGTTCGCACTCATCTACGGCTTCTTCGCCATCACCAACCATGTCAGTGTGGTAACGAGATTCAACACCAGTGATAAGCACATGGGTTTTCTTATCAGATGGCAGTGGACCGATTTCTGATGGTTCCAGGGTAGTATCGGCAATGTTCATCTCATGGGTGAAACCACCACCGATCAAGAACAGTGGTAGACGCTGTGCCAATGCCTCTGCACCAGAGTTTGGTTGGAAACCAGTTACGGTGATATGAATCACATTGTCTGGAATTTCTTCTACTTGTGCAACACTGGTATCTTTGATTCCCTCGTTAGGAACATACCGTGGCGTTATGTGGCGGAAAGAAATAATGTCTTTGTACTCTTTCATCTGAGTGACATCGACTTTGAATACGTGTTGCATGATACGTGCAGCAGCTTTGTTTCCCGCCTGACGACTGACGCCAAGTTCGTCTACGATGGCCATTGCCAGGTTAGATTGCCAGCTCCATGCGTAACTAGGATCAGCTTGCAAGGCATCTGCCAGCGTAGACATTGCACCTGCGATATCATGCTCTGGCGCAGTAGTAGCTTCACCCATTTCTTCTTCGGTGCACTCAGCGACATCGCGGGACATCTCATAAGGCCCGTCGATACGGAAACTGAAGTCGTCTTTGATATAGACATCCAAGAACCAGTCTTTGTCCTTGAAGTCACTGATGTAGATCCGGTGGGTATTAGCAGCTACTACTTGTGTAGCGGCACTGTAGTTCAGTGGAGTAGCTTGCAGGAAGCGTGCAACCAACAGACCGAAGTTGTCGGGCAGTCGAGCCATACCACACGATACTTCGGTGATGGCGTAAGTAAGCGTTGAAATCAATTCAGCAGAGTTAGACATGTTGTGACCTTAGAGAGCTTGATAGGAACCGTCGGACATCTTCACCACACCCATGGTAGTGTTCGGTTCGATCGGTTGTTCTGTTTGTTTGGAGACCATTACTTTCTCGCCATCTTTCAGACGAGCTAGTACCGTGCAGTTGTAGATCTTGTTGCCAGAGGCACCATATGCGGCACCTCCCAGACCACCAGCGATAGCACCTAAGGTACGTCCCTTCTTACCGAAGATACTACCTACCAGTGCACCCCCAGCACCACCCAGGGCGCCTCCTACGAGGCCACCCGAGAGGGATTCATTCTTACCCACTTGTACGCAGTTAGCGTTTTCTACCCAAGCGGAATGTTGCTCTACTACACTAGCGGCGTAGGCAGGTGAACAGCCAACCATCACGAGGGCTAATGCACCTACGAGAAACTTTTTCATTCTTGTGGTTCCAGTTTACGAGTTGAACGGAGACGAGTTTTGCATCCACTGTACGCTTCTTCGACGTACACAGTAATACGTTCGTCAGTAGTTTCCACACGGACAGTGAACGTGAACTTTTCCCCAAAGACAGCGCCGAGCCAAGCATGGATGTCTATACGGATCTGCTCAGCAATACCTTCTTCGTCGAGACGATCCTCGAGCTCCAAATGGATATCACTGAGTTTGTCTTGCGTACGTTTAACGATTTCAACAATCGCTTGTACTTTGGTCAGACGTTCCTGTGCTTCGGTGGTATCTTTGATATTCAGTTCGAAACACTCACCGCGTTTTTCACCTTCAACTTCGAGGATGAATGGTGGGAGCGTTACAGGTGCATCTTCTACGTATGGAGTGGATTTGATTTCCACGGTAACCTCTTGTCCGTCTGCTGGATCTTCGATTTGAATGGTGTAGCTGGTACTCAGTCCGATGTGTGCTGTAATGGACACTTCGAAACCTTCACGACTGTAGTAGTCTTCCAGTCGCCCTGCGATCCGTTCTTCCAGTTGGTTAAGGAACTCGGAAGTAGAGAGGGACGAATTCCCACTCAGTTCACGGAATTCAGTTACAGCGTATTGTTGAGCGCGTTCTTGGAATTGCACGATGAGTGGTGCCTCTCTTTGGATGTGTTTGTATTCGCCATCTTTGTAACGGATCAATGTCTCGTAATAGAAGGCGCGGCCATTTTGTTGGATTGTAGTTGTGACGTAATGATCCCAAACACCGAGCTCATGTAGATCATAATAAGTTCGGTAATCGGTAGAGATCTCTGCGTGTGGGTAAGCCTCACGAATGACCTCATTAGTACGTCCGATGATGTACACTGCGATTTGTTGTTGGGTGAGATAACATAGTCCAGCTACCTCACTCACGAACCGCAAGGCGGCTGCATCGACAGCCGCACAATACTTGATGTAGTCCATGTCACCCCTTTACACAAAGGAACTGTTTGAGCGTATGAACGATTTCTACCAGTTCTTCTTGTGCAGCCATTACGTCTTCGATGTTCTTGTATGCCTTTGGAGTTTCATCGATCACGTCGATATCCTTACGGCATTCTACACCCGCGGTATCACGGATGTGATCTTCGAGCGTAAAGGTTTTAGCTGCTTGGGTACGAGACATCACTCGACCTGCGCCATGCGAACACGAGCAGAACGAATCACGGTTACCCTTACCACGAACGATAAAGGACTTTGCACCCATCGACCCAGGGATAATACCCAACACCCCTTGAGAAGCGTTTACGGCACCCTTACGAGTAACGAGTACGTTGTTACCCATGTGTCGTTCTTCCGACACGTAGTTGTGGTGACAGTTGATCGCACCCATATCTGAATCGATCGGCAGACCCAGTACGTTGTGGATTGCACCCAAGGTGGCATGCATCATCAAAGAACGGTTCAGTGCAGCAAACCGTTGTGCCCACGATACAGCACCAATGTAGTCTTGGTAATACTTCGAGCCTTCTGGCAAGTAAGCGAGGTCACCATCTGGCAGATGGATGAAGAAACGTTGCATCTCTTCTTTTGCCTTGGCGATGAAGTAAGTGCCGATTGCGTTACCAATACCACGCGAACCAGAATGCAGCATTACCCACACTTGATCAGTTTCATCCAGACACAGTTCGATGAAGTGGTTACCAGTACCGAGAGTACCTACGTGATTCCATGCACGCTGTGCTGCTTTAGCCAACTTAGGATGTTTCTCACAGATCCAATCCAGTTGCTTACGAAGTTCGAATGCTTCGTCACGAATAGCTTTGACTGGGTGATCGAATACCTTTACAGTACCGAAAGCACCACGGTCATTCTTACCGCCGTTATCAGTACGGCCATGTGGAACGGCTGCTTCGATAGCTGCACGCAGATGACCCAAGGACTCTGGTAGTGCGGTCGACTTAAAGGTCAAACGTTGTGCCGCCATTCCACAGCCGATGTCAACACCTACAGCTGCTGGAATGATTGCACCTTTGGTGGCAACCACAGAACCTACCGTTGCACCTTTACCCAGATGTACATCGGGCATCACAGCAATGTGGGAATAGATGAACGGTAGCGATGCAATGTTCTTGAGTTGCTTAACCGCATCGGGTTCAACTGGAACACCAACGGTCCAGCCTTTGATTGGCTTGGAACCTGGAGCTGGTTCACCGCCGATGATTTCGAATGTACGTGTCTGTTTCATATAGCTCTCGCGGATGGAATAGAGTTTAAAGGGTATTGCGTTTAGACAAACCAAAACTAAGGACGTAACGAGTACCTTTAGTTACTTGGCTTACGCTGTGAGTGTGTAGATCAGGACGGAACAATGTGAAGAAGCGATTGCTTATGATCACATCATCGTGTTCTGGTACACCACCTGCTTGTGCATTCCACAAGTAGATGTTTAATCTGTAGTGACTGTGATCTGGCAATGGATCACGATGCCGTGGTATCCCTGCACCTACCCGATATCGCAATAAGTAGAGATCCCATTTGAAACGACTGAAGTACCGCCAACGGTTTATCAACTTCAGTTTTTCGTAACCTGTTCCTTGACGCCCAAGTTCCCATTTCATTGCGATACCTCGCGTAAGAATTGAGATTGCGAAATAAAGGAGGCCGAAGCCTCCCCTACAACTAGACTAACGGTTGGCCAAGTAAGTTTGTAAGTCTTCATGGTAATCACCTCGGTCGTAAGTACTCGCCTGTCCTTTTAACAAGAACTCCAGCGTGACTTCTTCCGGCTCCCACTGATCTTCGAGGCCCATGCATGAACAATGAGATCCGAAGACTTCGTAGTACTTACCATCTTTGACGAATAGCACGTATGCTTTACCGCAGTAGTTACTATAATCATCGTGGTAATAAGCGTGAACAATGTCACAGCCAGCGATTACCGACTCGTCGATTCGAAAATCTTCGAGCATTTGTTGAAGACCGTTTTCTTTCCAGGTTTCGTGAAACATGTTACTGATTCCATTGACAGGCGAAAATGCCATTGCATTTCCTTGTAGTTGTCAACGGTTAGTCCAGTATACTGTATCCTGACGAGTATTCTTTTAACGACATAAAGCCTTCCCCGCAGGGAAGACCGTATGCCATATAGTAGAACCAGAGATTATCGTCTAACACACAGAGCGTCCTCCGTGTTAATAGATTGATAAGTCCAGTCACCGCATTGGGGTAGTTCGCAACTCAGTCTGTCCTCCCCATACGGGAGGCTCTGGCGACGGATGCTCACGGATATCCAACACGACTTACCCAGATTAATGAAGTCACTCTCTAATCCAGGCTGCGGTAAGGAGCTTGACAGACTCCGTTATTAGTGGCCTTCCGCCCGAACTGGTAAACCGCTAAGACCAGTTTATTTCATAACATTACACTCCTAGTATTTTATTTCAGGAATGTACCGCATGAAGCTTTTACATCTGTGCCCACCCGAGGGATCACTTTAACCTTTCCTACGTTAGGGAAGTTTCGAATTACATCCGCTAGGAAGTAGATGTATTCTTCTGGTGGTTCTTTTGAGTCATGTCCTTCCGGCGGGTTGTAACGTACGATGTTCCAGTTCACAGTGAGACCGTAGGCATAGACCATGTTACAGCAGTCGAGTACATTGTCTACAGAGTCATTTTCTCCATCGATAAAGGCGTAATGAATCTTGGGGATTTTGCCTGTTTGCTCTTGCCATTGTCGGAGCATACGCAAGGCATTGTTACACGGTATTGCTTTTGGCAACCAACGCTTACGGAACTTCACCTCTGTGGAATACATTGAGTAGTAAAGTTCAGGATACACGCTGGGGTCTTTGAAGATATCTGTCAGGGCTAAGTCACCCATCTCCTTAGGCATGATCGTAGAGATCAAAAACTTAGGTGTCAATGCCCATTTCTTTGCGAGGTCCCGCAGGCGGCCCAAGATCTCATCGGCATTCTCCAAGAAGATCTTATTAGCCAATGGTTCACCACGGGCCATGAAGTTGAAGTGGACCTTATTAGCAAACTTACCGGTGTAAGACAGCCGTCGTCCGTAGTGTTCCATTACTCGTTCGGCTTGTTGCAGATATTCGTCCACAGTAACGTCACGAGATTTGTTCTGTCCTGTTTGAGTCAACCAACACATACGACAGGCTTGTTCACATCCAGTCTGAGAAGACAGGTAAACGATGAAGTAATCGTCAGTCCGTTGGACATACCGCGCTTCCAACATACCTGGTCCATCTTCCAAACGATGTTCGAAGTTTACTGACCGATCAAGTTCAGACCAATGTTCGCGGAAGATCAATTTATTTTCCATTAGCCAATAGTCCCGATCTCGTAACCATTTAATAGCAGACGGAAATATCGACTGCGGCCAGCATCGCAGATCTCTACTGAAGGTACTGGGTCAGCATAACTTTTGTTCGGCCCATGGAATTGCTTACGAACTTCATATAACTTGGATTCGATTACAGCCGCCATTTGGGCGTCAGTCCAAGTACAATCTCCCAGCAGTGGTGTAAGCAATGGAGTTAGCCGAGAACCGTAAGCAACCACACATTCTTGGGTTGGAGGTGGCAAGGCTACCTGAACTACTTTAGTCTTTTGCGCTGCTACTAATCGTTGTGTTATTTCACGATGTTGTTCCGCAGAGAGCAGGCGATTGTTAATACGGCGACGCAGTGTTTCTGGAGTCATTGGAAATTCCTATTGGTAATTGAAGGCATAAAAGTCACCCCTAAGGATGACCTAATGCGAAGGGACCCTAAGGTCAATATGGTGCCGCCACACGGATTCGAACCGGGGACCTGCTGATTACAAGTCAGCTGCTCTACCAACTGAGCTATAGCGGCTTGGAGCTGAGAGAGGGATTCGAACCCCCGAGATCTTTCGATGCAGGATTTGCAATCCCGTGCATTCAACCACTCTGCCATCTCAGCTTTGTAACTGGCGGAAGCATAGAGATTCGAACTCTAGGACCCACTTAAGGGTCGCGGGTTTTCAAGGCCCGAGCCATTGACCACTCGGCCATACTTCCTGGTAATTGGTGCGGATAGGGAGACTCGAACTCCCACGGGTTTCCCCACTGGAACCTAAATCCAGCGCGTCTACCAATTTCGCCATATCCGCTCGTATATTATTATACTCGTAGTATTTTTTCCCGACATCCTATAAGACTTAGCCTTAGGTATATTCTGATGTTTGAACAATTATTATTTCCTGGGAAGCCCCCTAAGAAATTAGAGACTCGCGTAACGTTGGTTGGTGACCTATTACCCGGCAACTCTGGAGCTATGGCCATTGGCTGTAACGGTGGTATATACCTTGGAGGTGGTCGACTTCAGGATGGTAGTGGTGGTGCAATATCGACTTTCCGAAGATTTGATCTTACTACACGACAGTGGGTGAACTTAGCTAACTTACCAAATGGTCGGTCAGGTGGTACACTGTCTTACTGGAATGGAAAGATCTATCTATTCTCCGGTAATACGGTCAACTCATCGACCTATACCAAAGAGTTGCATGCTTACGACATTGCTACAGACACTTGGACTTCTCTTACCCCTACTCCGAACTTGGGACGTACTTACCATGGTGCAGTTGTATACCAAGGAGAGATCTATTTCTTTGGTGGCTGGAACGGTACTCAAGCTACACCGCAATTAAGGTTAGCCGATGTCTACACCATTTCAAATAATACTTGGCGTGTGATTGCACAATTGCCAGAATCCAGACATGGACACGCTATCGCAATTTCTGGTACTGGGGTTTATATTTTCGGTGGGTTGACTAACGGTGGATCTAAAACGAATAACGACATAATTCGTTATACCATCGGCGATAACGTATACAACGGATTTGTTGCTCCAGCCACACAACCTGCCATTCGATGCTATTCCTGTTTGCTTCCAGCTTATGGCAAGTTCTATGTGTTCGGCGGTTATACGGATGGTAACGCTACAGATTCCTTAGCTGACTTCTGGGAATACATCCCTGGACTAAACAGTTGGCGTAATCTTACCCTTACTGGCGATACGCTAACCAAACGTGGTGGTTTCGCTTCAGCAGTTGAGAATGGAGAGTTCCACTTCTTCAACGGTTTAGGTAAGGCAGGTGATGCGTCTATGGTTCGTACCGATCACCTTTACATTGAATGATGTCATATTGGCTTCCCCTAGGGGAAGCCTTATGTCGTTCCACTAGACCAATTCTAGCACTGGACGCCAACCTGTTGTAGCTGTGGCTGAACCAGTGCCGCCAGATGCCCACTCTGTTAATGACGCATATCCGCGATACGTACGGTTAGTACCGGATGGTATTTCCTGACACCACGACGTACGCCCGTTACCAACCCCTACCACCAGATCGGCGTTTGTGAACGCTTCCCAATTAGACCCTGTAGGATCACTAGCGTGTACACGGTAGATCAGGTCGTTCCATTCGCTCCCATTACCTGGCGATGCTGCACCACCCAACATCAAACGAACTTTATATAGACGACCTAAGAACGTAATTGTTTTAGCGCCGTTGATTAGATTCGCTGCTTCTAGTTGCGTTGGTGAGATGAAGTTACGGAATGGTTGCATAGCAACAAAGAGCACCTTTCCTTTATATGCAAACTTCAACCATGTCTCGTTGTTTGCAAGCGCTGTACCCGCCGTCAAGTTAACTTGGGTGGCTAAGTCAGTACTAGTAATGAATTCAGACGTTGGTACTTGTCCATAATAACCTAATGTACTGTCCCCATTACGTAGGGTTGCTGGCCCTGGTACATTTGACGGTGTCACCTGAGCACGCATTAATAATGTTTCCATCATTTAAGTCACCAATTCCAAACTGTAGTTATACCTGCTAATAGTTGTTTGAACATTCTATTATCTCCTAAACATAACATTGCGGCATAAAGCTTCCCCTAGGGGAAGCACTATGTTGTTTGGTGCCGGAAGCGAGATTCGAACTCGCGATCCCGATGGGCGACGCATTTTAAGTGCGTTGTGTATTCCACTCCACCATTCCGGCTAATTAGTCCCAGCTATACAAACTTGTAGATCGCCACTGGGGAACTTTTCAACCTAACACATCGCTGTTCATGAAGACTAGCACGGAAGTTAGGTCTATCTACTACTCACCTCACAAGCAGCTTCAGAATGCGATGGAGGGCAAGTATTCGAGAATATGTGCACACCAAGTAACCACTCAAGAGGTACACCCGTGTGCGCGGAGGAAACGCCCTTCCTCATTGGGACTATGACCACCCGAAGGCTCACTGTCGTGCAGATGGCCTCACATCTAAAACCCTTAGGTTCTCAATGTAGACCGGTGACGGAATCTACTAATCCGTTGTAGCCGAGTCATCACGCTTCTTCGGAATGAGCGCCTTAGTAACCAGGACTATCTGGCCTTTGGGGTATCGAGGGTACGGGCATCGAGTTTCCCTGTTAACTGATTACTCTAGTCTTTTATCAGTCGTCATTGGGTATCATTCATAGAACTCACAAGTGCAACTCTGCGCCCTAGTCTGAGGATTAATCAGACACCTGTGTAGTCCAGAGCCTAGGACGGATTAAGTCCAAGGTCTTGCATCTCTCAGTGGAGAGACGTATTGTAAGAGAGTGATGAAACGATCCTCTACCTTCATCTATTCGGACTCAGGCGACCTTTTCAGCGCAGTGGGGTGGAGTGCACTTACCCAACACCCTGTCATGGGCTCTTACAAAATCGATTGCCTAAGGTGTGTTAGACCAGAGGACTTGCAGACCGAAGTCTGTGATGAAATTGGCGGGCCATGATGGACTCGAACCACCAACACCCGGCTTTGGAGGCCGGTGTTCTGCCAATTGAACTAATGACCCTGAAATTGGCCGGGTTTATTTAAGTGAGGTTCCGGTATCTCACCCCTGAACGTGAAGGTTTTAGGCTGCCTTCACTTACGCTCTGATGGAGGTCTAACGGCAACCTCTCGTATACTATTACACAATCAGTATTTTATTATTACGGAAGTGTAATGGTGTACGTTCGTCTTTCTGCTGCACCCCAACTAGCTTGGGCTGATCGAGAATCCAAGGTTACCCACTCACCTTGTTGGTTCTTCGCTTCCAACCTAAATGTGTTTGGCATACGTACACCTTCGTTAGAGGGAGAACCTACGTTTACCAATACGTAACTGGTTGGCGTAATGGCTACCGGTAATACAAAGCTAACCCATGAGTTATTCTGCTGGCCTGCTGAAGAAGTCCATTTTGACTGACCATTACCATCAATCGCTAAATAAGCATCATAGGTGCCACCACTACTGTAGTAACTTGATTGGTTAGCTGTCACACCAGCCATTCTTAGCCGGTTAGTATTAGTAGCATCATACAATTCTAATTCAGCTAGCTGTGCGTACGACGCTCCGTTAACCGTAAGAATATACAACCGAAACTCTTTATACTGCCCTGGGGGTAACGAGTCATCTGCTTTAGGTTTTAACCATAATTCAAACATAGCGTCTTCCTATATTGGTACAGGCGTGTAATTACCGCGATACCGCACGTAGTTACTGATCCGCACATTACCTAGGTAACGAGCTACGTTGTTCGCGTTGTTGTTAAGTGCACCCATGTACAACGTGGTGAGTGCAGCAAAGTTACCGGCGGGACCCGACTGGAAATAATCTTGTAATGGTGCAGAAGAACTACTGTTATTACCATTACGGATCTGGACTAGGTTGCCGTTTATATAGAATCTTAGGCGTCGTGCTTCGTCACAAGTAACTGCGTATCGCACTACCATACCAGTGTGCTCGGTTCTTGTAACGTTGATCCGACATTCCGAACGGCCATTCGTGTTGTTGTTATCGGAGAACATGAGCAAGTTGTCGTACCCGGTATCACCGAATCGCATTGTAAAGCCTTTGTACAAAGTCGAGTCACTTAGATAGACTTCGTTTGTCCAAGTAGTGGCGTTAGCTGTTCTATACTCAGACCACTCTACTGTCCAGTTGGTCAACGAGAGATCGAGAGCTGGGTTCAGGTTCATTAGTAGTCGAGAACCTGAACCACCTGCTGTTGGCATATACAACGTAGGCTTACCATCAATCAGTTGCGCAGTGCTAACTACCGCACCGTTAGAAATAGTGATCGGACGGTTATTAATCGTTTCTTTCACTGTAGCCATGTCAATATAGAAAATGACATCACCTGTGTCCGGGGGTAATTGTTTTGTCCCAGATAGTAATTGTTCAAACATAGTGAGTCCACCCATTTATATACAGACTATTGGACGGCATAAAGGAGGCAATGCCTCCTAACCATGTCGGATACCCCAATCGATCACGCGGTTCAATGCTTCCTGGGTCGGGATACGATTACGCATCCGTTCTTCGCATTCTTTGTCAAACTCAGCTACACGTTTACGTGACTCTGCTAAACGGCGTTCGAGTTCTTCTGGTGGGATAGGTGGGTAGTTACCATTAGCGAGGTCGATCAATGCTTTCAAACTCATAACGAAATAACCTTAGCCAATAATTCTTCCGATACTTCCTGAGCACGGAACTCCCGGCTCAGTCTTTTGTTTGTCTCAGCCATTCGAGCTTGAGCAGCACGTAAGCTTTCGGCATGAGTACCGTTACGATCACGGGCCTGCTCGATCAAACGTTCTAAGGTCATAGCGTGCATCTCCGTGCTAATAATTCGGGAGTCATTCGCATTGCTTCGAAGTCCGCTTCTGCCTTAGCATTGAATACACGGGATCGCTCACTGGCATCCCGTAATCGAATAGCTTTAGTTGCTCCCATCCGTTTACGTGCGGCAGCGCATAGGTCGTCTATCCCCTTCATTTGGCTAGCCACATTGCCCACAGTCCCCGGAACAAACGTTACATGTTTTTCCATTGTTTCTACCTTTAACCAAATAGGGTTTCCGGTTATCTTTACGGAAGAGCCACAGAAGACCGATAATTAGTCCAACCATGACAACGATTATTTTCATAAGTCGATTACCCGACTAAGCATCTCTGGAGTAACGCGTTGTGCTTCAGCTTGTCGCTTTAGTATCAGTGTCATTAGACGTGTACGAGCACGTGCCTTTCGTAAGAACTCATCATGATCTTTATAACCCATGACTTTCCAGCAAGTGGGTTCTCTTTCTACTGTCATAACGTACACCTTTTCTCTAGGATCTCAGGAGTCATTCGTTGATTCTCTAGTTGTGTAGATAGTCGTTGATTGAGTTCTTCCATGTGTTTCTTCTGGTGATCTTGGAACTCGTCTTGGGTCATTCCCATAGCAGATGCTATCCGCTCAGCTATTCGTTCTACTAAACCAGGTGTCATCATGACTTAGACTCACTGAATGTACGGAGGAAGATACTTTCTGCAATAGTCCATACTGTACCCATTGGTGCATCTTCAGTAGGACCTAAGTTAGTATAGACAACCATAGGCCAACTACAGTCCTGTGCATGTCGAGCTAAGTACAGAACACGGAATGGTTTGCCTGTAGGGGAACGATAGACTTTTTGTTCTTCAATACGTTCTAGCATTAGTCACCTGTATGGTCAATTTCATATTCGGCTAGTTTACGTTTCAGTTCTTCATTCTCCGAACGAAGGGTTTGGTAATCTGATAGCCGTACATAACTTTTAATATATCGTCTTACCCAGTCCAGCGCTTCAGCCTCACTATTGAGGTGCCCTGAGTTGCCATATGACGAGCACAATACATTCCAGTAAGGTCCATCTTTACCGATCGTGTATGTAGGGAATTCTAATATTCGACATCCATCTCGTGTTAGTTTCCCGTGGAACAGTAGATCTTCCGCTGGCATTTGTTTTCCTCTTTTATGATTGGCGGCATAAAAGGAGTCCTAAGACTCCCCAATGCTAATGGCTCCCACTCCTGGATTCGAACCAGGGACCGCACGGTTAACAGCCGTGTGCTCTACCGCTGAGCTAAGTGGGAATGTTTGGCTCCGAGACCAGGGTTCGAACCTGGGACCAACGGATTAACAGTCCGCTGCTCTACCTACTGAGCTATCTCGAATGAAATTGAATTGCGATACCAGGCTTCCTCTGGATGACCTTTGACCCTAGCTCGCTGTGTGGACTAGGAGGCGCTTGAAATCTTTACCCGAACAGTTCCCTAGTAATTGATTACCCTGCGCGTCAGGTCGCGTTTACTAGGTAGGCGCGTAGCGTCGCCTCGTTTTAGTTCTGTACCTAAGTACCTTCTGTTCGGCACACCGACCTGCGGGGATCGAACCCGCGACATCAACCCTGATACAGGGTGCGCTCTCCCAACTGAGCTAAGGTGGTGATGAAACTGGTCTAAGTGGGAGGACTCGAACCTCCGACCACGTGGTCCCAAACCACGCATTCTATCCAACTGAACTACACTTAGAGAAAAGGGTGATCACCTTGTTACCTGGACTCTACCTACCGTACGAATCGGTAAGTGGTGTTTGTCAGAAGATGATCGACTAGCAGTCGCCGGTCCGCCCGGTCATGGGGTTTTAACCCTTCGATGCTAGTAAAGATTACCAAGGCTTGCAACGAGCTAACGGTTACCCGTTTGGTGCAAGAGCTGATCCGGTAATCGAATTGGCGACTCCAAGGGGATTTGAACCCCTGACCACCGGCGTGACAGGCCGGTACGCTAACCGCTGCGCTATGGAGCCGTAAAACATCGAATTAGTAGCGCTCTAACCTGTAAGCTAACAGCCCTGTTGGGTAGGCGGGCCTTCCGAGTCAAGGGTATTGAACCCAAGTCCTCTACTAATTCAAATTGGTGGGTTGGCGTGGATTCGAACCACGGTAGCCTAGGCGCGGATTTACAGTCCGATGGGTTTGACCGCTCCCCTAACAACCCTTAAAGCAAACAATGTCGTTTATAACGCCATCGTGAATTGGTGTGAACGGAGAGGATTGAACTCTCGACCACTGGAGTCACATTCCAGGGTTCTACCAACTGAACTACGTTCACCATCAAGCATGAGGCAGCAACTGCTCTCGTATACTATTACACACCGAGTATTATTTTACTTCGGGGCAAAGACAACTGTGATTGGATTGCACTATTGCGCTGGTCCAATCACATATAGTTGTATATAAAACAACAACTTAGTTCTCATCGTATTCGAGGACGATATTTGTGATGTATGCCGGTGAATATGATAGTCCTGTTCGACCACCAAACTTAACACTCAATTCACTCTGTGGGATGGGTGGATCGAAAGTGCGCGTTAAGGTACCATTGAAGTCCGCGGTCACCAGCACTCGATCATGGAGATCGGAAACTAGACGGAATCCAGCTTGACCGTTCCATTCGTCATATAAACCAACGCGAGTATCCCATGTAGTTCCTGGTAGCCAATAGAAGTAAGCCGCTGTAAGAGCGGCTGTGTTAGCAGCATAACGGAAATTAGCTGTTAGCTTCTTAATCAGGCGGCCTTGCGGATCTGGTTTGAAGTCATAGCGTTTACCATCACCTGGCGTAGTTTGCTGGTTGTTTGGTGCATAGACTTCACCGTTTCCATTTACCGCTAGTCCAGTGGTATCTGCCAACATTGAAATCAATGTATCGCCTGGCGGATCGTATTTTTTACCTGCTAGTAATTGTTCCCACATGTTGAGGATCTCGTTTGCCTGACCGGTAATTAGCCGGAGGTCTTCGTTTGTTGCTATCTTCTACAACGAGCGCACCCTCACGCAAGAAAGGTGGGCGATTGGCAAAAGCCGTTGGATGCGGGATGTAGGAGATCATCGATTGGCCATCCAATTAATGACGTTAGCCATCTTAGGTAGGTCTTCGAAGATGAACGCTTTGTACTTCGACAACAACTTCTTGATCTGCTCGTTGGATCGGTGTTGATGTTCGTTCCAGGTGAACCCTTCGACTTCCATGAACATTACGAATAACGGTCTGTCGGATTGAATAGCGAGTTCTGTGAGCTCTGCTATAGAATACATACCCACAGCAGCAGGAGTAATGACAAACACGTTAATGCTGGCAGACTGCTTCGCTGCGTCTTCTTTTGCGGCATCTTCTGGCTTCCAATCTTTAACAACTGGGTTGAAGTAAGGAACAGTTAGTAATGGAATCAACTGCTCCCGGTAATCGGGTCCGGCGCACGTACCACCTAAGAATACTTCTTTCATTTCCGTGTTACTCGGTAAGCATCGCGCCACAGATCAACACGAACGAATCCGCGTCCTTTGTTAAACCCACCACCGATACGAATCATCTCGTTATCGGCTTCCAGTGGGATGTGTGTGATTGCCAGGTGTTTCGTTACGTCTTTAACCGGCTGGTAAAGCGGTCGCAGGGCCAAGCGAATAATTCGTTCCACGTTCGAGCTCCGTCTTTCTTGGGTCAACTTTTGGTTTAGTAGGCCGGGTGACGAATCGGTACGCGTCTACGCCAACTTGGATAATGTTCCGTCTCCAAGCAGCAACATTCAAAACACGCATGGCTTCGTAAAGAATACGATCAATTTCTTCACGGTCGATCTTCACCTGGGTAGGCACACCATTAACTACTTGCGTAATTTCATAATGTTCACACAACCAGTCGTGTAAGGTACACGCTTGGGAATATTCGCCCAGGGGTGGAATCAACCACTGTAGGAAGAATGGAACGGAAGCACCGTCAGTTAGAAAGCCGGTAGGGACGTCGACATACTTGTCTGAGTTCTCATGTCCGATGTAATAACGGAAGCCTTCAGTGACACGGTAATAGTTCTTCCCTAAGATGTTGCTAGCGTTGTCATCCAGGGTTAAGTGGTTTGCAGCGGTAAAGCGGGTAAATGAACTCATTGTGGTTCTCCTTCTGTAACATACGATTGCGGCATAAAGGCCATCCCGAAGGATAGCCCTTACAAGTGACAATCACAGAAGGATCTCTTCTAGAAGCGCTCCGTAGGATGCTCCGGCGAGTGACTGGGTGGTGTTGAGGCACGCAGGTCCTCAACTATACTATCTCCCGCCAAGTATTTTATTCCTAAGCGATCGAACGTGACATCCACCGTAGTAACCCATCAGCTGTTGGGACAGTGATTTCCGTGTAAGAAGAATTGAACTTGTAAAGACATGCTTCAAAGTCCTCTCCATACTTGTGCAGCTTCTGGAACAGCTTGTAAACTTCAGGTGGTGCATTGGTTGCTTCAGCATCGCGATAACGCTTACCACCTTTACCGTAATGAGAACCCTCTACACCAAACGTCTTCCAGATTCGCATCAGGTGAACATCCCACAGTTCACGCTTCAGTTCCACCAGATCTAAGAACGTCTTAGCCACTGCCTTAATAGACTTCTCATCTAGAGCAGGGAGTTCGTGTTCTTCGTTGGGCTTAGCGATCTGAATGTGTTCTGGGTTCAGATGAACTTTGAAGTCAACTGTCTTCAAGAACTCTTTTGCTTTGTCTGGATCTTGTTCCCATCCGTGCTGGTAAAGGTAATGGATAACTTCATTGACTGGTTTGAAGCCTTCTTTGAGGTATTCACCTGCCTTCTTGGAATGGGGCTGAGCATCACGACGAATCGTATCGATGATTGAGTTATCGAACTTCGTTAAGTTACCAGGGAACGATACCTTCACAGGTTTACCAGTAAAGGTTTGCTGTGATAACCACGAATCGTTAAAGAACGTTTGCTCTACCAACCGCTTTGCTTTCTGATAGTTGTGGTCACCTACGACAGTAGGATCAGTTTCCTTTGCACGGAAGAGACCACTTAACGCTTTCCCACATCAGCAAATGCCTCATTACCGTACTTGATACCAGTGATCGATTTCTGGATCCAATGCATCAGTGGTTTAGCTAACCCTTCTACCATGTAGAAGTAGTTATACTGATGTTGGTAGAAGCCCTCTACGAAATACCCCAGGATGTCGTCTACTTCTGAACACAACGTCGTTAAGGCTTCACGTAGATCATCATCCTCCAGGTTCTCGATCATTTCTTTACGCTTGCTAGGAACGTAAGTAGGCACATTACCGAATGATTTCCTACCGTATTGATTACGCATTTCAATCAACTGGATGATTGTCTTCGTTGCCTCTTTGATTCCTTTCTCATCAAGAGCTGGCAATTCAACTTCAGCGTCATCTTCAGTAATGTTATCGGGCTCGATGTCCTGTCGACCGAAATCAATATCATCATAGACAATGAATTCGTTTAGCTTCTGAACTTGTTCTAGGTTGGCATTCTTTAGGTTACCAGAGATAATAAGATCCACACCAACCTTGATGTAGTTAAGCCATTTATTGGACGCTGCCGCATTGATCTTAGCCGCCTTGTCCAGTTCTTGCTGGATACGACCTACTAGTGGTTTGTAGTTACCATCCTGAGCTGCATCTGGGAAACGAACTTCAACAGTACCGGTAGTCAGCGTCTGTTCTTTAAGCCAGTTGTCATTTAACAGGGTGTCTTCGAGTTGCTTGATCACGTTGTTATCCAGACCTTTGACTTCTACGTCTTTAGGTTTCTGTTTAAACAGGCTCTTGATGGCATCCAGGAAACCTTCGTTAGCGATGGTGAAGTCTTCTACAGCTACACCCTTACCACCTTTGAAAGAACGTTCCATGTAGATAACCGCTGCAACGCATGCGCCTTCGAATTGACGGAATGCCGCCATCATCTCTGGAACAGTATCAATGGAGATCTTACGGTAGACAGCTGCACAAAGATCCATCCACGCTTCTAGGTTGTAGGATTCTGAGTGGCCATCATTACGTTCGATTTCATACTCTGCATCCAGGAAACCTTCCAGTTCGCCATAGATCCATTCAGAGTTCGTTTCGATTTGCTGAGAGTCTTCCTTCATCGAGTTCAGGATGATTGTCGCTACTTCCAGAACTTCTTCTGGAGTCATGGGATCACGCCCTTCAGCAGTAGCTTCGCCTGGCAGCAGATTGGTCTTTAGGCGAGTTGGCTTCTTAATGACTTCGCTGAGAGGTTTAACTTCCTTCAGCATTGCCTTAGTAGCTTCATACACCTTATCGGTAATCTTGTCAGCTCCCCACTGTTTCATAACTGGGAGCATTTGCTTCAACACTTGTTGTTGTGCTGTTTGCATGGCATTCTGGAACGAAGCATTAATCGCATAGGTTTCTTTGATCGTGGCAGCCATCTGATCCAGGTTCAGTCGATCGGTCAGATCACCTACTTTGATTTTGTGCGTGATCGGAGTTTGCTTATCCAACCACTGCTTATTAGCGAAAGTATCACCGATGGATTTAAGGATCTTAGCTGCGCCTGCGCGAGCATTACCATCCATCTCTTCGAACTTACTACCGCGGTTGTGCATCTTGAAGAACTTACGAATGTCTTCAATGATCGATTCGTTAGATGCAGTCAGGTCTTCTAGCATCTCTGGGTCTTGGATGACACGATCTGTTTGGTGTTCGGTTTCAGATTGTACTCGACCACCACCGGCTGGCGAACTGTCGCCATGGTGCTGTCTGTTATCGTCATCTTCGTGAGGAACTTGGGGACGATGGGTTGGGTCTTCTCGGGAATCATCTTCATGTAGTGGTGGTTCGCTCTCAGTTGCGCCCATCCATTCATATACGTTCATTGCGGTGTCCTTGCTGTGTGTTTGTTGATATAGGATTAGCAGCGACATAAGGGCTTCCCCTAGGGGAAGCCAATCTGCCGTTATTCAGTACCGAATGCTTCTCTACGCAGTGCCTCTACATCGACACCTTCGATATCGAATTTGAAGATTTCGTTCTCATCACGACGAGTCAACAGGTTCGTCATGTAATCGCCTTTCTTCTCTTCTTGTGCAGAAGACTGAGTACCCGAAATCTGAATGTACTTCGTCATATACGGCAGAGGGTTCTTCTCAGGCCATACGAATTCAAAGCCAGCCATTTGCTCGAAGTCTGCATCGAAGCGGAACCAGATATCATCTTTGACTCCCAGGAATTCTGCAGCCGCTTTAGCGTTGAACAGAACCCATTGGATCAGAGACTTAGCAGTAACGCCAGTCAGCTCACGACCTTCGGAGAACAGGTACAGTGCCCATTCAACTTCAGTGCGAATGATTTCCCACAGCAGTTTGATGATCAGTTCACGGCACTGTTCGTAAGCGGTACGACCACGTTCAGTAGCGAGCTCTGCGCGCAGTACGTGTTGACCGAACTGAGCGTGGATCTCGAATTCGTCAATAGCGATCTTCTGAACAGCTTTGGTGATTTGTTGGAACAGACCAGTACGACCGATAGCGAAGGTCACAGCAAACGATGCCATGAACTGAATACGTTCCAGGAAGTACAGAGCTACCAGGAACATGAAGATATCGTTGTAGGTCTCTTGGTTGTTCTCTACTTGACCCAGACCATATTTCAACGAAGTCTGGTGAGCACGTGCCATGATTTCCGATACGGTCTTCATACGCGAATGTGCTTCTTCTACCTTCAGAATTTCCTCACGGATTTCATCAGGGTCATCGAACGAACCACGAACGATTTCCGAATACGTCAGTGCGTGTACACATTCGTTTTCAGAGATACGGTTGTAACCAGTCCATACACGACCATCGGTAATAACATTACCAAGGATCGTTACGATCGAGCGAGAAGCGATCGAGTCAGCTTCCCATTGCCAGGCAAGCGTTTTGATCATCATGTCGTAGATAGAACGATCACATGACTTGAAATCAGCGTTACATGTGGAGAAGTCGAACTCTAGTTCATCCCAGTCCAAGCTACGCAGACGCTTGTAGACAGCCCAAGCTTCCGGGTGGTTGTGAGTAATGGAGTCGAGCAGACCTGGATCTTCACCAAGGATGATGTTGTAGTTACCGTAATCATTCTTGTCGATGTTGAAAATCTTCGCCGACATCTCAGCTACTTTTGGTTCAGACATTTGTTTATTTCCAATTGGGGAGAACAGGGTGACCGAAGCCACCCATTCGAGTTAGAGAGAGCAAGCGCCGCCAGCACAACCAGCTTCTTCTGTGGTGTTCGTGAATGCAGACTGACCACCGTCCAACGAAGCACTTGCTACGATTTCAACGTTGTGGTAGTAACGAGTCTTCATACCGATCCAGACCATCAACAGCCAGTCACTGATCATTTCGTTCGAGCTGATCGTTTCTTGACCTGGTAGGATTCGACGGAACAGGTCAGCCGAGATACCGCCGTCAGTCCACTTCTGGAATACACCGTAACCGTAGATCTGATACTCGGTTGGGATTTCCCAAGCGATCTCATATTCGTATTCAGGGTCATCGCTGTAAGGAGCAGCCCACTGAATGGTAACGTTGTTGTCGGTCTTGATGATAGTCAGTGCACGAACAGCGTAGAGCGAGTTGGCACCGCCCAGAGCTTTCGAAGAAGCTTCGCCTGGCATGTACGCAGCCAAAACGGAGTGAGCCAGACCACCAGCACGGACAATACGAGCACGCAGAGGTTCCCAGTCTTGTTCGTTAACAAAGCCACCTGGTACAACGGTGTCGATGTTACGGTTGTAGGTATCGATCGGCAACCAGCCTTCAGGCCACTTGGTTTTATGGATCCATGGAGCCAGACCACGTTCTTCAACAATACGCAGCGACGCATTGATCAGGCAGTACATGTGACGTTCAGCCACACGATGCATTTCACGCAGACCTTCTTCCGAAGAATACTTCAGTTTGCGTTTAGCCATGTGGGTAGCCAGACCCATGATGCCAACACCAGCAGAACGACGAGACTTGGCAGTCAGTTCCAGATGCGGGAAAGCATACTCGGAATTGTCGATGCAGTAGTCGATCATCTTCAGTGCATAGTAAGCAACTTCCTGATACCGTTCTTGGGTATGGATGTTGTTCACGACGATAGCCGCCAACGAGCAAGTAGCGATCTCACCACGACCATGATCTTCAGTCGAGTGCAGATCTTGCATCGAGTAGTATGGTGCGGTAGGCTGACAGATTTCCAAGCACAGGTTCGAGGACAGGATTGGATCCAGGAACGGAGTGTGCTTGTTCATCTCGGTAATGTTAGCCCAGTACGCAGTACCAGTTTCAATACCTTCGTTCAGAGCAGTCAGTACGACCTTACGAGCATCGACGTAAACTTTCTTGAACTTTGGATCAGCTTCGTATTTGAAGTACAGCTTGATGAACTTCGAAGCATCACCATCGTAGAATGCTTCGTGCAGATCTGGAGCAGTGAATACGTTCCAGGTCATCATCGGTTTGTTGTTTGCTACCAACCACGCAGTAAAGGTGTTGGTCATCATTGCGTAGTGCAGGTCACGGTTCTTCTTGTCGTCCGTGGACTTAGGGTTACGGAGACGGGAGATGACTTCTACTTCTGGATCGTAAGCATTGTAGTACAACGAGATTGCACCACCACGACCGTTCTGAGTGTTAGCACGGACAGCTTTACCCTGAGCAGCGATGTAAGGCAGTTTACCTTGGTGTTTGATCAGACCGTTACGAACTGGATCGTTCAGAGAACGGGTAATCAGGTTAACACCGATGCCTGCAGCCTTCTGAGTCATCACGTTAGCGATGTAGTCACCAACTGCCAGCGATACACCGTTGTCACCCGAAGCGAACAAGCAGCACGATGCAAAGCCTTTCAGCACAGTACCCAGGTTGACGTAGTTCGGAGTAGGGGCAGACAGTTCTCGTTGAGAGAACATCTCGTACCAATTCCGTACGTGTTCCATACGTTTTGCAGCAGGCTCTTTCTCAGCCAGTGCCATTGCCATACGCATGTAGGTGAACTGTGGTGTCTCGTACTCTTTCTTGGTTACACGGTTCATCAGGGAATACTTCTGACGAATGTGGTGCAGTGCAAAGTGTGGAGAATCCAGATCCAGATCATGGTCGATCAGTTTCTCAAGTTCGGCATACTCACGAGTCGAGTAATCCAACTTAACCATTACTTTGTCTTTGCGCATGCGGGCATGCAGTGCCTTGATGGTTGGGATACCATCCATGCCATAGATCTTCTTGCGTACGCTTACTGCGTACAGGCGACCAGCTGCTACATAAGCAGACCAGGTTTCCATATCCAGCAGACGGTTGATAAGGGCTTGTTGGAATTCCTGAGAGCTCACTTTCTCTGGCATCTCAGCTACTGTATCCATTACAACAGATGCCCAGTCGATGTTATGCAGATTTTTAGAGAACCACTCACCCCAGCCATTGGCCTTGCTAGCCATGTAGGGTTCTTCAGTGCCGTCCAACTTGATGATTGTCTTGATCATTTGTTTACCATGAATGTCTGTTTGTGATATCAAAATATCAAATCTTTAAACATAGTTTTAGTGACTTGAGTATTTCTCAACTTACCTCTTCGGGGAAGATTTTACCTCCCCGACGCATAGTATGTTGAAGGACTGCTAAGAGCAAAGGAGGAAGGCTTTTATTCTGTTTTATAACATCATTAGAGGCTTTTAGAAACAAACCCTAATAGACCCTTAGCCTTCCTCCTTATCCTTCTTATAACCCCCTTACAGGGGCTAATTGGATTAAATACTGCTTACCCTTAGAGTATGATTCAATATGCCAATAGGACAGTACAATGGCTATCTACATACCCAAGCCAGAACCAATAGAAGTTTATCAATGGTTGAAGAATGGTGACATACCTGGAGATGGTGTCATCAATAACATCAATAGTGGAGCTATCGTAGGAAGACATCCTTCTTATGATAACTTCACTGGAGCACAACACTGCCCCAATTGTGGTGTAGCAATTGGTAAGCATGGTATCTTACTCAAGATGATCGTGCCTGACCCGTCCATCGTACCAAACCGAGTGATCTGTCCAGGAGACTGGGTAAGGTTCCATCGAGATCACAAGAAAAGAATCCTCAATTACTCTATCGTATTAGCTAAAGACCTGCATGAGCGATACGTAGATCTAGCCACACTTCCAATGCCACTAACAGAGAAAAGCTTATGACCAACCCAGTACATGAAATGTTCAACGATATCGCTAATCGCATGCGTATGACTGAAGACAACGAAGAGTATATTTCCAATACTGTTCGAATCGAAGGGGCATCAGGCCAACTGCATGAGTTGTCGTATGACCAAACGAAACTACTGCTGGGTGTACTGTCGGGGGATCATCCATTCCTGACGAATCACAATCCACTCGAGTTCATGTTGTTCTCGTATCAGTTCCAAGACAAGATCAAACTGAAGTATCTGGCTGTACAATACCAGATCATCTACGATGCTGAGGACGATTCCATTTTCGTATCGGGTATCACCAAACACCCGATGACAGTTAAAGGACATCCGGAGTATATCGAAGGTGCTAACGTTCCAGTAGAGACATTCCAAACCACCATCGAGAACGTAGGTCTGTATGGTTCGCTGGCTTTGGTGAACTGTATCGCAGCACAACACGAGAGCTTTGCTCCTATTCGTGGTAGCTTCGGTGGTTCCTTCATCTACGAGTTCGAGAACGGTAAACAATCCGTTAAGAAATATGAACCTCAGGAATTGGACAAACTCGGTATCGATAATGGTGAAGTCCAAGAAGCCATCAGTGATGCAATTAAGAAACTGCGTCCTGCTGGTTATGAACCATTACCTATTCCGAAAGCATTGCTCGATAGCCAACAACCTAAAGGCGATGGCAAGATCAACACACAGATGGGCGGACATCTGAATATGGATCCTCTACCTAGTAATCCACTGGGTAGCTTTAACGACTACGTAGCATCTGGCTGCGGTAGCATGTCTGGAATCATGTAATGAAACTAATCCTGATTGCTGCAACTGGTACAAAAGGGGAAATCGGTTACGAGAATCGACTCCCTTGGAAATGCTTCAATGACATGCGTTATTTCAAGAAGACAACTGTAGGGGAAACCCATGGGTGTGTGATGGGTCGTAAGACCTGGGAATCATTGCCACCTAACAAACTACCGGGTCGCGTATGCATTGTGTTGTCATCTATCCCAATTGATGATGAACGTTGTGTGGTAGTGTCGAGCTTTGATGAAGCTAAAGCAGCTGCTCGTAAGATCGGACTGACTAAGCTGTTCATTATTGGTGGTAGTTCGTTGTTCCATGACTACTACGGGTCGTGTGATGAAATGCACATCACGACTATCTTGACACCAGTACACAATGCCGATACTTGGTTCCGTCCTACTATCAGTCCTGTGCGTTGGCGATTGCTGACACAGGAAGATTACGACGACTGTGTTATCAAGCGTTGGGTAAGACGATAAAAGAGCCTCCCCTAGTGGGAGGCTTTATACCGTGACATTTAAACATTTTAAAAGCCTATATTACTTTCGTGAATCAATAGGAGCAAAGAGATGTCGTTAGTAGAGCTGCGTGAACAATTTGAACAAGACTTGAAGAAGCGTCATCCTAATGCGAACCTAAATCGAAGGGTTAGTGATGACGGTTATGCTTCATCCAAAACCCAGGGTATGTGGCGAGGCTATGTCCTTTACCATAATTCGAGTTGGGGTATTGAAGCTGATGATTGTGGTCGACCTGTTGGCAAGTTCATTGTCGCGCAAGTCAGCCCAACGGGAACGATTCATCCATCACCTCGTCCATGGATGCATCAAACCAAACGACTGGCTAAAGATGAAGCTAAACGTCTGGCTGGTCAGCTCGATAAGAGCTTCGCGATTCTCCGCTGCATTGATGTAAAACATCCGAAAAAAGATGTTGACGTTGAACCTGAAGTAAATTAAGATAGCTGCACAAACCAAGGAGCTGCACCGATGAAAAAGCAAATGAAGAAGCTGCACTTGTTGATGAAACTGTTCATCGCCTCTGACGAACGTTTCCTGACCGAATATTCTCCGTACGGCACCGCCTTCACTTTCGAAGTGGATGACGATGTCCTGACGATTACCAAAGACAACGTAACACTGGTGACCTTCGATCAATCGAAAGGTACCATCACCCATGACATCGAGTTCGATGATTTCGAATGCTTGATTGATTGCTTGGTCTGGGTGAACAAAGAATACCATCCGCATATGGGCGAAGAACTGGAAGCACTGGCTTCTGACTTCTACCATATCGGTCGCACGATTCGCGCTGCACAAGCTGCACGTTAACTCCTTTGGGGGAGCCTTCGGGCTCCTTCCTTTTTACACGCTAGGAAGTTTTTATGTATCGTATCGATGCAACCACTGGTATCACTCGGTTGGTTGAGTACATGCCAACCGTTCAACAGCTCTGCGAACGTTATCGCGAGAAGCTGGAAAACGATGTCGAGTTTAATGACAAGCTTGACATCGATGGAAACAAATGGCATATTTGGTACTGGGGTGACGAAGTCCTCCATATCGAAATGTTCAACGACGATAGCAAATCACTGTTCCAAATCTCTCTCCGCTGCAAAGCCTACAACATTTAAGGATTTTCCATGCTGACCAAAGAACTGATCATCGCTCAAGTCAATGCCCTGAGCGTACTGCTGAACGTTACCCCAGACAACTTCGTCATCACTGCCGGTTCTGCTGCTGTGATGCATGGCCTGCGCGAAGTCACCGAAGACGTGGATATCGATGTGATGCCACACATGTGGGAATACCTGCTGCGTCACTACCCAACCCACCCAATCCAGAAGACGCTGTGTGGTGAAGTCATGTGCTTCACGCCGCTGGTATCGATCCATCTGGCCAAACCCGATGGCGGTCTGCCGATGGAACTGGATGGATTGGAAGTACTGGATCTCCCGAGCCTTCGTTCACAGTACCTGATGTTGTCGGAACATCCAGAGCGTTCTCCAGCTAAAGTAGAACGCGACAAAGAAACGCTCGTCGCTATTCAACTGAAGATCGACAACGAATGGAATACTCGCCCGATCAATTTCGCCAAGGAAGCTTCAGATGCCCTGAGCGGGATCGTGAAGCAGAACCTGGAAATGCGCCGCGTTAGCAAGTACTTTAAACAAAGCCCTAACGGGATGGTTCACTTCATGGACGACGATGGCCGGGTATGGATCGGTAACGCAGACTTCTGTGGTAGTGATGCGCCTATCATCAAACTCCATCGCACCGTTGGTTTGACCGCGCGCGATATGGAACTGTTGATCAATCCGAATAGCCTGTCGCTTGCACTGCAGACTGCTGAGAAAGACATGACTCTCCAGTTCCTGGTGAAGTAACGGCAAATTGGCTCTCCTTCGGGAGAGCCATTCGCTTTATTTTTTTTTGTTTCGTTACATCATCACGGTCGGAGTATACCGATTAGAACGAACCTTACGAGTACGCTCTTCTTTCACTTGGCGAATCATTGCATCGATACCAGCACCCGATGCTTCTTCCAAGTTGATGTGCCGAGACAATGCACGGAGTTTCAATTCGATCTTAGCAGAGATCATCGGGTTCTTCTCCCCTTTCATCTCTTCGATCAATGCATCGAATTCCTGCTTAGCCCGAGAACCTACTTCTTCACGATACACTTCAATCTTCGTAAGTTCACGATCCGAGATCTGTGCTTTAGAGAAGATGTTGTTAGAGTTAATACCGTAGTAAGAAAGGTTCTGACCTTGGATACACAGCCAGTGTGCCAGCAACATGGAAATTACCAAGTCATCGTGGTTACCGCGGTTGTGGTCAATACGACCATTGCGGATAGTCAATGCCAAGATTTCGGTAATTAGCAAGTTACAATGCATACGACGAGAACCGTAGTCCATCGAACTAGGAAGCGAAACCACGTAAAGTGCATCGCGCGAATACCGACCACTGCCCGCGGTGTTAAAGCCGAAGTGACGTTTGAATCGATCATAGAACGTAGGGGATCGAGCAGACATCGGAGTTTGGATATCACGGAACTCAGATTCCATAATGGTAGCATCGTCAACGATACGGTTGAAGATACGTTTGAATGGATCGATACCAGCCCTGTGCAATGCAATCACAACGTAGTCAATAATCGCCATACCCATCGACTTACGTTCTGGAACGAATGTGATGTTTGGATAACGGATCAGAATCGCTGCAATGAATGCCGACAGTTGAGGAACGTTCGTTTCATTGTATCGACCAGTAGCAACGATGTCGTGTGTTTCGATATCGATGATAACCATACCCGTGGAGTCAGACTTCTCGCCTAAGAGTTCCGAAGGGTCAAGACCCATTACGTAACGACTATTAGCCATCCGTGATTCAACATGCTCTTTCGACACGAACCAACGTACGGTGTAGCCTTCAGGTGTGATCTCTGTCCACACTGGTTCTCGTTCAGAGTCCTTAATCCGTTTCTTCTGTTCTTGGGTAATCGGAGAACCCTCACCACCAACGGTCCAGATGTTGAAGTAATCTCGGTCAGCGATCTCGCCATACTGAGCAGAGTCACGCAATGTCTTGAACAGCCATTCGTCAGTACGGCCAAGCTGACGGTGGTTGAATGCACCGTAGATGATCGGCTTCTGACCACTGGAAGTTTTCTCTACGACTTTGTGCAGAGTCTTCTGGTCAGCAATGTCAAACCAAGTTTCAGTCCATGGCGCACCACCAGTCAAGAAACCATGTGCGAATTCACCATCACGGGTAGTAATGTTACCAGCCGTTGTAGTAAAGATGTTGCCGTATGGCTGACCTTGAGCAGCAGCTTCTTCACGAGCTGCAGAACCAGAAGCCAGTGCAACTGGTAGAGAGTATTCGATTAAGTTGATGTACGCAAGTTCGTCGAAGTGCATGATAGGTACAGTCAAACCTCGACCGAGTTTATCCGCAGCGATCTTATCGTTACGACCTACCGAAGTCTTGTACTTGTTACCAAGACGGATACAAGTCATCATGTCTTGGTTGTCAACGTCAGAGAAGTCTTTCTCATGGATGTACTTAGGCAGCAAGTCCATCATGATCTTCAGACGCTCAACGTTAGCGTTCTTCAGTTTTGTATCTTTAGTAATCAGGTTGATTACAGTGTTCTCACCCCAGATGTACATCATGCCAGTCATCAGTACGTCAGTCGATACCGACTTACCAGTCTGACGTGGTTGCAGCAAACCGAAGTCAACGTGGTTGAAGAAAGACCAGAACAGTGCAATGTTACCACGGTTAGCCCGGAATGGAATCGGGTTGTTACCAGAGGTAGGTGGGATTCGCGCAATCTCACGGAAGTAATACCAGGGGTTATACTTCGCCTCTAGCATGATCTTCATCTTTGTAGCATCATCTAGAGTTTCGTCGTAAGGGTCTACGCCCTGCAGTTCTGGCTGGAACAATGCCAGGCAGAAGTCCGAGTTCTTAATCCCCATCTTCTTGTAAAGCGCTACGAGTTTCAGGAAAGATTCGTTCTTGGTTTTGGTGTCAGCGATTGCCGATGGGAATTTTTTCCAGTCATCAATATAGAGAATTACGTTCATTAGAAATGTCCTTGTAGGTATGTATGGCGGTGACGGTATAAAAGATTTCGACCCCGCCCCTGCCAGGAAACGTATATGAGTCATAGAATTACGGCATAAAGGCTACCCAAAGGGGTAGCCGCTTATGTTGTTACACGAGCTGTTTCAGGGGCAATGCGGTGATTGCAAGCTGTAGGTCGGTGCCTACAGTTCGACGAATCCACTGAATGTAAACGAGTTCACCGTTGTTAGTGAGGTCGTTGTTTACCTTCAATACTTCGTTCCATTGAGAGATCGCGTACTCGTAAGTGTTGTGCAAGAACTGTACACGGAAGTGCGTAGGTTCAGGAGCAACTACTTCCGACTCTGGGTTAATCAGAGGTTCAGCATTGTAGTACATCTTCTGCAGCCAAGTTTCCTTAGTCTGCATACCGTTAGCCAGTCGTAGGTTCCACTGGTTGGTTTCGATATATTCCACGTTTGCTTTCAGGTCTCGACCATAAGCTACTTCTTGGTCAGGACGGAACTTGATTTCCCAATTCGCGTCAGTGTTCCCACCAGCTGTCAAGAGAGCGAGCTGGAAAGAGCTAACGAAACGAACTGGTTTAAAGACACCATCCACTTCGTTCAAGTTAACCGCGTAGGTCAGGTCTTGAATGAAGCCGTAACCTTTCGGATCAAACGGCTTGGAAGTCATACCCAGTTCAACCTGTGGCGTGATGTTCCAGAACCGTTCCCGATCTTGGTTATACAACCAGAACTCCAACCGGTAACCAACAGCCGCGTTTACCCACACCGGATAAACAAACATACGACACTCGTAAGCGCCTTCTGCTGGAGTAGTCCGAGCAATGTAAGACATGGTGATCTTACGATCGGTAGTTGGGTTGAGACCATAAGAGATCTCATCCTGAGCCAGTTGATAGGTCAGTGTCATACCGAACTCTTGGCCCACTTCAGTAGCCACGTAGTTACGGAGACCCAACAGTTCCATTTGACCGCCATTGACAGCCTTGGCTTCTTTCTTACCATCACGGTAATGAACCCGAGCAACCATCGGCAACGATTCGACAGCAACGTTCAGTGGGAACTCAATGACTTTAGGATCAGCAGAACTAATCCACGAAGAATCAATCGAGATACCTTTAACGTAACGCTTCGACGTATCCGGTTGGCGAATAGCTTGAGAGTTCACTACTACGAGTTGAGCAATAGAAAGCTGTTTACCGTTAGCGGAGTAGGCTACGAGAGTAACCCGTTCACCGTCCGGTAGGCTAACCGAAGTATAACCCGCCATTGGTACAGTCACACCGCTTTGGTATTGAGTACCTGGTAGCATGCCTGGCAACAGAGCAACTTCAACTGGAATCATTGGACCCAGATAGTTACCCGAAGCATCGTAGTATTCCGAAATCACTTTGCCGTAAGTTTCCGAGATATCACTACCCTGGAAGATCTTGTAGCCTTGGACTTCAGTACCATAGAAATGGCAACGGAGGTCAGGAGAGAACGTGTGTGGCGTAACGGTTTGATCCAGGAAGATACGGAAGGATTCCGAAGTGTAACCTGGGCCAGTTGCGATCAGTACGTTCTCAGGACCATCCGGATCTGGAGATTCTGGTTCTACCCATTTCTCCAGTACCGACATGCCTGTAGTCTGATCGACTTCGATAACGCGGAACAACCCTTGGTCCCAGTCGCGGACAGCATCGTTCACGTTTGGAATGAACTTGTTAGTTTCGCCTGGGAAACTAACGATCTCCGATCGAAGCCAAGTCCAGAACCCACGTTCGGGGTCCAGGAAGGCTGATCGAGTAAAAGGAGTGAATGTTGTTGCCATTCCTAGGTCCTCGTGATGTAGATTGAATGTGAAAGATCGGGAACCTCACGGAGTCCCAACTTGAGAGCTCTCACAAAGAAGTCATACTGTTGGATGTCCAGACCCTGGGCGGTTGAATGCCAGTGCGGGTAGATGATGATGTGGTTCTTGTTGTAGTCTTGGTTAGCCATGTCGAAAGGTTTCAGCCAATCGTACTTAGCTACTGCTTTAGCCACATCCATATCCGTGTAGAAACCATTAACAATCGGTGGCTTCAACGTACCTGCAATCAGATCGTTTAGGATCTTGTTTGCGTATGCACTGTAGACATAGTAGTGTCGTTCGATCTTGTCTGAGTTAGGGCGTGCACGAGCTGGGAAATACTCAGTCATGTAATCACTAACTTGTTTATCCCGAACGTCATCCAACTCACGAGCAGCATTATCTTCGTCGTAAACATCACGGAAAGTAACTTGTGGAGTTTGGATCTGGTAAGGCGAACCATTACGTTCATCGGCGATTACCCGATCGGCGTAGTCCTCATCGAACTTAACGTCTTCGAATGCACGGTAGTGACCATCAACAACGATACGTTGCATCTTGTGGGTGTGGACATCGTAGACGCCGTTACCCGACAATACACCGTACTCAACAAAGCCTACTTCTGCTGGCGGATACATCTTCAACTCTGGCGAACAGAAGCCATGTGCACGGATAATCACCGTGTTGATCTCGTTCAGATATTCCAGGTTGTTCAGTACCACTACAGTTTCTTGGAACGTAGGTCCCTCGATAACAATGTAGTCGATGCCTTGAATTAGGGAACGACCATTCAGTCCATTCTCATCCGCCAAGAATACATCGAGCTGACCCAGTGGGATATCCATCAGTTCTTCAGTCTGTTGACCCGACGACATCGAAGTGTGACGGAAGCTGAAGTTGATAATGCCCGAAGACTTGTTGAAACGACGAGCATCCAAGAAGAACCGATCAGAACGACGAATCAAACCTTGGTAAGCATTGCCACCCGTAACCCAACGCCATACTGGTACATCACCTGTTTCATCCAGGAAGCCCCATTCATGCCGGTTCTCCAGATCGGTAATGTCTTGCCATTCCCCAGTAGGTGCACCACTCCATGTCCGATTCACGTATACACGGAACTCGTAACCATCAGGTAGTTCTACTGGATCAGTGCCATACACGCCTTGCAGGTCTGTGCTACCAACGCCCGTGATACATTCCACCCATGCCGTGTTAGGGTTCTGAACATAGTAGCGAGAACCACCGGTATGGTGATGCCACTCTAGCAGAATGCCTTGGTTATCGTATTCGAATACCGTAGCGTTTTCCCAATACACGTAAGCCAGATCTGCTACACGTTCAGTTTGAGACATGTAGACTTTAGCTGGGTTGTTTGCCATCAAGTGTGCAGCTTCATGATAACCAAACACGTCACCTGCAAAGTTCAATGCTTCACGTTTGAACTGAGTCGACTTAGTAGGATCTTGGAATGCAACCGGATAGATCACATTAGGATCAGCAGACATGAATCGTACGTACGCAGCTTTCTCTAGGTTAGCAGCATGCCACAAAGGCATAGAGTCTGCACCCGTCATGGCACGGATGATATTCGCATCAGTCAGACGGTAGAGTTCTTGGATACGGGACGAATCAGCAACGATAGGACGCTCGTAACCTGAACGACGGTGATACATGCGAATGTACATCGGATCAGACGTAGCCCACTTATCAGAAGGCCATCTCGGATCAGTACCAGTACGTGGATCTTCTGGGTGGCTAGCAATCATCGACTGCACACGTCCTACCGGAATAGACCAATCACGGTGCGTGAGTTGACGCATCCACTTACCATCGTTGTGGTGGTAATGCACACCCGAGTAACGAGACAACGCATTGTTGTTCTTACACAGGAACACTGCGATATCGTCGTGGAACTCAATCGTTGAAGTCGACTTATCTTTCGGCAAGTGGATAATGTATTTGTTAGCACTGTCCAATGTCGAAGTAAAGGTTGGGGTACCTTGCAACCGGTATTCAGCAACCCGATAGATCGAGCTATCCAATACCCACTCACAATAGTCACCTACACCTGCTGTGACCAACGAGATTTCCTGTACCAAACGACCATTCACCCAGCACAGAGGGAAACCTCCTTTCTCGGCTAACAGGTCCTGCATTCGGATTTGGAATTGTCGCAATTCAGCTGTCGTATTAGGACGGATCGAATAAGCTTCGATGTAGTTCTTGGTCGACTGATCTGAACGTTTGCTTTGGAAGAAAGCATTTTGATAGAAGTGAAGGTATGGCTGTTGTTCATCCAGATCCGGAAATAAAGGAAGGATCTTTACAGCAACCAGTAAGTTTTGGCTGGAGGTCAGCAATACCCAGGTTTGAGCCCGAGAGAACTGAATACCACTGTCAACGTAGACTTCACCAAGCATCTTGTGATGAATGGCGAGTTTCTCCAATGACATCCATTGGTTGTAAACCTTTGGGAGAGCCAGGTGTGATGGAACCACCTGACCGATTTGATACACGTGGAACCAATCCCGTTCAGACTCGTAAGGCAGCACGTACTTCTGTGCGTCAACCACGTAGAAACGGCGAGTACCGTAACGTGGTGTTAACTGACGCAGTTGGTATTGAAACTGCCGATCTTGTCCAAGGTTACACCAAACGTTATCAATCGCGTAGCGCAACAGATAGTCGTTCATTGTTGTCCCCTATTAGACGAATTCTTCTGTAACTGCCCGACCAACCAGGTCAATGAAATTACGGATATCGTTAGCGCGACCGATTCTTTCAGCCCGCTCAGTGATTTTAGATTTACGGTATGAGCGATCGGAGACTGCCGTGTAAAGAATGGCAATCCAAGTAGGTAGGTGTTCTAGTGCCATACCCACGTTATCCGATGCGTTAGTACCATACCACGAAGCTTTCAACAGCACATGCAAGTCAGCGAATTTCAGTTGACCCATGCTGAGTGTACGAGACTTCGTACTGAGTTCACGTGCCAAGTCATCCGCGTTGTTCAGAGAACCTACGGTGTTAGGCATATCTGGATCTACCAGATTCAGAATGAAGTCAATCGGTACCATGGTAATGCGATTAAGGATCGTTGCAAAACGAACACGATCGTGACCAGGTTCACGGAGTTCTGGCGACAACATGGCTTGGTAGTAGAGAGCCGAAATCACACGCAGTGCCATTTCAGATTCAGGGCGCAGGGTGTAACGTTGCACGAGAGTACCGGTTACCCAGTCCATGAAAACTTTGGCTGGGAAATCAGTCAGGCGTGAAAATGCGTGAGGACCTTGTTCCATCAGTTTGTGGGTCAGGGCTACTCGTACGCATTGCAGTTGCCAATCGTTTGCGGCAATCAGTCGTGTTACACCAGTGCGTTCATCGTAACGCATATACTGGCGACCGTCAACTACCAACATTGGGTTACGTTCGTCACCGACATTGATGATGTGAGCAAAGTTCGGAATGTCATCGTGTTCTTCACGAGGGGTCACGTAACCGGTATCGCTGAGTTGTTCATTATTAACTGTTGCCATTGGTGGCAAGGATAAACTGATCTCAGCTTTGCGTACTGCACGTACATATTCGTCAGGTTTATTCAGACGACCGAGGGTCGTTTCGTATGGCATGATGACCATTCCGTATCTCCTTTTAGGGGGTAAAAAATAACTTCGTAGGTCAATCTTAATTAATATCTATGATTGACCGTTAGTTTACACTCATAACATCGAGTTCAAAATGCTCCATACTTGGGAGAAATAAAGATGTCATACACCAACGCTGTCCCTAAGGTTACTTTTAATGGTATCCGGGACTTGAGTCGTCGGGCTTTCCAACGTCCGCCTGTGACGTTTGCTCAGCACACTCCTTTGCTGCGTCTCTTCTGTGAGACCGGCCCAACTGATACTACTTATGTCGGTAACGACGAAGGTGGTATTGCTACAATCTTCGGTGAAAATACCCTGGCTCCACGCAGCAAGTATTTTAACCAGCAATCCCTTCTGGCTCTACAGTTCCTCAGCGAAGGTAACGGCTTCTATGTGAAGCGTCTGCAACCAGAAGACGCAGGTAACCCAGCACGTATTATCGTCGCACTAGAGATGGTGCACGATTATGTCGATCAAACCATTAACCAACTGGGCGGCTTCAACTACCCAGACGCAGTTAATGATCTGTCGGCTAACCCAGTCGCTACTGCGGACGCGCAAATCGAAGGTTACCGTGCACGTGTCATTTTGATTCGTGACAACTCTTCGGAAGTTGGTACTCAGCGTATCCTGCCAGGTGAAATGGTTTCGACCATCGACAACTCGCAGTCTACTGTTTACCCGCTGTTCGAACTGCCTGCTGCTTTCTTCGGTACTCAAGGTAACAACCTGGGTATGCGAATCTGGTGTACTCATACTGAAGATCCAGATGGCTTCGATGAAGACACCGCAGAGCGTTTCAAAACTCGTATGTACCGCGTACAATTCGTGGAACTGCCAGTTGTGGGCAACACTCCAGTTATCGTGAAAACTGCTGCTGATGAAGACTTCGTTAACGTGTCTTTCGATGAAGGCGTTTATTCCGATAGCATGAACATGGATTACACTATCGACGAAGTACTGATCGATAAGTATTCCGATGACGGTTTCGAATCTGGCCTGTCGGTTCTGTATTCTCCGTTCTCGCAGATCTATGTTTACCGCGACAATATCAAGCTGGTTCAGGATCTGATCCAAGCAGCTGAAGAAGTTGTGAACCCTGCTATCGCTGGTACTGTTACCAGTTCGTCGCAGATCGACTTCCTGACTATGCTCGGCGAAGACGGTGACCCGTACCAGTCCATTCAGTTGGAAGGTGCAATGGGTGGCGGTGTAACCCTCGGTAAGAACGCTACGATCTACGCCGCTGGCGGTAGCGATGGTACTACCGATCTGGATGAATACAATAAGCTTGTAGACATCGAGAACACCAACTTCGGTAAGCTGGGTAATGACCAGTACGAAAACATCGCGCACTACCAGTTCGGTGTTCTGTACGATACCGGTCTGCCGATGGAATCGAAGTTCCGTGCAATCCAAGTTCTGGCTGCTCGTAAAGACGTACAGTACTTCTTCACTACCTTCGTGGAAGGGGAGACTCGTCTGTTGTCTGCTTCGGAAGAAGCTTCGCGTTGCCAAGCCCTGATCACTCGTCTGCAAGCCTACCCAGAGTCTACGCTCTATGGTACTGGTGTCTGCCGTGCGATGATTGCCCTGCAAACGGGTAAACTGATCGGTGGGGGTAATGGCCTGCCGAAGTACGTTCCGCAGTTGCTGGACATCGGTGTCAAGTGGGCACGCTATGCTGGTCAAGGTACTGGTATTCTGCGTGAAGGCTTTGAGATGGACGTCTCTCCGAATAACCGCGTAACTCTGGTCAAAGATCAGAACGTGAAGTTCTTCAGTGAGCGTACTCGTAGCCAGCTGTGGGCAAACGGTGCAACCTGGTCGCAATCGTACGACCAACGTTCCCAGTACTACCCATGCCTGCGTTCGGTTTACAAAGACGATACTTCGGTATTGCTGTCGCCGATCACAGTCAACATCTGCTGCGACCTAATCCGTCTGATCCACAAAGTTCATGCGGACTTCTCTGGTAACGCTTACCTGTCGAAAGAACAGCTGATCGAGCGTACCGATGAACGAATCCTGGAACTGACCCGTGAGCGCTACGGCGATCGCGTTGATGTCATCCCACGTTCGTACATCTCTGCCATTGACGAAAACAACGGTACCAGCTGGAGCTGTGAAGTGACTGTTGCGGCTAACAACCCGCACACCACTCTGAACTTCAACCTGACTACTATCCGTCGGGAAGCCAACACCGAGGCGTAAGCCTCGGGTTGACCCCAATTAGCAAGAGGTCCACAAAATGGCAAAGCGCTATCCCAATCCGTACGCTCCGCGCTCGGGCTACGGTGCCAACGCTTCTGAGAACATGATGAACCTGGCTCAGGCCGGTACTTTCGTCTTGGCTCCAGACCTGGCTAACCTGGCTGCGAACACTCCGTACGTGTCTCGTAACCTGATCGCTATTCTGTTAGAAGCTCCTCGCTTCTTCCGGTATGCGGCTAACCAAAACCAATTGATCGCTTCTCTGAAAGCATTGATCGAGAAACACTGTCGGACTATCGATGGTCTTAACCGTACTGTTACTGCTGAGTTCGCTGACGCGCCAGTAGGTGGTGCTGGTGAAGTCATCTCGGCTGTTTCGAACGTTACTCGTGCTACCTCTCGTCCTTCACTGGGCGCGTGGGAACTACAAGGTCGTACCATCCAGCACTTCCTGGAATGGTGGATTCTGTATGGCCTGGGTGATCCGAACACCAAAGTACCGCTGATCGTTTCTGACGGTATGGTTCGTCCTGAACATTACAACCAAACCTTCGCTGGTTGCACTGTACTGTTCATTGAACCAGATCCAACCATGCAGGACGTTGTGTCTGCTTATCTGTGCACTAACATGCAGCCAACCACTACTGGTGATTGGTCGAACCGTAAAGACGTTTCGCAGATCGGTCAGAACCTGGAACTGACTATCGAATTCACCGCACTGACCGATACCTCCGCTGGCGTTAAGATGTACGCTCGTGAGATTCTGCAGTCGATGGATCTCAGTGGTCTGAACCCGAACGACATGCAAATGTGGCAAGAGAAGATTTCTGCCGACGTTCTCGGCCAACGTAACGGTATCACCGATCAGCTTGCTGAAGGTGCTAACAACCGTATCGGCATTGCTTAAGGAACATCGCGATGGCTACTAGCTCCGCAGTACCAACGACCCCTACGGGTCAAAAGGCACAAGCTGAAAAGAAAACGTTTGCATCGTTTATCGGTGTTGACGAGGCAAATGCTGGATACGGCTTTGCGGATGATCTAGCGGCTGCCGCTGAGATGCGCCGTGAAGCTAAAGGTCAAAGCAGTACAGCTACCACTCCCAAGGCGTAGCATGGTATAGGCCCAGCCTTCGGGTTGGGCTTTATGCCGTGTAATGCAACAAATTACAAATCTATATTACTACTGTGATCAACCAACCAAATGGAAGTTTCATGAGAATCAAGCAATCTGTAATGGTAACCCCAGCAATCTCTCGAGATGAACTGTACATCCTGCGCATGCAGATCTGGCAGTTATACAAGATCCGCGCTTATGCAAACGCTGAACACCTGACTACCGTTGAAGGACTTCGTGTACGGTTTGTCGAAGAAGACAACTATCGCATGGATCTGGTTCGTGCTGATAAAGTGATCTTCAGTTTCCACCCAACTACCAAAATGATCGATCTGGACTGGGTAGCATTCACCGAGATCTTCCCTAAAGAAGTTGCTCAAGATAATCCAATCGGTTATGCGATCAGTTCGCTTTTCGATAACCTGTACCAAGACGTGTCGGGCCAATCCCAATACGTATTCGACACAATGACGACTCCGTCTACCCGTCGGAAGGTCACAGACTTCTATGGCTTGTTGGCTTCGGCTTGCAAGCTTTCTGCAGACATGATGCGCATCGGCCCGAAATACAAAATCGGTCACCGCGGTGATGGTTACGTCATGTACGATGAAAACAACATGATGATCTTCCATGTATCCCAGCGCCGTATGCACTTCGGTATGGGTTACGTGACTGGCACCGACGTGAATGCCAACGTCAAGTTTATTATCGACAAGTTCCGTCCGTATATCCTGGACATCCGTTCGGGTTATCAGGAAACACCACGGTTCTTCGGTAAGATTCTGGAACGCCACTACGGGTTTGCTGAAGAAGCAATTCGTTATGGTGCTAACATGCTGACCCAGGCACAACGTTTCGATAGTAGTCGCTTTGAGTTCAATGCGGAAGTTGTTATCGCTAGTGGTTCCAAAGTAACCTACCGTCGAGAAGGCATCACACTGGGTTATGTATTCAATGGCCAGTTCATCGGTGAGATCACTCATCGCAAAGGCAATCCGATGGCAACTATGGATGCTTGTGTAATGGACCGTGTCCGTATGAATCCAGTGATGTTGGCAAGCCTGGAATCGGACATGCAGAGTGCCCTGACTCTTTACCGTGAACATGTACAGTGTCAAGTGAACTTCTTCTTCGAAATGGAACATCTGAAAGGTCTGGGACTCGATATTGAAACTGCCCAACCTTTCCTGGTAGCTTACAAAGAAGCACAATCATCGGGCTACCGTAAATCCTTCGCCGAATTCGTCAAACTCATCCAACAACTACAGCAAGGAAACTAACCAATGAAACTCGCTAGCATTGCACTGACAGCTGTATTGGCTTTCGCCACTGTTGCACAAGCTGAAGTAAAACATCCTGACATCAACCCTGATGTCTTGAAAGAACTCTTCATGACTGCTACTCTGGTGCAGTGTGACGCTAGCGGGTGCTGGGATGCTGTAACCAAAGCCGAGCATGACAAGATCCTTGATGGCGCTGGTTGGAGCGTGGTGTTTGATGACCCTACCTTGATGAAGCTCAACCTCACCCTTGAGCAACTCAACGAGTACAAACCTTACGTGATGAGCCTGATGACCGATGTTGCTGCTGACCTCGGTGCTCCGGTAATGCGCGACCTGTAACGACATAACGGCTCTCCTTCGGGAGAGCCTTATGCTGTATTTTTTTTTTATCGAGCGTAGTGGTTCTTGGTCAGTACACGCAAAGTGATGTACAACATGATACCCGTACGGGTTGCAGCTAGTACAGCTTTGTTACGAACACCTGTAGCATCGGCCACAATCTTCTCACCGACTTCACGCAGATACAACACACGTGGGTCACTGGAACGAGAAGCCATTAACTTAGAACGAACCTTCAGGATCAATCCCTCTAAGTCATTCGCACGTTGGATCTGTGTACGCTCAGATTGCATCTGATCAAACACGTACAGCAAACATTCTTCAAACATCTTATCGATGTGACCCATACGAGCTTGGGCTACGTTTCGGCAAATGTATTTCAGGGTATCTTCGAAAGGTTGTGATGGCATGGAGTCAACCATAGCTCTTTCAACAATACCTAACAGTTCAGGACGAATGAAGTTAGCTTCGTTGGTTACAACTTCTTTGCCGTATCGCAGGTAAGTAGCAAACCCAGAAGTCTTGTCTTTGAGGAATGCATCGCCATCTGTGGATAATCCCATCTCGGAAGTAGTGATGACTCGCCCACCTTCTTTGAGTACTTGGATATACACAGCGTAGATCTTGTTGATCACTTCTCGAATACGTGACTGGGTGTCAGTTACAATACGGGTAGACCAATAATCCGTTAGGGAGTTGTTGGAACCGAAGATGTGGTCGGTGTAGTTCGTGTCAGGTCCGATGATAGACAAACACCGATCTCGAATCAATGCGTGCCATGAACCCAGTCGACGAATGTCCCACTTGTAGTTCAACGACATGAACGTTGCTTCCGCTACTTCACGCTTAGCTGGGTATTGGAAACGACGACTCAGCAAAGAAGTCAGGTATTTGATGTGCAGTAATGTAAACAATGCAATCATTGTTTCGTCCCGCAAGTTACCTGGGAGCTGTGTATTCATCATCAGCTTACGGCAAAGGAAAGCAGGGATGTGGTTGAATGAATCCGAGTTAACGTTGTGTGATGGATCAATCACATCTAGCTTTAGGAAATCATACTGGAGTAAGTCATCGTTTACACCGAGGACTTCATCGTACCACTGTTCGCGGTCAGTAGGATGCCAACGGATTGGGTTAACCCCTAACAGAGCCCCACCGAAAAAAGCCGAGTGGTCTGCGTTCTTGTTCATGAATCGGGTAACGAAGTTAATGACCCGCATACAAAAAGCGCGATCGAGTTTAACGTCAGCAAAATGCTTTTCTAGCAGATCGACGATAGTGGTAGTTTCGTGCATGGTAGTCTCCTTATACAAACCATTGGACTGCATCTAATCTCAGATCTATATCACAACTGTGTCTAATCGGGAGAACAAAATGAATAACCCTTCAGCTGAAGAATGGATCGAAGCGTGCGAGTCTGCATTGAAACAATTGGATACACCGGCTATGAAACAACGTGACGTCATCCTGGTTGGTGATCAGCCACCTGAGCTGATTGAAAATTTTACCAAGCGGCTTGAGGATCAAGGTCGTGTGATTGTGTTGGGTGGTGGTCGCATGGGTGGTCTTGGGCTGGGACTAGCTATGGAGCGATTAGCTAAAGAAGCACAATTGCTTCGTCCAATGGATCTCAATCTGCTTAACGAGTACACACGCCCTTCACTTGTAATGAAAGAAGCAGATGAAGACCGGGTGAATGTATCTGGTAAAATGCTGGCACTGCTGCAACGAGGCGTACCCGCGCTGCGAGAAACAAAGCTGACTACGGAAGATCAACAGGGATAAAGTACTCCCATCCATCTAGTATGTAATGCATTACACCCTTAACGAGGAACGTTTTCTGATGTGCAATAACACTGATGCTCTGAAAAAACTGATTGACGAATCTCTGGTTCTGGACGGCGACACGGGTCTGACCCTGACCGGCTGGAATGAAACTGATGATACTTATGGCCGTGGTAGCATGGTTAACCGTATCACTACCTCGCATGGCATTGTGCGTGGTAAAGTAGCAATTCAACCAGGTGGCGGTAACTCTGGCCGTGACTTTGGTTTCGATCGTTACGGTAAAGAAGAATCCACTCCGCTGACCATCGATCGTGTCCGTGGTGTTCTGGTAACAGCTCTGGCTGTATCTCAAACTGAACCAGGTCGTAAGCTGGCTAGCTCGTTTGCTGGTATCATTGAAGTCCTGACTGCAAACTGTTTCCACCCTACGTCTTTCGATATCGGTATCGAAGCTGTAGAAGATCCATCGATCAACATCGTCATGACCAACGGCATGGTAACTGTTCGTCTGGAAGGTCGTGCTATCGATGAACTGGAGCAGGAGATCCAACTGGAACTCCCAGTCAAGTATATCCTGGGTTCTGGTTTCTGCAAAGTCCTGACCGATCCCAATGGTAACAGCCGTGGTTATTCTTCCACTGGTCTTACCGTACTGGAAGATGGGAAGTGGAATCAATTGACGGGTATCAACTCGCGTCCTTACGATAATGGCGAAACCATCGTTGTTGACCGTATCGAACCTGAGTCGGTAGTTCAACACATTGAAGAAGCTCGTCGTCCTCTGGTCCTGGCTGCTCTGAAAGAAGTCATTCGTCACCTGGAGAAACTGGGCGGTAGTGTGAACATCTACAGTGTGCACCTCTCCCATGGCGATTATCGTCGTCAACCAGCGTTGCACGTTAGCATGGCTAACGCCTCGAAACGCATTCACTACACCTTGGACTTCAAGGCGTAATAAGTCGGGGGCCTTCGGGTCCCCGTCTATGCCGTTTTTCTTTTATCCTCTGTAGTTAACGAAACGGAGTGACGCAATGTACAAGCGTTGTGAGAAGCCAGCACCTAATACGACAATCGATTTGAGTGTATTTGGCAATCCATGTGACATCTATCAAAATATGCTGAACCGAATCGATGCACTGCGTCGGTTACGGTCACAGTGGCCCCGTTGTGACATTGGTCGCTTCGATGTGCAATTCCAGCTTTCCGATGCAATGACTTATTACTTCACCATTTTCGACAAAGCGAATGGTGAACGGTACGAATGGTCTGTCCGTAAGGAATATACCAAGGAAAGCGCTGAGCACGCATTTGAGCGTGATTACAATGAATCGTCCCTACGGTACAACGCAGGTGTTCGACGTGCCTTAGACGATCATCTAGAGGCCTTGGAAGAAGAATATCCGAATGCTCATTACCGGTTGGAAGAAACTGACAACGGTTATCGAGTTTGGAGACCTATTGTTGGAGACGTTGGGGTGGTTCCATTCCAATTAGACTTCATCGGTTATCCAGGAGCAGGCATTTTCCCAGGGGAACCCCGCACCGATATTTGGGATTACATTGGTAACATCCCAGGGGAAGCTGGTCGAGCTGTAGCACGATTGGTTCGTCGGTTGATTAAACTCGGTGTTGTGTTCGATCATGTTGAACGTAATATCGTTAAGGACTATCGAGCTATTGTTTTGGAAGGTTATGCTTACCGGAACAGTGACACCCACACTAAGGTTAAGCTAACTCTCCAGGAAGTTGCATTGCTGGATCGTGAACTTGATCAATACCACGAAATTTTCACGAGGTAATCATGATTAAAATTGAAACTACCAAAGCTGCTGTAGCTACTGCTTTGGGTTTGCCACAGAATTACGCCGATGAAGTTATTCGTCGGATGTTCCTGACCAGCACTGGATTCGCTCTACCGCCAGGACTGCGTGTTAACGTAGCTGAAACAGAAGCGGAATACTCGGGCCAGATCACTTGCTCTAGTTTATTCCTAACCGTTCAGAAACGCGGCTGGGGCGATACTAAGCTCACAGACGTAGCTTCACTCCTGGAGTACATCAAAACGTCTGCAAAGGCCCTCCTAGACAGTTCTGTGTGGGATAACTACACTGGACCGAAAGCACCTGAGGCAACGGGCACTAGTTTTGATCCAGTATGGGTTCCACATTACCCACCTCAAGGCAAGTACGCTGTTTACCCACCGTCTGGTCCAGCGGAATAAAACGCCTCCCTTCGGGGAGGCTTTATGCCGTTTCCATTAAATTTCAAATCTATATTACTATTTCGATAATCCACCCGTAAAAAAGGACAGCACTAGATGGATGCAGTAGAGAGAATTAATTTTCAAGATTTAATCTCGCGGGGTGCAACCGAAGAGATGATCGATCTGGCAGGGCAACAGTATTACGATGATCCCACTATCGTTAATGATCAAGTAATGGTTCCATGGACTTACCGTCTTGACACACGGAAGATCTTTGGTGGCCGTATGCTGCATGTTAGTGCACGCGGTAAGAACATCGTAAACTTCATGCACCGTAAAGATGAACCAATGTCTTCAGCCGATGTGCATGCTGAACTGGCGAAGTGGTTGGTGACACAAGCACACAAACATCATCCTGCATTGAGCGGGGCTAATCACATGCTGATGGATGCATATCGCATGTTGGGCTGTGATCAGCGTGTAGTTGAAGCACATGCATTGATCAAAGGTCCTCAAGGTATCATGGTCTATCGTGCACCTAAGTGGCGTCAAGACAATGAAGACACTGGTTCTGAAAAGACCATCGAATTCCTGATGGAAGATCTGAAACAATATCTTCCACAAAGCGTTCTGCCGAAAGTACGTATCGTCGTCAGCAACTACATGTCGGTATGGGAAAAGCTCTATGGTCAAAAGCCACAGCTGACCTCTTTCGTCAAACGTCTGGTGGCTGGTGTTAACTACTTCGTGGTGATCGGTGGCAGTAAAGGTGCCGTTCACATTAACTTCAACTACTGTGACGTTCTGGATCAACATACCCTTCGGCCTAACGATCACATCGTTTCCGTTCTGAAAGATTTCAACAGCAGGGATTAAAATGGCACGTATCAGTCGTGGTAAGTTTCGTTATCTGCGTTCACTCGTAGCTGAAATGGCAGTGTATGCAGATCGGTTCTTCAAGATCACTCCTAAGAACAAAAGTATCTGGGAAGGCATCATGAATGAACCTTTGAAAGTGGGTGATCGCATTCGCATGAGTCACACCAAAATGACCGACGCTCAAATAAAGGCTTACGGATGATATCTAAAGGAAAGCTCCGACATCTTCGTAAGCTGTACCGTGGACTCATGCAGCGGAAACGGTTCATCGAAAACATCGCTTGGCAGTGGGAAGCAGAGTCGATCAATGGTCGAGTCTATACCCCTGAAGCCACTCGTCGTGCTGCTGAGGACTTCCGTGCTAAAGGTGGTTTCCAGTGGCAAGACGTACGTAACAGTTGGGCGTGTGATAACGAGCTGCACATTGTTATCGAGCATCCAAAGAAAAATAGTGACTACACGATCCAGTGTGGTAAGCATCGAGAACCACAACGGGACAATCCGAATTGGTTTGAACTGAATTGTGATTGGCATGGTCGTCCGATAATTAGTCGTCCAATGACCACTGCTGAACTCGCAGATGCAAACCGGTTTACAGCATACTTGGATGCACTCGGTAACTGTAAACTCGAAGATACTCTCATGGTGGGAATTAACCGACGTGGCAAAGAAGATCAAGAAGCAGTTGCGACAGTATCTGCTATCGCGTCTGGCGATCCTAGCTCACGATAAGAAAATCGATGAGTGGGTTGCACAACAAATGGTTCTTAAAAATCCATGGTTGTGGCTGTGTAAGGCACGTGACCACGTGAGACGGCAAAAAGAAGCCCGCCTCTATGCAAGAGGTTGGCGTGACCGTGAGCTGTATGAAATGCGGCGGCGCGGCGCTTACTAGTTTTAACTAGAAGCAAGTGGTACTTCGACAGAAGTAGATAAACTATTTAAAAGCTTTTTCTTAAAAGAAAAATGTATATAAATAGTAATAGTATGTGGGGGGGACCCTTTGGGGGGGTCCCATATACTATTTCATTATTATTTAGTAATCAACAATTTACGGAAAAAGGGTTTCAAATGTCTTACATCAATCCAGACCTTCTCGGCTTCAATGCCCTCCTGCAAGACGCTATCGACCGTGGTGATGCCATCGTGTTGACCATCCTCACCGATGACCGCCAACGTCTGAGCATCGTGCGTAAGGAGTCTAACGATGCAGCTGAGTGATCTGCGTAATCTACTGCAAGGTGTTCCAAACACCGCAGCTATCACTTCCCGTAACAAGAGCCAGATGTTTGGGTTGTGTGATGCTAGCGAAAAGGTTTCTATCTTTGCTCTTGAGTATTCGATCGAGATGAAGTCTCGTGAGCGCGTGGACACTGTAGCACCAGCGTTGATCTTTGATGGATTCCGTGAGCGGGATGATCTCAAGGGTGACCGCTACCTAGAACGTAAAGATTCGTGCCTTGCTATCCACGATGTAATTCGCAACGCGGGTTACCAAATGGTATCTGCTGTGTGGCATGCACATTCACAAGGCGATATGCTGCGCTGCGAGTATTACAAATCTAGCGGTGATGGTTGGATTGGTAGTTCGTTGTTTGTCGTGTATTCGCCAACGGATTACATGCCGGATGGTTGTGCTGTGGTATGGAACAAACATCACACTGATAAACTAGATGGGGTGTACTATACTCCAGGCTACGAAGAAGGCCAGCTGACTTATGTGGGTGTGGCTGAGATGGACGGTCGTCCAGTACGCACCGTTGATCTGTCATTCATTGAAGGAAAAGTCTGGTATGGGGATGCCATGTTCTCGGCATGGCGTTCTCAAGTTGATGGTTTCGGATTATCACGGGTCACGTCCATGACTCAGTCCGAATCACAAGAAGGTTGGAAACGGGAATACACGGGTAACCTGTGGAAAGAACTGGGTGGCTACGCTGTACAAGTAGTTATCCAGAACTACCACTTCTCGAATTAAATTACTGCCTGCCTAGGTAGTATGTAACACTGACGCAAATCATTTTCTGAAAGGTAGCAAGCATGTTCGATATCAAGACTCGCATTTACTTCTGTGGCGGTACTGGCTTCAACATCGGTAACCTCTACGGCGCAACTGGCGAGCACATTGCTTTCCTCGATTCTTCTGATGCAAACCTGAAAGACAAAAAGATCGACAAAGATCGCATCTACCTGATTCCTGGCACTGATGGTGCTGGTGGTGATCAGAACTACATGATGCCTTTCGCTCGTGCTCATGCGGACGAAATGCTGAAGAAGTTCGAACCGGGTGCAGTCAACATCATCGTTGTTGGTGCAGGCGGCGGTAGCGGTGTTTCGATTGCTGTACAACTCGCAACCAAACTGCTGGCACAGAAACTGCCGACCATCCTCATCGGCGTATCGGGTACCGACACTACTCGTCGTATCCGTAACACCACTAACCTCGTGAAGAACTTGGAAGTGGTATCGCAGAAGACTGGTCAACCGGTACCGCTGGCTTGGGTATCGAATGCCAATGGTGAAGGCGAAGCTGACAACGAAGTTATCTTCCTGCTGGATGCTCTGGTAGCCCTGACCGACCAAACTAACGGTCGTCTGGATTCCAAAGATATCATCAACTGGGTTCAATACCAGAACGTGTGTGGTGTTCACCCACAACTGGTTCAGATGCATGTTCACCAGACTCGTGCCGAAGCGGCTGCTGTGCTGGAGCCGATCTCGATTGCCTCGCTGTACACCGATGCCGACAAGAACATTCCGTTCGGTCACGCATTCGTGCGTACTGTTGGTATCACTTCGAATGAAGCCAAGATGCCTTCGGACCAGTTGCACTTCATCCTGAATTCGGTAGGTATCGCATCCATCTTCGAAGAACTGGAAGATGCTCGTGTGAAGATCACTACCGTGCAATCTGGTTTCCGTCAGCGTAAGGCCGTAGTCAGCATCGCTGATGATAACCTGACCGAAGACGGTTTCGTAGCTGACTGATCATAGTGGGAGCCTTCGGGCTCCCATTTATATTTTCTTTTTGGAGGACCCATGATACCTAAAGACCTAGCAGACCGATGGATTGCACATCACGGCTATGCCAATTTTACTGATGTCAATTCCGGTGGATGCGAAATGTTCGCCCGCGAGTTTCTCTCATTGTTCCCCAAGGGAGATATTGTTGGTACGGATAATTTCGTCAGCTGGGACTATGGGAAGTGGCCTGGCGGACATGTTTGGATTTTATCCGAAGGAAAGCATTACGATAGTGAAGCGCTAGAAGGAATGGCGAGTTGGAGAGAACTCCCATTCTTTAAAAGGAGTATGGCGGAATTGAAAACAGTGACGTGGATGTCTAAGGATTGGATTACGTTGGAAGATCGACCTGGTGCGATTATTTCTATCGGTGATCCCGGTGAGGATATTCCTACCTTCGGCAATAACCCTGTGGATGTATTACGGATCGAGTGCCACGATATCCCTAATGGCATTGCAATCGAAGATCTCGATAAAACGTTCCGCCAATTCGATTGGCATGATGCTCGGAAGATCCTAGAGTTTGAGCATCGTTACAAAGACCACGACATCATCGTGCATTGTCATGCCGGTATAAGTCGTAGTTGTGCAGTGGCTTTGTATCTTGCAGACAAGTGTGGCCGATTGCTAGATGTGTCACGACCGTGTACTGGTAATGTCACGCTAGCAAATGAATGGGTTAGTAGACAACTCAGTCTCACACATTACGACATGGCGATAACAGGACGACAGGTGCATCATTTAAATGTGAGGTGATTTGTGTCAAAAGAGATGCAGCGACAAGATACTTTAGTTGCTGCCGATCTGAGGCTTGATCATTCGCCTATCACCATGATACTGAAACACGCTACACGTTTCCCTGACAAAGTGGATGGTTTTGTATTCGCTTTCGAACAAAGCGGATTGATCCATTACGACATCGTAGACGTGTGGCGTTCAGTCAATGGCATGCGAGTGCGTATACCTCGGTTTCGTTCACATCCAGTTATCGAGGAAAGACTCAGAAAGCGGCAGTACAATCGTTGGTACGTTATTGGGAACGGGTATTTATTCCCCGTGCAAACTGCCAAGGTTGATGATTTAAAAGACCAATTCTATTTCTTAACTGATAGTGACCCTACCTATCGAACAACAACCATCCTAACGGAAGAATGTAAGTTCCTCCGAAAGAAACCCCTGCTACAATGTCGTGTGGTACGACCGAGTTGGGGCAATGAATTAATCTGGAGCAATCGTGGCAATTCGAATCAACAGTCCGTTCAAAGCAAATAAAAATCGTTCCGGCGGACTTGTTCGTTATGCAGCAACTATCGTGATCATTGGCGTGATCGGTTCAATGGCTTGGACAGCATTTGATAAGTTCATCCAATACGGACGAGCTGATGTCAAAGAATCCCGTGCCAATAAAATCATCCGTGACGTAAAAGAAGAACAATTCCGATCATGTCTCAGAGAAGCATCTGGTCAGGTCGGCGTAGCATCTACAACACAGATAGACAAGTGCAAGCAAAAGTTCTTGGATGAATAAACATAAAGCCTCCCCGAAGGGAGGCTTTATGCTGTATTTTTTTTTGTGAAAAGTGTTGACTCATTCCCCGAACCTGTTATACTAATCACAAGTAAACAGGAAAGAGGGAAACACAATGAAGCAAAAGGTACTCCACGAAGCAAACCGACTCAGCGACAAAATAGGGACACACCAAATAGGAGATTACAAAGTAGTGGTACAGAAAGACAGACTCATGGTTTACGTAGAACGAGATTGGGTGGCAAAGATCGACTTAAGGACACAGCAAACAGTGATAGCACATGACCCAGTCCTAATCTTAGATGTCCTCCGATCTCTCCCCTAGCGACAAAAAGGCTCCCCGAAAGGGGAGCTTTTCATTATGGTGCAGCCATGATCGTACGGATGTGGTGACGGTTACCTTCAGGGTCGTTGAAGTTCCGAGAGATCTTCCGCCATTTCTTGAGTTGCTCTTCGTACAGTTCCTCAGCCTCAGACCATTCATAGATCTTGTCTTTATAGACCCCGAGTTCTTGACCGTACCGGAGTTGAGCATCACCCATCTCTACATACGTGGTGTTGTAGATATAGGACTTCACAGCGTACTCTACCAACTTAGAGAAAGCAGGGATAGCTTGTGGACGGATGTTCAACAGCTCATCATCATTACCCAGACGGCACGACAGATAAGCCGCAGGGGATGGGACGTAGATATAACGAACCATGATGGTGTTGTGGTTGATCAAGTTGATGTAAGATGTCTGGGCTACCGGGATACGGCGAGCAGCATCTAGCACCTTCATGGTTTCAGCACCCATAACCGATTGGTTATAGTTCATGGCGTAACCAGAGTTCTGATAACCTAAGATACCGAAGTGGATATCAAAGACCTGAACAATAGGACGCTGCTGGGTGTACTCATCAGGAATGTAATAGATGATCGTGTAAGGATCAACGTATTCCTGCTTCACTGGGAAATCCAGTGGGATGTAAGTTTTAGTGCCACCGATCAAATCGATGTCGGGCATGATGCGCCCTTCGATCACTGCTTCCCGAATACGGGTTTCCAAGGAGATAGCTGCACCACAAGTGGATTCAGCACTATACATGTCCTTGTTCTTAAAAGCATCGTTCAAGATCTGAGCTGGGATCTTAAACTTGAGATCGGAGAGGGCTTTAGTAATGGCGTTCATCTCAGACGTCCTACAAAGCGGTTTTTAGAGGGTTTCTCTGTAAAGTAATACCTGAGGTCGGTATAATATACAGAAGGGCTTACAAACGATAAAGCTGGCGATTACATGAAATCTCAAATCTATATTATCATTGGGCGTAATATAGAAGGGGTACACTAATGTACGGTAAGGAAGGCGATGTTCTGTGTTGGGACATTTCGCACATCATGGGATTGCTCAAAGAACACCCCAGTTCACAATTAGTGATCACTCGTGCGATTCGTTATCACCACCATATCGAACGTATCACCGAACCAAATCCTTATTGGGATTCGTTGGTTGATGACTTCATTTGTTATTCAATCAATTCGTTCCAAGAAGTAATCGTGGGGGACTTTAACCCACAGCGAGTAACGCCCCAAGAAATAACTTGGTTCAATATGAACGACAAAGCCCGGCGTGAACTGTGGCTATTGCTTAGAGCATTCGGCAACAATTATGCAGGGTCGATGGTCAATTACGCACGTTATGGCGGAGTGATCTATCTATACGCACAAACCAATTAATCGGAGACACCATGTCGGACAAGAAGTTTGTAATGTTGGATACTCGACATCAAGTCAAAGTAATTCAAGATTACCTCGCTCACTTTCATCAGCAACAACCTTTGGTGGGCATGGTCCAACCAACCAAAGCAATGGCATTAAACATGGTGCAAACCATTGTCGCCGAGATAATGGAATTCAAAGACAAAACCACACGGGTTAACCCTACGGATTGGGATGTAGTGCGTGCATCTATTCTGTTCGGTGTAACCCCAGGTCAGATCCTGCACCGCCAAGTCAAGTTCATTGAACGACTGTTCAACCATCAACAGATCAGCACGATCTATGATGACTTGAAACAACAGATCAATGCTCATGAGAAATACACTTCCTACAATAGCTGGGAAGTAATCAATACCGGTAGCGTTATCGGTTTGGCTGAAGTCGGTGATCGTCGTATCCTCCATTGGGAAATGTTGGAAGACGCACAGGAAGATCGTTACGTCACACTGGACTTGTCCCGAGTCTATGAAGAATTCAGTAAAGAGTTCACCAAGAACTTTGGACCATATCCCGCATCACAGATGTGGGCCATGATTGTTAAAGCCGTGATGGACATGTTCCCGCAACTCCATCGGATCGATAAGTATCAAGAGCTAATCGATTACGACATGGCGGCTGCGTATGGTATTCCTGACCTGACCAAGTGGTTGGATGATTACCTGCGTCAAGTGTTCGCCACATTCAACATCGCTTCTTTCGGCCAGTACATTGTCGAAGGTGCTAAGCACGACTGCAATTTCTTTGAGTCATCGCAATCGATGTGTATCGTAGCTGACAAAGAAGAGAAAGTGGAAGTTGACACCGATGCAGAACTTGCCAAGCAACTGATGCGTGGTGATTACTTGCCAGAAGAAGAACGAATCCGTGCTGAGAAGTACCTGTTAGAAAACATGTAAGGCCCCCTAGTGGGGCTTTATGCCGTGAGGTGGATATGGCTAAGCCCCAGGTGCCGAAATATGTGGTACCTTCCCAAAATGCAGTAGCAATGTTTACACTGGAGGATTTCTATGGAATGAATCATCCGTTCTACTTGGACGTATTCGTGGAACTTGGTGAAGACCGTGATGCTATTACAGATCTAATCGCCAATGCGATCATACAAAAGAACTGGGATGAACCCGATCAGTTCAACGAGATGATTGCGCTACAACTCGGGTATATGAACATCGATGCAGACGAAACTGTGTTCTATGGTAAGGTGACACAACTTGTCCGTAGTATCTGCATGAAGTGTTCCCCACATATCCTCGGTAAAGATCTACTGCTGCTAGAAGCAGTAGAAGACACCGAGTGGGTTAACATAATCTATCGTGAAACTATGGAGCCACAACCGTGCATCACACTACCGTCTTCAGATTCGATAAACAGACCTGGTTCCCCGGATACGAGAAAACCCGAAAGCTACACGCCAGGGTCTTTGCACGTCCAGCACATAACGGAATTGGACCCGGTGGATTTCTCGATGACGTTATCGAATGGATCCTAGAAGCAAACACGCATTACCGTAGTACAGGCGAGATCCTGACGTTTCATTACGTGCCACGCCTAACGAAGCACAACAAGCACGCACTGGCGTATGAACAAGAGTTCCTAACCATTGCATTAAAGCTATGGGGAAAGCTTCCTAACACCGTCACAGACATTTTCCCGGTATCAATGAATGATTCCCAACACATGTACTTGTTGATCACTTATGACAACACACAAGAATCTCTGGAAATGCCGTTGGCTGTAACGCAACTAACGGTAGAACAGTTCCTGAGACCTAAGAAGAAAGTACGTGGCCGTAAACAGGATATGAAAACCGTATAAAGGTGCAAGATGAATCAATATCAGCCACAAGGCGAGAACGTAGCCGTAATGGTTTCATTCGCCACTGTTCGTGTACCCATCAACAAGATGGTCAACGTCCTGGAAGGTGTATCGAATAACACGGTATACCCGATGGACGAAGAAGCTATTCGTACCATCATCTACGAATGCTTGAATGAATACATGAAGTTCACATTGCCCAAGATACCTATGGGTGAGAACTGTTCATTCGAGTTCTATCTGGACGATCGATTCAAAGCACTGGCCAGAATCATCAATCCAGCTGTTACTGAGCTTAACCCGAATCCTGATAAGCGCTTGATGATGTTCTTGAATGCCCAGTGGGCAATCGCATGCGCCGAACTCGGTAGACAATTACTCCCAGGGATTCGTGACCTGAATGCACATAACCAAGATGTTGACCAAATCCAGATGTTCCGAGTGGACGACAACAAGACGGGGATGTATGTGTTATCCGGTATCACCTACGATGAAGTGGACTCGGAATCTGAAGAGGGCTTGTGATGTATAGTCTCCACACATACGACGTTGGTATGTTTGGACATATCTTCATTCCTGGTTATCCTTTGCAGTCGATTGGTATCAGCCACTGGATTATTGCGGTGGCTGTTGAGAATGCATTGCGTGATGAAAACAATTCCCTCCCGATCTTTAATGAAATTGATTGGGCGATGGAACATTATTTGAAGGACAACATCTACGCCATAGCAGATGAAACCCTCAGATACATCCGTGAGCAATGCTTTTGTTATTACACCAATGTACACAACTACTTCTTCAAATTCAAACCAATAGAACTGGTCCATACTCCTGATCACAGAAAGGAGGTGGCTGTCGTCTTCAAGGATTCACCATGAAACACCCCGAACCACAACTGACCTACACTGTCCTAGAATCTAACGCGGGTATGAAATTCGCTGAACGATTTATGGAAGAGTCGATGCATGATCCTGAGCGTGATACTTGGGTTGAAGGAAACGTGCCATTGCGCAGGGCACTGGTGAATAAGTTCCAGAAACTAGTAATGGACCTATTCTGTGATGAATTGTTTATGGAGACTATTCTAGAGTCCCCTGATGAAGAACTCTCCCAAGATATGCTCGATACGTTTGCGATCTATCAGGAGTTCATTGCGAAGTTCCCTAACTACGACGTCATTGCAATCATCCCGATGAACCTGGCTGGTACCATTGGATTCGTAGTGCAGAACAAACCTATGAGAAAACAATCATAGGTTCGCAGCAATGACACAAATCACTGACATTACCGAAGGTACTCGGGTGAGCTTTGAAGTTTACCCGACAGCGTACTACGCTAATGAATTCAAAGACGTAACACTTGAAGGGATCGTGACTCCAAAGGTAGCACAACAACTGGGGTTCGATCTGGATGCAACACACCAAAACGTTTATCCGGTACTGACTGCCGCTGGCGTATCCGTACCAAATGACCCACGTCAATACAACTACGCTTACGTCACATTTGACGGAGGCCAGTTTACATTCGTGGGTGTCCCATGTATTCGTCCTGGTACAATCGTATCGTCCGATGGTAAAACATTGACCCTGGTATTCCAGGATCGGGATGACCGTCGTCGTCGTCGTATTCTTGAAGCGATGTCTGCTATTAACGAGACACCGAGTTCGCAAGTTTGGGAATAAAACGCCTCCCTTCGGGGAGGCTTTATGCCGTTTTCTATTGGAGGATTTATGGAACAAACCCACCGTAAGTTTGACCTTAACAACATCGACTTCAGTGCTGAAGAAGTAGAGACCATCGTAAAGCATGTGTTGGACTTGGATTACAGGCCAGCCGGGTGGTACGACTATTCGTTCATCTGGTCAACGGACCATACCGGTAACCGCCATGTCTTCTTACAACTGGGTGATCATGAGCTGGCGTTCCAGGTAGAACATACAACACTCCTTTCTACTATGAAAGATTTCCGAAAAGCATTCGGTGGGGATGGTATCAAAGATGAACAAGTAATCGATAAGCTTGCTCGTTATGATTTCCATCGTGCATTGAAATACCCACTCGTTGCTTACTACCAGAAAAAGATAGCTGAACTGTCGAGGTTCTAATGTGTTTACCCCCACCAGGATTCTTCGGTACACGTCGTAAGACAAAAGCGGAACTCGCTGTTGAACAACATCGTGACCGAGCACGTACCATTCTGAATGCGCTGAAGAAGCACCAACCGAAAAGAGGCAAAAAGAAATAATGGAACCAATCACCGTAGTGGTACCACTGAAAGCTATCAATTTCACCGCTGCTGAAGTCGGTGAGTTCATCCAGCATTACACTGGTCGGTTGCCATCCCGGATGAACGAACTTGAAATCATCTGGCATCTAAATCAGAAAATGGATCGTTGGATTTCCATTCGCGTAGCTGGTACCGAATACGTAACAAAACAGTTCGAACCTCACTACCGCGAAAACCTGATGCAGGTTTGTCAGTGGTGGTTGGATAAACCAGATCATGCAGCAGCCATAGATGTCAAGCGTTTTATTGCATTGGGTTTGACCGAAGCATACAAGGAAAAAATCCAAGGGTTGTGGGACCGATAAAGGAATACGTACAAGCGTAATACTCTGTGAATGTTTGTTGATTGATACTCTTGAAAGTGCTACTTCGGTAGCACTATTTTTTCCTGAGAATCAGACAACACCTACAGAGGTGTACGAATGGCACTGCCAGAATTTCCTAACCCTTTTATGTTGCCTGTGTCCGCGTACGCGCGTGACCTTGACATCATTGAAGGTGCAATTGCTGACAACGCAAGGTACTTGCAACTGATGACACAAGCACCGTACGAACAATGTGCGGTGTGGGTGCGTGAACAATTCCGTACTAACGGACAGTTCCCGCTAGTCGATCCCAAGACGTATGTTCTCGACAAGAACATGCAGGGTGATCGTTCGAAGAAAGTAACCACGTTTATGGGTTTCCTAAAACGTGTTGAGAAACAAAACTTGCTGTTGTCGCCATCGTTGACAGCATACCTACCAGAATCGGTTCGTCAATCGACTCACGCCATCTATATTAAAGAAGGTGTGGCAAACCGTAAGAAGGTTAAAGGTCAGCAGATGGATGCTGAGATGGCTGGTGACTTTGAACTTGCACAAGTCCGAAAGGGTGAGCAAGAGAACTTCAAAATTAACAATAACTCCTACTCAGGAGCTACGGTTAGTGCCGCCACCATTCTGTATTACAAATCTACTCACTCCTCATTGACTTCGACTTGCCGGACCGCAACGTCCTATGCAAACGCAAACAACGAGAAGTTCTTGATGGGTAACCGTCATTATTACAACCCAGAAGTTACTAAGGCAAACTTAGTCTCTATAATCAACTTGACAGACATGGATAAACTCCAGCTAGCTGTCGATAAATACGGGTTAGTGTATCCGAGTCCAGAAGACGTCGTTGAGATGGTTCTGTATTCGTCCAAGAACTACTGGCAGAACCGAGTTTATACCGAGCACATCCGTCAGATGGCTATGGGTATGACTCCGTTGCAACGAGCTGCAGTTATGTATGTCGGTGACCTGTATCACCTGAACAAACACAACCCAGTTCCTGCACGTCGTTTCTTGGAATCTATTTCTCAGGTTGGTGATAACCAAAACACCATGACCAAAGAGGAATACGATAGTATTCGTGATGGTGACTTGAAACTGCTGGTTAAGTTCCTCTGCTTCGAACAAGTTCGTGGTCGTTCTGATGAACGTATTGCGAATGAGAACCCAGAAGTATTTGATCTGTTGCACTCGACGTGTAAAGGTGTAGTAGATGGCTTGGACTATCACCGTGAACTGATCGATGCGTTGTACCTCACCAAGTGTATTCCTCACTCGATTCATGCATTCAAAGACTCGTATCGTCGGGCTGCTGTTATCTCCGACACTGACTCTACGATGTTTACAATGCAGTTCTGGGTAGAAGAGTTCCATGGGCGTATTTGCTTTACTCCAGAAGCTAAGCGTCTAGTGTTTGGTTTGGTGTTCCTGGTATCCGAAGTTGTAATGCACATCCTGGCGATTCAATCGGCCAACATGGGTGTAGCAGAAGACAAGCTTCGTCTGCTGGCAATGAAGAACGAATACTACTTCGCCGTGTTGTCTTTGACGACTCGATCGAAGCACTACTTTGCATCGCAAGATGCGGTAGAAGGTATCATGTTCGAAATGGCACGTATGGAAGTTAAGGGTGTAGGTCTCCGAGATTCTAAGGTTCAGCCTTTTGTTAACAAGAAGGCTAAGAAACTGATGTTGCACATCATCGAATCGGTGAAAGCGGAACAACCCCTGGATCTGCCAGAGATCTTGAAAGACATCGCCGATATGGAACGCAGCATCTACGTATCGGTACGGACTGGTAAGGCCGAATACCTGACGACGGGTCAGTGTAAGAAGTCTGATGCATACAAGTCTGAAGAAGACAACGACACCTACAAGAAATACCTGTTCTGGAAAGACATCTTCTCTCCAGCGTTTGGCGATATCCCACCACCTCCATATTCGTTCTACAAAATCTCCCTAACGGCCAGCAACCGTACGAAGATGAACGAGTGGTTTGATGGGTTGGAAGACAAGCGTCTGGGTATGCGTCTGAAAGAATGGGCTCTGGCTAACAAGAAGACCTCGTTGACATCGGTCAACGTACCGGCTGCTGTAGTAGAGAACATGGGTGTCCCTGAAGCAATTACTCGTGTAGCGGATGTACGCACGATTATCTCTAACACCATGGGTGTGTTCTATTTGATCATGGAATCGCTTGGTATCTTCCTGATCGATGCAGACAACTCCCGTTTGATTTCGGACTTCTATTGATGGATCTGGATACTGTTCATCCCATGCCTGTAGAAATACGGGCGCGGGTTCTGCAAGAACTCAAAGCAATTGAAGAAGAGCACAACGTCACGATTCTGTATGCATGTGAATCGGGTAGTCGTGCTTGGGGCTTCGCTTCTACTAACTCAGACTTCGATGTGCGTTTTGTTTACGTACCGAAGATTGATTGGCATTTAAACCTAGATAGTCAACGTCCAGTAATTGATCGACAGATCCCAGAACTCGATCTTGACATGTCTGGTTGGTCGCTGGGTAAAACCCTAGGCTTGATGCGTAAGTCTAACCCAGCGTTGCTGGAGTGGCTTGCATCACCTCTGGTGTACATGTATCGGGAAGAACGTGATGAACTGAGAGAACTGGCACTCAGTCGGTTCAAACCAGAAGCTGCACTGGGTCATTACATGGCGATGGTGTATAACACTCACCGTCGTTTCATCTTAGATGAAGAAGAAGTCATCTATAAGAAATACTTCTATTGTCTGCGTCCGATCTTTGCGGTAGAGTGGACCCGTAAGAATGGCACAATGCCTCCAACCGAATATTACAAGTTGGTTGAAGACTATGCTCCGCCGCCAGCGCTCCAACACGCCATGGATGAACTCATGCGTATGAAGCGTGGAGGTGAAGAAACTCGTAAAGGTCCACACCTGGTAGAACTCGATCGATTCATTGAGTCGAAACTCGATGAATATGGTAAGGTCATATCACCAGATACAGAGAAACCAGACGATGAACCGCTGAACGAGTTCTTCCGTCGGATTGTTCGCAAATACGATTAACTAGGGCTCTCCTTCGGGAGAGCTTTATGAGGGGTTACATGAATTCTAATTACAACATCATCTTGCGTGAAGGCGAGAAAGTTCGCTGGCGTCCGATGTGCAGTTCGAAAATACTGAAGGACGTTGGCTTAATTCGAAAGAAGTGGTATGACGCAACGGTAATAAATTGCGACCACACCAACGGACTCAGTCTACGTGTACGGAACGAAGGCGGTTACGTCCAGAACGTTCAACACTGGTCGGTTGGGGAATTCCAAGGTTGGTCCGAACTGGAAATCCTAGACGTACCGCTGGCTAAGACACGTCTGTTGAAAGACCTCGAAGAAAGCCGACTCTGTGAACAGCATCGACACAAAGCGGCAATGGCCAATCTCGACCTGGCATTTGCTGAGTTGGAAAATTACAATCCGAACAAGGTTTAATTTACTTGACAGCCCCATTGAATGTAGATGACTACGAACCGACTGAAGCCGAAGAATGGGCTGCAGCTGAACAACACCTCGAAAAGATCTATCGCCAAGAACAAGCCAGCTTGATGAGCGGCTTCGCGATTAACAATACCCTCAAGGAAAAAGGCATCATGCAAGACGTAACTCAGAAACTGGACATCATGGCTGCATCGGAACAACAAGCGATCACCACTGAACAACTGCGTGCTTTCGAATCCGCCAAACAAGCTCTGGGTGGTGACGACGTAGTAAAAGAATCCCTGGAAGAAGTCGTGGCTAAAACCCAGACTCCTACCAAACCCCTGACCAAGAAACAACTCAAGCAACAAAAGATCCTGCAAAAGCAAATGCGTGGCTACATCAAGAACGCACAGCGTCAGGCTCAGACCAGCCACATCATGAATAAGCTGTACGCTCACTCGATCCGTACTCCGCAACAAGCTCGTCAGATTCACGCTGCTCAACGCGCCAAGGCTGAACTGACTTCACTGCTGGGTCAACGTCAAGCTGAAGCATTCTTCACTGCCAAGCCTGAAACCAAGTGCCATGACTTCTTCCCTAAACCAACTGTGGAAGCTAACCCGACACTGATGACCGATGTACAGGGTCAATCGCGTACCCTGGAACAGGTCTACGAGTACTTCATCTACAAGCACTACATGATCCTCACCAAAGAAGCTGGTGAAGAACAAGATCTGGACCTGAACCTGCAAGTCGAATGGGACAAGACCAAAGTGGAAGACTACGTTGCCTACGAAGGTGCAGAAGTTGATCCAGCCGCAGTCGAAGCACAACTCGATCAAGTAGCTCAGGGTGACGTCGTTGAAGAAGAACAAACCAAAGCCGCGTAAGCAAAAGAAGCCACGCAAGAAACCAGTCGGATGGCAAGACCATAGTCTGAAAGCTGGTTCTGGTGCCGTGTTGGCGGATGCAGTATGGTCTGGTATCAAGCGTGCACAACCCAACCACCGCGAACGTACAATCTCAGAGATGTGGGATCGTTCAGAACGTATCCGTGACATCTGGGCACCTGAGTACACACCCGCTGAAGTAATGGCAGGTAAAAACGATTGACGCCATAATGGCTACCCTTCGGGGTAGCCTTATGTCAGTTCTCGAATCAGTGCTTCTACATCTTTAATCAGGTTCTGCATCATTGGAGAATTCCCATGCTGCTTAAACACTTGAGAATGGATAGACTCACGGAGTTCATGTAGAACTTCGTTGGTCTGAGTGCGATCGAAAGATGGCGCTTGTTTAACGCTATCTACCAAATACTTGATAAACGGAACTCGTGCTATTGCCAGTGCCCATTCGTTTTGCGTAGTAACTGGACCTTTCGGTAATTGCAATACTTCGTACAGTGAATCCTTCAGTAACATCGGAGTCATCTGTGCGAGTTCTACAATCATCCCCGTACGCATTGCCCGTTGACTAAGTGTATTCTTAGCCATAGCGTCTGTAACCGGGGTGAGGTCTGGAATGTAGAATGGATGCGGTAGTGGGTATTTCGTGGTAGGCATTTTGTAAGCCATACGCGATAGCCGATTGAAATACGCAATCTCCAAATAGGATTCCAAACAATTCACTAAAGCGTAAGAACCAATAAACTTGTACAGATTGATTTCTTCTGGGTCTACGGGTCCTAAGTTAGCATATACCCAATGGCGATACTGCACTAGCAACATTGGGATATTGATCGACAATACGCCATAGCCTCGACCTGGTGTTTTGTTGTTCATGATCGGCAAGTTAATGTCACTGCGCGTGTGATACAAATAGCGGAGCGGTTTCAGGTCACGCCACTTAGCTTTTAATCCAGTGGTGTCAAACCGTTCGATAGAGGAAATAACAACCTCTTCACATTGTGGACCTAATGTGGCTCCACGGTCGAAGATCTTTCCTTTATTAATAGCATCGCATAAACCAAGCGTGCGTATTAGACCTCTAGCTTGGTCTTCCACTTTCTTTGCCCATTGGGCATCATCGCTTCTGTACTCCAATACGAAGTGATTAAGAATCATTGCAATCAAATTCGTGCTGTCCACTATCTTCGGAAATCGCCGATAGTAGTTTGTTACGTCCTGGATCTGCTGTCGCACTTGGCGTTGGATATACGGACGTTTGGGATCATACGTGACCCCCTTGCTACCAATTGGGTCTTCTCGGAAGAGTGCGTACATTGTTGAGTTCCATTGCAAATAATTTCAAATCTATATCACATCATTGGATATACCGAGACTAAAGGAAACATGATGGCACCTAGTGCATTTGAAATTGCACGCAGTATTGGCTATAAAGGAACCGAAGCTGAGTTCCTCGAAGCAGTAAAGCAGCATCCTTACAATTCTTCTCCAACAAAGGGCATTACAATGGATTACGGTCAAACTGAACTCTCCCGTGCACAAGCTTGCGCTTGCGGTCAGTGCAACCAACGTTCGGCTGGTATGTCGATTCAGTCACGTCCGGCATCGGAGATTGACCAAAACCATCCCCTGCTACAACTGCTTGCAAAACAAGCAGCAGAACTCCCTCAGTTCACTGATTTCCGCCCCGTAACCCAGGCTCCAGTAACTGAAGAATCCCTCATGGAAAAAGGCAAGAAAGTAATGGCACAGTCGCAACTGCAGCACCCATCCGAAGAAGGTTTCCGTGAATTCCTGGGCATGATGCTCGGTGCTCTATCCACCGCTGATCTCGAAAATCAACTCCAAGGCAAGGGTGGTTTCTTCGATCGCCCTTCGGCTTTCTCGCCTGAAGCACAACAGGCAGCTATCACCCGTGGCCAGCGTCCAGAGAACCAAGCTGAACGCGGTATCGAACAGATCCTGCCGAAGTTCCTGACTGAAGGTATTTTCGGTGTTCCAGCCATGTCGCCGGAACAAGTACAAGAACTGATCGCTCGTTTGGGCCGTGGTGGTCCGCGTGCTAAACCTCAGCCTGCATTGGAACCTATCCCAGAAGAAGTGAAGATCGCTGCTTCTGATGAAACACTGCAGAACTTCATCACTTCCAAGCTGATCCCTGGTCACGTGGAACAACTGGCTGGTCTGCTGGCAAACTACGATGGCCAGGAACTGCTGCGTCAACAGCGCCGCGTGATTGCACGCATGCAGAAACTGATGCAATACCAAGCCCGCCCTGAGTCCATCCAGGCAGGTGCCATCAACGACATCTATGAGCTGGCGATCTTCAAGCACTACATCGCTAAGAAGGTCCTCAACCGTGAAGTCGGCGTTAAAGAAGGTATGGGTATCATCAACGAAGCAATCACTGGCATGAACACCCGTATCTTGGGTACTCAAGAAAACCAAATTGTTCAGTCTGGTGCTACTACCGAACAACAGCGTCAAGAGAAGCTGAACAAAGCTCTGGACGAAATGACTGCTCAAGTTTCCAAACTGGGCATCGGTGAAGCAATGCAGCGTCTGCGTGGTGTTGCTATCGAGTTCCTCGGTGAAGATTCTACCGAAGAAAACGTCAGCCGTCTGACTGGCGAACTGCTGGATCAACTCGGTATCCGTGTACTGAACCGCCAGCGTCAACAGAACCCACAAGTTCGTACCGCGTTCGATGCCGTGTTCTCGACTAGCCAAGCTCGTCAAGACATGCACCAGTCTCACCTTGCAGGTGACCTGGGTCTGTATGGTACTCGCGGATAAAAATACTGAGCGCTATCATTTAATACAGGAGATTGCCGAAAGGTGATTGAATGTTAAAGTGTATGGCCCACACTACAGATGGGTTTGAAACTAAATGGTGTTTGTATGTAATCATATAGCAGACAAACCCGTCTGAACCATTAGCGCTTATTGCGCTGTAGTTATATTGCCTGAGTCAAAAAAATCTCAGATCTATATAACTACTTGGACACTCTCCAGTATATGGAATGTCCTTTCTTGATCAAGAGAACGAATTCGTAAAGGAACCAGTAGCATGTCGGTAAACAAGAGCAACCAAGCAGCACAAACCCCAGTAGCAGCCGCAGCAGCCCAACAGCAGTACGTTGCACCGCAAACCCCACAACCTCAGGCAGCACAGCAAATGCAAGCACCACTCCCAGTTTCCAGCGGTATCAGCTCCATCAACTCTCGCTTCAGCCGTTCGGGTCGTGCCGATGGTAATGATGCCCGTACCACCAAAGCATTCGTCGCATTCAGCGAAGCTCGTGCCGAAGCCATCGAGCAACAAGACCTGGCTGACAGCTTCCACCTGTTCCGCTTCGACCGTACCCAGCACCAAGTAGCCATGGCTTCGATCCTGGTTCTGAAACTGGTCGACAACCGTGGTAAGCCAGCCATTCTGGTTAAGGCTCTGCCGATCGTTGACGGTTCGGTTGCCATCAAGCCGAAGACCTTCCAGATCGCCAACGGCTTCAGCACCTTCGACAAGTTCGAAGCCAAGCCAGACGCATCGGACATCTTCACCCCGCTGTACTGGTCGCGTGTCGTTGCACACGTTCGCCAAGTTACCGGTCACCCAGGTGCCGACGTATTCAACGCCGGTCCACAAGCCATCCACGCCGAATTCGATTTCGAAGACAAAGTGGCTGTCCGTAACCTGCTGATCAAGTCGGTCAACTCCGTCGAAGACACCATGGCTCGCCTGAGCGACGAACGTCCGTTCTCCCTGGCTCAAGACATGCAGTCCGCTGACGAAATCCTGGCTGCCACCATCGACTACTCCGGTGCACAAGTCGAATCGAACACCGGTCTGCCACAGCGTTCCGACCTGGTCGTGACCCTGCAGCGTCGTAAGAAGCAAGGCCAGAACGTTCAGGAAAACGAGTACTACGATGCTGACTCCCAGCTGAACTCGGTAGCCATGTTCGTCGACCTCGAGTACGCGCCTCAGCAAGTACAACAAGTCTACGGCATGCCACAAGGTCCAGTACCTGCTCCGTTCATGCCTGCTCTGGTCGTTACCGCGGTCAAGCAAGCTAACTGGATCATGGCTAACACCCCTGAGATGTACTTCTTCTCGCTGGGTAACGCCTTCCGTGCAACCAACGGTCAAGGCTGGGCTAAGCAGTTCCTGCCAACCATCGGTCGCATCAAAGATCCACGTGACATCGGTGCTGTCGGTTACCTGACCGCTGCTGCTACCAAGGTAGAGACCAAGTCCGATACCTTCACCGAAGCAGACTTCGCTGGTCTGATGTTCTCCCAAGTGCAACAGCATCCAGTCATCATGCTGGACCTGGACCGCATGGGCGACAACTCGTTCATCGAAACCATGATCATCGATTCGATGGGTGGCGTGAACGAACAAGCTGCTAAGGCTGGCATCATCCGCATCCTGTGCAACCTGTACGGTCGTGATAACTTCACCTCCGTGTTCGACATCGCCAACGAGTGGCTGTTCCGTCCATACGGCACTGACTTCCACCTGGGCTACTACCCTGACGAAAACGGCGAGAAGCGTGACCGCCGTGACCTCGACACCCTTTACGCTCTGAACGCGTGCGACGGCGTCGTTGCTGAGTTCATGGACTGGTACGGTGCCAAGTGCAACCCGAACGTTCACCCTGAAGTTCGTCTGAAGAAGTCCGAGCAGTACGACAAGCAGTACCTGGGCAACGTGACCTACGCTGGTCGTGTTACCCGTGCCATCATGAACCCGAAACTGGTTGCAGCTATGGACGCCGCACAGCAGAAAGCTGGCATCGCGGTTACCATGGACAACATCGGCTCCGTGTTCGGTGGTCAGCGCTTCCAAGGCAACATGGGTCTGGCTGGCATGAACGTTCAAGGTGTTGCGAACGTTGCTACCTACATCCAGAACCAAAACCAGCACCTGCCACAAGTTGGCGGTTCGACTGGTCTGATGTACTAAGATCTGGCACCGGTGGTAGGGTGCGCGATTAAGATCGCCCTGCCCCATGACGAGCTCGTGATCCTAATCGGGTCACAGTGTCCTCAACCACCAACAACCGGGAAACTGGTTGGTTAGATAGATAGGAATGGCTCCCTTCGGGGAGCCACTCTTATTTCTTTTTTGTTCATTGTGTCGAGGTAATAATTGGGACTACATGCGGAAATCGTAGACCATGACGAAATGCTGGCGAGCCAAAGAGGTTTAATTAAGTTCGCAAACGACTACAATGCATCCAACACCGAATCGAAAGAAGAGTTCCAACGAGCTCTGTATTCTCACTTCGACAACGTAGATGCTATTGAAGTTTCAGCAAGTTGTGAATGTGGTCACTTAGACGAGGCTTATGACCTCGGCGTGATCTGTGAAGTGTGTAGCACACCTGTAGTATCCACAGCTAGCCAACCCATCGTTCCATCGATGTGGCTGAGAGCACCAGAAGGTGTACGATCAATGATCTCGCCTGAGCTGTTGATCATGCTGTTGGGTCACATGCAGGGTAAGGAGTTTAACTTCTTAGCGTACTTCATGGATACGACGTATCAGTTTGATGCGAATACAATCTCTTCCCGTGAAACAGACCGTAAAGTAAAACGGTTGCTGCAACAGAACATTCCGAGAGGCCTGAATAACTTCATCGATAACTTCGATGCAATCATTCGGTTCTGTATGGATGTCGGTATCATCGGTACTGGCAAACACGAGTTCTATGAATTCCTCGTACAGAACAAGCACAAGCTGTTCCCACAAGCAATCCCAATTCCAACCAAACTGTGTTTCGTCGTAGAATCCACCACATCGGGTTCGTATATCGACAAACCAATTGGTCCAGCAATCGATGCTGCATTGACTATGGGTGGCATTACACATAGTCCGATTCCGCTGAAACCAATCACTGTACAAAACCGTGTTGCAAAAGCTTTGCTGTTGATGGCAAAGTTCCATGAAGATTACGACAAACAACGAATCGCTCAGAAGCCTGGTTTGATTCGTCGTCACGTACTGGGTGGTCGACTCAACTTCACCGCTCGTGCAGTAATTACTTCGATCTCTGCACCGCATCGTTATGATGAACTCCACATCCCTTGGGGCGTTGCATGTCAGCTGTTCAAGTATCACATCCTGAACAAGCTGAAGCGTCAAGGCATGACCACGATGGAAGCCCTCAGCTTCCTCTATGAAAACGTCTTGCAGTATAACGATCGCCTGAATGCGATCTTCCTGGAACTGATCGCTGAATCGCCTAACATCGGTCCAGCCTGTACGTTCCACCGTAACCCGACTCTGCAGCGTGGTTCGACTCAGCAGTTCTTCATCACGAAGATCAAAACAGACCTGACCGATAACTCGATCAGTATGTCTGTGCTGTGTCTGAAAGCACCTAACGCCGACTTCGACGGTGACCAGCTCAACCTGACCCTGATGCCAGATAACTATCTGACTGACGCGACTGAGCGAATCGCACCACACACGTGGGTACTGTCGATCGACGATCCGCATGAGATCTCCGGTAACCTGGAACTGCAAGGTCCTGTAGTAGAAACCATCGTGAACTATGCTCACGAAGACTATCTGCCACCGCCGCCAGATGAATGGCGTCACCTGCTGGACGAGTAAACATGAAAGTGAACAATCGGCATAGCCCCGAGATGTTCACCACATGCGACACAGTCACCATCTATAGGAGCTATCCTACAGGTGTATGGGTTGTAAAAGAAAACGGGGTCGAGTACCCCGTTTTTGTCGTCTTGGGTGGATATACCTGGTGCATGTTAAACGGAACGTTTGAGGTTGTGTTTGAAAGCAACTTCCAACCATACACCTTCAATGTCAAAGACCATGTTATTCAGGTGATTCTGTCGCCTGATAACAAGCTGCTGGACGAATACATCTTTGTCAAGAGTAGTCCGTACATCAATCACTTTGTAAAACGACGTGAGCGTGACGGCGAAATCGAAGAGGTCGGTATTAGTCATCACTTTGATTACCCGAAGTACGGATCTGGAAAAGATGGCGGTAAGAGAGCACAGGAACGATACGTACACCGTGAACTCCATCCATGTCATGACATCATTACGGGTGAGTGAATGTTTGTCAATGAACTGAACTGCTATCCACCTGGCACTGAAGGGTTCATCCTAGTGGGTTCTCGTTATCACTTATGGTGGGTACGAGGAAAGATCTGGGGACGGGTGTGTAATCATCGTCGAGCAATTGATGAAGACGGCAATCATTGGTTCTTAGATGTAGGTCATCAGTTCGCATTAGAACCAGAGTGGCCTGATCGAAAAGTCAGACTGTACCAACTCAGCAAGATTTAACTCACGTCCCTAACTGTATACAGCTAGAGTGATCCAATGGATCTCAGATCTATATCACTTATGGGCACAGACAAAAAAGGGGAATTCCTATGATGCAAGCACATGGTGTCGATTTGTTAGACATCTGTGCAGGTGGACATTTGGATATGGGCACTCAGTCTTGGCTGGGTGATCGTTCTGATGCACTACGTGCAACAATCTCAACAGCAGCACAAGGCTTCTTCAATCAAGCGGCATCTCTGTACACGATGATCTCGACTAGCGATGCAGTTCAGGCTCTGCGGAACCTGACAGTCAAAGCTGAGAACGCGTGGCAATCGAACACGATCACGTATCTGAATTCGATCGAGCAGATTCAAGCAGCACCGATTGTAATGCAGCGGTACATCATGGCTCAGGAAGATCTGCGCAAGATGTATCTCAATGGTGAAGTCAGTGGTTATGGCGAGACCTATGAGAACCTGCATGGCGATGGTGTTGGTGCTAAGCACTATGATTGGCGTCGAGTCATGGATGGTATTGTAACCGTTCAAGATGAAGGCTTCCAATATACGCAGTATGTCGAAGATACTCGAGACGATGCTGAACTGACCGTCTTCGAGAAAGTAGACATTCTCCGTACCTGGAATCAGATTCCAGATATGCTGAGCGCCGCTGAAATGGATCCGACATCACCTGAAGGGTTGATGTTGGGCTAACAACATAAGAGCCTCCCTTCGGGGAGGCTTTTTGAGGGCTTTATGTTTAATCCAAACAAACCTGTATATCAAATCGGTTGTGACGATGGTGGCGGTGGTGGTTACAACTACAGTCATACGCAGCTAGCGGCACTCCGTCGAGAATTGGAAAACCCGCCACCACCAAAATATCTGCAGTTGGAGCTGAAACCCGATGATGCTCGATGGACCATCGGTAATCGTTCTGAACTGACGATTGATCTCAGTGGTTGTGATTTCCAGCCTGTTGTAAAACCAGGTGAAACATTCACGATTAAAGTACTCGACCTCTTTATTGAATGCGAGAGAATCCGCAACCTCTTCGCAATCGTCAAGATCACAAACAACCATGGGGCTGTGTTTAACACACTGCAAGTTCCACACACCCATAAACTGGCATCGATGCTGCGGGTAACTACACTCACCCCAGCAACTTCTTTCTATAAATAGGAAACACCATGATTGCACCAACTGGCACTGTACCAACCCCAACTGCAAAGAAACGTGGCATCCGTGTATTCGAAGAAAATGAATCGTTTGCTCTGGTCTACAACACCGAAACTGGTCATTACGATATCTACTTCGAAGGCAAGCAATACGAAATCCGTTTCGTCCCACCTGCTGCATTCAAGAACCTGGTGAATCCTCTGGCCGCCGGTATGAAGCATACTTCCGGTCGTCACACCTTTACCCTCGAATTCGAAGGTGATCGTCTCGTATCGATCACCAATGATGGTAACGATGCAGCAGAAGGCGAGAGCGTCAAACTCAGCCAGTCTGTGCAAGTTACCTTCGGCTCTCCAATCAAAGATTGGATCCGTGTGTTGGCAGAGCTGCCTGTTGAAAAGGCTCTGCGTCTGAAGTAAAACCATGGGGGCTTCGGCCCCCTAGCGTTTATTTTTTCTTTCGGCTTACTCTATGACTCAACGAGAGAATAGGGTAACCCAATGGCTGAAAAATATATCCCGACGATGGGATTGAAAGGTTGGATCGACCATCCCGAAGATAAGGCTGACTACATTATCGCCTGCTTTATGGAATCGAATCATTCGATGACGGTAACACACCGTGATCAAAACATCACTTTGCAATACCTGTTGAAGATCTATGCTAACCGCATGTTGGATCTGGAAACAAAGTTGCAAGATGAACTCGATGCCAAACTAAAAGCAGCGTTCAATGCTGATTCATATGCCAACGTGACAGTTGTGGAGGATGCAGAAAAACCTTCACAATACACGATCAACTTCACCGGGTACGTCGTTACTGACAGCAAAACATTTACCGTGGGTTGGATGGTACAATTCCAAGACTCACGCGTACTCAAAATCGCTAAATTGAATAACGGTGTATAAATGCAACATACTGACCAACTGTTCATCGAAAAACCAGAAGAAGTCGCACTGTCGCCAGAAGACGTAACCCTGAAACGTCTCGCTCAATCGGAGATGCGTCTGGCTGCCCTGGAGAAACGCAATGCTTCGCTGGAATCCAGCTTCAAAGAACTGGTAGATCTGGTACGCACCAGTGAGCTGGCATTCACCAAGAAAGTAATGCAAGCCTTCGGTGGCGTGTTCCATAACCTGTCTGACCAACTGCTAGCTGCCGCTGCATCTGAACCAACGGCTGAAGACTACGCCGCTGTTGAAGTTCCAGTGGGTACAGGAAACTCGGTCGTAGTAAAACGAACCGGTGATCACCTGGACTTCTCCACCAGCCATGATCCGGAAAGTGTCATGAACACAGGTACTGAAGAACTGGCTAAATTCTTCTTGTCCAGTAACCTGCTGGCAGATGGTGAAACCAAATGGTTCCAGATCTCCCTTGCTGAAAAGGATACAACCCATGGAATTCCCGCAACCGAAGCCGGTGCAGACCCAGTCAGCGCGTGAAGAACGCATTGCAAGGGAAATGGGGGAACGACCTAAGAAGTATGCCTCAGAGATCCTTGCGGCTGTAGACAGTAACTTGCCGACTATTAATGAGTCGGCATTTGTCAAACAGGTTATTCCGTTACTGGAGAAGATCCTTGTACCGGAGAACCGTAAAAAGTATCAACGCTTCGTCGTTGATATGATGATGCCTCTCAAAGTTGTAGATGACCACGATCGAAACAAGGTATTGCATGTAGTACCACCTTTGATCCGTACGCCACGAACCACTGTTCCTCAAATGGACGGCGGGTTGTCAGTGGGCGATGTTATCCACAACATGAATCGATATCGAGATCTGAACCAACTCGGTCTGATTGACGATACCATGCGTAGTTACTTACAACGTATCACGATTCTGCCAGATACAATCGATGATATTCTTTTACCCATCCACCGTATCCTACAAGGGTATGGCAAAGAGCTCGATGTAACTGCCAACGCCGCAAACCCACTGGGCAAAGATTCACTACCTCCGTCAGCAGACAAACAAAAGGAGGCGGCGCAGTCTTTGTCTGCGCCATCCAGCTGTTTTACTGACGAAGAAGATGAAGACTGATCTAACTAAAAAGCCAGGCGTCTTTCGTTACCTGAGTTTAGGCGATGTCCACTTAGGGCATCGTTCTACTCCCGCTTCACTGATTATCCGTAACTTGGATCTAACCATTACGGATGAACTGTTGAAAGAAGTAGACATGTTGATTATTACAGGTGACCTGTTTGATCGACAACTCAACAACGGTGATGAAGTCGTGCACCAAATCAACCGATGGATGACTATGTTGATGCTTCGATGCGAAGCATACAACGTAATGATCCGGATCGTTGAAGGTACACCGAGCCATGACCGAGAGCAATCTCGTTTCTTCCCCGAACAGCGAATCAACGCTAACATCAATGTTGATCTGCATTACACTAAGAACCTTTCGATTGAGTACATCGAGAAGTTAGATGCATACTTCTTGTATGTGCCAGACAAGCACAACCCTTCTACTGACGTAACGTTGGCAGAAGTAAAGAAACAAATGGATGAACTGGGTATCGAGAAAGTTGACTTTGCTATTATGCACGGTGCATTCTCGTATCAGCTCCCAGCCATTGTTCCAGAGCCAACCCACAACGAGGAAGAATACCTCAAGTTAGTTAGACACCAGATTTTGATTGGTCATGTTCATCTCATGACTATTCGTGATCGGATTCTAGCTGCGGGTAGCTTTGACCGTATTTGTCATAATGACGAAGGCGCTAAGGGTATGTTCAAAGTCACTGTCAAACAAGACGGTACTTGGGAGAACGTATTCATCGAGAACCGAGGGGCAAAGAAGTACGTTACCTTGGAATGCCATGGCATGGATACTAAGCAACTAAACTTCGCGATCAAAGAGTTCATCAAAGGTCTCGTAAGGGGTTCCGCAATTCGTTTGCGTTGTAACCCGAATGATGTTGCTAACGGAGACATTGATGTCTACAAGAAAGAGTATCCTCAGTACGACTGGACTGTAACGGTAGATAAAGTCGAATCGAAGAAGAATACAGTCGCTGAAACTTTCCAGGCATTTGACATGTCTCAGTTCAAAGCGATTACCCGTGATTCAATCAGAGAACTTCTGGTACCGGCGTTGGCGAAGTTCGCTCCTGACGAAGCGTCAATGATGAGATGCTTGCAGCGATTGAACGAACTGGCGTAGAGGCAATACATGGATATCATCGAACGTGATGTGGGGCAGATACCGGTCAGTATCGGCACCTCTCTTGCATTCGAAGGTTTGCTGGGAATTCATCCAAATCAGCCCAAACAACCGACCAACGTCAAGACGATTCAAACCGTTTGGATCAACCTCCGAACACTGGCCCGTAACTTGTTCCAAGCTGTACCAACCGACAAAGCTCTAGAGATGGATTACACCAACTCTGTAGCGGTTCTGCTAACGGAAGTGCAAACGCTTCCGGTAGCTTTAGCACAACAAGGCTTTACTGGGAAGATCCGTTATTACCTAGCGTCTAAGGATGCAGTGAAATGGATGTTCCCTAAAGCTAACTTCAAAGAAGCAAAGACTCCGAAGCAACTAGCGTACGTAATGTTCGAGCGATTCGTCGCTATTGAACTGTACCAGCAAATGAAAGCTGCTGGTATGGACGTAATGGAGATTGACCAGAAACCTAAATCAGGTGAAGGTATTGTTGCACTCGTAACACATTACCCTCATGAACTGTTGTGGAAACCGCAGTTCAGTCGTTTGCTGTTATTGGAATCCCACACAGGGAAACTGAAAACGTATAACACCTGGTATACGAAGCTAAACGGCATAAAAGAAAATGAGTACCCCATGCCATTCACGGAGTTTACGCTCCAAGTGTTTGGTGATGGAGAACTCATTGATCCGCAGCAACCACGGAAGATTCGCGAAGAACTCAAGCAGTTATCGAAGGATAAGAAGTGGACGGGTATCACGACACCCGATAAGTTTTACCATGACATCATGTCATCCTCACAAGAACTTCGCGATCTGTATAAGCTGCTCAGGAAATAATACTGGGTAGCTTTATGCTACGTGACTAAACCCGCAAGCGCAGCGGGCATCAAAAAAGAATATCCGATCGGAGTATCAACATGTCTCAAGGCAACATTCCAGCACCAATCCTGAACGCTTTCTCGGTAATGTCCACCTGGTTGTACGCACAACCGGTACAGGGTTCGAGCAAACGTCCATCGATTCGTTTTAACGTACGCGGCAACGTGCCGACCATCGTAGTTAAGACTGGTGTTGAAGGTGACGAAAACCACGGTAAGATTGATTTCCGTATGGACCTCGCTACTTTCGCAGCAGCAATGCACTATGTGAAACAACTGGTTAACAACGTTCCTGACGTTCCTCAGAAACGTGTATTCATCTACCAAGACGATTTCTTGGCGGGTAAGAAAATGGACAAGGTGATCGCTCTGTCCAAATGGGAAATCGGTCGTGCACAAGACGGTCGTGTGTACATGGCAGTACTGAGCACCAAGTCCAGTCGCCCACGAGTTCCTTTCTACTTCGGTCCTTCGAAGTATCACAGCATCCAAAACGGTGATGGTTCTGAAATCACTCCGAAAGAGATGTCTGAAGCTTACGCTATCGGCTACCTGGTTCCAGCTGAAGCAATCGTCTACAACCTGATGGTTACCCAGTTCGACGCCAACGCGAAGAACGTAGCCAACCCAGCCAACTTCGGTGGTGGTAATGGTGGTGGCGGTAATAACTTCAACCGCGGTGGTAATGGCGGTGGTAACAACAACTACAACCGTGGCGGTAATTCCGGCGGTGGTGGTAACGGCGGCTTCCAAGATGACGGTGGTTTCGGCGACGTAATGGCATTCTGATAAAAAGCATTTAGCATCCTCCGAACGAGGATGTTCTATGCCCCGATCGTAGGACTCCAAAAAATCTCAGATCTATATTACTAATTTGCGTTAACAGCATGAAGGAAATTGAATGCAGCTTCTCGTAACAGGAATTCAGGGTTCTGGATTCACTGAAGTAACTGCGGAGCACAATGGCCAAAAGCTAACGTTCTCCACGAAGATCTACTGCAAGGTAAAGCTGAACGATCAGCAGAGGGTATTCAAAGAAATCAACAGTTACTGGGATTTCCTTGGTGACGAAAAGCAACAGAAGATCTGGGAGTCGTATCAGCGCATCCATGAGATCCTGAACATGTCTCTGGATACCATGCGTGTAGCAATGTCGCTGCGACATTTCATTCGTGAGATGTATACGCACATGCCGATGAATGGCATGAGACGTTGGTTGACCACCATGGGTAACTTGTTCATCCCAGTTGAGATCGAACGAAAGATTACTGCGGAGTCTCGCTACAACAAGAAAGAGCAAACGTATCTCGAACACGAATATATCAACCTGGCTACTTGCTCGTTGGCTATTCGTCCCATGATTCCGATCTTTGGTGAATATCTCGAAAGCAGTTCCGAGTATGACCACAACAAAGAAACCGAAGTCTTGGGTTTGTTGCACGATTGTGAAGTTTCGAATTGGCCTGTAAACGAAGTAGGTCCTCACGGCGAAGAAGTTGATACTGCCTTCGACAAACTGGCTGGCTATGTGCAGTTCTGTGTGGAAGATGAACCCACTACTCTCGGTCGACTGTGGCGCGGCATGTCCACAGTTGAAGTTCCTGTACACCTGCGATCCAAAGTGCTGGTACGTCGACTGACGATTGTACCGCTGGACGATATCACTTCGTTCTCCATCGTAGCTAACGCTTATCGTTACGTTCGTAGCATCATCAATCCGAACGAACGCACCACTGCTGAACGGGTTAATGAAAAGAAACCTGAATCGGGTGGCGATGAAGATGAAAAGACTTCGTTCCTCGAAGCACACAAGACAAAGCATCGTGTTCCACCTGGGGACATTGAAGCATTTAACTTGGATACCTTTGACTATGTGAAGTTGGCAACGAAAGTTGATCCTACGGTCGACCTGAACAAACTCCAGCTCTGCATCAATGCGATCCAAAACGTGTCAAACGTTTCGATCAACCCACACCAAGTCAAGATTGCGCAATGGGTAATGGCTAAGGCATTCCCAGCAAAAGCGTTCTACCACATTAACAAAGTGGCTGCGAACAACATGCTGGCGATCTCTCAAGCGTTGCTCTGGCATTGGGGCTTCCTGGACATTGCTGTGTTCCAGCAAGTGGAGTTGTTGAAACAAGGTGAATCGGGTTCTCAGTATCAACTGGGTTCTACTCGTACGAACTCTCGTATCCCCAACCGTTATAAAGACGAGTTGAACGAGCTGTTCCCTCACCAAAAGGCACCCCAGTATACCAATGCTGGTGTTCCAATGCGTACTGAAAACATGGCTGCTACTGCAATCAGCACAGCCACCGCGTCGATCCATGCTTCCAATTGGATCTATCGTGGACCGGATGAACTGTATAAAGAAGCTGGTCAACCAACCAGTAACAATGTCCTGGTCATCCCGCAGACAATCAAGGCCACACTGACAGAACTCGTTCTGCATCTGGGTCGTCTCAACAAGTAAGCAAGAGGTAGTTACATGTACAACGCCATGTCCGGTATGGGTAATGCAAACGTCCGTATCGGTAGTCTCGTCCTGGTTCAATCCGGTACTTACCAAGAACAACACATCCGTCCGTTCCAAATGAGCGTGACCGATGCAGCCATCAACCAACTGGTTTCGGCAACTCGCGGTGGTATGAACCTGGGGGTTGCGGCAGTGCAGGACATTGCCGGTACCATTGTTCAGCCAGCAGCAATGACCGAAGGTGCCATCAACATCAGCGGTGACGGTTGGAAGTCCCGTCGCTTCCGCGGCATGATCCGTGTTCACGAAGAACATGCTATCGTGAAGAGTTCCTCTACCCAGCGGATCTTCTTCATCTATACCGATCAGTGTGATGTGAGTTATGGCAATAACCTCGATCCACAAATGCGGGTGTATTTCAACTCCGAAACTGTCATCGCTGAAACGATGCAGAACACCCCAATGGGCTTGCAGAAGTTTGCCAAGGTAATGTCGGCAAACCAGATCGTTACTCCAGTCGACATGATGGCCGGTAACAATGGTCTGTTCAGTGCAGCATCGTCTCACCTGATCCGTCCTGAAGATATCTTCTCGATCGGTCAAACCACAGCTATCTGTGAACGTCTGCAAAACACTGGCCGGTTCAATGGTCAGATCAATCGCATGCACGATCACCGTACTATGGTTGGTGAGTGTGGAGCTTATCAGTATTCCCATCGTCAGGATACTTCTCCAGTCCGTTACGTGTCGAACACCCTGAACGCATTCCAGCATTCGGTTCGTGAAGCTGACATGCTCGGTGACGATCAGTACGGCAACGTTGCAGCTAACTCGAAAGAGCATCTGTATGGCGAAGCTCAGGCTCACGCAGCTAACAACAACATCCATACCAACACGTTCCTGGCTATCCTGAAAGAACGTGCGAATTACATGGAGCGTGGTTACGTTACCTGGGGTGAACTGTGTGCACTGTTCCCTGAACTGGTTCAGCAACACGGTGTAGCTCAATGGGCTATGGATAATGGTCAGTCTCTGCGTCGTGTAAACTTCGCTGAACACTCGAACCACTTCCACGGCGCTGACATGACTTCGATCGCAGCATCGACTCTGGCGCAAACCATTCCATCGCTGATGATGGATACGTTCCTGCGACACGTGAGTTTCGCTGTGACTAACGGTGACATGCCTGGTCAGTATCGCTTCGAGTTCCATGGCGAAGGTGTGAAGTCGATCATGGAAGGCGTAGAGATGCGTCCATATCTGATCGAGTTCGAACGTCGTCTCGCGACCGATTGCTTGAACACCATTTCGATGAACAACCAAATCCCGTTCCAACTGTCGATGTCTTCGGACTTGGCTGGTGACTCGGTAATCGATATCTCGCTGCAACACGAATCGGTTGTTCGTTTCGTAGCTCCTACTTTCACCGATGGTCTGTTCGCTCCGGTCATTACTCGCGATGCTGCCAAAGCTGGCAAGATCGCAAACGACATGCTGTACCTGGTATCGGAAGTTGTTCCGAATGCACCTAAGCAATCGGCCATCCTGGCGATGCAACAAGGTGTACCAGCCCATGATGCATACATGGTAACTCCATATACGCATCCGGTAATGCCAGCTGCAATGTACAATCCGTCTCAAGCTCAACAAGGTGTAATGAATGCTATCTCTTTCGAAGGTCTATGAGGGTATCCTGAAGTCCATGCAGTACGACGTGGACGACAGTGGTCTGGTGAGTATCATCACCCCAACCGGTACCAAGGCCGAAGCAAAAGTGAACGGTGCTCGCCTGGTCATTCCAACTCAGAAGCGTCTGCGTGATGGCTTCACGGAAGACCTGCAACCGTATCACCCGCTGTGCGAAAGCCTTTCCCGTAAAGGTACTTCGCCGGTACTGCAACACATGCAGCGTAGCGTTAAACAACATCTGGGTTTCCTGGTGTCGTTCCTGGCCGATGCTCTGGTCAAGATGTCGCTGAATACTTCCATCCATAAAGACCTGCCTCCAGAAATGTCCGATGTGCTGATGAAGCTCACCGGTGTTACTGATAAGACCCAGGCGATTCTGGATAAGCTTATCCCAGCTGCACACAAACAGAACAAACTGATCACGGTCTATCTGAAAGGTCCTGGTACTTTCCAAGGCCAGAAGGTAAACCGGGTTGCAGTTATCCGCTTCCCGATCCTGGATGAACTGGACAATGATGCTGACAAAGATCAAGTCCTGGGTGTTAAGGTTCCATCGAAACAACGCAAGGTGATCTCGAACCTGCTGCGTCTGATCGTTCCATTCGGTGATAGCCCTGAAGAATATTCGGCTGGTACTGTTAGCCGGGTTGCTCCATTCTTCACGGCATTCCTGCAAGCGTATCACAAGATCGCTACTCGTCTGAACCAATCCATCAATCGCTTCGCTGGTCCTCTGGCTCTGCCACTGAAACCAATCGAACTGTATCCGCTGGAATGGATCGAAGAGTTCCCGAAGATCTACAATCAGATCCCATCGCTGAACGGTAATGATGGTGGCACTGACGAAGTAGATAACGAATCTCAAACTGCACCGGCTCCACAAGTGCAGCAACAAGCACAGCGTCAGCAGCAAGTAGTTACGCCACAACTGTCCGGCGCAATGCCACAGATGGCCAACATGTTCCAGCATCAACAGAACACTGCACCACAAGCTTCTCGTCCAGCGTCTGCATCCGCACCGCAAAACCAGAAGCCTAAGCAAACTGTAGCTCAGCTGCTCGCAAGCACTCAGTCACAAATGCCTACGATGCAACCGATGATGCAGCAGTATCCACAGCAGCAGATGGTCAACCAATACGGTCAGATCGTTCAGCAGATGCCAATGATGCCGCAGATGAATGCGGGTGGTCAGGCTCAACTGCCGTGGGTAATGCAACAGCAGCAAATGATGCAACCGCAGAACCCGTACATGCAAGTCTTCCAACAGCCGCAACAAATGGTTCAGCAACCGATGATGCAATACGGTCAGCAGTTCCAGCAATACGGTCAACAAGCAATGGCGCCACAATACGGTTCTAACGGACTGTAACGACATATTGGGAGCCTTCGGGCTCCCAGTATTCATTTAAATTTTCTACTCATGTAGAGCCTAACAATACCATCGATCTGGTTTTGGTTCGGACGAATCAGTACTGGATTCACCGTAGGGTTGTTAGGGTTACGCATTTGCTTAGCGAATTGATTCGGATTAGTCATCCCGTTCATTCGTAAAAGAATGAAGTGGTATTCTGGTGGAATACTGCGAGATACCAGGTAACCATAAAAGTCACCTTCGTATTGATAGAAGAGATCCAATGGGATTTCCTCTCTTGCTGCAGCCTGACTAATGAGCAAGTTCAAGTGCGTCTCTAGTACTAACCTGAATGCAGGGTCATAGTACAAGTCGTCACCAGGCTTAGCCATCTTGTCTAAAATTGTGAAAGCCATAAGGGTTACCTATTGCATGGGATTTGAAATCTATATCACATCATTGGTAAACCAAAAAGGAGCAACGCTACTTGTATCAAGTCTCTGAACAGTACCAACAAAAGTTGCGCACCCGCAACATTGATGAAACACTTTTGGGCAATGCGTGTCTCGATCCGTTTTATGGAACGACATCGTCTGCACGTGGCGCGATGTTCCTATCGCACATTGGCCAATCTCCAGAGTCAGAAGGCTGCGAGCCTCGCCGTTGGCAGGCTGGTATGGAAATGCAGTTCGGTGAATACACGTTCGACGTGAAGTTCCCAGTAGACTGTGTGATCCTGAACGTAATCCGTAAGTATCCGACTTCGGGTATGGGATCTGCGATTCGCCGCAACCCAGTAACAACCATTATCTTCGAGCACTATTACGATAAGCATAAGACGAAAGACGTCCTGCATATCTCGGACTATTGCTCGTTGCACCAAGACTTCGGCTTCAAGCTGGAGAAGAACCGCAAGGTAATGGACAATCTGGTTCCTGGCCAGATGTTTGCTGCTGGTACTGTTATTGCACAAACCCGAGCTGTACGTGAAAACGGGATGTGGGGTGCAGGTGTAAACATGAACGCTGTGTTTATGTCGATGCCTGGTACCATTGAAGACGGATTTATCTTCTCCGACAAAGCTCTGGAGAAACTGAGTCCGCGTATCTATAACGACGCAATTGGTAACGCTGGTCGTAAAGCGTTCTTCTTGAACATGTATGGAGACGAGAACAACTACAAACCATTCCCTGACATCGGTGAGAAGATTCGACCTGATGGCGTGGTATTCGCATTGCGGGATCTCGATCCAGATCTGTCTCCAGCAGACATGACTGCTCGAGCGTTGATGACGTTGGACAGAACATTCGACCGGGCTACGATTGGTATTCCTGGTGCTACGGTAGTTGACATCAACATCTATCGTGACGACCGAGTAAACCCATCGCATACTCCACTCGGTATGGATGGCCAGTTGATGAAATATCACACTGCGCTGTCGAACTATTATCGAGAGATCTTAAAAGTCTATCAGACTCTCTATGGTCGTTGGAAAGATCAGCTCCGTGTAAGTCCAGCACTGCACCAACTCGTAGTTGAAGCACAGATCCATCTCCCGGTCAAACAAGACCAACGGAAGCTCTCTCGGATGTATCGTCTGGAGCCTCTGGATGAGTGGCGTGTAAGCATCACCTACGAAGCTATCAAAATGCCTGGTGGCGCTTATAAAGCTACCGACTGGCACGGTGGTAAGGGTGTAGTCTGTGAAGTGAAGCCATGGGCCGATATGCCATTCGATGAATGGGGCAATCGTGCAGACGTGGTGATCTTCGGTGGTTCGACTATGCGTCGTTCGAACTATGGTCGTCTGTATGAGCATGGCCTGGGTGCTGCTGCTCGTGACCTGGTACAACGCCTGCGCGTAGAGAAAGGGATGGATCGACATGAGACTCCAACGGAAGCTCAGCTGAAAGCAGCAATGGCTGACAAAGCGTGGGTTGATTATGCTTTCAATGAACTGAATGAGTTCTATGAGATCGTAGCTCCGTCGATGCCAGAGATCCTGAAACAAGATCCAGATCCGTATCAGCATGTGTATCACGTATTGCGTGATCAGTATTACCTGTTCACTCCGGTTACAGACCAGGTCAGCTTGATCGAAGCTGTTAACCGAGTAATCAATTCCAGGTTCCGCCCGAACTTCGGTCCGATGACGTATAAGGACCAAGCTGGTCGTTGGGTAACCACCAAGGATAATATCCTGTCGGGTTATCTGTACATCATGCTGCTGGAAAAGATCGGTGAAGACTGGTCGTCTGTTGCATCCGTTAAAACTCAACCGTTCGGTCTGCCGTCGAAGCTGAATAACTCGGACCGTGCATCTACCCCAGGTCGTGAGACTGCAATTCGATCCTGTGGTGAATCCGAAACCCGTTCGTATAACTCGGTAGTAGGACCAGAACCTACTAACGAACTCATCGACCAAACCAACAACCCTCAGGCCCACATCGCTGTAGTCAACTCTATCTTGACTGCGGATAAACCAACGAACATCCCACGAGCAGTAGACCGGACTGTAATTCCATTCGGTAACTCTCGCCCAGTTGCATTGCTGAACCATTTGCTGGAATGTCGCGGCTTGCGTTTGCGCTACAAACCAGACTCCGAAATTCGTTACGCTGCTTGAGGTATTAATGAATCATTACAAAGCCCGTGACTTGCTTAATCTGCCTTATGAGCAGCTGTGGGCACTTCCCTCAGAATGGCATGTCATTGAGTTTGATGATGGACAGAAATTGCTGGCACGAGATCGGATCACTAAACTGTCCGTTCTCAACTGGTATCCGCTGAAGGCGTATCCAGATGTCCCAATCCTGAAAGATTATCACATGGGTTCTAAGCGAGTGACTGCAAAGTCGCTCGTTAGCTTCTTGAACCGAGTGATCTGGGGCATTCATGATCACACCAATGAAGAAGCCGATCCCGAACATCTGGCTAAGTTGGCTATCGAAGCAACTAACTGGTTGTACAACGAAGCTACGGTGAACCTCTCGCCGTATGTTGCAACGCTGTCGATGTTTGACATCGCTGAAGTGTATAACCACCCAGCTGTTCGTGAAGCAAACGAAAACGTAGAAGAGTCGACCTATGGTATCGAACAAGTCGCGTATAAAAAGATCGCTGCTGCTTTCGACGATCCGACGCAGTTCCGTGGGAACTCTATCATTGAAGGTTACCGCTCTGGTACTCAGAAGCTTGAACAGTTGCTCCAAGCGTTTGGCCCACGTGGCTATCCAACGGATATCAACTCGGACATCTTCGCGCACCCGGTAACAGTTGGTTATGTAGATGGCATCTGGGATCTGTATGGTTCCATGATCGAATCTCGCTCGGGTACTAAAGCTCTGCTGTATAACAAAGAGCTGCTCCGAGTAACCGAATACTTCAACCGGAAATCCCAGCTGATCGCTCAGTATGTACAGCGCCTCCACAAAGGTGACTGTGGTACATCGATCCTGATCGACTTCCCTGTGCTGAAGAGTACTCTGAAATCGCTGCGTGGTAAGTATTACATGCGCGATGATGGTACGATGGATTGGATTCGTGGCACTGAAACAGAACTGATCGGTAAAATGATCAAGATGCGTTCGGTACTGGGTTGTGTGCATCCAGACCCAGCTGGTGTGTGTTCTCGTTGTTATGGTCGACTGAGCTTCTCGATCATGCGCGGTACTAACATCGGTCAGGTATCCGCTGTATCGATGGGTGATAAGATTACCTCGTCGGTATTGTCCACCAAGCATACTGATGCAACCTCGGCTGTAGAGCAGTTCCAAATTGCCGGTGCTGTAGCCCGGTATCTCCGTGATGGGGATCAGAGTGAAACGTTGTATTTGAAAAGTAACTTGGCTAACCAAGGATATAGACTAGTTATCAAGTCTGCCGAAGCAACATCGTTGGCTGACGTATTGATGATTAAAGATCTCTCCGCGTATCCAGCTGAGTCTGCATCTGAACTGACCCACATCGGGTTGATTCGTAAGGGTGACGACGGCGAAGATCACGGTGACATCCTTCCGGTATCGTTGTATAACCGGAAGTCTAGTCTGTCTACGGAAATGCTCAAGCATGTACAACGCGTAGGCTGGGTCACTGACAACCGCGATAACATCGTGATTGACATGACAGGTTTCGACTTCTCTCAACCATTCCTGACGTTGCCTTATAAGCACGTGAACATGTACGAGTTCATGAAACGCGTACAATCGTTCCTGCATTCGGGTGACAACGGTGATGGTTCGAAGCTGTCGTCAGACAAGGTTGGCTTCACTAGCAAAACCTATCTGAAGAACTATAAAGATCCAGTCGATGCTCTTGCTGCATTCGCAAGCTTGATCAATGAAAAGATTAAGCTGAACATCGTTCATTGCGAAGTCTTGGTATACGCTATGATGATCGTATCGGCGTCTGCTAAAGATTATCGTCTCCCAGTTCCAGGTATTACGGGTCAGTTTGAGAAGTATAACAAACTGATGGATAACCGTAGTCTCTCTGGTAAGCTGGCATTCGAGAAACAGCACGAGCCACTCAATAACCCAGGCAGTTTCCTGTATACAGACAGGAACGACCACCCTTATGATGTCGCAGTCATGGGGGGTTGCATGGCCTAAGCGGAGGGCGAAGCGTGTGGAGGGCTTCGGCCCTCCATCACCTCGTTAATTTTTTATGGAGCCACTGATTGTAGCCGAGAGGTATACCCATGGGGTACGCCTATCCGGTTATTCCAGGGACACGTTGTATAAAATGCAGCGTTTTCTGGATACGCTGTTGCTAAGGGAACCGACTAAAGTCCAAGGCCGTATGGTCATGGTAACTAAGAAGAAGTACTACGGCATCACCGAAGACAACCGAAGCATTTTCATCCACAGGAATTCATATAAAGCTTTAGTGAAGCACCTAGCGAACGTTCAAGTTCCTGAGGACCGCATTAAGGTAATTGACATTCCTGTTCCGGTCGCAGCTCCGGCTACGTTCACGGTAAAAGAGAAGTTCTCAATGCGGGATTACCAGAAGACTATTCTGGAAGACATCCTGCGTCCACATCTGCATTCTGCACGGGTAGACCTACAAACCGGTAAAGGTAAGACTTACACCAGTCTTGAAGCACAAGCTGCATTAGCATGTCGTACGTGTATCATGGTTCCACCTAAGTACTTCGGTATTTGGGAAGAAGCACTGAAAGATGTTTACGAGGATATCGAATTACGATTCGTTCGAGTCAGCGGTTCAGCAGAACTCCAGATGATGATCGATCGCGGTATTCAAGATGACTTGGCGGGAATCGATGTCGTCTTAGTATCTAACGTCACGTATCGAGCGTATATAGATGCATTCGAACGCTTGGGTGATCAACTCCACACTGTAGGCTATAACGCCCCTCCTCCGCGCTTCCACGAAGCTCTGAAGATTGGTCTACAGATCAACGATGAGATCCAAGAAGACCCAGGGCTGTTGTTCCGTACAGACATGTACACCAACGTTGCAAAACAGATCTATCTGTCAGCTACACCGTTCACGGGTAACGACTACGTTACGAAGATGATCGACTTGATGCTCCCACCGGAGACATGCTGCCGGTTGCCTGAGTATGATTCGTATATCAACGTGGTAGGTGTGTTGTACAGCGATGCATCCGTTACATCTCGTGATTACCTGACTCCGTTTAAGAACACGTATAACCATGCGCGTTACGAAACGCAGATGATGAAGTCGAAGAAACGTCTCACCGCTTATAACGAGATGATTGCTCGCATTCTTTATGGTCAGTACATCCATGATCGCATCCAAGAACAGAAAGCTTTGATTCTCTGTGCGACGACTGTGTTTATTGATCAGCTGGTCAAGTTCCTGAAAGAGAAGTACGGGGATCTCCAGATCAACGAACACTACTCAGGTTCTCCTTATTCAAGGTTGATGGAAAACGATGTAACCGTGTCGACGATTAAGTCTTCCGGTACAGGTGTTGACATCCCCAACTTGCGTGAAGTATTATTGCTGCAAGCTACAGACTCCAAGAAGGATAACATCCAGATCTTGGGTCGGTTGCGTAAGTTGAAGTTGTTCCCTGACATTACTCCTCGATTGACGTACATGATTTGTCAGCACATTCCCCAGCAAGTTCGCTACCACAGGAACAAAGCCGATCATTTCATGGGTAAAGCCTTGAACATGGTTTTGAAAAGAATCTCGTAGTCCCTTCGGGGGCTACTTTATTTCGTCGGAGGATAAAATGAAATATGCAATAGCCGTATGGATTATTGCCACGCTAATCTGTCTGGCGTCCGTGTGGTACCGTGATCGTTGCTACCCTGACCTTATCCCTTACTTCAGCTGGAAGAACTCCTGGCCTCACCGTATCGCCTTGGGATCGTTCTTCATTATGATCATGGGGATCGTTACAACAATCTGGTTGTACTTCAAGGACATGATTTAAACTTCTCTGAAGGCTATATTACAATCGTGAATATAGCCTTCATTTAAGGATACGATCATGTGGATTGTAATGATTGCACCCATCTTTGTAACGTTCCTCGCTGGTGTGTGCATGCTGTTCTTTGCAGCTAGCGCTAAAACTGGTTGTGGAGCGGCAGTACGTTTGTTTGCCGGTGGTCTGCTGATTCTGTTGGCTGGCTACTGCGCGTTGGTTATCATTACGAAGTTGACTTAAGGATCAGTTATGTTGCTCACATTAGGTTTGTTCTTGACATGTATCTCCGCCTGGTTGATGTTAAAATACCTGAATGGTGAACTGGTTAAGTACAAACCCAAGTGGTTGCCAGATCTGACGCTAGCGTTTATCCTAATCATTGGGTTGTTCGCTGGACAATGGATTTCGATAGTTGAAATATTCCCTCCACCCCAATGGCTTAATGAGCCCCCTGTTCAGAAGGAGTCTGTCTGTGGAACCATCCCTATCAGTAGTTAGATACTTCCTGGGCATGGGTGGCACGTTGCTACTCATCGAACTGGTATTAGTGGTCCTGTTCGTCGCCCACATCCGTGTATACGACACGGCTAACCGCTACTATGAAACAATCGCAATGGCCTACATCGGTACAATGTTGGGACTCACGCTGTTGTTCGTAACAGTCCCCACACTGTGCTTCTTGCGATCCACTTTAATGTGCTACCGGGTAATGTAAATGCTCTACAACGTCTTGTTATCGGTCTATTTAATCTGCACAGCTGGTATGCTCGGTTCCTTGGTAATGATTTTGTTGATGCTGATGTGCATCACATACCCAGTAACCGATGCATCCAGTCAGGCAGTTAAAGACGCACGCGCATGGGAAATCAGATCCCTCAAAGTGAGTGTAAAAATTTTGGTCGGTAGCATTGTTGGCCTGCTGCTGATCTGGGGTATTGGCTCTGCTTATATTGCCATTACCATGAATAAAATCGTGGGGTCTATGTAATGCTACTGAATATTAGCGCTTTCATTCTTGCAATGATGATGGGTATCATTCCATTCGGTGTAGGGGCTATGATGTATAAGTCCCACAACGACAACAAGTGGTTTGTCATGCACCGTGGCAAGATCATGATCGCCTTGTTGGTTGGTATCTTTGTAACCATCGTAACCACCAGCATCTGCATGTATGAGATCACCCAAATTCAAAATCGTCTGCGTGCAGAGATCTTAGAGATCCAGCAGACGAAGTATTGAGACGACATAATGGCTACCCTTCGGGGTAGCCTTATGCTGTATTTTTTTTACTTTGGCTGACGCTGCATGTCACGGATCTCTCGATCCATATCACGTTTGATACGACCTTGCTCATCTACCTTACGCATCATGTCAGCTTCGCCTATCTCCAGGATAAACATTGCTTCGTCATACGGAAGTTCCATGAACTCTGGATAAGACATGCCCCACTGTTCTTTGATGTTGTAGCGAATGTACTTACGCATCATCGATCGAACAGCACCACCTTCTACCGTATCTTCTTTGTCGAACATACGTACGACATCAAGAGGATGTTTCTGGTGATTAGGAGGACGGATTTCATAGTCGTCCAGGTAAGCCTCGCGTAGCATGATCTCCGCAGTCGTTGGTCTTACGGCACCCATCTCGGCATAAAGCCGATCAAGCTCGCCACCACGAGGACGACGTTTACCGAACGAGTAGTTCGTAACGTGCCCCTGTGGGTCGAGTAGATCAATTGACAGGCGTGTCATTTGTGGGTCACGGTTAGTATGACCTACTGGTTGACTTTCTGGCCCGCCAAGGTAAAAAATGTCGATACTACGTCAAGAGGAATCAAGTGATCGAAACGTTCATGGAACTTCTCGGCCATTGGAGATTCACACACAGGGCAGTTCCACGAAGGAATAGCAACCATGCACAGAATCGTATCGTCAATGAACTGTAGCACAGCAGCTTCGAAAGCAGCTGCGTACTTCTTATCCGACATTACGTTGGACAGATATTCATCGATGATCTCTTCGTTCTCAGTCAGGAGTTCTTCACTAGCGTGTTCATCTTCACGCTGGTAGATGGCATCAACCCAATGAGAGTACTGACGTGCACCAGTAATCGAACCCAGTCGATCGATGTATGCATTACGGTTCGCATCACCTGGAGCCTCGTTGAATGCGCTGTGGGAAGCTTCTACTACGCCATCAATCCATCGGTTTCCAGAATCCCGTCTCTCAGCAACTGAAGGGACACGCAGGCGAATACCAATATCATCAAACCATTTGATAGGCTTTCGACCCAGAGTGGTATCTTGTGCATATTGGTCTAGTTCCTCTGCACGTAGCTGTCGACTGAAACGAACATGCAACATGTCTTTCTGACGATCAACCAGTTGGGTAATGTCGAACCAGGTCAGCGAGAACATGTCCAACTTAGCTTCTTCGACGTTGTTGCACTTGGATGGATCAGCAATGCAGGTGTGGCGATAGTTGAAACCGCCAGGGAACATAGTCGATGCCAACGCGTGGTGCAGCAGAGGTTCATCCAATGCACTCAGACGGTATTCGATATCACCCGGAGTAGTAGCAGCCATGTTGGTGTGAGTAATGCACTGAAGCGCTAGGTCAGTCAGAGCATTGTTATACACAGCAATACGGTTAGAGAAACCTTGACCTTTGGTAGCACGACCCAGACGAACTGCGATGTTCTGCAGTCGTTGAATCATGTTAGCGATCTCGGTATTGGTTGGTGTACGCAGACGAATCCAGATACCAGTGTGTGGCATTGGATATTCGTGAGTAGCACCCATACCCGATTTACGAGTCAGGTATGCCAGCAAGTCAGACTTAGCTGGTTTATCGGACAGCTTGATCTTTGGACGAGATGGGCCGATCTTACGACCACCGTGTTCAAAGAACTGTCGCCATTCAGAACCTTCACGGTAAGTAGCATTCCGTGGAGTACGATGCATGTCCATGTGTTCAATAGCATCACGCAGAGTTTCCAACCATTCCAGGTCAGATTGCTCTGTCGCGATTTCGCCACCTTCTACGTTGGAGAAGAAGTTACGATGTACACGCAGGACTTCATCGAAGGTCTCTGGGTTTTCACGCAGGAGTTGCAGGATCGCCAGAGTAGCTGGGATCTTTTCCGAGTCAACTGGACGTTCGATCTTGAAGTTGACTTTCTTTTGTGCCGGAGTAAAAGGAACCAGGGTTTCTTCGTCGCCATTATCGATGACGTCTTCTTCCTCTTGCGGCACAGCAGGGGCTACCGGATCGGTAGCCTCCACTGAAATAGATGTTGGCTCTGCTGCAACTTCATAAGTCGGAGCAGGCATGAGCTTTTCGAATTGTACAGCTAACGATGGATCGATTTCTTGGAATTCGTCATCATCTTGGAAGTCGTTACTCATTGGGTTTCCTCAGGGGTCTCCTGGATTTGCAGGAAAGCAGCGTACAGTGCGTCTGCACCTACACCGGCTACTTCCAGGATTTCCATTTGTTTCATCAGCTCAGGGCCGACTTTGTTTTCCATTTGGGCTTGTAGATTGCTGTATCCATTTGCCAGTTCGGCGACCAGTTGTTGGTCTTCGACAGCTACTGTACCAGTACGCTCCAAGTGTTTCTTGGACATGGCCAGCAGGGCGGTGGACATTGTTGCCAGATCTTCGCTCAGAGCATCGAACTCTTTCTTGAAGGTCTCGTAGTGTTCACCGAGTTTCTCTTGGATCAACAGATCTTGAGAAATCACAGGCAGAACGAACAGCTGGGTGGTGCCGATCATTTCGCTAGTGATGCGGAACAGTTCACGCAGGATTGCCCAGCCTTCGGTTTTGAGCAGCTTGTCAGCTACAAAAGATTGGACTTCGAGGGCGACTTCTTTGTTGATTGGATTGTCCAGAGTAGCTGGTTGATCAGCGTAGTCTTGATCGTTGGCAACGTTTACAGTGACAGTATCACCCGAACGAGTAACACTGCGTACATCTGCCACCACTTCAGCCAGTTGAAGGGTGGAAGCCAGAGCAGATTGAGTTGGAAGATTCATGTTGTTTCCTTGTGTGCAAATTTGCGGATTGTTAACATAGTATCAAGCCCTGAGTAATTTACTACACGGTAAACTTTGACTTATAACGCAACAGTATGTTACTAAAATCAAAGGAAGAGGGCTTTTTAATGCAATTCATTATAGACAGTGTACTTACGCCTCTGATCACAGAGGAACGTAAGGACGTCATTCTTAGTTGTGTAGCGTCCCTAGAGTCACTGGACTACCAAGCTGCATTAGATGAACTCCATCAGATCGTAGAGATGAAAGATGGCATGTGTGATAACGAGATGCTCGTATCACGTATTGAGGATGTCATCTGGTATGCACACGAAACAATCTTCAAACAACATGAAGTTAAAGTATCGATGGAAGCTACGCAAGAGATCCGTCAATCGATCGTAGACGTGTTGTCTAACTTCGACAAGTATGTAATCCCAGATCAACTGTTATTGTTGTTCGAAGGTGGATTCATGCCGGAAGAGATCCTAGCTCATATGTGTCAATTGTTCACTTCTGTGAAGATGGACGAAGCATGGCCAGAGATCGTATCGGTATCGCCACGTTTACTGAATACCATGAAAGAAGAGATCGAACGACAAGTTCGTTATCGTGGTTTAGATGATGCTGATCCTACTCCACTCCAACGTGTGAAGATGGTCAACGATTACATCCGTGCGTTTGGTGAAGGTACGTTTTCTATGTTGCTGGATCTATCCCGTAACGGTGTACGTATCGGTACTCGTGAGATCTCACCACTGTTACAACAATCGTTGGAAGCACTCGATCGGAAAGAAGTAGAACATGCAGCTATGGAGATCTTTGGATTACTGTTGTTATCCAACACTCCAGTAGAAGAGATTCCTCGTAAGGCACGTGATCTGATTGGGGACTTCACAGACAACAATATCGATAACACCAATATGCTTAACTCCATTAAGCCATTGGTTGCTTTCCTGGAAGGGTACACGACCAATGAAGACGCGTGATTACTTTTTAAAAGGGCTCTCACAAGGGCTACACAAGAAACGCCAATGGATGAACTGCTTGTTCTCCATCGTTTACAACATCAACGAATTCGAACAGCATTACGATTACCGGTTGTATAAGGACGAGCAAGGTTTGTTCTTCTTCGTACCGGGTTCAGGCGATCAGAAAGAATACCTGGAAGAATACAAAGAAGATGTAGCATTGCTGCACTTCCGTGATGCGATCACTATTAGTCCAGGTGAGATCGATAACTACAAAGGTACAGGTCCACTCGAAACCACTTACGGTAACGTGTTCGTAAACCACCTTTGTTTGGTATTGCCGTTCGGGGATATCTTTGAATTCCAGACTGGGTTGTTTAACCTGGGTAAGTTGGAGAAAGAAATCCTAGCACGGATGATTGATGATCCTGAAGACAACGATGATCCGAATCTGAAAGCACCAGATGGGAAGCTTTACGTTCGACAGTACCTGATGTTTGCTGAACACATTTTGACACTGCCAGCTTACTCGGATGGTGTGGTTACAGCTACGACTAAGAAATCGTTGATGGCTTCACCAGATCGAGACGCTATTCGTTCTAAGTGGATTGCTGATAACCAGCATCGTCTAACTGACCCTGCTGCAGTTGCTGAACTCAGTACGTTGCTGAAGAAGGTCGATGACGATTATCTGGCGGGTGACGAATCCGAAGAGTTCTATCGTTCGAAGAAGAAGCTAGAAGGTGCACGTAAGAAAGTTCACTACATGTTCGGTGGTGAATCTGCGTTCTCTGATGGTACGAAAGTAGAACTGATTGCTAAGTCGTTGGAAGAAGGCATTGACATGGATAAGCTTCCAGTCATGTTCAACTCCCTACGTGCTGGTTCTTATAACCGAGGCAAACAGACTGCACTCGGTGGTGAGTCGACTAAGACGATTTATCGAATGGTTGGTACTGCTCGAATTGTTGAACACGATTGTGGTACTCACATCGGTATCCCAACTGTTATCCATCCTTACCTTAATGGTAGCTTGGTGGGTTACGGCATGATTGAAAACGGTAAGACGACTGTACTGACAGCAGAGATGCTGAACTCGTTAGTCGGCAAGACCATTGAGATCCGTGGACCAATGTCTTGTAAGACTGGTCGTGACGTAGACAAAGGCATTCTGGGTAAAGGCAAGAACATCTGCGCTGTGTGTGCTGGTGCGGCCTTGGCTGAAAACCCTAACGGTATCCCAGCCGCTGCTGCTGGTGTAGGTGGTCGATTCCTTAGCCTGTTCTTGGCGAAGATGCACGCCACGGTACTGCGTACGGTTGAATGGGATATGCATAAACGCATTACTTGATCCCACAAAGTTTTAGAACTATATTACAGGGACGCAACAGTCCCTGTATATGCCGTCTGGAGGTTATATGTTCTTTGACTCTGTTAACGGTGTTTTCCACCTACGACACATCGCTACAGATAAAGTGTTCTCAGGGATGACGAATAACTTCGCTAAGCAGCAGGATTGGCATCATGCATTGTTGTGTGAAGGATTGCACAAATCGCGTAAGTGCCAAGAACTATTCAATCAAACTAAAAACACTCAGGACTTTGCTTTCGAGATTGAGGTATGTCAGAACTTAGAACAAGCAGAACGTGTGTTGCTGTTACGGCTACGTGAAGCTCGTACTAAGAAGCTATCACTCAATGAAACGAAAACACCCCTGACCAAAAACAAAGGAGTCTATAAAGTCGCTTTCCCCAATGGGTTCATCTGGATAGGTAAGTCCGATAATATCCATAGGGCGGTACAACAGATGGAATGGAAACTAACCATCGGTCGTCATCCGAATATCTACATGCAGCAGGTGTTCGAGTATTGTCACGGTGAGTACATCGTCAAGTTAATGAAGGAGACTTATGCCGAAGCTATTAAACGCTTTGAGCAGTCACCTAAGATGTTGAACTTGATGTGGGATCGACACACCACGCCGAAGGTAATAGAATCGTTAGCTGCCGCTATGCCGGAAAGGAACAAGTTCGCTAGACCTATCTTCATTGATGGGATTACTTATCCGTCGTTCCGTGTAGCAGTAGACATAACGAATTATCCATTCCAGATAATCAACAAGCGACTCAACAAAGATCCAGAACGTGTGTACTACACCGTACCGGAAGTTAAGAGTTATTATTAATGGAGCCTTCGGGCTCCACTCCTTTATTTTTTTTTTGTTTCTACTTGATACCCTTATGTTTTGAACTATAGTTAACAAGGACTCCTCAATGGGCAATAAGCGTAAATCTTTCCGTCAAGCTGATGGATCAATCCCGGTTCAACCAATGACCACCGTTCCACTGACCGCTGCTGAATTCTCCGAACAAGTCGCCAAGAATGATAGCGAATTGGTGAAAGGCGAAGAACCAGAAAAAGTTTTGTGGAGTTATCCAGACTTCGTTCAAGCCGAACCAGCAGGACCTTCAGAAGCTAACCTAGCGCTGACTTGGTTCATGCAAAGCAACCAAGCTCTAGTCGATCGGTGGTTTGATTACAATGTCAATGAACCGACAGGATATGTTTACGACCTCTTCACCAAAGAAGAACTTGAATTCACCGGTGCAGATTTCACAGGTCAAGATGTAGAAGACGCTGTGGACTGGATCATCAACCAATACCGTGCCTACAAGGCTAATGAAGAAACCGCAATGGAACAACTAGATGAAAACCAATCGGGGAGCAATGACGAGCTCCCAGTGGAACAAACCACTGATACAGGCGTTGAAGAACCGGTGTTCGACTACGCAGGATTTCGTAAAACAAATGAAGTCCCTGATAGCTGGACCGACGAACACATCGACCAGTGGATCGCCACAGGCGGAAGCATCATCGCCCACACCGAACGTGGATCCATCGTAAGTGACCCAACCCGTAAAGAACGTTCTATTGATACCTGGGGTATTGATGAAATCCTAGATGGTTTTGCTGGACTGCTGGAAGGCATCGGTGAAAACCAATACGGTGCACTGGCTAAAGCGTATCGCCAACTTGAGAAAGTAGATGCGGCGTGGTCTGTTCGTGACCTGATCGATTTCCTTACCCAAGGCCTGGAACCTGCAAAGACTTCGAATGGAGCATGGCGTAATGACGTTACTCGTGCTCGTCGCCCTGCCGCCGAATGGACTACCCAAGAACTAGTAGCATGGGCACTGGGTGAGCTCCGCTCTGTTGGCGAAACTACCGATGCTAAGCTGGCGGTAGAACTGAACAAACGCTTGGATCTGTGTTCGCAATCGAATAAACCTGAAGACGTTATTCGGGCTTACAAGAAAATGCAGAGCAATTCTGTGAAGGTAGTAGGTGAGCAACCTACCGCTGTAACTCCTGAGCCAACGATCGCTGAACCGGTCGTACAAACAGAAACTGTAATTCCACAAGGGCTGACTGCAATGAATGTTGGATACCTGAAAACCCAAACTGAGCGCTATCTCAAAGCGTGCAAACCTGGTACCCCGATTACTCCAGAGATCGGTGCCAAAGAACAGAAAGAACTCGACAACCTGTTCCGCTATATCCTGAAACTGGAAGACCCAGCAGGCTTCGGCAATGCCATGGCTTACTTCCGTGACTTCTACAAAGCAAACCGTAATGGTCTGTTCGAGCCTACTTACGCTACTCGCTTCACTGGTACTCTGCGTACTGAAGGTGACATCCAGGAAACTCACGTTAACCTGCTGTCGATCTTCCATGTCTACACCGATCCAGACAAAGCTGCTCGTAAACAAATCGATCTGCCTTACCTGCTACGTAAGTTCCCTGCTGCTCGCCAAGGCTGGCTGCTTGAGTTCTTCCAGCGTTACTGCTGATATAAAGCCTCCCCTAGGGGAGGCTTTATGCCGTAATAGTGTGTGTAGAATTAAATGGGGGTGCTAATTATGTTTGAAGCTTTACTTGGCTCGGGTGTGTACAGAGCAAATTTTCCTACCATCCCTGACAATGGCCCAGGTCCAACTACGCTCATCAGATACGATGAGACGTATAAGGCTGGACTATTCGGTGACTTAGATAACTCAGAGTTTGTTACACCAGAACAAATCGAGGCACTGTCTAATGTAACCTTGTCAGGGGTTGCTGCTAACCGGGGCACTGCAAGACTATGGGCAAAATATTTGTTCAATGAAAAAGTAATTTATGTACCTAAGCGTGTATTACGTACGGGTATGAGCTGGAATAATTTATACGCTGCTGGTTTTGTATATGGCTTAGATGGTCCTGGGAAATACCCATCCATACCAGATGGTCCAGTCAACCAACTTAAAGAAATAACGATGGTTGCACAGGACGGATCTACCTGCAAGTTTAGAATCCGATTAATCAGCGTCAGTACAATTGACCCGAACAATACCCTGTCGACTGATCCAACTATTCAAAACTCAGAATGGTCTAAGTTGATCGAACGAACTTGGTCCACCAATGGCATTGATGCCAAATGGGCGACATACGGGGCACCTGGGAGTTCGGTCATTGGCATTGAGTCTAGACCGACATACACTGAATACGCCATAGTGGCCGCAGGTAATAGCAACGCATACTTCCGTAGTTACATACAGAAGGTTGGTACGAGTGGCGCATGGCTACCAGTGCTAGAACTTGTGGAAGTCATAAGGCCATAACGGCATAAAGCCTTCCCCTAGGGGAAGGCTACTATGTCGCGAACTGTTGGAGCCATGACAACCAAATCACCTTTCGTGATCGATGCATAGTACTGATGCTCAAAGACTACAAGCTCTAGAACACCATGAACCGTAGGCACTTCAAAGATAGCTTGTCCGAGTGTATCGAACTCCAGAGTATGCTCTTTATTAGCCAATCCGTACTCCATCCAAACTTGTTCAGAGCTCTGGCGAGTTAATGGGCACACAGGGTTAGCTGCATGTCCATCCCATCCAACGTGATTAGCAAATTCAAACAGTTCATTATAACGATCAGCAAAAGCGCTCATTCAACAACTCACATAGTGCACGTGCTTGAGAAATATCAGTGTTAGCGAACTTATCAGACAACGTGTAGTCCATCAACGCACAAGCCTCTGCAAGCTCACGCATGAGCTCCGGATTGAGATCCGCCCATACGGTCCAGAGTTTCTTGTACTCGGCCCACAGGTCCTTAGAGCGATCTACAGGGGGCTTCCCTTTACCTAATCGCCAATCAGTAGAACCTGGAGCATGTCCTTTCACGTCGCATTGATAATGGGCTTCAATAGTACGCCCATCTGGCATGAGAGCGAACATCGCAGAGAACCGCTTATCTCCTTGCGATGAACACTCGTATCCATCATACCGCTTCCACTGGTACACCCTTCTTTTCGGGGGTTACCGCCTGTGCTTGATCCAGTGTAGGTTCAGCCATACCGATGTGCGCCATGAATGCCAACAACATGGTATCCATACGTGGAGCAGACATCAGCTTCTGAGTAATCTCTACTGAGTTAACACGACCCGCAGTTAAGTTAACACCAGCCTCACGACGCCAATGTTCCGACACACCTTGAATCGCCGAGAATTCCATCACCGTAGTTTCACGAGCGATGTTCAAAATCTGCGATACGTTTGGATAAGTCGATACAATGTCCAAGTCAGCTACGTGAACAAAGATCAGTGTGTGATAGTTCGGTAAGTCCTTAACACACTTGATACCATGCTGACCCGCCATGTAAGACGGTAACGTTACAATCCAGTCTCGGTGTGATACTACGTACTGATCCAGTTCGTGTACCATCTGATCAGAACTAGAACCAATAACCTGACCACGCTTCAAATACCAGAAGTGCATGTCGTCGATCAGACGTTTTGGGTTCGAGCTAAAGTTCTTATAGTCAGAAGACTTCGAGAACAAAGTAATCGAACGAGCCAAGTCGTTGATCTTTTCGTCAAGTTGTTCCAGACGCATGCTGTCGATGATGTTGTAAAGACCATATTTGATCTTGTACTTCGTTTGCATCGCTTGGTGCCATTCGATACCGTTGAGGTTAGCAACAGCTTCGAAGTCCAACTTACCGAAATCTACTTTCAGACAAACAACATCGCCGATCTTTGCTTCGTCCAAGCAATGTACTGGTTGATCGTTGATAAACCAATGCGGATAAGAACCAGCAGTTTCGTTCAGCTTCTTGTAACACTTCTTCATGAAGTCTAACAAGTCGCCTTCTTTCTTCAGTTCTTTCTCTTCGTTAACACTGAGCTCTTTGTTCAGAATGTAACCCAGGGCATAAGAAGGTTCTTTACCTTTAGCCAAGCGAGTTACACGATACGTTGACATCGAGTCAATGCATTGGAATGTCGCTGGAGCTGTAATCCAGTGCCACTGATCTTGAGGACCACGAGACTTCGATACACCCGAAGCTGTAGTCATCATTGCTTGGTCTTTCTTGAAATGGAAATACTTGTAGTTGTTAGGTACCGAAGAATCCGAGAATACTTCTTTCGGATCGATACCATACTGATCCAATGTTTTCAGAATTCGACTCATGTCGAACTCGATGTTCCAGAAAGCAAAGAAGTCAGGTTTCCAAGAATGCAGTCGTTTGAAGCACTGAATGATGATATCCGCTGGAGTATCAACTACCTCAACTTCAATCTTCAGATTACGACCGTGCATCAATGCCTTGAGTTCTGGAATAGAATCCATCTCGGCATACGTATCACCCACTGGATCTTTGATGTCACTGACCCAATGCTTAAGATAAGCCAGATACACGTTCTCTTTATGTGTAACCGACATACAGATGATCTGATCTTCGTTGTGTGCTTCGTAGACGTTTGTCTCGATGTCACCGCCCGCTACAGTGTTACGCGAGATCAGACCCGGATACCGAGTTTGATAATCGTTCTTCAAGCAGCAAGTCGAACTTACATCAGAACCGTACAAATAAGGACTACGTGACAGATTACGCAGTCGTGGGTTAGGTCCTTGTGAAAAGTCACCTAACGCTTTAGCAATGCTACGAGCTAAGTTAACCTGAGTCGACTTGTACTTAGTCAAGTTCTCCAGGAGTTCGTAGTCTTTCTTTTCGTGGTGATTACGACGACCCTTCTGTGTAAGGTAATAATTACGCTCGTAGTCTTCCCACTTAACCAGACGACTATGTGTACCGCCGCCCTTTAAATGCAAAACTTCTTTTACAAAGTGAGCATCATGTTGTTTACCGAACTGGTCTGGGACGTACGTGATGTGTTTTGCTTCACGCCCAATAACGTCCTCTGGACTAAATTCAATAGTCGACATTAGACACTCCTTTAAGATGGTTGATCACATCAGATTATGCTAGTGAGTATTTCGCTCCAAAGCCTTATCTTTATGATTAATCAGCTGACCATGGGAAGCCACCATGCTACAACAATTTACAGTTTCAAACGAGGTCATCTCTGTTGATGTCTCTCGTGAACTGGGTAAACTTATCCAGGCACAAGTTGCAAAGATGCGGTCGTCATATGAACTTGCTGGTCAAGTCAGTACCGAGTCACTGAAAGGCCTCAGTGATATCGTGAAGATGACTGGTCTTAACGTAGAATTCATTTCTACTCCTGGTCCACATCCAGATGCTTGGATGATGACATTCCAATACTGGGGTCACCAAGGTACTACGTGGTCCAAATACATTCCAACTGAACGCATCAGTTCCAAAGATGGTCTGAAGTATGTTACCAAAGTTGACCTGAAGAACCTGAAAGCTACAGGTCCTATGGTTGACGAACTGAAGTTCAAGTCTAACTGTTCTGAAGCATTCTTCATGGGCGCTAACGGTTACACCGACGAAGAGATCACTGGTATCATCTTGCATGAATGTGGTCACGCATTCAACCTGTTCGTAACACTGTCCGACTACATCTACCTCAACTACATGTTGAGTGACGGCATTGACGTTGTACTGGGTAACAAGCGTAACGAATACAACCTGGAAGTTCTCGACCACACTTGGCTGGTAAAGAATATCCCAGAAGACCAACGCGAGACGTTTACTAACAGTCCTACCCCAGATAAAGCTCGTCGTGCTATTTTGTCCACGTACAAGAAAGCTCCACGTCATTATCTGTTCGACAACCCAAGTTCTGCACACAAGCGTGAAGAACAAATGGCTGACATGTTTGCCACTCGTTTGGGTTACGGTCGTGCGGTAGCTACTGGTCTACACCGGATGTATAAGGCATACGGCATGGAAACTGACATGCGTGCTTCGTGGTGGGGTAACCTGCTCCGTATGGCTGCAGCTATTCTGTTCCTGCCATTTACCATCTTGTGGTTGATGACCGTATCGGGTGATAACGATTTCAACTTCGCTGGTCGTTACGACAACCCGAAAGAGCGTGTAATGAAAATCCGTCTGGATCTCATTAACCAACTGAAGACCGTTAAAGATCGTTCGTTGGTGAGTCCTATCCAAGCAGACATCGATGCACTGGATGAACTGCTAAAAGAATACCACGTCGGTAAAGATCTCTATGACTACATGGCTGAACTGGCATCGCCTCGCCTACGTCGTGAGAAGAAACTGATCACCCACGAAGAAAACCTCGAAGCCCTGCTCAACAACTCCCTGTTTGTTGAAGCCTTCCGATTCAAAGCCTAAGGTACAAGACAATGAGAACTGGTTTTATGATTGCGCGCATCATGAAAGAACTGAGCGCCCCTAACAGCAACGACCGCCTGGCTCGCGCCATGTTCGTTGCCAACGCTGTTGGTTTCCACGTCCCCCTGATGCTGGACAAAACTGCAGCTGAGTGTGCTGATGCACATAGCAAAACATTCCGGGATATCTGTGGTCAAGTAAACGAGAACATTGCTCTTGATACCAAAATGGCTCAAGACGTTTTCCGTGAGATCATTCGTATTCGTTACGAACTGGTAGCCGGTGTTATCGATCCGTCCATCGTGCAAGCAGCCCTGTGCTCTTCTACTATGGAAGATGGCCTGACCCGTAAAGAGTACGCCATGTCTGAATGGCTGAGCTCTCGCCCTGACTTCATTCGTTGCCAGCTCGAGATCGCTGACGTACTGCGTCAATCCACTGCTGAAGCCTAAGGGGTAGGATATGGATCAAGAAATTGAGACTGGTGTAACGGACGAAATCGTTACGCCAATTACCCCACCCGACTTAGACGTATCGGCTGATCTGCTGGAAGATCCAATTGTAGATTACCCGATCGAGAACCAAGCTGAGATGGTTGCCCTGGTTGAAGAACCAGCTCCACAAACCATCGATGTAATTCAAAGTTCTCTACAACCAGAACTCGAGATTGCTGTAGAAGCGATCAATGACCTGTTGGACCTACACGCTACCATTAAGGCTAAGGGTGTTAGTTCACATGACATGACTGGTTTGAAGGCAATCCAAAAGCGAATGCTGGATAACAACATCGCTCTGCCACAAACTGGTCTAGAAGCCTTCGGTGACTTCTATACTCCAGAACGTTCGTTACTCAACCTGAAACCTAGCCTAGAGAACATCGGTAAAGTTGTACTCGATACTATCAAGGCATGGATTCGTAAGCTGATCGATCTGGTTATGCAAGGTTACCGTTGGGTTAAAGGCCTGAAGCAGAAGCACGCAATACTCGATGCACAGCTCGTTAAAGCTCGAGACGTGTTGATCGAAGTTCGTAAGATCTACGTCAAGATGAAAACACTGAACGGGGTTATGGGTGCGGAAGCCACCAAGACCACGACCGAACTCAGTGAAACCATGTTGACTCGGTCTACCCTGGATCGTAATCGTGTAACACTGTACGGCTTCTCTAATGACGCCGCAGTGAAATCGGTTAAGCAGCTCTTTGACTCTGCTCGTGCTACGTCGGAATCAATCGCTACACGTGTAACAGTGTTGAACGAATTGATGAATAACCAAGAGATCCCATCTGATGATGGCCTGTGTGGTTTGCAAGACCTGGCTGCAGTAATCCAGTCCGTTGATGAGATGCAGTTGTTGTCTTCGGAACCAGACTATCTGGTAGACCAACTAGGTGCTGATTTCTGGGAAGAGATCGAGAAGTTCCGCAAGGTTCAAGTTATCGACTTCGATGAACTGGTCAAACACTACGGCGCTACCGCTGATGCCTTAGCTCGTATTCGTTCTATCAAGATCGAAGATGCTGCTCAAGCTGAACGCGCGCAGACTGTGATTGATTCGATCACTAAAGCTGTTGATCATCTCAACAAGATCGTTGGTTTCTTCAACAAATGTGCTCAGGCACAAGTAGCAGCAGCTAAGACTTATCGTGAGTATTACGCGAGCGCTATCGAAATCCTGATGCTGGACTTCCGTTCGAAGAACCCATCAGCGCAGACTGTGAAAGAGATGAAGAATCTCATTGCAGAACTGCAAAAGCTGAAATGACATAAACGCCTTCCCCTAGGGGAAGGCTCTATGCCGTTATTCAGCAACCTCGTGTGGGAGGAAGTTAACAGTTACGTCATCTTCTACCGTCAACAGTTGGTTAGCCAACACAACCATCTTCTTACGTACAGACAACCGAACAGCATCGTCCTCTACGGTCAAGATCGGATAGTTCTCATCGCCACCCAAACCATTCACTTCGTTAGCCAATACATCGTCACCCGAAGTAACACCAATCTGCGAAACGATATCCGAACGGGATACAGTCTTGAGCGAGATCTTATCATCCAGCACTTGCTTGTCGTTAGCAATAAGCGAAGGACGAATCGTGGCGTTCGTGTAAGCCGAAGGTTTCAGCCAGTGAGTAATAGCGAAGGCTTGGTCGATCTGAATCGTTGCACGCTGACCATCACGTACACTAACCACCGTATCACCGAAGGTCTGTGTTGGGTAGACGTACAGCTCAGCTTTCTCCAACAGTCGATTACTAATGTCATCGATATCTGAACGCAACCAGCTAACGAATTCCATAGGGATTTCTTTTTGGTATGCGACAGCTGTGGACTCAGTAGCGAAGTAGAACAGGCCATCGATCATCAGGATAGTAACTTCACGCAACAACTTACGTGGAGCTACCAACACAGGCTTACCGTTAACGATAACTGGATCGTTCTTCAGGTGGAGCCAGACTTGCTCACCATTGGAATCCAATACAGGATCACCTTTAGCGTGCAACAGATCCATGATGACTTCACCATTAGGACCGATCTCGATAATCAAGTTACCATTCTCATCCGTAGCGTAGACGTTATCCGTCCAAGTCTTAGGAACGTTAGTAGTCCAACGCTGGTAGTCTTCCTCACCCAGTACCGAACGGTTACGACGCCAGATACGAGTCATGTCGTAGCCCAGTGTAACTTCCAGACGCTCACGAGTAACGAGCATCCATTCGTTCGGCAACAGATGTGATTCAACCATGGCATCGATTTCGTTTGGCTGGTAACCTGGAGTAATAGCATTCACAACCAGAATCGAAATGTCGAATTCATTTTCTAGCTTCGTTTTGAAGTTAGTCTGTGCACTCGAGAAGATAGACATGTTAGTAGTGTAGAGTTCACCACTAGAATCAAAGTCGTAGTTCGTTTTGATATCAAACTCGAACACACGTTCTTGGTTCTCCAATGCTACTTGACGACCCATTACAGAAGCGAATACATCTTCACCCGTAGGTCGATAACCAATTTGACAGGCTACCTGTGAATCATCCAGTGTTTTGAATGTCTGCGAGGAAGTCAAACGAATACGTACCAGGTAACCATCTTCAGTTCGTTCGATCTCGTAAGCATCTACAGCCGCTTGGAGATTAGAACGATCGTTCTCACCTACGAATGTTTTCTCAGTGATGATTGGATTGTCCAGGTAATAAGGACGGAAGTCGAAGTTGTCATCGGTAGCATCCATCACGTAGTGGAATGGCGAATACACGAAACGCGATTCGTTAACCAAACGAGAAATGTCTTCCGGATCACTTGCAACAATGCCAGCCAGTTCACCGTCCGATACCATCGTTACTTTACCGTTAGAGAAACGATACAACATGGATGGCAGGATAGTAATGCGGTCACCGTTGTCGGCAACGTGTGCAGATGCAGCAATCGATTCCATGTTGATACGGAGTTGTGACATTACACAACCAGCACCACTTACAACATCGAGAGACTGCGGAGTGCCCAAGCGGCGAGAGGCGAGGAACTGTCGATCAGTAATGTTGTCGATGTTGGATACCAGCGTGTAACCACGTTGATCGAGCTTTGCTTCCAACTGGACATCAGTGATTGGGATATCTGCATCACCCATTGTGTTATCAATGGCGCGGTTACGAATAGTGACGAGATCAAGGGCGTTTGCTCCACCAGAAACACGAGATACGTTCAGGGCTTGTTTAATACTGAACGTGTTAAGAGGCGACACGTAAGTTGTGTCATCATCAATTGCATTGAACTTAGCTTGGAATTGATCAGGACGGAAGTCAGCCATCGATACATCCATCTCACCCAAGGTGGTATAGATGTCAACGCGGATCTTACCAGTAGCCTGACCAGTGTTGGTATAGATAGTCGGGATGGCAACCTGTAGTTGTTGGCCCACTACACGCAACACTGCTGTTACATTCAACGGATCGTAGACTTGGTCGGTGTGCGTAGTTTTAACTTCACGCCATGGAGAGTTAGCGCCACCATCGTTCAGATACACACGGGCAAAATAGAACTTGTCGGTGAACGTGTAAGAGTTCTCAAACAACGTTGATGGGCTGAGTGCATCCGTAGCAGTTTCTACACGGAACTGTCGTACCGGGATCTTCAAACGAACTACCCGGTTACGGGCCATCTTCAACATGTCCCACGTTACTTGGTTAGTCTTCAGTGTTTCTACTGGCGATACGTCAGTACCGTCGTAAACGATCTGTAGACCACCATGACGTAGAACCCGTAGCTCAATCGGGTACTGCATAGTGAACGGAGTAGTGCCACCTAGGAACTGAGTCAGTCGTGGGATCACTAACTTACGTGCACCTTGATCACCATAAGCAATGGCTTTCTGGATGATCTCTTCGTAACCCAGATACAGATGGAACTCTGTGGTCGCAGGAGTAGCGAACCGACCGATATAGTCATCAGTCGACATGTGGTAGTAAACTTCTTCTTGTGTCAATGCCATCCGAGCATTGAGCATTCGCATCTGTGCTTCCATCTCGGTGATAGCCATCGAGACACCAAGTGTACCACATTCCATCGACGCTACGAATGGAATAGTTGCATCGGGTACATCATACGTACCTTTGCCTTGGAGTTGTTGATCGAGTTCTTCCAATGCAATCTGCTGCATCTGACTAGGGTTACGACGAGCATTATAAATCCGCTCTTTGAATTGACTCATTGGGTTGCCTCAGTAGCTTGGTTTGGATTCTGGGTAGTCGTCGGAGTAGGAGCGGTATGCATGTTACCAGACTTCATCGCTTCGTATTCCGTTTTAGATACCCACCATTCCAGTTCCATGTTGGTTGGATTAATACGTGGGTAAGCTCGGTAGTTGAAATAAGCTTTCTCCCACGGGTACAACAAATGCATCGATGTTTCACGAGCATCATCTTTCATCAGTGGATGGAAGTCTTGTTGTAGGTCGTTAAACTCATAGATCAGAATGTGATCGTAAGTTGTTACACCGTTACAACGATAACTAAAATTCAACTGACTGGAAATAACTTGTGAACCTGTTTCACTACCATCACCAGTAAAGTTAGCAATCTCACCAGTCGGAGCATTCTCCGGAGTACCTGCGCCACAAGCAAAGATACGAGTAACGTAAGTACGGGTTTGATCCATAATCAACCGGTAGATCCGTGTATCGTAATCTCGTTCGTTCATCATGACTAATTCTGGATAAGGCATCGTACGACCTTCCTTACCTAAACCTTGTGCTAACAACCACATGAAATGCAGCAGTGTTACAGGGTCACCTTCAACGTTCCGGTAAGTTGCTTGGAGCGTATACGTTTCGTACTGGTAGGGTACATCGTCTACATATGCCATCGAGTCACGGTAGATACCTGCGGTGGTTGTAGACATGTTAATGGTGAAGTCTGGCCAGCCATTCAATGAGATCAAGTTGTTTGAAAGCATTGGAATAAAGGGAGACAATGGATCATTTAACGTACTTGAAATCGGACTATCTTTTTGTTTTGCAGACCAAGGATCGAGGGTTGCACGTACCCATCTTTCGAGACAATCTTTGTCTTCACGTAACAGCATAGACAACCTTCGGTCCACCATGCAGTTATCGTATGATAAATTGAACAGCGGTTTCGTAAAGAACGTATAACCATGGTTCTCAGTGTTCTGAGGGATCGGAGCATTCCGACCCAAGATGTTAATACCGAACGCCGCGTTGCTCAGTGCTTGGTTCCGCGGGACTTGTCCAATGTTTTGTGCAATTTTCTCGATGTAACTATTTGCTGACATTTCTATACTCTCTATTTTCAAAAAGGAAGAGACACATGGTAGCTCCAGTTATCGCCGCTGCAGGTGCAGCTGCTGCGTCAACCGCTGCTCAAGTCGCTGGTCAGGCGCTGATGCAGACTGTATTCAACCTGGCTAAGAATGGCCTGCAAGTTTCTTCGCTTGCTGACCTGACTAAACCTGCTCGCGTTGAACCCCTGGCTATTCTCGATTCAACTCTGATCGATCAGCCGTACATGGTTCCGCTGCTGAAGCTGGCAACCTCTAACTTCGCAGGTTACTACCTGCAAGCCGTAAATATGATTTTGGGTGTAGGTCGAATCGATACTCTGAAAGTATTGGATTCCCTGAACCCTGACCGCACTCTGGGCTTTGACTACAGCAAAATTAAGTCGTCCAATGAATGCTATGCTGCCTCGGCTTATGACCCACGTGTCTACGCTAACGGCCTGCCTTCGCTCGAATCGTTCTCTCGCCGTGTTCGTCCGAATCTGCTGTTCTCCAACGAAGCATTTGGCGATGTCGTTAACTCAGGTAAAGAGTTCGTCAAAGACGCAGCTGCTGATTTTGAGAAAGATGCCAAAGACACTGACTGGGGCACACAGAACGATGGTCCACGTGACATGTCGTCTGGTGACAACAAGATCATGGAAGTTGAAAGCTTAGTCGTCGGTAAGCTACTGAACGTAGAAATCTCCGATGGCGACAAGAAAGCCAAACTCCCAGTACTGATCCGTCTGATTCCAGCAGGTGTGCCTCCTCAGTCGTTGGTTCATATGTTTAGTGCTGGTGGACGCGACAGCTGGGCTCAACGTCTATTCATGGTACAAACCGGTCAGATCAAATTCTGGCGTGACTTCGTACTCGGCCAAGACATGATCGACGAACACTTCCGTGCTCTGATGAATGACAAGTCCGGTGTGTTCAAGATGGTTACTGACCGTCGTCGTAACAACTCGCAGAAAGCCCTGGCTACAGGTCGAGTATCCGTAGCTGATGCTTCGAACATTGCTATCGTTTCGGCTGAGACTCTGAAATCCGCTACCGGTAAGTTGTACGGTAAGATCGAACAAGAATCTGTTCGTAAAGCTATCTTCGATAACAGCTACCTGCTGATGCTGATCGTTGTTGACGAACGCTGGCAGCGTGTACAGATCTGGCACCGTGGTGTTGATCTGGCTACTACCCACAAGTTCGATGAGATCGAGCGTAGTGAGAAATCGAAAGGCCCAGACATCACTGAAATGTTCAAGATGTTTAGCCGCACCATGCAAACCAATCTGTAATAAAGGACAGCCACAATGAGACTGCTCGAATACGTGGGTTCTTTGGCTCCATTCAAGGAGCGTAAGGAACTGCTTAACCAAATTGCCGACCTGGAAGAAGAATACGATTCTACGGTCGCACCCCTGTTGCCTGACGTCCGTGACGTGATCCTGTCAATCGATGTTCAATCGCAGATTGGCCAGAAGTACATTGCTGCCATGCAACGTTCTGTGAACTACCGTGGGAACTTCCTAGAGCTGTTCTTCCAGTCGATGGAAACCGTTCGTGGTAACCTGGGTATGGTCGTACAGGAAATCCGTCGTCTGTTCGCTTTCCAGTTCACCAATACCAACCTGACTATTAACCGTGCGAACATCCTGAAATATGTTGATGCCCTGAGCTTCTACATCCGCTGGGGTCGTAAGTTCATGTTGTTCTTGGTTACTCAAGAATCGCAATCGCGTGGTAAAGCTGCATCGTCGCACTGGGCCCCTGCTGAAGTCGACTGGGTTCAATCGAACATGGACCAGTTCATTGGTCTGTATCCAGCGATGATCCTGTCTCCAACTGAACTGAAACAAAAGTTCAATCAGGCTTCTGATGCCGAGATCAATCCAGAGACCTACGACCTGGCTACTCGCTCGCTGGGTGATGCCAAGATGGACCCACTGCGGATGTCTGGCTTCTCTCCACAACAGAACCCGTTCCTGACACTGGGCAAGTATATTGCTGAGTGGAAAGTAGCTCGTTACAAAGCTGCTCAAGAAGAACACAACGCACTGCAACACCGGCTGCTGGAACTGAAAGAGCAACTGGCTGGTAACCCTACTTCGCCTGTGCTGCAACGTCAGATCAAGATGTACGAAGAGCGTCTGTCTGAGTACGAGTTCGACATCAACGCTGCTGAAGCTAAAGCTCGCCAATAAAGGAATCTGACCATGGGTACGAATTCAGTAAAAATGAATAACGAATACTCCGGTGGTCAGGCTCAAGCACAACGTCGCTACATTACAAGTGTACGCGACGAACGTGTTTTAGACCTGTTCCAAGAGTATACCACTTTCCCTACTCGGGCAGTGCATTGGGACTTCCGTAAGCGTGTGATTGCTGAAGCGATTCGTTTGTTCGGGGGTAACTATAATTGGTTTATCCTCCAGGACACTAACGCACAACGTGTGGATTGGAACTACAAGTTCTTGCTCGATACCATTCGCTTTATTGCAACGGGTCGTCGTGAACTGAATATCCACTCGTGGCCAATGATGTTATCGGATGAACCACCTACTGGTCTCCAACTCATCGGTGGCCGCAGCGATGTACAGGATCTGTTCAAGACTCTGGCACTCAGCACTTCTCCGGAAGCCATGATTCAAAAGTGGTGCATGCAAAAGAATGGTTTCGATGACCTGATGTTTACAATGCACATGCTGTTCGGTAAAGCTACCGTCAAAATCAAATAGGAGTCAACATGGTTGGTGCAACCAATGCGATTGCTCCAGAGACCCCTAAATCAGTCGACGGGGTAGAACCCGTCGATATGATCGCCTCGCTCGAATATCAATTCGTATCTCTGGAAGAACGCACAGAGGCAACGCTACGTAAGCTAGCACAAAGCTTGTCCTTCGGTGTTGCGTTGGAAGCTCAACGGTTAGATCCCGATGAGACGATGTTCCAGTACGCCTTAGAAAAGTTCTCAGATGTAGCACCTAGGGAGTATCTCTCCTTAGAGGACATCTCTAATGCTTCTAAGAAGATCTGGGACAAATCAGTGGAGTCGTTAAAGCAACTCCAAACTGAAACGATCGAGTATGCACGTGTGATTAACGTGGGGGCTGATAAGCTCGCTGCTAAAGTCAACATGCTGTATGAACAGTCTCAGGCCATAAAGAACCCGCCCTATAAGAGCGAGTTCACATTGCGGTCTCCTAAGAAGTTCAATATCGATGGTCAATACGAACCGAAAGATATTACACGGGTCATCACGTTAGCGAACTCTGCTTTTGCTTTCTATGACAAAGTGTTCTTGAAGTACATCGACGAAGTGTCTAAAGTCTTTGACAAGCTTACGTTCAACAATGACTTCACAGAAGAAACCGGTATTGACTTCTCTAAGCTAACACCACCATCGTGGATGCTTAAGGCTGAGCAAGTAGAACAAGACGATCGTATTCGTGTAGCTTCGCCACTATATCGTACGCCTCCAGTCCAAGGGAACAAATCGCTTTATGCGTCTGGTCCTATTGAACATGAAGGTGAGGACGATAAGGTAATGAACTGGGCAGCAATGGTTAATACGGTTCGAGATTTCTCTTTCCGTTATTACACCGTCCGTGAACTGCAAGGCCCTGGCCAAGATGGCTTGGTCGTTGAAGTGGATAAGATGGGTTCGATCCAACAACGGCTCAGTCAACTGTTGGCTCTGTCTAAACGATTCCAATCTCGGAAGGGATACGAATCTAAGTTAGCTCAGTCACTTCGTAAGATCCAGATCTCTGGTGAGAAAGTTCGAACTAAAGCAGGTCAGTTTAAAGCTGAACCTGATGATGCCGATAAACAAGACGATGAAAACAAATCTGTTAAGGGTCGTCCTGCTATTTCGGACATTGTCCAATCGGTTACATTGATGATAAACAATGTCTCTCGTATGGTCACCGACTACAACAACGCGCTGGCTGGGGTTTTGAGGACTCTAGGTGGTTTAACGTATGTTGCTGAATTGGAGCTACAGGCATACCAACCTCCTCTCCGTAAACCTACTAAAAACGAAATCGCAGGTAACACAAATGTCCCTCGAACTTGAAAGGATTCGGCTTCAAAATAAATTAAGAACTCTCGGGGAGATGTTAGTCTCACTTGAAGAGTATCGTCAACTAGCAGCAGGTGGGTTGTCCCGTCAAGCAGCTATTGTTGTCGGCCATGACGTCATTCGAATCTCTCGCTACATCGGTGAAGAAACAGCTTCTCTAGAAAGCCATACTGATTTGAAGAACGCCGTGTCACTGGCACTGAGTATGGAAGACTCGAGTTCTATCGGTTCTAAAGTATCGTCAGCTATCGCCCGCTTTAAGGAGTGGTTGAAAAAGATCTACGAGATGGTCCGTAACCAAGTAGGTGCACTACTGACCTCGTTCTCCAAACTGCGAGAGAAAGTAGAGACCCTGAAAGGTACTGTCAAATCCGTACCTGATACCAACACCGAAGTTCACATCCCAGCCAAACTTGCTCAACAGGTTTCCATTCAAGGAGACTTTGGTAACGGTAACTTTACCCAGCTCCGTGCATTGGCTAACTTTGGTGCAGTTGCTTATCCTGATGCAATCAACGACTTCTATTTAGAACTGGCTTCTGTAGTTAAATCGTTCGATCCAAGTCATGACGCTACCACTATGGTTAAGGCCGTACAGGAATCGTTGGCTCCGTTGAATTTCTCGAACATTGATAATCAGACTTACCCAGGCAACGTAATGATTGTGCCGGATGAATCAGGTTATAACTATTCGATCGCTGAAGTTGAAGCACGAGTAGTCGATGAAGAAGTTGTTCGTAAGGTCCGTAGTTCTGGTGAGCTTACCCAGGTATTGGATCATCTCATCAACATCATTGGTGTTGCAGAGAAACTTGAGGAAGTATCTGCACGTATCGAAACATCGATCAACAAAGTTGTTGAGGCTACTGATGAATTAGAAGCTAAGGCCAAAGACGGAGATGAGGAGAAGCAGCAGAATGCTAACGCCATGATCACTACGGTCCTACAGAACACTGCGAAAGTTGATAACAATAACTCGAGTATCATTCGGTATCTGGGTCGTGTCATCGAAGCACACCTGAAGATTATCGATCACGAAGTTAAAACCGCCACGAATTCCCAAAGGGTTTAATCATGCAAAACGAAGAAGAAATCTTTGGCACAGTAGAACCTGTAGCCGTTGAGAAAGAAGAGATGATCGACTTTGGTCTAGTCGAAGATGAAAAGGCAGCTGAGTTCATTGACCATGAAATTGAAGAGATCGTAGAAGCTTCTGTTGCACTGGAAAGCTATCAACAGATCCTTACCGCTGCTAAGTGGGATGGTATCTCCAAGCAAACTGCTAAGGCTATGTTGATTGGTTTGAAGCGGGTTGATAAAGTACTGGGTGCTAAGTCTGAACTCGTCATTGCCTTGGAAGACGAAACCAACGGCGATATGAAACGGATCGGTAACGAACAATCGAAGTCAGTCACTAAAGAAGGGCTTGGCGCTAAAGCGAAAGCATTGTGGGAGAAATTCAAAGCCCTTATGCAGAAGGCTATGGAGAAAGCGAAAGCGCTCTGGGAGAAACTCTTCGACAAGAACCAGCAAACCGCTACCAAAGCGTCGGAACTGAAACAAATTGCCCGTGAGGAACACAGTGGGCCAAACGGTGCCAATGGTGGTCGTAAGGTTACTATTCCTGCCAGACTGGCCTTCTACGCTGTAATCGACGATAAGCCTGTAGATCCCTCGTACTACCACGAACTAGCTGATTGGTGTTTCAACACCATGGCGAAGCACGTCCAAGATGGCATTGACCAGGTCTACAAGGCTATTGGCGATTCTGATCTGGAAGGTATGAAAGCGGTAGTTGGTCGGGAAGTTCCTGCTTATACCGGTAAGAAATATCCGAACATCACCATCAATTCCAATGATAGTGGTGGATGGGCTGTGGTGACTGGTACTGAGAGTAGCGACGCTGTAATTCAAGTCCGTGAACTCAGTGCATACACGGCGGCACTCGATAAGGTGAAGATAGAAGCTGAGTTCCTGACTGAACATCGGCACAAAGTTTTGTCACTGCAAACAAAACTGATGAAACTACTGATGGATGGACATGCCAACGTACAAGACGTCGACTCTTCTATTATCAATGTGCTCATTGATGTATTGAAAGATCTCAAGGCATTGCAAGAGCAAGCGCAGCATCTCTACATGTTCCTCAGTAAGGCACAGTCCGCTATTCTGGAAGCTCTCCACACAGAAATCTAAAACTACTAGATCGGGGCTTGTCCCCGATCTTATGTATCTTTTAACCTGAGGACCTGCTATGCTGAACATGAAAGCATATCTCCCTTCCATGGAAGACTTCGATAGTCTCCCTGATACCCTAAGAGACGACGTGTCCACTGATGGTGAAAATACGTACGTCGCAGGTATCCCGGAAGAACTGATCAAACCCTTAGATAACTCCGAACAGTCTAACGAAGATGATGGTGTTATCACTAACATGCTACAAAAGCAAAAGAACGCTGAAGACACCGAAGAAGCCTACGAGGAATCTGAAGAGAAGAAGTTTGAAGAAGAACATCCAAAAGAGGATGACACTGCAGACTCTTCCGAAGTTGATCTAGGTGGTGGTGACCAAGACGCTGGTACTGATGAACCAGTCGAAGGTGACGACGAAGATGTACAGTCGGATGCTCCAGCTGAAGATTCTGATAACCAAGAACTATTAGATGGCGATGAACCTTCTGAAGACGATGAGGAAGAAGAATCTACCACTGATGTGCAGTATGCCGTTGAGTGCTACAAGGATCTGTTGCGCAGTTCCGGTAAAGATCTGACCCATCAATCCGCTGCCTTTATGGTTGTTGGTCTAGAACGCATCCAGAAGCGTCTAGGGATCGTGAACGTTTCTAATGAGTCCTATCTAGAAGGCCCGAGTGCACAACGCTACACGGTGTCCGCTGAAGGGTTAGGCGAGAAGCTTAAAGAAGCCGGTAAAGCAGCGTGGGCTAAGATCCTGGAACTGTGGAACAAACTGAAAGGTCTGTTTGCTAAGTTGTTCCAAGGGGTCGAACAGAAGAAAGAAGAAAACGTATATCTGTTGAAAGTCTTGGACGTAGCTGAAAATGCTCCTGAGAAAACAGACACGATTCCTGAGCCTCCAGCATCTCCGACACGCAAACCATTCAAAGCCGGTGAAGCCATTGCCCGATACAAGAAGAACAAAGCCGCAATGCAACGGGCTAAGGAATTCAAAGAGCAACTGGACAAGGATAACAAGCCCGCTCCGGAAGTAGCTGAGAAGACCTACACCACGATGCCACGTTCTCTGTTCATGATTGGTGAAAGCAATGAGCTATCTTTTGATGGAGCTGGCGAAATTGAAGTTCTCGACTACATTCAGAACTCTTGGCTACCTGCAATTGAACGACTGTACGGTGCATGTAACTCGATCGTAAGTGCAAACAAACCAAATGAAATCACAGAAGGTTTCCTGATGGTATTGGATGGTACTATTCTTAGAGATTACAGAACACCAACCATTCAGACTGCCGGTAACTCTACGTTCAATCCGATTGAAGATCAACTAGGTTGGGCCATCCGTAACACTTCAGAAGGTGATGGCGTTGGGGCTAAGATTGGTATTAAAGCCAATGATCCTAATGCAGTTACTGCAGGTAAAGCTAACGAGAAAGTACTAGCTCGTTTGGAAGCCCTGAAACCGTCTACGGATAAAGTCGAGCAATACATCGCCAAGTTCGAAGAACTCGTTAATAAGCTGAAAGGTAACGACGAAGCCATGTCGGCTATCGCTCGTGTCAGCCGTGTGTGCAACATTTACGATATCGGTCGTACAATGTCCTACATCGAAAACCGCGTTAAAGTCCGTCTCCACTTCATGGACATGGTTGCTGCAGCGACCATTCAATACAACACTCCTTAAGGAAACCACCATGCTGAACCTCTCGGCTTACGTTACATCGAATGAAAACTTCGATGATGCTATCCCATCGCCACTGATGGATGGCGATATTCCAGCGGTAGTAGAACCCGCTGTTGATTTTGTAGCTCCTGTTGCAGATCTGCCAGTAGAACAAGTTGTTGAACTACCTCCAGAACTCGACCCTACTCCACTGCAACCCCTGGAAGCCCCAATCGTCCAGGAAGAAGTACTTGCCGAGAATGCTGACTCCGAAGCAGGCCAACTGCTGGGTGCACAGATCGCCCTGGAAGGTTACTCGAAACTCCTGCGTAGTTCCGGCACCAACATGACTCGCCAATCGGCTGCTTTCATGGCGGTAGGTATGCAACGTGCTACTCGTCTGATGGGTATCACTAGCCTGGGTCTGGAGAACGAAAGCTCTGGTACTCAAGTCATGGCTATGCAAAAAGCCACCGTCGATGAGAAAGGCATTGGTACTAAGCTGAAAGAAATCGGTGCCAAGATCTGGGAATGGCTGCGTAAGAAAGCCGCACAACTGAAAGAGTTCTTCAATTCCCTCCGTGGCGAGAAGAAGAAAGAAGCAGTTGTATACCTGATTGCTGCCACTGAAGCCGTAGCGACTAACAACCCTGAAAAGGTTAAAGGTCTGTCAGCTCCGTCTGGCCTGTCGGTTAGCCAAGTACTCGATGCTATCCATGGTAAAGAAGCCCGTAACCCAGGTGCTCCTAAAACTGTCCAAGTTCCAGCAGCTTTGGCTATGGCCGTAACTCGTGGTGGTAAGCTGGATCTCTCCATGGATGCCGAAAACAAGTGCCGTAACGAAGGTCTCGTTCAGTACATTGCCGACGCTACTGATATGGTTACCCAGCTGACCGATCTCCTTAAGCAATCCGGCAAAATGGAGATTGAAGAAATTCAGGATCGTTCTGCCGATATCGTTCGTAAGACCATGTCTGGGAAACAGAACAAGTGGGAAATCCACGGTGCTGTGGTTACCCGTTCTCAAGACGGCGTGCTCGCAATCGAGATTTCTGAAGAAAGCGATGCAGTAGAAGTAGCCCTTCCTTCACCACAAGATCTGCGCAAGTACATGGAAGCGGTTAAGCAAGCCATTGAATCGGAAGATCAAAAGGCTATTGATACTGCTAAGAAATTCTCTGCCGCTGGCGAACGGATGATTAGTGAAGGTGATTCGTCAACTAGCGATTTGCCACACGAACAACAAGAAGCTATTTCCAGTGCAGTTATCAAAGTACTGAAAGGCTATGAAGTTGAAACTCGTGTTATCGAAGTTGGTCGTTACCTGGACAAACTGTCTACCCGTGCTATCAAAGCTACCGATTTCTTCCTGGCTGCTCACTTGGGTAAAGGCAACACCGTATCGCAAGAAGACTTCGAAGCTCTGCCTTCTCGTGCTCTGACTGTAGTTGGTGGTCAACAAAAATCCGGTCCTGGTTTGCTGCAACGTGCAGGTGCTGCTGGTAAAGAAGCATGGCGTAAAATCAAAGAGTTCTTCGCACGCCTGTGGGAACAATTCTCGAACTGGGCTAAGAACCTGTGGCAGAAAGTCTTTGGTGTTGAAAAGAACACAGACGTACTGTTGCTGACCAACGGCGCTGTTCCAGAAGAAGGCCAGCCTGCTTCTAGCGCTCCGCTGTCTCTGCCTAACGGTACTCGCCTGAAGTCTGTTCAAGCTGCCCGTATGCTGAGTGGTCCATCGGCTGCTCCTGGCGAAGCACCAGTAGACGCTGTGATTGAAGAACCAGTTCCAGAAAGTCCGTCTGCACCTAGCCTGCCGAAAGGTATGGTCTACATCCCAGAAGCTGGTGATCTCTTTGTTGGTGGTGACATCCAACTGGATCCAGTTTGGGAAGAAGCAATGACTAACTGGCTGATCCGTCACTACATTCCTACTCAGGAAAAGATCGCACGTGATCTGACTTCGTATGCTGGTAGCGCTTCGTTCGATGACGGCATCATGGGCTTCAGTGAGGTTATTGAACGCGCAATCCCACAACTGTTCCAAGGGATGCCAACTCAGGCAGTACCTGGCCAACGAACCATTGCTCCTGGTGAGGGTTGCAAGATCCAAGTTCGTCAAGAAGGCATGATGGGTGAGCTCCCACCGGTCAAGATCGCTAAGAAGCGTCAGATCGATCAAGCTCTGTCTCGTCAGAAGAAACTGCTGAAAGCTCTGGCGGGTATCGAGAAATCGCGTATCGCCATGGAACGTCAGCGTGCTCAACTGAACCAAACCCTGGACCGTCGTGTTGCTTCGGGTGTTCCTGAAGAGAACGTAACTCACTTCTACAACGCCATGGAACGTCAGGTAATGGTTAGTAGCGCTGTTGTGGTAGCTGGTGTCATTACTAAGATGTGCGACGCTCGTGTTGCTGCATGCGATGCAATGATCGCTGCTCGTGCCAAAGGCAAAGCCTAAATAGATGGGAGCCTTCGGGCTCCCTTTATTTCGAACTACCCAATGCTATGTTAATTGCAATTAGCTCAGCACAAATTCCTTGAGGAACAAACATGAAACTCAAAAAACTTATGGCAGCCCTGGAAAACTTCGAGGAAGCGCCAATTCCAGAATCTGTCGTTGCCGTAGCTGAAGGTAATACTGTTGATCCGCAAGTCGTTGACTCTGCCGCTCCAGTAAATGAACCTTCCACTATTCCTGACGCCGGTGAGATGCCTGCCGGTATCCCTGAAGTATCGCCGCTTCCTGTTATCGAAGAAGCTCCGATTGTTGCAGAAGCTCCAGCTGTAGTACCTGCCGCTATTGAAGGCGAAGGCCCTGTTATCGCTGAAGAGATCCCACTGGAAGCAGCTGGTGAACTGATCATCGAATCGCCGCTGGATCACGACAACACCATGGACATGATGGATCAAACCATCGTTGAATCCACTGCCCTGAGCAATGACCTTACTGAGGTCGTTGAAACTCAAGTAGCTCTGGAACAATACGCTAAGTTGCTGCGTCAAGCTGGTCCAGATGGCATCTCCCGTCAAGCCGCTGGTTACCTGCGAGTAGGTCTGGAACAATTCCAGTCTGATGGTCACATCGACTTCTCCAAACTCATCGCTTCTATGGAAGACATGGGTGAGGGCGAGAAACAACACCTGCTACCTTCGAAACTGAAATCCGATACACTCGGTTCGAAGATCAAAGAAGCTGCAGGTAAGATCTGGGAATTCCTGAAGAAGCTTATTGAGAAAGGTAAGAAGTTTGTTAATGACCTGCGCAATGGCGTTATTGGTCTGGAACGCAAACTGAATGCTGCTAATAAAGCTGCTCAAGCTAGCAAAGGTTCCAAAGGGGAATTCAAGATCCCTAATCCAGATCGCATTGCTATCGCTGGCAAGGTTAACCCTAACTTCCCAGCCGAACTGAAAGCAATCACTGGCCTGGCAGCTAAAGTCTATCCAGAACGCATGACTCAGTTCTACAATGCTCTTGCTTCCGCTATTGGTAACTACGATCCTGCTCATGATGACATGTCGTCGGTTCGTGACATCGTAGCTAAGGCTGGTTCCGTTCTTGAAGACATCAAGTTCTCGGATCGCCCTCTACCTGGTGGTGTGGCCATTGATGTATCTGATTCTGGTCTTTCCTATGGTATCAAAGAAGGTGAGGGTGGTAACGTAGGCGATACTACTGCGCAAGCTCGTTCGTCTAACATCATCCAATCTGACCTGAAAGACATGGGTACCGTTCTGCAAGCGCTGAAGGATTATCCGAAGCACTATGAAAACATGGCTGCCGCTGCTGAGAAAGTAGGTCAAGCTCTGGAACGTCTGAAGAAAGCTTCGGCTGCTGAAGGCATGGAAAATAGCGCTGCCGAAAACGCAGATAACATGTCGTCTTCGGTTGGACAGCTGCTGCACAAGGCAAACCCACGCGGTAACGAAATCATCCGTTACTTGGCTCGCACCACTTCTGCATACGTAGATGTGATCCTGGCTGAACTGAAAGTCAACAACGATAAAGGTTCGAGTGACTCGAAAGAAGTTGCTGTAGCTTAAACTAGAGACGGGGCCTTGGGTCCCGTCTTATGTTAGGAGGTCCAATGGACGTAAAAGCTAGACTGACTAATCTCGAAGAACGCCGTGGTGAAACGAGCGACGAGTGGATGTCTAAGTTCTATAAAGACTCTGGGGGAGATGCTAATGAAGAACTCCTTAAGCTGACGCAAGTGTTGGCTGATTCCGATAAAGACACGACTGCTGAAGTCATTGATCTAATCGGTAGCCTGGAACACTACAAACCTTACGAGTCTATCGGTGACACCCCGTTCTTCTTTACGGGCATGGAAAACGTCAGTGATACGGTTGTACGAATCTTCGATCGGATTATTGCGTTTATCAAGAAATGGATAAAGGTATTCGTAGATGCGGAATTTAAACTTTCGTTACATACTGCGTTGCATGGTCATTCGTTGGAGAACATTCGCACTAACATGCGAACTCAATCGCGTACAGCGAAAGATAGCCCGTCATTCACGGTTGGTACGCGGATCGTAAACCTCTCAGTAAACTATCGTCCCATTAACAATGCAATCAATTTGATTAATGGCCTGACGGTATTGCGTGCGGTAGCCGATAACTATTTCACCACCCATTCGGAGAACGTGTTGTCTCGGGTGAACCAAGTAGTGATTGCTGTGAACGATCAGAAGGATGCGGACTATTTAGCAGACCTGATGCGTCAAGTAAGTCCGGTTAAGATCGGTACTGCTTCAGTAATGAAGCTGGATAATGGCGAATACATTTCTCCCCACTTGATGGGTAATCACCGATTCGTTATTACCGATACCAACAAACACAGTACGGATCAAGTAGACCAAGTAGCGGGTACTCGTGTCAAGATGGTTCCATCCCAATTGACTCCCGTAGAATCTCCACCGGCTATTCGATTCGAACACTTCGATAACAACATGATGGAAGCAGTACTGACCAAGTGCGATTCGATTCTGGCTATTTTGTCCAAGTCTAACAATGGTACTGGTCGTCATGCACGTAGGCAAGGGCTAGCAAGCCTTCTCGCTGCGATAGAACGCGTTAACGCAGAAGTACAGCGTAACGGTGTACGTAGTGAAGAAGATGCTCGTAGAGTCGTTGCAGTGCTTGAGTCATACGTAGCTTGGATTGCTGATCCATACACGTCTATCTATGCGTATGTACTGCGAAATGTCCGTGCAGCCCTAAACGTCTGCGAAGCCAACATCGCTTAGTTTTACGCAATCTTGTGAAACGACGTTTCGTCCAAAATTGTCGGGCTGTGCCATGGACGAACGGCATGGCCAAAAGTGTTTAATCCTGTACAGGTACTAATCAATGAATATCTTGTCTTATCTCACTCCGTCTTTTGAAGACTTTGTTGACGCTCCAGTAGGTGCTGATCAACTAGCGCACAATTCAGCTGCACCGGGTGGTGAAGCACCAGCTGCCGCAACTGCAACTACTGAAGCTCCTGCTGATAGCCTGGAAATCCCAGAATCGGTTGGTCCAGCTATGGTTGCTTCGGCTGACGAAGTACAAGCTGCACAAGTAGTAGAAGATCCGGGTCACTCGGAAGCAGCTCAGGCTGCAGAACAAGCCAGCGATGCTAATGCCGCTGTAATCGAACAAGCACAAGTAGCTCCAGCTGAATCCGCTGGCGGTGCAGAAGCACCTGCCGCAGAAGAACCAGCTGCTGAAACTCCTGTAGAGGAAACTGGTGATGAATCCGCCGATTTGGGTGCAGACACTGGCGAGGCTGTTGGTGGCGACGCTGGCACTGACGGCGGCGATGACCTGGGCGCTGATGCTGGTGGCAGTGATTCCGCTGACGATCTTGGCGGAGCGGAAGAACCTGTTGAAGATGCAGGTTCGGAAGATGGTCTCGGTGGGGATGAGTTGGGTGGCGAGGAAACTGGCGGTGATGAAACCGGTTCCGAGGAAACTACTGAACTCGAAGAACCAGTAACCGAAGAAGAAGACGGCCTTGGTGGTGACGAAGGCGCGGAAGAAGGTGGTGATGATGGTCTGGGCGACGGAGCTGAAGGTGGTTCCGAAGAAACCGGTAGCGAAGCCGAAGGCGAAGAAACCGGTGAAGAAGAAAGCGAAGGTGAAGAAGAAGGTAGCGGCGAAGAAGAGTCCGGTGAAGAAACTGGCTCCGAAGAAGAAACCGAAGCCGAAAGCGAAATCGGCGAAGAAACCGATTCTGATGAAGATGACGGGGTTGACCTCGATATCCCTGACGTAGATACCGAAACCACAGAAGACGATGTTGTTGAAGCGGAAGAAGAAGCCGACGAAGCAGTTGCTGAAGATGAAGAACTCGACGAGGAAATCGTTGATACTTCTAAGTCGGTAGCTGAACTGGAAGGCGACGTTGCTTCGACTGAAGAATTCATCGGTGTTCTGCAACACGGTATTCGTACCAAGCGCTTCAACGCACAGACCGTAGCTCTGGCTCAGTCCAAACTACAATACCTGGCTGCTAAGCTGGATCGTGAAGCTCCAGTCATTCCTTCGATGGAAGACTACTCGGAAAAGAACCTGGACGCTTACTACACCAACTCGCTGGAATCGTTCGGTAGCTTCCTGAAGAAACTGAAACATGTCCGTGACAGCTTCATGGATAACTTCGCTAAGTCCATGAACGAGAAGATGCATCTGAAGGCTGTTGAAACTCAGGCCGATGCAATCAACAAAGCTCTGGACGTACAGATCCTGCGTGTTAAAGATCTGACTCTGGATTCAGCTGTTACCGTTAAAGTGCCAGCTGCACTGCGTGGTGAAGGTGGTCCGGTTAAAGCAGTTACCGCTGAGATTCAATGGCTGGGTGAAGTTGCAGGTGTGTTCGCACATGACCGTAAGTTCCTTGAAGCCATCGCCAAGCTGCTATCGCAGGCTGCTAAAGAAGGCGACTCGGTTAAGTCCACTGGTATCGTACAGAAAGCACTGAAAGTTGGCCTGCCATGCAAAGCCTACCCTGCTTCTGTTTACCAGCCATCTAAGCTGGCTAAGTTCTCGTTTGAGAAAGTAGAGAAGAAAGCTACTGGCTCGATGGTACAAGACATGGCCAACCTCGGTGAGCGTGCTATCCCAACATCGGTTCAAAACGATGGCGGTGTAGGTAATGGTCCTGAGTCTGTAGAACTGAAGAAAACCGAACTGGTTAAGATGCTGCAACTGGCCAAAGTCCTGATTGGTCTGAGCCGTGGTACTGCGGCAGCTGCTGGTAAAGGTATCATTGATTCTATCGACGCCGTTAACCGTGCGAAGTCTGAAGGTAACCAAGTTGATCGTGCTGGTGATAAGCAATCCGTTGCTGAAAACGACAAAGCCCGTAATGCCCTGGTTACTCAGTTCTGGAATGCAATGCAGACCTCGACTGACAACTACGCTAACTTCCAATGGCACTTGATCCTGCTGGCCGATAACCTCGTCCACCTGGTACAGAAAGTCAAAGGTAGCACAGCTGCTAAGTAATAACATAAGTGCCTTCCCTCCGGGGAAGGCTTTATGCCGAATCTTATGACTTTCAAACTAACGAGGGGTGTGACATGCCTCATGCATTAATGGTCTTGCCAGATACATACGACTCAGTAATCCGTCGTGTAGCGGTAGACCTTACGGAACAACTGTCAAACATCATCGACATCCCTAAAGGTACACATGTGTATCTCCCAGGTTACTCTGAAAAGATTCCTCTGGATAATGGTGGCTTCGGTGCATGTTGTTCGACAGAGATCGTTTATGACCCTGAGGCACGAGCCGTCATTCGTTATCAGGATATCGCTGATGACAACTTCGCGTTGACCACAGCAGTAAACACATTCAAGAACCTACCGATTTGGGAAGATCCCATTCGAGACATTCAGGTTTGTCCAGTACGTCGGATGGTTGACTTCCGAGTAGATATCGAATATCAATCTAGTGGTATCGTAGAAGCTAAGCGTTGGTTAGATGAACAACGTGCTCGTGTTTCACGAGGTGGTGCTGAACTAACGTTGAAGTTAGATTACTACTACATGCTTCCCCGTCCACTACAAGCCTTGCTAAGAGCAATGTACGATACGATCCAGTGTAGCGATTGGCCTATCGAAGAAACGTTCCAGGAATATCTGGATAAGTACTTCTGGCAATCTCATACACACGTAGCGACATTGACTATCCAGCATGAGCAACCAGCAATCCGTGAACGACAGCTTGATGTAGTTGGTTGGTTTGACTACACTGGTACTCCGGATACACCAGCAGCGAATAGCGACAAAGCGGGTGCTTACACTGTAACCGTTACTTACACCGTACGGTTCGAACAACCTACACATGTGTATGTTCGTTATCCACTGATTTGTCATCAGAATCCGATTCCAGATTTGTTCTGGCCTAAGCAACAACCGAAGCGTTACCAGCAAGTTCAGCGCAAGCAGTCTTACTTACGTGGTCCATTAGACCGTAGGTTCGTAGCACCTCGACCCAAGCACGTACCGTATATTCAGTATCCACAAGTAAACGACTGGACAACTAACCTTAAGCCTTACGATGCCTTTACGTTCTATACAGGGCTGGTAAGTATTGAGAAAGACGATCGGCGTAGTTTGTTGGACCTCACTAATATCGGTGATTGGTTCTTCACTCCACACTTCATGGAATACTTCACTGATCTAGGTACCAAGTGTATCCTACGTCCAGGTGGGTTGTTTAACTTCCGACTGTATCGCAACAACGAATGGATGGACTTACAGCTGGAACTAGAACCTGGCACGACAATGCTTAAGGCTCCATTTGATCTAGACCCAACCAAGTACTACCACATCGAGATCTCTATTGATCGGAACTGGTGGGCTGTCCATGATAAGGTTTGGGATGATCTGCGTAATTACCCAACTGTATTCTGGACTATGTGTAATCTGTTCAGTGTCAGTGTTGGACGCAAGCCTATCGAAGAGATGAAGTTGTTGGGTGTGAAACTCAAGCAACGTCTTCCTGTAGAGGGTTGTCCAGGTGAAGGTACGTCTGAGTGGACTAAAGATGTTCCAGTGTTTAAGACTGGGGTAGTTAAACAAGAAGACGTTACACTGGCTCGCCGACAAATGGAAATGCGTGGTGGTCCTTGGTTCCGTGGTAATCGCGATGGAATCATGACTGTGTTGTGTGGCGATATCGTAACTGTTAGGAGAGAATAATGCCTATCGTACAACCGGCTAAGAAGCCAGAAGAACCGTGCTATGATGCTGGTCAAGGTCCAGTACCTGACGGTGCGGTTAAGATTGAAACAGAAGTGTTCCGTGGCATTACCATCGACAAGGAATACGCTCCACCTTCGCACTTGATGCAGTGGACTTCTGGTTCGAACTGGATTGTGGATTACTGGTCTCAGATCTTGCGTCCTGACCAAGAACCCACACCACAAAACGTGATGCGTGAACCACATGCACAGCAGTACCGTTGGCTTAAGCGTATTCCGCTGAAAGTTAGCCAAGCACTGGATGGCCAGGCTGATGATCAGATCAACGTCTGGACACGTACTGGTTCTGGTCACACCTACGGCTTCATGACTCCCAACCAAGGGGACATGTTTGCAGCAGGTATTGGTAATGGTAAGACAGGTTTGTTCACCATTACTTCCGCTAGACGTGTAACGATCCAATCGGGTTCTACGTTTGCAATCGAATGGAAACAAGTCAGTGAGCTTACTGAAGAACGATTCAATGACCTGAAGCGTAAGTCAGAAGAAGTCTATTACTTCTCTGCTGCTTCGGCTAATGCTGGCTGTGGTCCATTCGTTACAGAAGAAGAACAATACCGTACGGATATGTACCGTCGATTGATGCGTACATTAGTAGACCAGTACATCACGGATTTCTTCTCCAAAGAACATTCAACGTTCTTAGTACCCGATCAGCTTTATAAGACGTACGACCATTGGGCAACTAAGGCATTCGTGTCTATGGTTGATACCACGATGGATGGACGGATGCGTAAGGTCAAGTTGCTGAACGTAATGTCTGAACCCGTAATGTCTCAGCCTACGCTATGGGACGCTATCCTGCGACATGACATGGACAAGATCACGGATTCCACCGAACGGACACATCTCGTTAACACGAAGATCTCCCGTTGGCGTCCTGAACTACAAGCAATCGGTTACTCTGGTATCCCTCGGTTTGCATTCCCCATCGAAGCACCTACTGACGTAGACTCGCAATACGATGGTGAAGACCGTGCACGCCCATGGGGTATTCCTTATCACGAAGGTAAACCCCGTCGTCCTCTACCAGGTCCTTACCGGACACAAATGGAACGAGACCTAGAATGGTTCCGTCGAGTTAAACCAGAAGACGAAAGAAACTATGTCGGACAAGAGTATCGCATCCCTGCAGATATCCATCCGATCGTTCGTGACAACTTCTATGTGTTCACTGAGTCGTTCTATCGCTGTGATCCACACCTCCAGTCTAAACTAGAGATGTTGACTACGTCGATGATTCGTCGTGAAGAAATAGACAAAAAACAATTTGATGCAATGTTAGAGAACATCCGGTATTGGGATAACCTCGAACGGTATTATTACTACCCGGTTGTAATCGCATTGCTGAAGTACGCAATGTAGGTAAATCATGGAAAAAGCACTGATCACCCGTAACACCGCTGCATGGCGGATTTGGAATTTGAGATATCATGTTCAGATTCCAACCCTGGCACAATACTCAGCTGAATACCTGCGTACGAACTACGTTGGTATCTCTGGGGACAAGCAACTCGATAAACTACGCATGAACCAACTCGTGGATGTTAAACAGACATGTGCTGGCCTAGCCATGATTATCGATGAAGGTTATTCGTTCACTATTCTGAATCGTTGGGACTGTGTCCAGATGTATTCGGATATCCAAGAACACTTCCGTAATTGGCTTGACATGACGTATGGTGGTTACCCACCAGAAGCATTCCCTCCAATTGATGATTTACGTTTGTTGGAACGAGTGGCATTGGAGATGCACGCAGAAGCACAACGGTTGTCCCCTAAGGATCGAGAGATTGCTTCCCGTATCTTTGATGGCATCGCACGGATGAACCGTCGTCGTAACTTGGTGGCTTCTGATAAACAAGCTCGTGAACGAATGATGCAGGGTGGTCAGATCCGTCCCTACAACTCAATGGTCGATCAAATCGAACGTTACATGCTGGAGTAAGAGATGTCTGTTGATAACACGCTATTGATGCGAGAAGTAGACGACATCCGAGATAACGGTGAAGGTAACTCGGGTTGGCGGATTGATTGTCAACTGATCGCTAATGAAACCCAGTGGATCAAACCTTTCAAAGTGGAATACGAATCGCTGACTCGAGACTACGCTTCTAAAGAACAGTTCTCCGATCGCCGTATGATTCAGTTCTTGATGAACCAAGGGGACTTCCAATACGACGTTGTACCGAATCGAGATAACCTGCAATGTGAAGTTGTGTACGTGCCTTTGAAGTACAACTCGAATGCAATGGACACTACCCGTAAGTCTGAAGTGAAACGTTATCGGGCTGTGCTAATGACGCAGTTCAACAACGCGATTACAAACAAAGACTCTCAGGTTAACTCACGGGAATCTTTAAACCAACTCGGTATGATGTCTGTAGCCGTACAGCTTATCGGTGAAGATGCATTCCGTGTGAACATGATGTCTTACGGTAATGGGTTACGCCAAGTACAACCAATGCAGGCCATCCAAGAAGTCTTAGCTTCTACGTTGGGAGATGTCAGTACCCAAGATAACAAACGCGTTAAGGGTATTAACTTCCTAGATGGGTACAACACAGAGATCCGTACCGTAATGGATTTCCCTGATGGGATCATGTTGAAAGACGTACCCCATTACATCCATGAAGAAGAAGGTGGGGTTTACCCTACAGGCTTTGGTCGGTATCTCCAAGATCAGTATTGGTACATCTATCCCTTGTACGATTCGACTCGTTACAAGAAGAACATGAAAGTACTGAAACTGATCAACGTACCTAACGATCGATACCAAGGTGCTGAGCGAACCTACAAAGTCGATGAGCAACATGTAACAGTGCTCGCTACAGGCGATGCAAGCTCATTAGACAGCGGTTTAGCCGATAACCTTAAACAGGGTAACGGTTTACGCTTTGGCGACGTTACGAAGCTCCTAGGGGACTTTGGTACGTCTAAGGATAACCGTACGCTGGTAGACCGAGCATCTACACTGTTCGAAGTATCTACAGGTTTGCTGGAGTCTGGGTTCAACAACGTACGATGGGCTTATGATCGTGCTACGTCTAACCCATTCAAGCATTACTCGGAGATGGCTAAACGACGTGGGATGTTCTTGAAGCTACAATGGTTCCATGGTGATTCTGATTTGCTGTTCCCTGGTATGCCCGTTAAGTTCATGACTGTCAATGACAACTCAGTAGAAACATACAACGGTGTTTTATTAGGTGTAGACGAATCTAGAGCCCAAGGTGATTCCAACGTTGAAGTAACTTCTCACGTGGGTATTGTTACGCTGGGTGTATTCATTAACCGTAAAGAAGGTGATCCGGTCATTATTGACCCAGATGCACCTCGTACAAACTAACATACGTCCCTCCCGATCGGGAGGGACTATGACAGGTATCAATATGCAGGGCATCAATCATTTCGTTCGTGTAGAACAAGCTTGGTCATATAACCTGATCGGTAGTTTAAAGGACCTAATGTCAAACGACATCAACATGCAGTTGGTCGATGACATCTACAAGAAGACAGCTGCTTTCTTGTTGGCTCGCCACCAGTTCTATCTAACGCACAACAACCTGCAATACAATGCATTCATCAATAGCCTGCGTGAACACTTCGAGAGCTACAGTCCTGGGTTCAATCATTTCTTCTATTACTTGGAGAACTTGTTCCGTTTCATTTCTCCGGCATTAGGACAGATCTTAAGTCCTATTGTGAGTGTAACTACGATCACTACAGATACAGGTGATATTGAAGGGTTTGTATTCAGTACGTAAAAAGTCGATTTAAACTTGTTGAAAGCCTATATTACGAACGTGAATGTATACACATAAAAGGATCGTTTTATGGACTTCGCATCTAAAGCTCTGTTGTCGGTTCTGGGCGTTGCTGCCGCGGTTGGTGTAGCTTCGGTAGCCCGTATCAGCATTCGTACTCGTAAGGCCAGCGTAGCTCTCCAGAACATGGAAGTTGAGCTTGATGTCAACGAGCACAAGTACAAGCGGGATGAAATCCTCTACGACGAAGCAGTAACTCGCATCGATATGATTATCGATCGTTACATGCTCGCATACCTTCACGTGACTCTTGAAGAAAAGAATGATGCAAAGGAATTCTTCGAGCGTCACAGAGCTGGCCGTAAAGCATTGCTAGGAGCAAAAAGATGAACAACCAGATTGATGAAGCAGTAAACGAGCGTTACCGCAAAATTGCTGAAGGTAAAGAACCTCCAGTTACACAACAAGACCTGATGTGGGTCACCCCTGGTCGTTTGGGAGCGCTCTTCGGAGTGCTCCTGATTATGACCGTCTTGGTCCACGGTTTCTAACCTACTCGCCACGAGGCGAAGGAGTTCTACTGTGAGCACGAACGATAACATGGTTCTTACAACTGTCGGCTTGTCTGCAGTTTTCGTATGGGGCATGGCAAAACTGGGTATGCGGGTTACCGAGTGTTGCCGTTGTGTAGAAGAATACACAACTGAGTTCGAAAAGATCCAGAAGCGTCAAGCCTCCAAGGCTATCACGCGAATGGAAGCTCTGGATGAACTCCATGCACTGCACAAGCGCGTCGAGCGCCGCTACATGCGTGTAACGTTCAACGATGAGCGTGCACAAATGTGGCTGCAGCAGATGTACGCAGTCAATCGCCACCTAATCATACTCGCGGAAGTATGATTTAAAACATTTAAAGGGCTATATTACAATCGTGAGTATAGCCCAATAATGTCGAGGATACTATCATGCCTAGATCGTACCAAGTTACGGCCCTTGCTGCGTGGATTGCTGCCCATGGTACTTCTGTCTATAAAGAGATAAAGAAGCCCAAGGAAGACCGCGACAATGTGAAGCTTGCTGTTGGTGGAACCAGCATTGCGCTAGGTATCACGTCTCTCACGTACACCATGCTGTACTACTAAAATCTAAGGAGCGTCACTATGATTGGTTATATCGCTAATGCAATGCTTGGTGGCGCTATTATTGCAGTTGGTGCACGCCTGCTGAATCCTGGTACCATCGTTCGTGTTAATGGACAAATACTGTCCGACAACAAAAAGAACATGATGGGTGGTATCGCCATCGCCGCTGGTACCTTCGTTGTTGTCACCACCCTGCGTTCCCGATAAAGCTCGTCAACAATCCCTCAAGAAGTAAGGAGTTCCACCATGAAAGATTTCGCCATTGCCATCACCAAAGCCATCATCATTGGCGTTGGTTCGCACTACGCTGCCAAAGCCATCATCAAGAACATCGATGCCCAGGTTGCAAAGTCGAAGAAGTAACGCTACACTCGTCGTAACACCAAAACTAAGATTAAGATAAGGATTACCATGAACACTGCTCTGATCATCATTACCCTCGTTGTCGCTGCATGCATTCTGCGCTCTCACTTCAATCGTCACCGCAAAGCGGAGGTGGCTCGTATTGAACGTGAAGTAGAAAACATCCTCGACATCATCGGTAACGATCACCCAGCGTTCTTCCGTCCGGATCGTATCTCGGAACTCGAGCGTGTTGCATTGTCGTTCGAGTTCCGTTTGATCCCTCTGTACCGTGCGGCTTTCCGCCGTCGTGACGTGGTACTGGAAGAAGCCCCAAAGTCGAAGCAAAAGTCGCATAGCCATCAGCTCCGTTTCTACCGTAATACCATCCCAGTTTCCAACTACGTCGATATCACTGATGTCGCCGTGGTCGAACGTGCCGCATGAGTCTATATGCCTTGAAGTGGGTGCTTCCATATATCGCTGGGTTTTTAATAACCTTCGCTGAGGCATTCATAAAAGCCTTTCAATCCCGCAACATTGCGCAGGGTCGTGAAGTAATCGCTGGAGTAACATCTGTGCTGGTTACCCTGACAATTTTTGCAACCTTCGGGTTATTCTTATTGTCAGGGTGGGCTGCATTCTTTCCTGCTGCAATTGGTGGTGCATGTGGCACTGTCTATTCAATACGCATGCATAAACGCATGTTCAAAAAGAAAAGTGTCGATTTAAAATGATTTAAACGCTATATTACAACCGTGATAAACCACCCCCGTTAAGCTAAGGAGTTCCACCATGAAAGCAATCAAGATCGCTGCACTCAGCATCCTCGGTGCTGCACACGCCAAAGCCCTGGTCGACGAAGCACAGAAAACCGAAAAGCGCGACCTGACCCAGATCGCCGTCAGTAGCTCCATCGCTGCTCTCTGTGTCATCGGCCTCGCTACCGTTCTCACCAAGTAATCGAATCTGCTCTGGAGTATCACAATGAACGACCATCTTAAAGATGTAGCGAAGCGTATTCTAATCGCTACCATTGTCGGTGTTGCATCGCATTACGCCGTCAAGGCCATTGTGGCTCAAGAGCAGAAAGTTAAACGGCGCCGCTGAGCGCCGGGGTTCATGATCGGTTGATCGTGGACCCTTAGCAATTCAAACCAATCCAGATTTCTTTTTGGGGTAAAAACTATGAAGTTCCAAACTCGCAAAGAACGCGCTGAAGCCTGCCGCAAGAACCTCGAAACCTACATCAATCGCCGGAGTGTCAAACTGGTACACATCCGCGAAAACACCAGCAACGTTCGCATTCGTAAGAAAGCCAACCGCTGGATTGAAGGCATGACGGATGTGGCTTGCAAGGCCATGTTCAACATGCAGTTCATCAATGCCGACATGACCGATAAAGAGGTCATCAACATGGTGTGGAAAGAACAACGTGGTTTGGTGCGTCTGATGCGTCGCCACAAACTTCGCCTCAAAGGCATCTCTGGTGCCCTGGGTGTAGACCGCATGGCCAACGCTGAACCGGTCATCGCAAAACTCAAAGAACTCCGTGCCGAGCGCAATAAGGTTTAATCATGAAATTCAAAGGTATCTTCTCCGACGATCCGGCAACTGCAATGCCTACCAAGGACATTGATCGTCAGACCTCTCGTCTGAAGTACATAGCAGCTCTGGGTAGTATTGTTACTGTCGGTTTAGGCATCGCGCTGACCTCCGTGAAGCTGGCGAATGAACTGAAAAAATAATCAGTTCAATCTAATGAGAGGGATCACTCCGGTCCCTCCATTAGTCAATTTCATGGGAGCCGGTTCAATGGCTGAATTCATTATCGGTAAAGACATCTTCAAAGAACCTGGAGATCTTTACATCGTCACAGTAAATACAATCGGAGTGATGGGTGCTGGTGTTGCTAAAGCATTCGCAGAGCGTCATCCTGATCTGTTCCTCAAATACAAACATGATTGCAAAATGAAATCGATTACGATCGGGCATTGTGCACTCTACGAAGGTACTGATGGTAAGCGTTACCTGATGCTACCAACCAAGGAGAATTGGAGAAGTCCATCCACTTATGAATACGTGGCTTTGGGCTTGCAGTGGATAATCGATAATATCGGTGAAGAAGATGATCAAATCAATCCTAAGTGGAAATTAGTGGTACCTCCACTCGGATGTGGTAACGGTGGTCTAGACTTTGATATCGTCTCAGAGATGATTGAAGAAGCCTCACAGAAGATTCCAAATCCAATGGTAGTTGTCTATCCACCATGGATGTCAAGTAAACAGTGATACGCCATAAGCGCTTCCCTAAGGGGAAGCCTTTATGCCGTGACATTGATATTAACTAAGGAGTAGCACATGTCGAAGCCCGTTAATGAAATCAACAAATTCATCGACTACATCTCGAATCCCACCAACATCTGGGATTCGAAGAAGTATAAGCAGAACGATTCAGAACTTCACATATCTGAATCTGGCAAGCTCTTCCCGTTCCGTTACACCTACATCCTGGGTACCGCCTACATGAGTGTTGAACTCGGGATCGAGGGTGAAACTCTCGAAGTGTTCTACCGCGAGAACCAAGGCTTCCAAGTGGTCACCTCGATTGGTGATCGTGAACGCAGCCGCGCATCTTTCCCACCACATGGGACTGAGCAAGTTAAAGAACATATCAACCGGATCATCAACCTGAGTTGATTGAAACTTTTTAAACCGCTATATAACACTCGTGAATTAACCCACGTTAAGGAGCTACATATGCGTAATGCAATCATTGGTGCAATCGCACTCATCGGTGCAATTGGTGCTACACACTGGAACGAATCCCGTCTGGCTCGTAATGACCGGATGCGCGAAATCCCGGATGAGATCAAGAAGGTTCTGGCTCAATACCAGTTTCCGCCAACCTACGCTGAGCTGCAAGCTGACCTGGCGGCCTGGGCGTTCTTCGCTCGTCTCAGCATCAGCATCGAAAGTCATCGCGACGATTTCGAAGTAGAACTCAGCAAACAAGTTCGCATGGCCTCCAACGGCCTCTAAGGAGAAATAACATGAGCACTCTTAAAGATGTTTGCATTGTAGCCGGTGTAATTGCAGTCGGCGTAATCGGGTACAAGAAATACAAGAGTGCTCGTGCACGTTGGATGGACAACCTGGTCAAAAAGTCGGTGCACGAAATCATCGTGCAACCGCACCTGAAGAAACCTCAGTAATCATACCCACTTCAAGCAGTAAAAGGATTTCGCAATGAAACGTAACGAAGCTGAACTGAATTCTTTCCGCATCCACCTGACCCACCAAGTGATGCATGCTGCATTCACCTTTGGTCCCAAGGCCCCTATGGGTAATTGGATTGCCAATGGTCGTGTGATCACCCAGATCTTCTGCACCATCGAAGAGAACGAATACATCTACGACGTGTCCTACATGCTCATGGACAAGTCGCATAGCGCTCGGGTGGTTGTACCGATCAAAGATGACCCCGTGCAGAAGTACATCTGTCAGCGCTTCAACATCTCGATCTTCGGTGAAACGGTAATCGACGTAGCTTCTATCAACATCGATGGCATCATGGTCGATGGTGAGCGTTCCGACTGCCACATGGACAACGCACAACGCAACTTCTTCCGTGAGGAAGTTGTACGCATGGCAACTGAAAAGGCAATCAACTGATGGACAAAGAACTTACCAAGGCACTTGTTGAACAGATGCCTGTTTTCTCCGATACGCACGACATCTGGCCCACTGCCTTCATGTCGAAGCAGGATCGGAAACGTCGTCTTGCTCGTGAGCACAATGATGCTTACGTTGCTTGTAAGCAGGCACCGTTCCCATTCGAGCTGACTGACCAGCCGCCACGTGGTTCCGAAGGTTAAATGAACAGGGGGCCTTCGGGCTCCCATAGTTCTTCTGCAAGTCATCTGTCGTAGATGCATTGCAGAAGAACTATCACATTACGTTAAGGATTTCGTCATGATCAAATTCCAAACTGTTTACTTCCTGATCGCTGTTGCTTTCGGTTCCTTTGGCATGCAGCAATTGAGCGCCATGGCTGAAACGAATCACGAAGAGTATGCCCAAGCGCAAAAGAAAGAAGTTATCCTCGGTCATCGCATCGGCCCTAACGGTCAAGAGATGCTGGTCGTTCGCTAATCCCAATCTAAGGAGTTCCACATGAATTTGCTCACTCGTATCGGTATTGCTGCTTGCGCTGGTGTTACTATCGGCGCTGGTTCTCATCTGGTTAGCGAAGCTACTAAGATGAAGAAGGTAGAACAGAACACTGAAAGCCAAATGATCCTGGGGATCGGTGCAGCTGCCATCGCCCTCGGTGCATGCGTAGCGGTCAAAAACCTGGTAGACCTCTTCAACGATTAATCGGAGGCAACATGAAACTTCTGAACCGCTTAGCAATCGGCATAGCTTCTGGCACGAGCATCGGTCTCGGAGGTGTCATGGTAAAAGCCGGTATCGATAATTCCAGCAAACGTCATGCCCGTCGTGACGTTGCCATTCTTATCACAGGTGGCGTGCTGTGCTTGACAGCAGGTATGACCGCGGTCGTAACCGTAATTCGCAACAAAGCCTAATTTAAAACCATTTAAGAGCTATATTACAATCGTGAATATAGCCCGAATATTAAAAGGAATTCGTCATGGGTACTTTCGGTAAAATCATTGTTACTTGCATCGTTCTGGGCGCTATCGAACAAGTCGTGATGTCGATCTCCGACGCCGCTCGTCCAAGCCCTAAAGTCGCCGAGAAGAAGTAATCTAACTTCGCTCAACAATTTCCAAACATTACGGAGTAGTAACCATGATCGTACAAGCATTCAAAGAGATGGGCCCTTTCGGTAAGATCGTCGTCTGTCTCATGGTGGCATCGTCTGTCAAGCGCTGCGCCTCGCACGTTGCCAAAACTGTCAAGATGCGCAACGAAACCAAGTAAACCCCCCGGTTGTCTACGGGCAACCAATCCCTGAAGCAATAGAAGGAAATCCGCCATGTGGAAAACCATGCTGAAAATTACCGCTGTCGCTGCTCTGGGCTATGTAGCCTTCCAGGTAGGCCGCAGCTGGGACGAAATCAAAGATGACGCTATCGAGATCGCCGATGACGTCGTCAACGGTCCTGGCGGCGGCGACACCCCGCCTGCTGACGGTCCTAACCCAACTGTAATGGAGTAACCGCCATGTCTTTGCTCGGAACACTTTTCAAGGTCGCAGTTGTAGCTGGTGGCGTAGTTGTATGCCAGCGCATGTGGGACCGCTATCAGCTGGAAGATCTGTACGTGGAACTGGATGCGATCGTGGATCGTGTCCGAGCAGACAAGGCTCGTGTTGGCACCGTACGCGCTAACGTAAAAGTTGAGGGCCGAACACTCCTCGAAAAATACGAAAGCCGCATGACTTACGTGGACTCGTTGAATGAGCTGCGCAAGAACTTCGAGATCTACATCGAGTCGATTCCTGACTGATGCCTGGCGGGGGAGGCGAAAGCTTCCCCTTCCAACCCTTTCTTTTTTACACCGCAAGAATTTTGTATTTACATTAAGGAGCAACACAATGGTCAATTTTAAACTCTATTGCGTTGGCCGTGTTGCCGCGAAGGTGGTTATTGCAGCAGGCTTCATTGCTGTAGCTTCAGCTGCTAAGCCGATGCGTGACATCGATAAGCAAGTCATCACACTCAAGGAAGAGTGGATGAAATCAACCGCTAGACAGTCCATCAATGATCGATTGGCTGCTGGCAAAATCTCACGTAGTCAATGGTTAGAACAGATGCACAATGGCCCAGCTCGCATCTTGTGGGTTAACTTGTCAACATCGTTCCCAGACCATCACCGCTACATCGCTAAACGTATTCGTGCTGAATACCCTCACGCTACACGGTGGACCTGATATGCGTAAAGTAGTACTTTCCCTCTCGCTCGTCTGCGCTTGTAGCGTGGGCGTAGCGAAGGCTTTCTATGATGTAACCCAACCGGTAGGGCATGTGACTGAGAAGTTCTGTAAGAACCCTCAGAAGCCATGCTCGGCCTATTCGTTCGAGGTAAAGGATGCCACTGTTTCACTCGCTGCCCG